CCAACCCTGAAGTTGAGGATATTGAGGAACTTGAGGTACCCGAAGAAGAGGACCGTCCGTGGATTACTCAAGAAAAAGAAAAATAATGCTTGACTATTGAACTAAAGTAGGTTAATATACTAATAGGAGGTGAAGAGTGAGTGCACTTTTCCGATTTTTAGGTTATACAACTGTAATTTTTACTTCATGCATGGGCCTTTTGTACGCTGCACTGTTGACAGGCTGGGCGTGGCTATTTGTATGTACGTTCATTTTTGTTGTTCCTGTGTTTCTTTGTAATGTGTTCGTGCATGCTGCAATCGCACTCGGCGAACACACTAGTGATAAGCAACTAGTTGCTTTGAACAAGGCATATGCTGTACATGAAAAAAACTTGCAAGAGTATATGTAAGCGTGTAAATTCGTTGAGTGTAATTAAGAAGCTAAAAAAAATGATCAAATCCTTACTCCAAAATCTAATTAAACGTGGAGATGGACACTCTACGAACAAAAATCCCGAGCCCGAACCAGTTCAGGCAGAGGAAACACCAGTTTCGCAAGAAAATCCTTCTCCTAATTTAAAAGGAGTGGTGGTTTTGGCCGATGATCCAAGCAAATTAGACCTTGATGAACTACAGAAGATGCTTCAAGAGGCCTTAAGTGGTCGGAAAGGCTCTCAGCAGAAGAGTCCAACACCTTATATACTTAATACTGACTCAGATAGTTGGTATTGGAATCCGATTGATCGTAATATGATACGTTTGCCGGCCGGCGCACAGTTGGTTTTAGCCGAAGAGACTCCGAATGACGAAGGAAAAATCATTTGTTTGACCGATTTGGGCTTTGCGTTGATTCCATTTGAGCTAATCATACCATTAGGATACAATTAATATGTTTTTTACCTTTTTTCAAAGCCCTTTTTGGCGCTCTGTGTTGTGGATTGGAAGTTTTTTAACAATTAAAGCCTTTTTGGGCTTCGAAGTCGCTGTAATCACTGCTTTGGCTATCATCGCAATGCGCCAAAGAGAAAATAAGGCTTGGTTTATTTGAAAAAGAGGTAATTATTCGTACAGAGGTGCCTCAAAATGATATATTCACACAAATTAGTAGAATATCCGTTAACCGAAGAGGTATTGTACAAAAAAAGCGCCAAAATTGATGAAATTACTGATGAAATTGTTCAATTGGCCCATAATTTAGCTCAAATTATGTATGATAGCGGCGGAATCGGCATTGCAGCGCCGCAAGTCGGTATTTATCTGAATTTAATCGTTATAGACTGCTCCGAAGAGAAGAATAACACTGTTTATTTGCTAAATCCCGAAATTGAGTGGCAAACACCAACAACTAGTCATGGAAAAGAGGGATGTTTAAGTTATCCGGGGCTTGTTATGCCCATTACACGGCCAAAAAAGATAAAAGTCGTTGCAATGAGTCTTGAGGGCGAAAAAATAGAGTTTGAAGCTAGTGGGATTTATGCGAGATGCATATGTCACGAAATTGACCATTTAAATGGGATCCCGTTCACTCGCAGAGTTTCTCGGCAAGTAAGAAGGCATTTAATGAGGAAATGGGAGCGTAAAAGAGATGATATATGATATTTGGGAAGATTGGATGGGGTATGCAGTATATTACGTACAAAACGACACTATTCAGGCCTATTCAAAGAATGTTCCATTGGATTTTGCGCAAGAAAGGCTAATTGAACTGCTTAAACGAAGAAAATGCGCTTGGATCGAGAAAACAGATCCTACTAGCATGGGAGATATCCCTTTTTAATGGCCGAACAAGTTGATATTTTCGAAGACGTGATCTTCGTTTGGGTACATATCGATTCTAAATTGAAGTGTCTAGGTCCTTATTATTGTTACAATAAAGCCAAAAATAGACTAATTACGTACTTAACTAAGGGCAAGTGCGCATGGATGTCATCTAATGAAAGAAAAACCAAGCCTAGGCAATTCAAAGAAGATCAAAGTTGGCGATCTGGTTCAGTGGAGGCACTGGGCTGATGGCTGGCTAGCCATTACGGGGGTCGTAACAGAGACCTCTACCACTAAATTAGCCGGCCGGCGTATTATAATGGCCAAGGTGACGACAACAAGCTCAGAATCCCCACGGATCCGCGTCGGCCAAGAAATAGAATTAAACCCTTTGAGTCTTAGAATTATTTCGACCCGAGCCATCAGTGATTAGTTTTGTGACTATTTACTTATAGTAAAAGTTATGAAGGCTCTATTAAGAAACATATGTATTCTTGCTACTGGGATTAATCTGCCAATTATTGGATTGTCCGTATATCTAGGGGATCTTAATTTGTTTCTTCTTTCCGCAGCTTCGGCAACATTGACTTTAACGGGCGCCCTTTTCGTATATTCAGAGGATGATGAAGATGAACTTTAACAATTGGCGTGAATTTTTAGCTGAGGCGAAAGCTCAGCCTGATACCCTTTTAAGAGAAATCTCAGAAGATGAAATGGAGCATATCACAGCGGCGCTGGATGAAATGTCTCCCGAATCTTGGGCATTCAATGAGCTTTTTGAGGGCAAAAATAGAGTAATTATTGATTTTCCTACCCTCGATCCAAGCTCCGATCTGGGCGGATTCTTATTACTCTTTCAGAACATGGGTTACGATGTCGATTGGTCTAAGGGGATCTTATCTGGTGAGAAGATTTTCCGAGATACTAGCCCTGCGGGCTTTGTAGATGGTCTTCTGACCGGGAGATGGGAAACAGGGAAAACAAAAAAGATAAAAATGAAAGTGGGCAAGTTTTTGGCCACAATATATCGTATGGCCAAGAAGAATTATGAAATTTGGTTAGAATTATCGCGGAAGGATCCCAATGGCCGCGTCACCGGCAACGATATCTTAAAACATCTGGGAGAAGAAGGTGCACAGAGGTATTATCTCACCAACGATCAGCTAAATATGTATTTAGGCGATTTGCCCACTGTCTCTCCCAGATCTGCGCCGGAGTTTTGGAAAAAGAAGGCCCAGTATTGGCAACAAAACGCAGATTACATTAAAAATAATTTAGATAATGCCGAAACAGACCAATATTCAATTATTATAACTAGGCACCCTATTGATGTGCTGCGCATGAGCGACTTTAACAATATTCAGTCATGTCATTCGCCGCCTAGTCGCGGTGGAGAAGGCAGCTATTATAAATGTGCCGTCGCAGAGGCCCATGGACACGGCGCTGTAGCTTATGTAGTTAACACAGCAGAACTGTTAGAACAGACCGATTCTAGTGATATTGGAGAGGCTGAAGGGGTAATTCAAGAAGGTGAAGTGTTCGACGATGAGATAAGAGGCAGCCATGTGGGAATGGGTATACTTCCCTTGAGCCGTGTAAGACTGCGGCAAATGAGGTATTATGAAGAAGAGAATCCCAAGCGCTGGGATGCCGGCGTTGAATTAGCAGTACCCGAAAATCGAATTTATGGAGATAATATACCCGGCCTAAAAGACCGAGTAACCAAATGGGCCCAGACAAATCAAGAGAAACAAATCAAGAATGCGCCAAAAACAGATTCAGGGAAATATAATTTAAGTCTTTTCTATAAATTTGGCGGCTCATATGAAGACAGCGGAAGAGCGGACATTGTGGCAGCGTTGTTCAACGTTAAGCGCGAAGAGTTGACTGGACATCTTAAGCAGCACACAGAAACAGAAGATAACCTTGATGTTAACCTCGTTGGCGGGGTTATGGAACAATACTCTCAACAATGTGAAGAAATAGCTGACGGATGGAATTACAGATACCAAGGTGCTGAAGTTGAATATGAAGTTGAAGATGATGGTGCTGGTTCTGTTTATATTACCATTGGTGCTTCAATGACAATCAAGTGGTCACTAGATGAGTGGAGTCGTTTTCCAAACCAGAATGAGGTTGAGTGGGCCCTAGGCGAATTGCGAGATATCGGATGGGGGTTCATAAAGGATTCGTATCCCACATTTCTTAAGAAGCCGGGTATCGGAGATGTCGAGGTACATCTTACGTTCGGGATTGAGCCGGAACACCTGCCAGATTTCGGCGGCCAAGCATATGCATATGATCCGGATATGTTTGAAGATTTCTGTGTTGAAATCAACAAAGTGGATGATGCATACGAAGCTATTAAAGGCGAGCTTGAAAGGTTTTTTAAGCGCAATGGAGATATGCAAGGCGGTGCATTTATACAAATGAACTATGATATCGAACAGAAGGATATTAGCGCCTACGAGTGGGAAATAGAAAATGATAATAAATGGGATCCCGAAGATGCAACAGAGATCATCGCTTCGACAACTCACTATTTCGACCCAGAAGAATATGGAATGGATCCAAGAGTAATGTTCCAAGTTTTGGACTCTCGTGAATATCGCTTAGCTGTAAGAACGGCAATTCTTGCTGGGCCTCGTGAAGAGGTAGGTACTGAGTATTATCTAGATGTGGACTCGTCTGTCGTGGAGCATGCTGGAGAATTAAAATATACTTTACAGTTTAAAGTATACGAACATCACCCAGATATATTGATAGATCTTCTCAAGGCAGTTATAGAGGATATGGATGACGAGGATGTATTAAATTCGATTTTTACAACAACATTCAAACAGGCACAAAATAGTCGCTTGCCATCGGGCATGCAAAAGGAATTAAATGAAACAGGGCACGTTGTTAAAAGATGGAAGCAGTTTTTAAGGGGATAAACCAATTCCGAGGTCATAATTATTATGAAAGGTTATGTTAAAGCGTGGAAGGAATTCTTGGAAGAAGCAAAAAACAATAAAGACTCCAAAGAGATAGCGAAAGCTGTTTTATATAAAGAGGATAAAGTACTTTTGCTTAAAAGATCTGACTACATGAAAAAGCATGCCGGCGAATGGGATCTACCCGGGGGCCACCTTATCGAAGGAGAAGACATCACAGATGGCCTTATAAGGGAGGTATGGGAGGAAACCGGCCTACGTATTAGAAACCCTGTTAGACTCCACTCAAACGGCAATGACACGTATTATAAGGCATCTATGCCAGACTCTGAAGTTGAATTAAGCGATGAGCATACCGAGCACAAAATGTACACATTGGATGAAATTGAAAGCTTGGACTTTCCAAGCAAGTATAGGAAAGCAGTCGAGGAAACCATAAATGAATAACAAAAAGTGGAAACAATTTTTAACAGAAGCAAACCAGCCTCAGTGGCACGGCCTTGCGTTCGATGGCCGGAACCCCACCGAAGAAGAGATCAAATTGATGGATATCTTTCCGGGCAGCGGTGCACAAGCTCTGGAATTGGCTGAGTTGACCGGCAATGAGGAAATGGCGGTTGAATTCCGCAAGATGCTTAAGCCAATCAGAGAAATAATTGCAAAGATTGAAGTGACCATAAAGCAAATCCGTAACGGGACCATGACGAGCGAGAGGCTGGATGTTATAGCTACAGAATTGGAGCTGGATGCAGAGAAGGCATGGATGAGCAGCCGCAACCACGAGTGGTTCGTAGCCGAGGACTGGTTTGAGGACAGCCTGTACGAAATGAAGGATTATATTTGGCACCACGGCATGACTTATAGCGGTGTGGTTGGTCTAGGAAATGTTGCATCAGAAGAAAAGTCGAAGGAAGATTTGGATAAGATAAAAACATGGGCAGGAATGGCCGGTCAGGTTGAATTACCCTTAAGTGAAAAGAAATTTTCAGACTTCGAGGATGGGCCCGGGCAATGGACAGATCTTGCAGTGGCAGATCTGAGAAATCCAGAAAATATAGATTTGTCTATTGAGTTATACAATTTGATTGCCAATGCATATTCACATATGAAGCCCCCGGGGCATTTTGATTTTAAAACACCAGAAGATATTCCTTCTGATCATGATGTGTGGGCGGCTGTTAATATAGATGATGATCCTGAGCCTGACGCGCTAAGGGTTGGTAAAAACAAACCAAGTGGATTGAAATTGACAGCTAGTGGTCACGATGGCAGCAGAGAAGGAAAGGACGCATACATTAACAAAACAGCAGAAATGCTATTGCAAAATGGATATTATGCAGAAATGTCTAAAGGTATTGCACATTTAATGATAAAATATCACAGTGTACCACATGTTGGAGAAGAAGAGACGGTTAGAAAAGTACTAGGAAAGGAAATAGAATGGATCGGGCCCCACCCCGAGGGCAAGTATCCCGGCTATGATGGTTGGTATATTCGCGATATTAGTGGACATAGAGAATTAAAAATCATGTTAGGAACACCTAACGCTTAAATTGGAGATAAAATGGCTAGAGGCAAAGTGACGACATCAGAGGCTCTCAAGAATGAAAGAGACTCCTTACAGGCTAAGAATAGTAAATTGGAGCAGCGTAATGATATGCTGCTGCAGCGGATTGGCGGTCTGAGGGCTCACATCATTCAGAATAATGTAGAGGCCGAAGAAATTGCTAGATTGCTTGAGCGAATTCTGCTTGATTCGTAAAAGTAAACTAAAATACAATTTTAAGCGGGGATTCTTCCCCGCTTTTTTGTTTTGCTGTAATGTGAACTATTTATTGGTGTTATGAAAAATCCTTTTACTCAACACCCTCAAGAAGTGGGTGAGACCTATTTTCAACATATGTGTGCCGCGCTTGGAATTACCGGGAGGCTAGCGCTAGCAACTCACTGTCATTTAATACATGCAGTCTTCCCCTTTATCCACCCTCCCCTTGGAACTGATTTGGAAAATTTAATAAAAGAACTCAAAGAGTGTTTACCGAAAGAACGCGCCAAGAAGGAATGCCACCTTGATGAAGCACTAAACAACCTTGTTGGTGATGAACTCGAAGAATATGAAGAGGCTATTGATCTTTACACGACCTACGGAGGAGATTAGTTGGATAAATTATGAAACTACTATTTGAAAATTGGCGCAAGTATTTGAACGAGGGCCAGTGGGACTTTGAGAATATCCCACCTTCACAACGAGCGAGAAATATTATAGTAGACGAATTTCTCACCGAAGATGATCGTCATATAGTTATTGTGAAAACTCTCGGCGGGCCCGTGGCTTTTTACAGAAGCACTGGTGGTGGAAGTGGATCGTGGACAAAAGGAATGTACTTACCCTTCGATGGTGTGAGTCCAGACGGGCCCGGGACAGGATCAAAATTTTGGTTTGCTAAAATGGATCCAAGCCATCCACAATCTGGGGAGAAAAGCTCGAAAGTTCCCGAAGAGGGAAGTGAATTTGATAAAATTGGAAAACACTTATCTTCTATATACAAACAAAGTGGAGGTGGTCAAAATGCCGGTGAATTTATGAATTCGATTGGATATAAATCTTCCGAAGAACTTGGAATTAAGGCATCTCCGGTGTATGGAAACCCGCTTTACGATGCTATGGCCACTAATCTCTTTCTTCAAAAATGGAGAGCGCTGGGTGCATTAGGAAACGATTATCGTTGGTGGGGAATAGACGAGATAGACGGCTTTAAGGCGGAGAAAAAATGAAACTCCTGTTTGAAAATTGGCGAAAGTATTTAAATGAGTCTTTAGAAGGATTCAAGTATCTTTCTGCGTCACCATGGTCTACCGCAGATGCAAAACAAGAGTGGGGAGAAGAAGTAAATACATCACTTGAAAACGGCGACGATTATATTGCGCAGCGCTGGCCCGGTTTAAGCAGAGAGGTAATAGAAGAAAAGTATCCTTTTTTGCTCTCTGCGGAAGATTTTGCAAAAACCCTAAATTCTGCACCTATACAAAATTTGCCACTATCACAAATGAAAAATATACACAATCATGCGCAAGTTTATGACATTATCGAAATGTATGAGAACGGTAGCTCATCGGAAGAAGTGCAAAAAGCTATGTATAGTTTCTTTAAAGGTACTGGTGTTAAATCAGATCCAGATGCATCTGGAAAAAGTTATACCAAAGAATCTAGCTATCAAAGATGGGTGGATATGTTTAAAGAGTCTGATTCAATAGACAAGCCATCTGTGGTGTTGGAGTTGCCAGATGGCGGATTAGCTCACGTTAGTGGACAAACTAGACAAACTGGAGCTTTAACAAGCAGAAAAATTGTTCCATATGCTGTTCTAAGGCCAATTCAAGGAGAACAGAATGAAACTCCTGTTTGAAAATTGGCGAAGATTCTTAGCTGAAGATGAAACAACCATTGAAATTCCCAACTCTGCAAAGAATTTAGCAAAGCAATGGCTTAAGGACGCACAGGAGCTACTTGGTAACCAAGGGCTCTATGTTAACAAAGAACTTGGCCGAGGCAAGATGGGTATTGTCTATGAAGTGGAAGACGAGAATAGCGGCAGGCGTCTAGCTGCCAAATTCGTCAAGAAGGATAACCCCAATGCACGTCGAGAGCGGGAAAATTATGAATGGATGATGAATAATCGTGAGCGTCTTCCAGAAGATGTTTCAAAACACTTGGTAGAAGTATACGACATCATAGAAAGGGATACAGTATACATTTTTCTAATCGAGCTTTTGGAGGCGCCCGATAAAAAAACTGTGCGACAACTATTAGCGCTGGGCGATTATGATGATATGGCTCGGCCCGATAAAGAAGCGCGTATTTTCAAAGATGAGGGCGCTATTTTTGATTTGGTTAAAGACGTGGTTATGTCAGCAGACTCACTAATGGCTCAGGCTAATGCTAGTCAAGCTGAAACAAAGTCTACCGTAAGAGAGATCCATCGAAAGTTTTTATCTGGCGAAGGCGCCTCTAGGGAGTTAATAGGCAAAGTTTACTTTGGTGATTTGGACTATTACATGGGTGCAACCGAGGATCGCCGGCGACTCATTAATCTTATACTATCGGAATTATTATCCTTGATCGAGCCTGAAATGGTCGAACACATTGCTAACTCTCTTGCAAGGATAGTTGATTCTAAAACAAATTACTTTTTACAAAAGCAGGTAATTCCCATCCACGATTTCTCCCCGCGTAGTGGTCTTACGGGCGGCGCTGAGGGATATACGAAAGAAGCTTTCCCAGAAGCGGACAGTCTCATGAGAGCGATGCAGCATTTGACTAAGAAGGAACAGTTTAGCCCGGGCGATATTCATGTGAAGAACGTGATGGCGCGCCCGGGGTCGAGAGAACTAGTTATTATGGATTTAGGATTATTTAAAACCTTGTAATAATTATTAATATGAAATTTTTAATTCCCATTCTATTGCTGGCCGGTCATACTACGACACCAGTGTCTCACGTCGAAGCGGGATTTGTCTTTGGCCCGCCAGTACGACAAGCCTCGTGGGCTCTGCCTCCAGATGTTATTGTTTGTCACGATGCTCCGGTTAAGGAAGGAAGGGTTCAGCAAGCTGTCGCCTTTTGGAGAAACCTAGGCTATGATATCGGCACTGTGACCATGGCCGAGAAAGATGATTTTGCTTGTGCTCGTGATTTGGTCCTGTATGGCGAAATTATGGTTAAACTCATTGGACAAGATTTTCAAATTGGTAAACATTTGGCAACAACGCAAACTTGGTTCAACGCAGAATCAAAAACCATATTTAAAGCCAAGATCCAAATAATGAATGGTTGGGGTAGCACAGAACGAATCTTAGAACACGAACTTGGGCATGCCCTCGGCTGGCGTGATTATAACCAAACAGGGCACATCATGAATACTAACTGGAGTATGGGCGGATATCGTACTAAAGGATTACACTTATGAAACTTTTATTTGAAAACTGGCGGAAGTATTTGGCTGAAGACCAGCCGGCCTGTATAACTATTCAGGATTATCGACAAGGTATAATAGCTGCCGAAGATGAAGAGCATCGAGAGGAGATGATCCAAAAGGGTAAAGAGACGGCAGTAAAGGTAGGCATGTTCGTTCTGGGCTTCATTCCGGGGGCGGGGCCTATCGCGGACGTAGTTGGTGGAGGAGAGTTCATAAAAGACCTGTATGATACTATTAAGGATAAAGATGTCGAACTAGATGACCTAGATGACTTCCCAGTACTGAAGAAGCTTAGAATGGACAAAGAATTGGTCAAAGCTCTAGAGGATGACATTCTCAGTGATATCGACGAAAAATATCTGGCCTATTTAGACAACTTAGAGCCTAGCACTTGCATTGATCAGGTACCAGATATTAACGAATTTATTCGCAACTATGTTGCCCAACTGACTAGTAATCATGTGGTGATCAGCGATCAATCGGGAGGAAGTGTATAAATGAAACTCCTATTTGAAAATTGGCGAAAACACATTCTTATCAAAGAAGAAAAAGGTAAGCACCAGATCTACTGTGATATGGATGGTGTTCTTGTCGATTTTGTGAAAGGAGCAGTCGACCAAATTAATGCCGATATCAGAAATAAAGCCTTAACGGGTAAAAAATTAGATGCCCTGCGCGCTAAATTAGAAGAGATTGGCAAAAAGAAAATCGAAGAGGATGACTTACACATCAATTCCTCACTGGCCATAGAAGAGGCTAGGAAGTACATGTACAGCCGCTTGGCTGGTGATAAGGGGTGGTGGGCCGAACTGCCATGGATGTCCGATGGAAAGCGATTATGGGACTTTATAAAGAAGTACGATCCATATATTCTAACGACACCGATGAACAGTCCAGCCTCTCAAGAAGGTAAACTTATTTGGGTCGAGTACAATCTTAGTATTCCCCGCGCAAGAGTAATCTTTTCACATAAAAAACATGAGCATGCCAAAGATGGGGAAAACCCAAATATTTTGATTGATGATTTCCTAGGAAGAAATATTAAGCCTTTCAACGAAGCGGGCGGAATTGGAATACATCATACTAGTTCGGATCTATCTATTGCTGAACTTAAGAAATTAGGCTTTTAATAAAAAGCGGTTTTACTAAGTCTTTAACTATTTATTGACGTACCTTATGGGAGTTTTTATAAATGAATCTACAAGATTATAACTTATTGACAAAAGAAGAGATTAGTGAAGTGGTCCAAGAAGTGTTGGCCGGCGCTGGAATTGTGCAAGAGGCAGACTACCTAGAAAAAGATGGACCCATGTCCAAGAGGCGGAAGCCGACCCCTGTTGACGCAGAAGAAGAAGGCAATGCCCCGGACAATCCGATGGGGGGCGCGCCAAGGCGGGGAAGTGGAACAAGATATCAGTCGGGGGCGGGATACACGGATAGCAAAGGGAAGCCGATAGACGCCACTGGCATGCCCAGACCGGATGATGGACAGGCGAAGAAGCCGGCAGCGCAGAGCCAAACTGGCGGTGTCGACACGAAGGCAATGCCCGGTACGCCGACAAAGCATCCAGAAAGGCCTGCGCCCGACAAAAAGAGGAAAGGCGTGGTAAATCGGGTGCTCGGAGTGGGAGATGACCCTCAATACCCCCGCCAGCAGGCCCATGCCGCGATGGGTCAAGACGCACAAAATAAAGGTATCTCTTCCGCTACGGCCGACACTCCCTCCGTCGCGGACACCGTGAACCCCGATAAGTTGAAGAGAGGCGCCCCCGATGCAGTGGCCAAGGCGGGCAGTCAAGAAGATGGCATGCCCGATTCCGGTGCGGAAGGCGACTTTGGCGATATGAACGACGCATGGTTTGCGCCGGGATCGTCGACTTTGCCTGACAAGGCCGTTAGAACGATTGCCCAGAAGTTTGGCGACAATAGAATGGCTCCTCTGCAGGTTATCGACTTTTATATCCGCGCTGGACATGGTGATACGGGTGGACGAACCCATATGATGGCTCAGCAAGAACGTGGGATGCAAATCACTCGAATAAAAGGATTAATTCAGAAGGCTGCTGCATCTGGCGATTCAGGTCACAAGATGAATGTTAAGAGAGCCCTCGATTCCCTTTTATATGACGCCGCCATGAAAGGCGGTGGCAGAAGCGACGGGGGTGAAGGTGGCAAAGATGGTAAAGACGGCAAAGATGGTCGCGACGGCAAAGATGGTCGCGACGGCAGAGACGGTACAGACGGCGGAAACGGCGGCGGTGACGGTGGCGGTGACGGTGGTGGTGAAGTAACGCCTGAGCCACCGCCAGAAGATCCTGATGACCCGGGTGCTGGGCTGCCGATTCCTGTTAACAAGAAGTGGTCCGGTGAAGAAAGAAAAATGGCCGGCCTTGATAAGAGCGCGGCAGGAAGTCTTGCTAGCCAGCTAGCTAAGCTGTTTCCCGATGTTGATAAGAGCATTATTACACAGATTCTTAAAGATGTCGCAGGTCAACTTAAAGCACAGGGTCTTCCCATTCAAGAATCCCTCAGAAAGTTTATTGTACAAAGAGTTTTGGAAGAGTACATTGTAAAGAAGACAAAAATTCTTATGGAATTTCAAGACACGACGGGTAAGTATACCGGTGCTGCTGCCGGCGAAGAGTCGCCGGGAGGTGGCGGTGATGAGAAAGAAGAAGCCGCTGTTAAAAAGCTCAGTGTGTACCTGAAGAAAAATAAAGAGTTTTACGAAAATGTGGAATTGGTTCTCAGCGCTAGTGACGATATTGATGATTTAGTCTCCAATGCAAAGGACAATCTAGAACTTCCGGAGGTTACTCTTGAAGAAGGTCTCAAGAAGGATCTGAAGAAATGGATCGAAAGAGGACGTTTTGGACAGGCTAGCCGAGAGTTGCTTACTAGATTGCAAAAGGCTAAGAAATATATTGCGCACGAATTGGCCAAGGTTGAAAAGTATATTGCTGCTGATAAAGATGCATCTCGACAAAAAGAAGATGTAAAGACGGCTATGGAGAAATTTCTCAACTTGTTCAAGGGTGGTCAGGAAGTACTTGACGCGTATAGTGATAGGGATCAGGAGCCCGAGGAAACAACCGAAGAGCCACCCGAGGAACCACGAGAACCACAAGAATTAAGTGGCGACGTTGTTCTCGACGCACTCATGGCACGGCTGAAAGAGTTGGACCTTGATTCTGATGATGGTATGTACCAAGCTACACAACCGGGCAACGAACAGGCGTATCTTGGCGGCTATATGTTTTATAAGGCAATGCTTAAACTTCAAAAGGCACTTACAAAGAATCCAAATGCGTCTACACAAGAATTGATTGGTCTCGTTCAGAAAGAACTTGGCGGAAATGAACATGGTTCTGGAAGTCCTTACTCTCCGAAGAGAAAGGGGGCTGTTGGTGTAAGTGCCGATCAGCGGCGCGCCACTAAATATGGCCCGGGCCCGGTTAACGAAGCCATGCTTCTTGAAAGGGTTGAGGCCATTATCGAACGTGCGGCCGGATTATTCCTTATTAATCTTTTAAAGGAAGCAGTATTACTGACCGAGCAAGAAGGTGAGGGTGGCGATATCATGAAGTGGCTTGAAGACACTATTGCCAAGTTCAAGAGCTATCAGTTAGATGATTCCAGTCGCGCTGTGAAAGCATCAAGGGCGGCTAGGGGCGCCAAGGATCCCAAGGATCTTTCAGAGCCCCAAGGAGACGAAAGCGCAGAAGATGTGGTTAAGAGAGTGGCTGCTGATGTAAAAGCCGGCAAGGCAACAAAAGCAGATCTTGCAGCCGCCAGACAAAAGGCTAAGGCCGGCGGAGATGAAACGGCGCGCCGAAGCGGGCAAGCTGGTACAATTAATATGAAGTCTGTTGTCGGGCCTCGACTCAAGCAGGGTGGACTGGCTCTAAAGAACCCAGACGGAAGCCCGGGCCCCGGGGCCAAATTGCAAAAGAAGATGGGTAAAGTTATTCGTCGATTCATTAACAAGCAATTGAAAAGAATGGGCAAAACTGATATTAAGGTCATTGCAGAAAGTAAAGTACTTCAGACAGAACTGAGGAAAGTTGTTGTGAAACACCTTAAAGAATATGAACTTCTATAATATAGAAAATAAATCTGGCCTCGATCTTCAAGAAATGGGTGAGCTTCTTGGAAGCTTTATGCCCTTTTCTAAAAAGCGCATGGGATATGATCAGCCGGTCACAATAACCTTTGAATCAGATGAGGAAAACGGAAACAATATATTAGGTAAAACAGCTTACTATAATCCTGAGTCGAAGAGTGTTACAATATATACTGATTCTCGCCATCCTAAAGATATGATGCGCTCATTGTCGCACGAGTTAGTCCACCATACACAAAATTGTCGTGGAGAATTTGACAAGGCGATGGAAATGGGTGAAGGATATGCTCAGAAAGATGAACATCTGCGAGAAATGGAAAGAGAAGCCTATGAAACAGGCAATATGTGCTTTCGTGATTGGGAAGACACATATAAACACGATTTAGCAACTAATTATACTGATATGAGTGCTTTGGTTACCGAAAAAAGGGAGCACTTATTTAATCTTTTAACCAAACAAATTATTAAGGAGAATTAAAATGATTCACGGTAAGAAAAGAAACGAGCAGCTTATGAAGCGCCTAATGGAAAGTTGGGGTTATAGTAAGTCTGACGAAGAGGTAGTACCTCTTGATGAGGAAATGGCGGCCGACTCGGAAGACGAGGTTGTCGAAGAGGCCGAAGAAGACGAGGAACTTGAGGAAGGCGGACGAGCAAACCGTAAGGAGAATGAGTCCGAAGGTGACGAGCGCAGGATGGGTCAGGCTGACCGCATGCGTGAGGATCTTGATGCAGTTCCGGTTGAGGACGAAGACGAAGAAGGTGGCAGCGATGCGGCCGTCGAGGAAGGGGTCTACAATCGCGATGAGGACGAGGAAGAGGTTGTTGAGGAAGAGACTGAGACTGAAATCTCAGAGCTTGAAGAGACTATCCGTAAGGTAGTGCAGAAAGTATTGAGCGAATTTACGACTAAGTAAGGAGGTTAACGGTGAAGAATGTCGATTTTGACAAGATGACCCGCGATTTCCTTAGAGGAGTAATGGGCGAGAGCAAATCCACCGACGTTTGGAGTTATATCCAAAGCGTCATGGAATCGTTGCATTCTATTAAGCCTCGCACGAAAGCTGGTAGCAGGAAAGTTGCTATAGCTCTGGAGCACATGAAAGAGATCCGCCGACATACTCGGAGGCTCGAAGAACGCGTAAAAGTATTAGAGGAACAGGTTCAGGTTCTAGAAGAGGGTGGATAAATGCGTCGATTATTACTTGAAGGCGGTGTTGCAGGCCACCTGTCACATTTGTATGACAACCGCGAATTAACTGCTAACCAAATGTTTAAGATTCTGTCTCTCGCGTCTCAAGGCGAACTAGAGGGTACAGAGAAAACTGATGGATACAATATTTATCTAGGTTTCAGAGACGGCCAAGCTCGTTGGGCGCGCAACAAAGGTGATATGCGCAGCGGTGGTCGGACTATGGAAGAACTGATTAACCGTATATTTCAAGGTGGCGAACAAGTAAAAGACGTGTATGTACGCGCATTTAAAGGATTTGAGGACTTTGCCAACAAGTTAGGGCAACGTGTCCAAGCAAATATCTTTGGCGAAGATGGATCCATTTTCTACAACACAGAAATTCAAGGTCCGGGCGCGAACAACGTTGTTAATTACGATGCAAATGTTGTGTCGATTCATCACGGGAACCATAAGAGATATGATGCTGAAACCGATACTGTAGAAATTATCGATGCGGAAGAAAATTCTAGATATCTCGATCATGCTTTAAACCGAATTGAGCAAGAAGCTCACGAGCAGAACTTTACTGTTAAACGCACCGCCGTATTAAAGTTGCGTCGTCTTGACGATGACACCGATTTGCGTATTGCTATAGCCAAGATCGAAAAAACTGGCTTTATAGGGGATATGACCATCAACGAATACCTTGAATCTAAAATTCTCCCAAAAATTCAACAGAAGGTGCCGTACATGGATAGTAACGTGCATCAAATGATGGTCGACTATATTCTAGATAAGCGAAATGAGGCTGGTCAAAAGACGGTCAGTATGAGATCTATTTACAAAGGCTTCCCAGTCGAGCAACGTGATGTGGTGCGGAATCTGTTAAGTACCGGCGGGACTTTAATCAAGGCTGCAATCTGGCCTATTGAAGATGCAATTCACGATTTTGCAGTAGAGCTTTTAAGGGGCCTAGAGAGCGTTTACATCCTCGATAATCACGCAGAGGTAACCAGACTCAAAGCTGAGGTGGACGCCGCTGTGAGGGCTATACAGGCCTACTCTGGGCCGGGTGCGGATGAAGCTCGTAATGTGTTGCAGCACCAGCTGAGAAAAGTCAAGCACTTGGATAATATTAACTCTGCTGTCGAGGGATTTGTGTTCCACCATGGCGGTCAGATGTATAAATTCACAGGTAACTTTGCACCAGTTAATCAAATCTTGGGGTTGTTCCGATATGGACGTGGAAATGTTCCTGCAATCTCACGGGACAATCTTGACGCCGACGACGGTGGAGAGCTTGAAGAAGCAGAAGTTGTTTCTCACGCCACCCCAGAGCGTGTAATTGCTATCTTGCCGGGCGCTTTTAAGCCTCCGCACAAAGGCCACTTTCAGATGGCCCTACATTATGCCGAGATTGCCGATGCAGTTGCGGTGTATATTAGTAGAATTCCCAGAGAGGGCGTGGACTTTGGAACATCGAAGGCGCTGTGGGACATTTATATACAAGCCTCTCAAAATCCAGCAGCTAGCAAAATCGCAGTACTGCCAGAGCCCTCCGAAAATGCATCCCCTGTAGGAGCAGCCTTAGAGTTCGTTGGAAACGAAAGCCAAAGCCCAAACTTGGCTCAGCCGGGTGATTATGTAATTTTGGGCGCCAGTTCAAAACCAGATTCAAAGGGTAACCCAGATTATATGCGATTTAAAGATGCACAAAAGTATTATGCGCACGGAGTACTGGGTGGAGATCTGGAAGATACCAAGAAATATGCCTTTAAGGTCTCCGAAGAGCCATTAAGTGCACGAGATCTTAGAGCAGCCATCAGCAGAGGGGACATTGAAATCATTAAACGCTATATTCCAGACGGAGTGCTGCGACATGAAGGTGGTTTTGAGTCGGTTCTTGATCTGTTAGATGTTACGGTCGCACCGGTGGAAACTTTAGAAGAAATGCTTATTCGGATGGTTGAAGAGCGTTTAAACGAGATCAGCGAAGCTGTCGGTGATGATAGCGCTGGATGGCCAACAGTGCCTCCTACTCGATCCAAGGGGACGCCATGTATCAAATATAGTCGACAAGGCACCCAGATGCTTTATAAAGGCGATGAGGGCTACGAGGAATGTGTGAGCGAGAAAGAATTAGAAGAAATAAGCGCGATGGGCGGCGGTGCAGTCCAAGGCGCGATGATAAGTACCGGTACCGGCAACGGTGCATGGGATGGGGCCGCAACTAAGAAGTTTAATAAGAAGCAAAAGAAAGATCAAAAGCTCAAAGGAACAAAACTTACCAAAGAGGCGCTAATTGAAAAAGTAATGGACTATTTACTAACACAGGCGGTAAACTAAATGGATGATTTAAAAAGAATAGAGTTTCTTAAAGAACTCAAAGCTCGCAAGCTTATGCGTGAAGCAGTAAGAAAAGCAATTCATACTGTTTTAGAGAAGCGGAATGAAGAAGACTTTGAAAGATTGCAGATAGAACAAGAAGAGACAGCACTCAGGTCTTATATCAGGTCTTACTTGTCCGAAACGTCGACGCAAGACACGGATCCCGCACCTCACAGATCGACGGGAATTAACGTGCTCTCGGACCTGTTGAAGAAGATCATTCCCGTATTAGAAGACGACTATAAGATTCTTACTACAGACGCTGATCAACGCGCATCTTTCCGTGCACACGTAATTCATGGTGTCCAGAACTCATTGGCTCCGCTGCAGTCAATTGATGACGTTGGGCCAGATGCCGGAGCTGAAACTCTCCAAGAAATTGATGTACAAGTTGGAGGTGCAGACGAGGATGCCTTTATAGACATCGAAGACACTGGCGGTGAGGACGAAGAAATTTCTCCTGAAGAAGAGTTTGGTACTGGTCTAGACGGACAAGATTTGACCGGCCGGAACATGGCTTATTCTTCCTTCAAAAAGATCGAGCGGAATATTCTAGATTCTTACGAACTGCTGAGCAACAATGAAGACAGGGAACTTTTTTACGACTACCTTATCACTAACCTTAAACTATATTTTGATAAGTTTGAAGATGAATTGGCCGGTAATCTAGATGAACCCACTACACCAGAGTACGAAGATGCCGCAGATGAAATGGCTGCAGATGAAGCTGGAGAAGACTTTGCACCCGCTGGAGAAGAACCGATGGCTGGAGAAGATGACGAGGAGTTAGTCGAGTGGCCCTTTTCTATAACAAACGGCTGGGGACAGAAGCAGAAAGGTAAGGGCAAGGGCAGAAAAGGCTAATGAGGTAACATGCTGGCAAGATACTATGATCTATTATCGCTCACTAAACAGCTTAGGATCATTGTTATTTTGACTTTGTTTGATCTTCTCATGACTCTAGTTTGGGTACTCTCGGGTACCGCATCCGAAGCAAATCCGATCATGGCTTACATGCTTAATAAAAGTGCGTTGGCATTTGGTTTGTCCAAATTGGTTTTAAGTTTAGGATCGATCTGGATATTATTTAAATATCAGACATCTAGGTTGGTACAATATGCAGTACCTATTATATTTTTGCTATATTTTTCTGTATCAGTCCATCATTGTGTAGGTTTTCTAGGTAGTTTAAACTTAAAACTAGGCTAGCCAGTCAGCCTAATTAACTATAAAGTTATTAGTATATAATATATAATTACTACTCCAAGTTTGAGGTTAAAGTGGGTACAAGTAAACAAGGTAAGTATAGAATCTATTCTACCGCAAAAAAGTTGAAAATTGCAGGAAAAATTACAGAAGAATTCGAAGTAATGCTGGCAAATTTGACCCTTGAGGAATTAATTGCCCTTAAGCTGGAAAACGCAGCAAAAATGATCAATAATAAACCATACGGTCTTGATTTGTGGCATGCCATACCCAGAATCGCGAGAGATGCAGTTCTTAAATTTGCCATCTCAGCGGCGCAAACGCAGCAGGATGCATGCCGGATCTTAGGTATTAAGCCCACGCAGCTACGAAAATTAAAAAACATCTACGGCATCGAGGAATATTTTGAAAAAAAGATCGACAAATCGCCAAAGGTGTGATATATTGTTAATACAAGTAAAGGTAAGACACTTAATGATTATGCACACTGAATTTTGGTGACGGATCAAGAGGTCTGATCGGCTGCTTTAAGCGTAAATTAATTTAGGTTCTATATCCGTACAGAACCTAGCTGATGTGCACTAAAGGATAAAAAACCCATTAGAAGGGCAGCAAATTAAAATCGGACTGGCAGGGTGACGAGCGAGGAGAGTCACTCAGTCGATCAGTACCTCCGCTCACATGCTTGAAATGATTATGGGATGAGCACGTAATTTGAGGATATTTTAAATTTAGGCTAGGCACAACCCCTTACTAGCGAGAAGATGAGATGTGGCAGTTTTGGAAATGGAATGGAAGATATATTCAGGGCGATTTGGTAAGTAAACACAAAACCAAAACTGCTGCAATTTCAAAAGCAAAAAAGGAATTGGGAAACGACGTAATATTTACAGAGAGTACATGGAAAAAAGAAGAAGTTATTTGGATAGATAGCAAAACCCATACTCCCATGGGGATTATTTGTAAATCAACGGGGGCGAAACGGTCTCGACAGGGTAAGAAAGGAGTATAAGAGTGCAAGTGGTCTAACGAAACAGAAGACCCTAAATTCAGTTTCAAAAAACATAATTGCCAATAACAATTATTATTTCGAAGAAAGCCGCTTAGCGGCCTAATCGGCGGGGTTGTCAATGACCTTGTTTCCCAACATTGAATAACAGGCGGAGTCCTGCGAAAACAAAAAACCACAATGGAGACCTCGGCTTTATGAAAACATCTTCGGATGGACTACCTCACTAAATGTGAGAAAGGTGAGTGGGGCGCAACAGGTCAGTAAGCGCCGGAGGACGACTGACTATCTTTGTTAATTTGTGATAGTAAATTGACTAAACTTGTGAACGACTTGATACTGGACTTATTTTGGACGCGGGTTCGACTCCCGCCGCCTCCACCAACTTGCGGGTGTAACTCAGTGGTAGAGTATTACGTTGCCAACGTGACTGTCGCTGGTTCGAATCCAGTCACCCGCTCCACTGATGAAAAGGATAAAAACAAACAATGAAAAAGAGATTAATCGAAGCATGCCTCTTTATGACGCTACTAGCCTTGTGCACCTCGCTTGTCTTTGCGATCACTGGGTGTTCAAAGCACAATATCGATTTTAATCCGTCGAATAGCATGTGTTTGGATGCAGTGGTGGCCAACATTCATGCCGCCGGCTGTGAAGCAGTTTCAGTAGAAAAGGCTACATATGGCATTACTAAGGTGCGCTGCTATGATATTGATATTGTTGAGAATGAGACAGACTCAGAATGGCTGAGAAATGAATTTTATGGAATCGCATTTGGCACAAGAATCCCGCCAGAGGTAAAGCCAATCTGTACAGATCCATATATGATTATGACGACTGCAGAGCGCGACTAATGAAAAAGAAAATTCACGTTAATCAACACAAGATTCGCTCAAACCACAAGACTGGCGAAAGGGTACCGGTAATTACGGTTAAAACGTATAAGACGAATACCTATTGCCACGAAGTTCAGGTTAATGGTCCTTGCAAAGTAATTTATTCGCCAGATAAACCATTGCCCTGCGGCGCCAAGGTATGGATTGAAACGGATTCCGACGTTGTTTGTGTAACAGACAAGGAATCGTGAGAAAGTGGTTATAAGTAGACGACGTACTAGTTATAGGCGTCTATATAGGAGGTACATATCATGTTAGACAAACTTAAAAGCGGAGCGCTCCACATGTGGGACGATCTCGTGCACGGCGAACATCGTTGGTGTATGCGACTGGTCCTTGTTGGTTCGGCTCTAGCTGGTGCTTGCGTGGGCCATTGCCTGCTTTAAGCTGAAATAAATGGCGTTTCCCTACTTGTAGGTGGATCGGACAGTGGTGGTGGCTGTCCCATTTTTTTATGAAAAAATATTCCATATGTGTTAATATTTTATTATGGTATGGAAATATGCAATGATTAAGGTTGCCGAGGAACATGACTTAGCAACCGATGAGAAGATTGAAGATATTTGTGAACTGGTAGAAATATATCAGAACCCACTAGGCGATTGGACATACTATTGTCGACCTTCAATTACTTCTTTTGAGATGCTCAAAAAGGCAGTATCAGATATCACACGCGACGGTACAAACACATGGTTTTGGGACAACGGTAATTTTGTTTGGTCTATGGAAGAAAAGTTCTGGGACTGGATCCCATATAACAAAATTTCGTGAGAAGACGGAATATACGGTAGCCACAGTACATCTGTACGGTTTACTATTCTGCGTAGCCTGTATCTATTCTCTATTAGAATGGTATGGCGGTGTTCGAAGAAAATGGGAAAATCGCTTGAACAATAAAAAAAATACTGATATAATTAATGTAGACTTTGAAGAAGTCACAAAGGAATAAAAATGGAAGAAACTACAAATAACGACTCTCCACAATTTTATATTACGGCAGTTAGAAAAGGTGAAGCAGAAAACGAGATCTTGGTAGACTATCAATTGACTGATGAGTTCAAGCAGTGGTACAAAACCAAAAATAATCTCAAGCGCTGGTCCCGAAAGCGTTTTGAAAACGAGCTAACTGAAATGGTAAAATTGAAAATGGCCCAAGACATTGGCTCAATTGAGACCGTTCCAGAACCCCCTACTCCGGATTCTGAAAATGAATCCGAATAGTACAGTAGAACAGAAGCGTTGGAAACAAGTGGGCAGACTTGTTAATAGTTATGAAGAAGCCCGGGCCATCGCAGAAGATACGATTAAGCGCTTGACCACTGAAGACGATATCCCCGGAGTCGAAATTAAAATCAAGCGCTGCGGCCCAGCAGGTACCCGCTTCAAGATTAAAGTATGGTACCCTGCTTTGGCGCCAAAGAAGAAAAAGAAAAATGAAAAAGCAAAAAAGAGAAATAAGACATCAGCCAGTTCCGGTAGATAGCCCCAAGTGTATTGATATTTGGTCATTGCCCGAAACTGAGGATATTACTGAAGAGTTTAATGTAACTTTGGAAGAAATTAAAACAACTTATGATATCCCAACTGACGAGATCAAGAAAGTCCGAAATTAATAAAAAAAGAGCTTGACTCACAGCGTTAAATACGTTATATTAATAATGTAAGGAAGCTTTGGGTCTATAGCTCAACAGCGTAGAGCAACGGACTTTTAATCCGTAGGTTCTGGGTTCAAGTCCCAGTAGACCCACCATCATCGATTCTTTGAAATTTTAGATAGACCCTAGTTCTCGGGTCTCAAAACCTGAATGGAAATACCGACCTTCAGGCACCGGCGAAAGCTAGTGATAGAGAAAACTTCGCTTAGGAACGGGATGTTCTTACATCCTATGGGTGCCGCCTAACTAAGAGAGGGAATGAGTTAAGGAGGGTGGTACTTCCGAAAATCATTTAGTAGTTCAACGCGTGAGCTTTCATACCACTGAAAGAATACTGCTGAGAATATCCACGGATTTGTAGGTTCATCGTGGAAACGGGATTAAGGCACATCCAAGAAAGGCTTGGGAAGGAGGAATAAACGCCTCTAGAATCTAACTGTCGGTGACAGAAGACTCTCTGATGGAATTGGAAACAAGACCATCGTCCCGAAAGGGGTCATGTGGACATCCTCCCAAGGTTTGGAAATATGACGCGCAACGGCGAGGTGAAGTGTACAGCTTACTCAAAGGAACGCAGAATGTCATGGCGATAGTAGGGCGTGCTGTTCCGTGGTCTTTGCAGATCAAGAACAGGGAGAAAGTTTGTGAACGGCGTTACTTGCCGGTGTGCTTACCTCTCACGCGAAATGCGGACAGGCTCAAAAGGCTTGAGGGTCACAAATGAGGAACAAAGAAGTGCTAAGTGTTCCACCTTTTTAAGAGAAACAACATGCAAGAAAACTATGACAAACATTTGGTTACTACAATCGCAAGTGGACTGGTTAAAACAACTTTATGCCTTTGTAGTACCGCATTAGGATGCATGTGGTTATCAAATTGTGCTTTAGACGAAGATTTAATTATCAGTTGCGAAGAATCTTGTAGTGGCATAGGGAGTCACATGGAATCAGTTACTAGCAGAAAATGTATATGTACAGCCCCAACCAATGACATATGGGTTTTACCTTAATGAACTTATGGGGCTGTAGCCAAGTGGTTAAGGCAGCCGGCTTATATCCGGTTTAGCGTCTGATAAACGCGAGATCGTGGGTTCGAACCCCACCAGCCCTACCATTTTAAAACAAAGGAAACAATGACAGTTAAAAACATTATATTATTTGATATGGACGGTACTCTTACCGAGCCTAGACAGATTATTGATCAGAATATGATTGATACTCTTGCTCAAGTCACTCGCAGTGGCCACGACGTGGGCATTGTTACTGGCAGTCCGATGAATTATATGGAAGAACAAATAGGCCCACTCTTAAGTGCGCAGTATAGTGAGATCGATAGATACCACCTTCTTCCATGTAACGGTATAGAATATACCTTTTGGGAAAATGGGATTTCAAACGCCACAGTTGGTAATACTATGGCAGAAGAATTGGGCACTTCAAACTTCCAGAATTTAATGGCGGCTCTTGTCCACCTTCAAGCAGAAGTATCTAAAACTATGTTGGATCGCGGCCTCTCCTTAACAGGAAATTTCATTCAGTATAGGGGTGGCCTGATTAATTGGTGCCCCATCGGCCGAAACGCAACCCAACCCCAGCGCGCCGCGTTTGTAAACTTTGACCAAACGACAAACTTTCGAAATGAATATTGTCGCTTGATCAAGAAGTGGCTTAGCTGGGCCGGCTTGGAAGATAAAATGACAGTTGTTAAGGGTGGATCCACCTCTTTTGACATATATCCAGCCGGCTGGGACAAAACTTACGCTCTGACATGGTTCGGAGATTACGAATGTTGGTTCGTTGGTGATAAATGCCACCCCGGCGGCAACGATCAACAAATTTATGAGCTTTTACAGAAGAACGGAAAAGCTTTTGAGACCACGGGACCTAATCAAACTATTGAAATTATTGACAATATCTTGAACACCCTAGGCCCCGATAGCTCAGCAGGATAGAGCAACGGCCTTCTAAGCCGTAGGTCGTAGGTTCGAATCCTACTCGGGGTGCCATTTGGAGATTGAAATGACGTACAGAGACACATCAAATCAAAGCGGAGACATTAGCGAAAGGGCGGTGTCGTTAGAATTAGTAAGGCGAGGTTGGCACGTACTAGAACCCATTAGTCGTGATGCAGTATATGATTTGGTTGTCGACATCGATGGTGCGTTTCAGACAATCCAAGTAAAGACAATGACAGGTAATAGTATTGCCAGAATTGTCGACCGGTCGGGGGAGGTGGTGAGTGAAAATGGTAAAACAAGAAACTCAATTGATTATGCTGAACATGGTATTGATTGGTTAGTTGGGTATGATAAACGAAATGGCAAATGTCATTTCTATAGTCATGAAAAGTATTCACAAATACCGACAAAATCATTCAGCATAAACAAACACCCCCCCGATGACTTTCCCACAAGAGAGGTACCAAATAGACATTCAAAAAAGAAAGGAAACTAACAAGAAATGGGTTACCATTATGGAGATTTTTTAGGATATGGAAGGAACAACAAAGGTATGAGAAGAACACCGTATGATACAGTCGTGGTTAGTGGAGGATTTGATCCGATTCACGTAGGCCACGTTCGAATGATTTTAGAAGCAGCGCGAGAATATGGAGACGTTATTATCGTGGCTAATTCAGATGATTGGCTTTTGCGCAAGAAGGGATATGTATTCATGCCCTTTGAGCAGCGAGAAGAGATTCTGATGGGCATTAAGGGCGTCACCCGGGTCGAGGCCGTCGATGACACTGATGGCACGGTCTGTGAGGCTCTGAGGCGAATTAAACCTACGTATTTTGCTAACGGCGGAGATCGTCACTTGCAAAACACGCCAGAAATGCAAGTTTGTAAAGATATGAAAATTCAGATGGTTTGGAATGTTGGTGGCGGTAAGATCCAAAGCAGTAGCGACTTAGTAAAGAGTTCTAGTGACCATTTGATTAACAAGGCTAATTGGCCGGGAGCAGTGTAAGATGTATAAGTATTTTGATAGCAGCGACATGATGTTTCTTAAGATCCTAGGGGGTCTTTCATTTATTTCGTTTATGCTAGTGATGATTGCATAGTGTATGAATGAGACTATATCAGTACATACTCGAAAATGAGTTTGTAACTTACTACCATTATCTTTCATATTCAGCAGAAGTAAAGGACATTCTAGGGATCCTCACACGTAACATAGATCAAGCAATAGACATTGTAGATATCTTCCCAGAGCCCAAAGTTCAAAAAGGTACCACAACAGAGCCGCTGCTGGTCCACACCGCATCTGGCCAAGAAATGTATTTACCACCCGGGTTCGATATTACAATCGTTGGGCACTCACGAATATTGTTCCAATTTGTAGAGCCATAATCTTTTTATAAGCTTTTTGAAAAAATCGGCATGCCCCCTACCTATTAGTATAGGAGGTATGTGTGATGAGAGCTTTATTGAGCATTATGGCTTTATGCTTGGCCGCCTGCACGGCGCCTTATGACAAAGCCGAACCTGACGAGAACAACGAAAGCGAGTCAGAAGTAGTAGAGGGAATTGGACCAGAGGTAGGGGAAGTCGACGTTAGTCAGCCGGATCTTCCAAAAGACACCTCGGCCCCAGAGGATACCGGAGATCCTGTTTTAGCAACCGGGTTTTTAGAAAATACTGATTGTGGATATGACATTGGCGAAAGTGCCTGCAATTTTAGATTAACTGATCAGAATGGAAACTATTGGGAATTAGATGAACACTTAGGTGATTTGGTATTAATTGATTTATCTGTAATGTGGTGTGGTCCCTGTAAATTGGCTGCAGAAACCGCACAGCGAACTCAGGACGATTACGCAGATCAAGGTTTTCACTACGTCACCGTGTTGATAACGGATTCGCAGAATGATACTCTTGAGCAAGCTGAGGTAGCTGACTGGGCAAATTCATTTCATATTTTATCAGCCCCTGTCCTTCTCGGCAGCAGAGATTTGTTGACCACTGGAGGCGCTCCGGGGTATGGATTCCCAGCTACAAGTTGGCCAACGTTCATTTTGGTAAGCCGTTCAGGCGATGTCGCATGGGGCTTATATGGTTTTAACGAGTCAATGATTCGGACAGCTATTGAAGATAATCTATAATTTAATTGACAACTGTAATATAATCAGTTATTATTAGAGTATGACTATCCGAGAAAAAACCCGAAGAGAGCGATATGACAATAAAAAATCTGGAGCAAAAATGTACCCAATTAGTTTGTGCTGCGTTAATTTCCAATGCGACGGTAATTTGGGGTATTTACTTCGAGCCGCTGCTTGTTTTGGCGCTACTTCTGTACATGTTATAGGTTCGGTACCTGATAGGAAAACATTAAACCCGTCTTCAGGAACATTATATGATTATGTGGAGATTATCCAACATGCTAACCCGAGGGACTTCTTGGATTTTGCAGAGCGCGAAGGCTACAATATTGTATCTGCGGAAATTACTGACGGTGCGATCCCCATCTCGACTTATAGTTTCGATTATTCTAGCCATAATATTATGGTGGTGGGTAACGAAGAATCAGGCGTACCACCTGAAATTTTAAAGAATAGCGATAAAGTATACATACCAATGCCCGGTGTGGGATATTGCCTCAATACTTCTCAAACTGCGAATATATTATTGTACGAAGCAGTAAAAAAATACGAAAGACAACAGGAGTTTACAGAACAACTTTGGCATGATGACTGGGAATGTTATCACTTGCCATAAGTGGGGTGTAGCACAATTGGCCGTGCATCCGGTTGTTACCCGGAAGGATGGTGGTTCGAATCCACCCGCCCCAGCCATTAAATAATGAAACAACTGCCTATATACAACAGACGGGTTTATTTCCTGTCCCATAAAGTTGAATGAAAAAGAAAAATTATATTATAGACACTAGTGTCTTTTTAACAAATGCCGAAGCAATTTTTGACTTTGGACGTAACGACATCGTTATACCACTTAAAGTTTTAGAAGAAGTGGATAAACACAAAAAACGTCAAGATGGCGTAGGTGCCCAAGCAAGGAAATTTATCAGAATTCTAGATGGCCTCCGCGAAAAGGGGTCGCTCCATTCTGGTGTACGCATCCAGAAAGGGCTGGGCTTGGCGTGCACAAGAAGTATTAAGGATACAGATCTCAGTTTATTGCCAAGAGACCTCAATTCTAAAATACCGGATCATATTATAATTGCTACCGCACTGATGGTCGCGAAAGAGGATCCAACAAGAAAGACAATAATGGTTTCCCGCGACATTAATCTTCGGGTTATCTGTGACGCCGTTGGTCTGGATGCACAAGACTATATTGCTACCAAAGCGGTCGAAAGCTTGGAAAAGCTGTATACCGGCTTTGATACTTACTTGGTTGATGATCAAACAATTGATCAGTTTTATGCTGGTGATAATGTGTTTGTTGACGATGAGGATCTTAATGGCGGCAAATTTTATCCAAACCAGTATTTGATGTTAGTTTCAAATGCAAATGAGAAAAAGACAGCTTTAGCCAAATACCAAAGTCCCCAAGGGCCATTAAAAAAGCTAGTTCATGATCATTTGCCCACATTTGGCATCCGATCCAGAAACAAAGAACAGGCCTTTGCAATTGATCTGTTATTAAATCCAGAGGTAGAGGTTGTTACGCTGATTGGTAAAGCCGGCTCAGGGAAGACGCTTTGTGCCCTTGCTGCAGGCTTAGAACAGGTTATGGGGCACAAGAATTCAAAAGAAGACTCATTGTATACGAGAATGGTTGTCTCTCGTCCAATTATGCCTATGGGCCGCGACATCGGCTTCCTGCCGGGCTCAATGGAGGAGAAGATGCATCCATGGCTCATGCCTATCCAAGATAACCTACAACTTTTGATGGGTAACGACAAAGTAATGTTAGAACAATACATGGAAAAGGGAAAAATAGAGATTGAGGCATTAACTTATATTAGGGGACGTTCAATTTCAAAAGCCTTCATAATTATTGATGAGGCGCAGAACTTGACTGCGCACGAAATTAAAACCATCATTACGCGTGCTGGTGAGGGCACGAAGATCGTCTTGACTGGGGATATAGAACAGATCGACAACGCTTATACCGATGAGACCTCAAACGGTCTAGCTTATGCTATCGAGAAATTTAAGCACTATGATTTATCGGGACATATCACCTTGCGAAAAGGAGAGCGCTCTAAAGTTGCCACACTTGCTGCTAAAATACTATAAGGGATAGCAGTGAAAATCAAAGTTGCATTTTATAAAGGCCATGGCGGATGGAAAAACAAATTAATTCGCTGGTGGACAAAGAATCCATATAGTCACGCAGAGCTAGTATTGCCAGATGAGATTACATGGGTGAGCATAAGTCCACTATTAACATCTAAAGTGCAAACGAGGACGAAAAAAGAGTATAATAAAGAAAGTTGGGACTTTGTTGAATTACAAATAACTGAAGAACAGTTCGTAACAATAATGGAATTTTATGAGTTTACGAAAGGTTCCTCTTATGATTGGGTTGGCATGATATTTTCTCAATTCTTACCATACACTATAAAAAGACAAGGAAAGTGGTACTGCAGCGAATGGATTGCTTACGCACTAAGAATTTCAAATATAATCGATTGGAAGATTATAAAAATATACGATAGGCACGATTTATCACCGGGAGTATTACACCAAATACTTCTTCAGCAGATGTGTTTATTGGCCACGCAGAAAGAAAAAGAAAAAAAGGATGAATTTTTAATTGACATTTCTGTATAATGTGTTATATTATTAATAGGAGAAGCTATGAACGAAACACTTGATCAACAAATTGAGGCTGCATTTGATAATAAGAATCAGCCCGATTGGCCCGAGGGCCCGCTTAAGCAACTAGTCGTTGACTATGTTGGAGAAAAATCTGAAACGGAACAGGACGTGACCATGGAGATGATGGTTGAGGTGATGGCTAAAGAATTCCCTGAATTTTTATTGGCCGTTGCAGAGGAAAACTGGATTCGTGGATATCATCAAGCCATGCACGATGTTGACGAAGGACGTAAACTTTTAGAGGCTCATCAGACTGAGAACAATGAAACCGGAACAAACTGAAAGCCTCAATCAAAATCTGAAAAACTATGTCAGTAAATCTATGAAAGAGTCAAAGGATTCTAGAAGAGAGTACTCTCTATTTGGCCATGTATATGTTTATGTACAAGACTTCTTACCGGATTCTGTTGACATTGTAGAGGTTTTGGAAGAGATTGAAAATAGGATCCCGGCTCATCTATCTAACGAGATTGATACGATTTTTATCGGAGATTATGATTATTTCGATCAATTGTCGGTAACTGCCATGTATGATTCGGGAGCTATTTACGTTTCGAACAAACAGACTGATTCGTCCGATATGATCGATGACATCGTGCATGAAATTGCACACTCTCTTGAGCAGCCATACGGATATCATCTTTATTCTGACGAAGTATTAGAAACGGAATTTATACAAAAGCGCTCAGCCGGCTTTCAGGCCCTGCATGCCCACGGGTATGCAACGAAGAAACAAAAGGAAATGTTTCAGTACATTGATTACTCTAGCACTTTTGATGCCTATTTATATAAAGAAGTGGGTTATGATCGCTTGGTGCATTTGTTCATGGGCATCTTTACGACCCCATATGCGGCCACCTCTTTAAGAGAGTATTTTGCTACCGGCTTCGAAGACTACTTTTTAAATGATAGAGAATATTTGAAAAAGGTAAGTCCAAAATTGTTTAATAAAATTCATAGACTTACAAAAGGAGATTATGATGAATGAAAATATAAATATCCTGATACACGAAAATAAAAGTAACGATGCCGTGGTTTTACAAGTCGACATTGCACCTGAAAATCACAGGAAGCGGATTCCGCCAATTGTTTTCAACAGTGAAGACGCTCGCCAACATCTTACCGAAATATACGGCAATAGGCTCGGCCGGCTTATAAATGGCTGTACTTTAGAAAACAGGCCCCACATTGCTAACCTCAGTGGTCGTTTTGTTTTTGAACTTATGAGCACCCGCCCCTTCCTCCGAAAAAGCGCGCCAGCGACACGTAAGACTCCTACAAAGCGGCGCTCGACTAAGAAAGCATCTAAAACCACAGAATAGAGAAAAATATGCAAAAGCCTCACATTTCTTTTAGTGAGTTAAAAGACTGGGTTACCTGCCCATTCTATCATAAGCTGGTTCATATGGAGAGACTTAAGGGTTTCCTTGGTAATGAATATACAGCATTCGGTACCGCAATTCATGATGTCTGTGAAAAGACCCTGCTGCAAGAGGACATGAAAGCAGAAGAATATTTCCTAGATAGATTTGAATCACAACTTGAAGACTTGATAGGAAAGAATGTGCCGCTTCGAGATTCACTTGTTGAAGATCTTCGTGGCCAAGCAACAAACATTATCCCCCTCATCGAGCCCGCTCTGAAGGATTATTTTCCAGATGGATATGAGGTTGTTAGTACCGAAGAACAGCTAATGGTGCCTATTGACGGCCATGACAAGAAATTTAAGGGCTACATCGATGCGGTATTTAAGACACCAGATGGCGTTATCCACATTGTTGATTGGAAATCCTGCTCATGGGGCTGGGATGCGCGCAAACGCGCCGATCCAATGGTGGTATACCAACTAATTTTATATAAACATTTTTATGCTTTACAGCACAATCTTGACCCAAAAAACATCGAAACACACTTTGCTTTGCTGAAAAGAACAGCAAAAGACAACAATGTTGAGTTCTTTCGTGTTACAAGTGGTCCAAAAAGAATTGATAATGCGCTAAAACTTTTACAAAAAGCACTATATAATGTTTCTAGAAAGAGATTTATGAAAAACAGACTTTCATGTAAATCTTGTACATTTTATAAGACAGAACATTGTCCTTAATAACGGAGTTAAATTGACAAAAAAGACAATTGTAACCTTATCCGACCATCCATTGAGTCCGTCCGGTGTAGGTACACAAACTAAGTATGTGTTAGAGGCACTACTAAAGACGGGCAAATATAAGATCATATCTTTCGGTGGCGCAATCAAACACAACGATTACCGCCCCATCAAGGTAGAGGAGTGGGGTGATGACTGGACGGTCTTCCCTGTTAATGGATATGGCGACCATCAGATGATCCGGTCGATCATGAGAACAGAACGTCCAGATTTATTGTGGTTCATGACCGATCCACGTTTCTTTGGATGGCTCTGGGAAATCGAAGATGAAATTCGCTCCCTGTGCCCCATGTTGTATTATCATGTTTGGGACAATTATCCTCTGCCGGATTTTAATAAGCGGTGGTACGACTCAACGGATGTCATTGCGTGTATTTCAAAAGTGACGCACGACATTGTTAAGAATGTCTCCCCAGAGGTAGAATCGCATTATCTGCCACATGCTGTTGATCCAAACATTTTTAAGACATACTCGCCCGCAGATGTTAAAGAGTTTTCAACTGCAGTGCTGAATGATGGCGACGTTTGGGAAGATAAAGTAACCTTTTTCTGGAACAATCGAAACGCCCGACGCAAACAAACCGGCTCCGTCATGTTTTGGTTTAAGGAGTTTTTAGACAAGGTGGGTCACGATAAGGCGCGCCTAATTTTACATACAGATCCTAGAGATATGAACGGCCAAGATTTGGTCGCGATTATCCACAACTTGGGCTTGAACGCCGGCGAAGTCTTGTTATCGACTGCTAAGCTCCCTCCTGAGTCTATGGCTCTTATGTACAATATGGCAGATTGTACGATCAATATTGCAGACGCAGAAGGGTTCGGTTTAGCAACGCTAGAATCACTCTCTTGTGGAACTCCTATCATCGTTAACATGACTGGTGGTTTACAGGAACAGGTCACGGATGGGGAAAACTGGTTCGGTATTGGCATTGAACCCACATCAAAATGCATTATCGGATCCCAGCAGGTACCATATATTTACGAAGATCGTGTATCTAAAGAGGATTTCCTCAAAGCCTTAGAAGACATCTACAACATGACAGCCGAAGAAAGATTCGAATTAGGACTTCAAGGCAGAAACCATGTCATGACAAATTACAACTTTAGTGAATTTCAAGATTCTTGGAGAGAACTGGTTGAAAAGACAATGGAATCTCACGGCTCTTGGGAAACTCGAAAAAATTATCAACGTTGGCACTTTATGGAGGTTGCATAAATGAAAAAGAAAGTTATTATTAGAGGACCAATTCTCACGCGGACTGGCTATGGAGAGCAAGCTAGATTTGCGTTTCGAGCCCTGAAGTCCCGTCCGGATTTGTTTGATGTATATGTGATGCCTACAAATTGGGGCCACACTGGTTGGACCGTTGAAGATGATGAAAATCGCAGAGAGCTTGATCAGATTATTCGGGAGACTCCGATATATATCAATGAGTGTAACGAGGCCCAAGTCCAGCCATTTGACATCTCTATTCAGGTTACTATCCCGCAAGAGTGGGAGCCATTGGCTGCCAACAATATTGGCTTCACAGCCGGCACAGAAACGACACACATTTCTGCGAACTGGATAGAGAAATCAAATGAGGTCGACAGAATCATTGTAGTTTCAGAACACACGCGCTCTGGATTTGTGAATACTGAATATAACGCAAAGGCGCGCAATGGTGCCGATGTCGTATTGAGATGTGCTACTCCTGTAGATGTTGTGAATTTTCCTGTTAAGCATGTAGAACCCGAAGAACTGGACTTTGAGCCAAGTACGGAGTTCAACTTTTTAACAGTCGCACAATGGTCGCCCCGTAAAAACTTGGAACATACAGTTAAGTGGTTTATCGAGGAGTTTATCGATAACGAAAATGTCGGCTTAATTCTCAAGGCCAACATTGCAAAGAATTGCCTTCTTGATAGGGTTGCGATAAATCAGCGCCTGTCTGAACTAACGGCTAAATATCCAGATCGGAAATGCAAGATCTATCTTTTGCACGGTAACCTCACTGATGAGGAGATGGCCGGCCTGTATCAGCATCCCAAGGTCAAAGCTTTGGTTAATATTGCTCACGGAGAAGGGTTTGGTCTGCCGATGTTTGAGGCTGCAGCTAACGCGTTGCCGATTGTTGCTCCAAACTGGGGAGGCCAGAAGGACTACTTAAGTGCGGAAGTTACCACTAAGCGAAAGGGCAAGAAGACCACAAAGACGCGATGTTTGGCCACAAAGGTTGATTATACTCTAGGGCCAATCCAAGCGGAAGCGGTTTGGGAAAATGTCTTAATTCCAGAATCATCATGGTGTTATCCAACAAAGACTGCTTATAAGAAAGCACTCCAGACGGTATATAAGAACCACAATAGGATGGTTAGTGATGCCAAGAAGCTGCAGGCTAGTATTGTAGAGAATTTTTCCGAAGAAAATCAGATTGAGAAATTTGTCGACTCTGTGCTTAAAACCACTGGGGCGAGTTCTTCTGAATTTAGTAAGGTTGTTACATTATGACAACAAAGGTGCTATATCAAGGTCAGGTTTATGACCCAAGCGGATACGCCGTCGCCGGCCGAGGCTATATTCGTTCAATGTATGATTACATTAAGGCCAATAACTTAGATATGGAACTTAGAGTTGTGGCTGTTAGTGCTGACCAGCATAAGAGCTTGACAGAAGAAGAGACCAAGTTCCTCGATTCTCTAGGTTTTGATTCAGCAGAGGCTATGGACGAGTGGATTGAAGATGAAGATTATCATTATATTTTTCATCACCCACCGGTATATGCTTGGAAACTGCCAATTACCAAGAAGCTTGCGGCACGCTCATTAACTACAACGTGTTTTACTGTGTGGGAAACAGACGAGATCCCACCTGTTTGGAATGACATTTTTGAATCTTTTGATGTTGATAAGGTTGTGGTGCCCTGTAAGTGGAATCGTGACAGTTTTGTACAAAGCTTGCAGAAATTTGATCGCCCCCGCCCCGTCGAAATGGTGCCACACCTTATCAACGATAACTTTATCGAGTCGGACAACGCAGTTACTGAAATTGAAGGGTTCCCGATGAATAAGGATGCCTTTAAGGTATTGACAGTGGGCCAATGGACAGATCGTAAAGCACTCAAAGCAGTCGTAAAGGCCTTCTTGATGGAGTTTAAGGATAATACAGACTGTGAACTCATTGTAAAAACATATGGCAATATTCAAGATCCACGACCGGAGATGCAGACTGCGCAACAGCAATCGATTGCTCAGGAGATGGTTATACTGAAACAGTCTATCCTCGGGAACAGTTTGACCGATTTACCTAAGTGTTCTTTACACCTATTGTATGGTCTTTTTCCCAAAGATCAGATGAACTATTTGTTTAAAGAAGCAGACTTGTTTGCTTTACTTAGCAAGGCAGAAGGCTTCGGCTTGCCTATCGCAGAAGCAATTGCTAGCGAAACACCTGTTTTGGTCCATGACAAGGGTGGCCATGTTGGCTTTACCGATCCTGAGAATAATTTTTTAGTTGACTGTCACCTTACTCCCGCTAATTGTACTGTATTTCCTTTTGTTTACTCCTGCGATAGCAACTGGTTTGATACTGATTATCTTTCAGCCAGAAAACAATTTCGAGCGGCATACAATGCATGGAAGGAAGACAAGGCAGCATATACCGCTCGCGCCACCGCCTCGAAGGCGTATATGTTAAACGTCACCGGCGATAGCTTAGTATTAGGCAAAAAGCTGGTTGATTTTGTTGTAGGCGAGAATGCACAAGAGGACTAGAGAAACCAAAAGAGCTTTAAACCGGCTTAACACTTACCACGAAAAAGTCGCTCATTTGAAAGATTTATATGCAAATGAGCGATTATTTTTGTTGGCACCGGGCCCTTCTCTGGGAGAGGTGGACGAGCAAGAACTAAGGGCGAAATTAAAAAATAGCCTTACTTTTTCTGTAAAACAAGCTTATCTTAAGTATAAAAACGAAACAGACTTTCACTTCATCAACGATTGCAATTTGCCGATGATTAACGGGTACCCCGGATATGTATATGGAATAAAATCTGGGCCCATAACAATCGCTTCCAGCGGATACCCAGAGGAGCATGCTAGGCAGAGATACGCGCACCATCAGCATTGGGACATTTTTTGTCGAGTCCTAGATCCGCTGGTATATCAGGATCAGAACCTTCAGCGTTTGTGTGAGAGTAATGATTTTGATTCTGGCTTGTTCGATAATATGCTTGATCGCCCATGTGGCCCAAGCATAACCCTAGAGACAGTTCTTTATATGGCAGTGCATGTTGGAGCCAAAGACATATACGCTATTGGTTGGGATAGTGGTGATAAGGCCGGAGAACATTTCTACGATGACGAAACACACCTGACCAGCAATCGAGAATTTGAATATGCAATGGTGCAAAAAGCTTCCAGTCCATTGTATAATTGGCTAAAGGAGCAAGGAGTAAACTTGCACTTAATTAGCAAAATCAGCGCTCTAAGCGATGAAATCCCCAGACTAAATTTAAAGGATATATAATGTCAACTTATATTATTGCCGAAATTGGCATCAATCACAATGGCGATCTAAATATCGCTAAACGATTAATAGATATCGCTGCAGTGGCTGGTTGCGATGCGGTAAAGTTTCAAAAAAGAAATCCCGATGTGTGCGTACCCGAACACCAAAAGGGCGTCATGAGAGAGACGCCATGGGGAACGATGACATACTTGGATTACAAATACCGCATGGAATTTGGAAAAGCCGAGTATGATGAAATTGATCAATATTGTCGAGACAAAGGCATTGCATGGTCAGCCAGTCCGTGGGACATGGATAGTTTAGAATTCTTAAAACAGTATGATCTACCGTTTATTAAAATACCATCTGCCATGATTACAAATGAGGAGTTGATGCGAGGCTGCGCCAATTCTGGCATGAAGGTGATCTTTTCTTCTGGTATGAGCACTATTGAGGAAACCGATCAGGCTGTCAATTGGATGCGGGACGAAAACACTGAATTTGCACTTTTGCACTGTAATTCTACATATCCCGCGCCACTTGAAGATTTGAATCTTAGATGCATACAGACTTTGAAGGAGCGCTATAATTGCGAGGTTGGCTATAGCGGTCATGAATTTAGACTAGGCACCTCGGTGGCTAGCATTTATTTGGGTGCTACGATTATCGAGCGTCATATCACGCTAGACAGGACGATGTGGGGTTCAGACCATTTAGCATCCGTAGAGCCCCAAGGGTTGATTAAGCTGGTAAAGGGCATTCGAGAATTGGAGATTGCCCTAGGCGACGGAGTTAAGAGAGTTACGGAAGGGGAACTTCCGGTAAGAAAGAAGTTGAGAGGCTAAAATGGAACTTGGTGCGCATTGGGGCCCATATCAGTTGGTTTTTAACAAAAACAACAAAGAAATGTTAAGCGAACACATAAGTGGCGTGCTACAATATATGAGATATTATCCAAATTCAGTCTACGAAAACATATGGCTAGACGGGAATACTAATGAGTTGTTTAGTGCATCTCAAACTCTTTCTACTGGCAAATGTCCCATAAACCACATGTTCTGTTTGACACGCGAAGAATTCATCAATGATCAATATCCGACACACCAGCTTGGAATGAAACACAATTACGATGCGTTAAGGAATGTTTTTCTTAGTGAGAACACATTTGAGGCAATAAGTACAGAATTAAAATGTGGAGTCAACGAAGATCTGTTATCGCTAAGACACCAAGAAAAGGTTTTAATTGTGGGCGGAGGCCCTTCTACAAAACAAGTCGACTTTGCGAAACATAAAGATACTCCAGTTTGGACCATGAACGAGTTTTGGAAAAATCCGGTATTTGAATTTTTTAACAACATTCAGGCGGTGGCCTTGTGTGATGACGTTGATATCAATAGTTCGCAGCTGTGGGATTCGATTAATAATAATAATGCTGTGGTCCTGCAAGAGTTAAGTGATTTGGGCCCTGAGCGTGTCCAGTCAATTTATAACAAGGCCGGCCGGTCGACGTTTATTCATACACGATACAGATCAAAGCTGGGCATTGGCCCGAGAATGATTGTTTTAGCGATTATCCTAGGGGCCAAAGACATATATTTTTGTGGACTAGATGGCTATGATTCTGCTTCTGACGATACACACTCCTTTGAGTCTGGCAAAGACTATCCATATTGGTTCAAAGTGGGGGGTCACGCAATGCAAGCCCAGCAGCATGTGGTAACTTGGGATTATATTTTAAACTTTTTAAGACCCAGTTATGATTTCCGATTACACGATTTGTCTGCTGGAATGCCAAGTGTTAAGTATGGTTTTATGCAAGAGAATATTAAGTGAAAGATATTAACGAAATAGCAGTAGTAATTCAGGCCCGCCTCGGCTCCCAGCGCGTTCCACGAAAAATGATTCGACCATTTGCAGACACAACTCTTCTTGATGTTGCATTAAAGAAGATTAGGCGATGCACTTCTTTTTCTCAAAATAATTTTTATTTGTCGGCGCATGAGCCAGAACTGGTGCTTCTTGGCGAAAAACACGGAGTCAACGTTTACCGTCGATCAGCCAAGTCTGCGAATTCCGAAGGTACCCCCATGACTGAGATGTATGAATGGTGGGACCGCCTACCACATAAATATTGCGTATTGATAAACGCATGCGCACCTTTTTTGCGTCCTGAGACAATAGACAACTTTGTAGAGGCCTACAAAATAAGCGATCAAGATGGGCTTTTTGGTGTAATTCATAAAAAAAATTATTTTTGGAACGAACAACGAGAACTGTTAACTCCTCTTACCGAAGCGGTGATGAATACCAAGACGGTACCCGCAACATATGAGGCGGCTCATTGTCTCTACGCCGGCCGATTGGATAAAATAGGGGAAGATATATGGATGGGAAACTTTAATACACCGGGAGAAATAGGGCTATACATAATGGACGAGAAAGAAGCCTTGGACATTGATTATGAATGGCAATTTAATACATATGAAAAGCTATATAGAACATTATCAGAAGTGCGTTAAGCAAGCCCATGGGCCTGACCATATGTTCCTTGTCAAGCCAGTCTCCCCCGAGGATACTTTAGGCGAAGATATCGATTTAACACTAGAGGAGAATATTGAAACTTCAAAAGAATTCCGACAATTAGTAAAGTCGTTGAGTTTGAAAGTTTCGGATATTTTCCAAGACGGGACTCACATTCAAAGTACTTCGTTTTCGAACGAAATAATGGACACGCTGCAATTCCCCGAAGTTCATGAAATTTATGAACTTGCGTATGAACAGTTATTCAACTTGTATAAGTGTCACGTTACTACTAATCGTATACAAATATATCAAAACATATATTCCAAAGATACACCTTTGTCTTCATGGCAATGGCACTATGATGACAATCCTGTTCCGCAAAGAAAACTGTTTGTCTACTTGACGGATGTTGGTAGAGATGACGCTCCCTTTTGTTACTTGGGTGGCCCAACCGTTATTGGTACCACCCGAGATCAAGAGAGTACTGCATATCCATACAGAGTTGGGTCCTCGCGGATCTCACCTACCTATAGAAAAGAACAGGTGTTTAAAACTTCAAGAATTCCCGATCATTATATACGAAAGTTGCAAATGCGCCACGATGCCAGAGAATATTTTATCTTGGGCGAAGCAGGCACATCTTTTGTCTTTGATCCCAATATTATTCATAGAGCCACGATTCCCAAGCAGGGTCATCAACGCATAGCGCTTGTTTATCATCTTCATCCGACATTGGAGAAGACTGAGCTACAAAATTTTTACAACAAGGATGTTAAAGTATATGCAATCTGACAAAACATCATGCTTCGTGATCCCGTGCAAATATAGTAAAGAGATCCCGATTATTTTTAACTGCCTAAAGAGCATAAGAAAATTTCATCCGGATGATGAAATCTTTGTAGTAGACAGCAATTCAGAAGATAAAAGCTATTTTCAAGAGGCCTCCGAACAATATGGGGCTACGGTTTTAGATGTATCAAATAACAATTATTTAACCGGCGCCATTTGGTATGTGTTCAATCATTACAAAAGGGACTTTTATTACTGTATTCACGATTCAATAGAACTGCTAGATAATCTCGCATCGCTGCAAGAACACAGAGTCTCACCTATTATGTACCATAAGCACTGGGAATGGCCCAAGGAACCCGAGACGGGAATGCGTATAGTTGACTGGTCAAAACAGCAAATAAAGAGCCACACTAATTTCACTTTTAGAGCCAGTGACTTTTATATTCTTCTGGGCGCAATGATGTGCTGCAAGAGGGAAGTCCTTGAAGGACTTAAAATGCAGGGGTTTGATAAGATCGTGCCATCCAACAAGTATCAAGAAGAATGCACGGAGAGATTGTGGGGATTCGCACTGGGAGAAATGGGATATAATCAAGACATAGAAGAAAACTCTATCCTCGGGCCCATGCGCCAAGGGCAAGGTCTCGGAACTGATTTTATTTCTAGCATTGCAGAAGATGATGATAGGGTTGTCTTTGAGGGAGTTAAATATTATAAGGATCCTGTCGGCAAATATCATTTAGGAAATACGGACAGGGTGGTGTTGGATGACATACCCTTTGCTTTAAAACGAAACAAAATGTATGACGGTGACAAAGTGGTAAAATACTGGTGCAGCGTTAAGAGGAAGTAAGATGGCGGTAGCATGCTTTATCCCAATCAAAGAAAAGAGTACCAGAGTACCAAGAAAAAACTTCAGATATCTGCAGGATCGGCGCCTTTTTGAACACATCATCGATACCGCAATCAAATCTGATAGTTTTGATAACATATATGTGGACACAGATAGTACAGAAATTAAGGAATATTGTAGAAAATCAGGAGTTTCGGTCATTCACAGGGAGCCCAAACTGGCAGAAGACACCGCTAACGGAAACGATTTGCTAAATCATTGGACTATGTTACACCCTGAATACGACTATTATTTCCAGCTTCATGCCACCGCGCCATTTTTAAGCTCAACAACTGTTAAAAAATGTGTTAATATATTGACAGAAGCGAAGAATTATGATTCTGTTTTTACAGCATATGAAAATTGCGGATGGTATTGGTATGAAAATACGCCGATTAATTATGATCCGGCCGAATTGCCTAGAAGTCAAGATGCCAAAAAGGTATACAGCGAAACTACTGGCCTATATGGAATAACTTCTTCGGCATTGAGGCATCTTGGGTGTCGTATCGGCTCTAAACCATATGTTTATTTTGTAGATGAAGTTGAGGCGCATGATATCGACAATGAATTTGACTTTAAAATAGCGGAATTGATAGCGAGGGAATTAAAATAATGTTAGACACTGAAAATATTGAAAGCAAATTTCATTCAATTATCAAATCTCAAGGATGGAATGATTATGTTAAGCAATTGAACTCTGTTGATGATGTGTATGTGATAGGGAACGGAGGCAATTGGGCGGTCGGCAGCCATGGGGCTATCGACAATCTCAAGATGTCAAAAGATAAAAGATTTTTTAGTCCGGACAGTACCGCTTATGTCACTGCGGCTTCGAATGATTGGGGTTACGATAACTTATTTTTAAACTGGCTTAAGCATCAAAACAAAAACGGCGATCTATACAATGGCAAGGTGATGGTACTAGGACTTTCGTCTTCTGGAAATTCAGAAAACATCATTAGAGCGCTAAGGTGGGCTTCTGATGCCGGCATTCCGACATGTCTGATAACAGGGCAAAAAAGTAAAGAGCTTGAAAAGTATCCAACCATCAACACAGTAGAGGTTGACTTGGGGGTGCAGTATTACCACTCAGCAGAACTGTTAACGTTGTGGCTATTTTACGAAATGGTACACGTTACGGGCGCCACCTGTCCGAAGTTCGTCGATAGAAAAGACGATTCTGTCGAAAGAAAACAATGGACGGGTATTAGAAAGCATAGCTATCCAGACGAGATGATCAATATTGGTATTGACTTTGATGGTGTAATACACAGGTGTTCTAAGGGCTTCTATGATGGAACGATTTACGATGAACCTGTCGACGGCGCCGCAGAAGCTTTGAAGTCTTTAGCCGAAAAATACAATATTATAGTTTATACAGCAAAGGCCAAGCCAGATCGGCCATTGATAAGCGGAAAAACCGGCCAAGAGTTGGTGTGGGAATGGCTTGACAAGTGGAACTTTAGCCAGTATGTATGTGAAGTTACAGCAGAAAAGCCTAGGGCCAAGTTCTACATAGATGACAAAGCTATCCGGTTTGTTGATTGGGCAGATGCACTGGAGGCCATAGATACTCTTTATGATGAAAGTTATTAAAAATATATTTGCAGAAGAGAAACAGAAGAAATGTTTTATCATGGGCACCGGCCCGTCTTTATCAGACACTCCTTTGCACTTGTTGAAAGAACATATCACAATAGGTGTCAACTTGGTGATGCATTCAGGATTTGTGCCAAATTATTTATGTGTTAGTGATAGAGAGATGGCCGTCGATAACTTTGATGCTATTTTTAATGAGAAGATGGATAACGGTACATATGTTATAGCTAGAACCAAAAATCAACATGTTAATAATTTCCTAATGAGAAAGAGTAATGTGTATTTAATTGAAGGATTTAAAGAAAACAGACCAGTTAGGCCGCCCCATATAGATGAACAGTTTTTGAAATTTGCAATGACTAAAAACGGGGTTGTCAACGACTTAGCTGTTCCGCTGGCAGTCTATCTGGGATTTAAGGAAATTTATTTATTAGGAGTCGATGGCGAACATGGCCCAGAGGCCCACTTCTATGATCACGTCAACGCTAAGGACAAGAAGGAATCAATCATAAGAGGGCCCCGCACGCCAACGAAATATGACTTATTGCTCGAAATATTAAAACATAGAGACATAAGCCTGTATAATTGTAGTGTTAATGGAAATAAGACGCCCGAAATAGAAACTAAGAAACTAGGAGACGTATTAAATGGTTCATGCCTCTGACATGCATTATCATCAAGAATTGATTGAGAAGCTGGTTCGCGCCACTTCTGCAAAAGTTGTATTAGAACTTGGCGTCCGTGCCATCGTTTCCCACCCGCGCAAAGGCACCTCGACATTCTTTTTCTGGAAATCATTGGCTCCAGAAGAGGGAAAACTTTATTCAGTTGATCTGAAAAACCCGGCAAGTCATAATCATTCAGAAGAATTCCTACTACGCGAATTACGAAGTTCAGGTAGATGGGAGTTTATCCAAGGAAATACCATGAATGTGTTCGAGGACATAGAGGCTCGCTTCCGGAAAGAGAATATAAGTGTGGACATTCTTTTCATCGACACGGACAAAGAAGGTGACTTAACAAAATATGAATTGGAAAACTATTCTAAGCTGCTGGGGCCCAAAGGCATTATCATGATGCACGATACAGGGTGGGTACCCAGCAAGAGGGTGCATGAACTAGCCAGAGCAAACTCAGGCTGGCCGGCCCATGATTCGGCGGTTCAAGATTTCTTGCAGCAGACAGATTTTAAGATGAAAGCACAACTCGGAAGTTACAATATGGTCGTACTTTATAGAGATGTTGCCGATCTATGCGGAGTGAAGATTGATAATGATCTCCCGGTCGACGAAAATAGGGCGCCCTATGAAGACTCAAAAGTTGCACTACGGCGCCGCAAGTTTAACGAAATTTGGAGTAAATACGAATGAAAATTTTTAGAGAAAGTCTCGATAGCGAGAAGTATATTATGGTCGAATACTATTTAGAGTCCAAGACGACACTAAGAGATGCCGCATGGAGCTTGGCCATTGGACAAAGTGTAGGTAATCCCAATGTAAGAAACCAGTGGGAGACCGATGAACTTTTTGAAAACCACGCATGTATGGTGCTCGGTGATGAAGAGTGGCTAGCATCTTCAAATTCTGGACATGTCGCCATTGGTTTTCCAGTCGACAATATCGATTTGTCAACTGATGGGATTTCTCACCTGTTATGTCAGATTATGGGAGGCCAGTTAGATATTGATATTGTTTTAAAATGTCATGTGCTGAATATTGAATTTCCCCAAGCGGCTTTACAACATTTTCGTGGGCCAAAATATGGAATCTCTGGTATTCGAAAGTTTACAAAGGTGTATGATAAACCGCTTTTGGGCGGAATCGTTAAGCCCAAGATTGGCATTAGTCCAGAAGTGCTGTTGGAAATGGTCAAGGAAATGGTTGAAGGCGGTGTAAACTTTATTAAAGAAGACGAGATTATGTCTAACCCGCATTTCTGCACAATCGAAGATCGTGTCCCGAGAATAATGGAATATCTGAAAAACAAGAATGTAATTTATTCGGTTTGCATTAATTCTGATGCTCCGTACTTGTTAGACAGAGTTCGACAAGTTCACTCTTTGGGCGGAAACTCTGTACATGTTAACTTCTGGAGCGGCTTAGGATCTTATAAGGCGATTAGAGATCTGGACTTACCATTGTTTATTCATTTTCAGAAAAGCGGCGACAAGATCTTGACGAACAAAAGTCACGACTATCACATTGACTGGAGAGTCGTATGTGATCTGGCCGGCCTTATGGGTGTTGATTTCATCCATGCTGGCATGTGGGGCGGCTATATGAGTGACAATGAGAAAGAACTCAAAGCAGTTGTGTCCACGCTACATAACCACGGAGTGGTGCCTGCATTAAGCTGCGGCATGCATCCGGGCTTGGTACAAGCCATCAACAGCCGCTTTGGGGTAGACTACATGGCGAACGTAGGAGGAGCCATCCACGGCCATCCTAGTGGCTCTCTTGGTGGCGCCCGAGCCATGCGCCAGTCAATTGATCACGACCACGGTTTAGAATATGAGCTAGCTATAGACAAGTGGGGTCTGGTTGATGGCTAGGGACATCATAACAACTATGCCGGATTATAATGTTAGAATCTTAGTCTGTGGTATGTCGCGCAGTGGCAGTACGCTGTTAGTAAAAATGATACGAAAGTATTTCGCTGAATACCACGGTTTAGTTTTACCAGTGTTGAGTAATAAACAGTTCTTGAACGCCCCACCTCGTTCGGGCAATTACATTGTCAAGACACACGTTCCAGATGTTAGTATTAAAAGAAAATACAAGCACGACCAACCCCGGGACCCTGATGATAAAGAACTTAAACAATATTTCTCGCTTACTGATATTTTCCGTACAAAAAGAGATATAAGAGATGCAGCTGCTTCAGAAATTATAAGTTTGAACCTGCGTGAGCATTTCTTTCCGAGCGATGCCAAGGCGCTCCTAACTAAAAACGAAGATTACGAGTCTCCTTACTTAAGGGAAATTGTTAAAAAATTACACAGAGAACATATGATTTGGGCACATACCTTATCCCGCGTCCACACTCATCCAGATTTTACAGCATCCAGCACTAACACCAAGTGGTATGAGTGGAAATATGAAGATAGTATATCTGATCAGCACGCGGCATTTCGAAACGTTTTAGCGTTTTTAAAAGAAAGGCACGACTTTATCGAAGATTTGGACGACGCCTCTATCGCAAATTTGCTGGCCTCGCTGCCCGATCCAGTAGAATTACCTCGCAGCGAGGACGACTTCCGAGGCCTGCCTAGAGAATTCTGGAGAGACCCCGAAAAATTCGCAAGCGAGAACGTACCCTACAAAAAGAGGCTTGGTTGGGATGTGGGGGTGTCTAGTACCGGCGGCAAAATTGGATATTATAAAGAATTTTTTACAAAAGAACAATTAAAAGTCATTGATGGACAATGTGTTCAGTGGCTAAAAAGGAATGGTTATAAATGAAAAGATTGATTGTAACGACAGCAGATGATAAATTTGCACCCGGCACTGCTTTATTGTTATATTCCCTTAAAAGAAATATGGTGAGATTCGCAGAAACTGACGTAAAGGTGCTGTATACAAATTTGTCCGATGAGAATAAGAAAATGATTAAAAGTGTACTCTCTAGAGTACAGTTTGAAAAACCAGATATGGATTTTTGCGCAGGTATTAAGACGCTTTACGGCGCCGACAACCAAGACACTTATTTGTGTCTTGAGGCATTTAGACAACACGAATACGATCAAGTAATATGCTTAGATAGTGATATGCTTTGTATAGGGGACATCTCCCCGTTGCTCGGCTATGATAAGGTAATCATGGCATGTATTGGAAAAAGAAACCTTAACACAAAAGAACAGACCTATCATCATGGAATTGACAAGTTTAATGCCGGCTTTATGGTGATTGGTAAGCAAATTCTACAGAACAATAGGGTGTATCAAGACTTGACATCAATAGTACGACATATTAGAGACAACAAGCGTGATGGCCTATACAACGTCTTTGGTGATAATCGAAAAGTGTTTAACGATCAGGATGTAATAAGAGTATACTTTAGCAGTGCTCCAACACATATTCTGCCGGATTGGTATAATTTTAAGAATTTTTGTTTGGGCCCAAACTTTGAAGAAACAAACAAGATTTTCGATACTCACCAAAACGACGTAAAGATTCTGCATTTTTCGGGGAAAAGAAAACCATGGGCGAATAAGACGGACCGCTCTGGTGGACCCGTTGACGGGAAGATAGCAGGGATTTATGATGTCTGCTCAGTGGCAGATCCGGAGGAAATGAACAACAGCGCCGCCTGTCACATATGGCACGATTATTATGAAGAATGTTTCGGAGAGAAGTGCATTAATGATTGGTACAGGCACGACAGGAGTTAAGGCATCGTGAATATTTTAATTCCAATGGCCGGCGCCGGCTCTCGTTTTACGCAAGAAGGCTACGAACTGCCTAAACCACTGATCGACATAGCCGGCCTCCCGATGATTCAGAGATGCATCAACAGCTTAGATATAACAGGACAGTATATTTTTATCATTAGAAAATATGAGACTCTAGCTGAGACCATTTTACTTCGAGATATTTTGAAACAAATAACGGAAGAACCAATTATCATTGAAATAGATCACGTTACAGAAGGCGCCGCATGTACATGCTTGTTGGCAAAGGAACATATAAACAATTCCGAACAACTGATTTCAGTCAATTGTGATCAGATAATGAATTGGGACTCTAAGGAGTTTCTAAATCTTGTAGAAGGTGCAAACGTTGATGGTTGTGTGGTAACATATAATTCTGATTCGATCAAAAATAGCTACATTGAACTAGACGAGCAGGGGTTTGGCGTTCGGCTAGCCGAGAAGGATCCAATTAGTAACCTCTCTTTAACAGGAATCCACTATTGGAAACAGGGTCGCTACTTTGTAAAATCGGCGGAAGCTATGATAAACGACAACATCAGAGTAAATAACGAGTTTTATGTGGCACCAACCTATAATCATATGATTTCGGATGGACTAAAGGTCAACAATTATCATATTGAGAACTCCAACTTTCACCCTGTTGGTACTCCAGAAGATTTAAAGAAGTATCTTCATAGCCATTATGGTATAGAGAAATGAAAATTTTAAAGCTAAAAGACATGAAGGCCGGCTGGTTTATTGGTAATTTTGAACCAACTGCCTATAAAACTTCTGATTTTGAGGTATGTTATAAAGAACACCCCGCCGGCGAATCATGGGATGTGCATTTTCATAAGAAAGCTCTGGAAATTAACTATCTGATTCGTGGAAAGATGTGTATACAGGGCAAAATTTTGGAGCAAGGCGATATTTTTATGTTATATCCGTGGGAAGTGGCAGACCCAGTTTTCATAGAAGACTGTGAGGTTGTTGTGGTCAAAGTACCTTCCGTTCCAAACGATAAATTTACAATTAAGGAATAAAAATGGGAATTAATCATATAGGCAAGCTAGAGCGTCTTGAAACGGCGCTCCTACAAGCTGGAAAAGAATATCAAGGAGCAAAAGTGTGTGACTTGGGAAATCAAAGAATGTGGGAATCTGCTGCAGAAGGTTTGGGTATACCGATGGATTATTATGCAGGAGCTTATCTGCTTAAAGATTATTTTAAAAAGAAAAGGGTCTCTTTTCACACTTCAATCGATTTAAATGGAAAGGATGGTTCTTTGAGTCTAGATCTGACAAAACCAATTGATGTAGAAAAGATTGGGGGCCCCTTTACTGTGGTTACAAACTATGGTACTAGTGAACATGTGCCCGGTCAATATTGGTGTTTTAGAAATATTCATCATTTAGTAGAGCTTGGTGGCCTAATGTGTCATGTGGTGCCTCGTGTTGGAAATTGGGATGGCAAAAATTGTGGTTGCAAGAAACCTCATTGCCCATATTATTACGATACAGACTTTTTTGGTCTTTTGGCCGAGGCTAATGGTTATAAAATCATAGAGAACGATATATGCAATTATGATCACGAAACTCCCAAAAGAGCCCGGGAAGAATGTTTTGTAATATATCAAAAGACCACAGAACAAGAGTTTGTTTCGCTCGATAAATTTGAAAAATTTCCAATAAAGTGTATTTCAAATCCGTCAAAAACAGGGAATTATTCCCCGGGAGGAAGATAAATGTCAGAAACGGTTTTAGTAACCGGCGGAGCCGGCTTCATTGGCCATGCGGTAATTGAATATTTATTGGCCAACACAGATCACAATGTGGTCTCACTAGATAGGTTGGATGTCTCAGGCAACTTGAATCGCTTGGGCGCCCTGATAGGGGAACATCCAGAATGGCGAACCCGACTAAGGATAGTGTGGCACGATCTTAAGGCCCCAGTGCACGATTACGTAATTAACAAAATTGGTCAGGTTGACTATATTTTACATTTGGCAGCCGGCTCACATGTTGATAGAAGCATTTTATATCCGCTGGAATATGTAATGGACAATGTTGTGGGCACATGTAACATCCTTGACTATGCACGTAAAGAGTGTGAAGATCTAAAGCTGTTTTTATATTTCAGCACGGATGAGGTCTTCGGCGCCGCCCCTCGTGGTATAACCTTTAAAGAAAATGATCGCTATAATGCCGGCAATCCTTATGCTGCATCTAAAGCTGCTGGGGAGGAGTTGTGTGTCGCATACGAAAATACATATAGCATGCCAATTATCATAACCCACACAATGAACGTATACGGACCTAGGCAGCATCCTGAAAAGTATTTGCCTCTTATTATCAACAAGGTGCTCAATGGAGATACACTGGAGGTGCATTCAAATCCGCAGCTTACAGAAGCTAGCAAGAGGCATTATTTGCACTCTAGGGATGTAGCTGCAGCAGTTCATTTTTTGATGCAAAATCACAAAGTTGGCGAAAAATACAATATTGTGGCAAACGAAGAGACAGATAATTTAGATTTAGCAATTAAGATTGCCGAAATCATTGGCAAGCCTTTAAAGTATAAATTGGTCGACCCACAGATTACCAGACCCCGCCATGACTTTCGTTACGCACTGTGCGGAGAAAAGCTGAGAGAAATGGGATGGACTCAGGAAATTGAACTTGTGTCGGGATTAGAAGAAGTTGTTCAATGGTTTATTGAAAACGAGCACTGGAGGTAATTAAATGATTTGGATAGCACATAGGGGGAATATTGATGGCCCAAAACCCGAAATGGAAAACCGGCCGGAATATTTATTAGCCGCCACTGAAAAAGGTTATGATGTAGAAGTAGATGTTTGGCTAGCCGGAGATAAATTATTTCTTGGTCATGACGAGCCTCAATATGAAACAAATATCGAGTTTTTAAATAATGAGCATTTTTGGTGTCATTGTAAAAATGCCGAAGCGCTCAAGCTTTTGCTTGAGCATGGAATTCACTGTTTCTTCCATATCGGAGATGATGTTACATTGACCTCAAAGAACTACATCTGGACCTTTCCGAAGAAAAGATTGATCTCCGGAGCCATTTGTGTCATGCCAGAATATGGCTACAGGGGCGATATTGATGGATGTATCGGCGTGTGCAGCGATAATATTCTTGAATGGGAGAAGCGATATAATGGCTGAAGTATATACAGAAGAGCGTCCATGGGGCAAGTTTGAGAACCTATTAGAATCAGATTACTGTAAAGTAAAGAGGATTACGGTTAACCCGGGTCAAAGGTTGAGTTATCAATATCACCATAAGCGTAATGAAGTTTGGACAATCGTGCAGGGTACTGGGCTGATAACTATAGACGACAACGCAACTTGGATCCAAAAAGGAACAACGGTTGAAATCCCCGCCGGCTCAAAACATAGGATTCAAAACGCGACCGAGGGACCCCTTGTATTTATCGAGGTCCAGCACGGCTCCTATTTCGGTGAAGATGACATTGTAAGGATTAGTGATGATTACGAAAGAAACTGAGGATAAAGTTTCAAAGGTGATTTGCAAAGACAAGGAATTGTTCTTTGTGCATATACCGAAAAACTATGGCACTTCAATAATGCACATCGTATTCCAAGATATTCGCGGTGCCGCCACTCACATGACGGCGGATCAGATCAACTCGATAGAACAATATTCAGAGTATAAAAACTTTTGTTTTGTCAGAGATCCTATTGAAAGGTTCATAAGTGTATATTTGTGGCGTAAGCGAAAAGACGAGCTTATTGCCCCTTTGGGCCTTGCTGGTACGCTGGATCTTCTGTGTGAGTCGGGCATGAATCAAGTAATTGGGAAAGATTTCCAAACTGAGCCAGACAAGCTTAATAGAATGTTTTTGAAACAATCAACGTGGGTTAATCAAAATACTGTATTTGTGGGCAGGTGTGAAAACTTTGTTTACGATTTGAACAGTTTGAAGAATAAGTATGATTTGGATTTCCCCATCCGCGAGCTTAAAACCAATCGTCAACTTAAGTCTACAAAAAAAGAAACAAAAAGTAAACTTCTCAATATTTTTGATAATTCTCCCGACTTGAAGAATAAATTTTATGAATATTACGACGAAGATTACGAGCGCTTCCAATACAGTAGGGAGACCTCATGACAGCAGAACAGAAATGGTTAACCCCAGATCATGCCGGTTTTTATAGGGGCGGCCACCCATCGGTGTATTGGTATAATGATAGAGTCATGGAACGCAGAAAGTTGTATCCAAACTGGGAATCTCTGCGGGATGAAAATAAGGCTCTCACTGCAGTCGCCCACCGTGTAGCTCACGACGGGTATTATAAAATTGAGGATTTTTGGAACACAGATTTGTTAGATCAGCTTAGAGATCAAACATTGCAACTTATGGAGCAAAACCACCCGGACAAAATTAAACACCCCCAAGAAGGTCGCCATACACAGGTTTATATGCCTTTGTTGAATGCTCCTGTTGCAAATCAGCTGGCAACCGATCCACGCATCCTTGCTATAGCGACTGCTTTTCTAAATTGTTTCCCGGCATTAGGCACATCAAATTTACGATTGAGTACGGCGGAAAAGTCCGAATCAAAGGGCACCTGTATGTTCCATAGAGATTTTAACAGCCCAGTAAAGTTTATTAAGTTTTTTACATATCTCAACGACGTTACAATGGAAAATGGTCCGTTTACTTACGTGGAGGCCTCGAACAGAGAAATGCCAGTACAGCCACATTGGAGCACTCATCACCGATGGCCAGATGAAACAATAGAGTCGATTTATGGAAAAGATAGAATAAAGAACATAACGGCGAATTACGGCGATCTCTTGATAGCCACAACGGTTGGTTTTCACAAGGGCCTACAGTTACAAAAAGGCAGTCGATTAATGCTTACGTTGAATTATCTTGTACATCCCGAGCTTGGCGGACAGGGCATTTATGGTCCGCCCGAACAACCGCATCAAGTTTCAATGGAAACATTTAAGTCTACAAAGCACCCTGAATCTGGCTTGTACGATTTTATGACCAAGGTATGAAATGAAAACTGCACTAATTATCCCGGGCCACATAAGAAATATAGACCAGACAATAGATAATCAAAAGTCAAAACTGATTAAGCCCAACGATTGTGATATTTTCGTGTATACATCAACCATGAATACTCAACGCTGGACCATCCACACTCAGGATCGCAGATACTATCATGCTCCGAAGGGCGAAATTCACCATAGCAACAGGTATTTGAAACAAAGCGCCGGCACTGTGGGTTCTATTTATCTTCTAGATAAAGAATATGTTGCAGATGTGTTAAGAAGGAATTATGGTGAAAGATTGAAAGGCTATGTCATAGAAGAAGAAATTCCAAATGACGCCAGCAGAGAACTGGATCACTTGAAATGGGAATTTCACAGAGTTAGACAATTTAAAAAAGCATACGAATGCAACAAATTAATGCATGAGCACGAAGAAGAGCATGGGTTTAAATATGATTTTGTCATCCGCGCCCGCACGGATATCACATTAGACCAAACAATCACTCCGGTTGATTACGCCAGTGCTTATATCAGTGAATATTCACGGGAAGAATACGAAAAGTCTGTATTTCTCTTTGGAGGCTGGCCCGATCCCACCGGAAGAAGCAAATCTGGTAGGGGGTTGTTTGATGGATTTGCTTTCGGCCACCCCACAGCGATGGATGTTTATTTTGATGTTTATAATACCAAAAAGATATACGAAAACAGTGGCCACCCAACGGATCTTGAACATCCCGCTAACCAGCTAGAACAACATATAGAAGAAAATAATGTGGAACTGGTTTATCTTAAAGGCTGGACAGGGAAGCATAATCGGGGATATAAACTTACTAGGTGAAAATAACAAATGATTGTATACATTGACATAGACGAAACAATAGCAGACACACCAGCAGATAGGAATTACAGCCTATCGACACCAATTAGAGAAAATATTGAAAAAGCCAACAGATACTACGAAGATGGCCACACTGTTGTTTATTGGACAGCACGAGGCAGCGGCAGTGGAATTGATTGGTATGAGATAACCAGAGATCAACTTCAGTCATGGGGCGTCAAATACCATGAACTCAAGTTGGGAAAACCAATTTATGATTTATTCATTGATGATAAAGCAATGAACCCAGCAGAATGGGAAAACAAAGGAGAAAAAAATGAATCAGAATGAAACAGAGAAAAATATGCACTTATCCGAACAGGCAATGGGTGCAGTTATGATGGCTTTACAAAAGAGTCTTTTGGAACAATCGGACATAGTGCCGGTTCTCAAGCAAATGAAGTTCAGGCTTTCTGAGCAGGGGCTGATTGTGATGAACCCACCGATTGTACATGCGAACTCTCCTGCTGTCGAAACGACCGAAGTCGATACAGCGACATTTGAATAATGCCGAGGTATTCGTATTATTGTGAAATTTGCAGAGAGGCCTCAGATGTATTTCATTTAATTGGCGAATCTGTCGAACACTGCCCAATATGTGACGTGACAGGCAGCTTATCCAAAATGGTTTCAACGCCGACTATAAATTCGAAAGCTGCTGTCCAAAACACTTCGGTTAAAGAGAGGGTAGTTAAACATATTGATGATGCTAAGAGAGATTTAAAACTACAATTAGAAGAATTAAAAAACGAGGATTTAATTAACGAATGACAATTGCAACAAATTTAATAATTGTATTGACAATTATTTTTACAATATCCGCACTTTTAAACGCAGTGCTGATTTGGTACACGAGGGTATCAATACAAAAGTTTTCATTTATTTCAGAGAACATACAAGACTTAAAAGATTCCATAGCACATTATGAGAATCACTTAAAATCAGTATACGAAATGGAGATGTTTTATGGAGACGAAACCTTAAAGAGCCTAATCGAACACACCCGAGCTTTGAGCGGGTCGATGTCTCTCTATGATGACTTTTATGATCTTTTTGGAATCGAAGTATTGGAGGAAGAAATCGAGGAAGAAGAAATCGAGGAGGAACTAGCAGATGACGAAGCGCAGACGCAGGCGATCTAGGGGTGGCTCTGGAAAGCAATATTTCACAAAAGATCACGAAGATGCGATAATCAAATACGTTGCTACGACGGATATCCGCGAGCGCACATATTTATATGAAAAATGGATCGGTCCTGCTTTTAACGAGATGGTCGATAAAATTTGCTACACATATAACTTTACTAATCTGTCAAATGTAGCTGAGTTGAGAGAAGAGTGTAAGGTGTGGTTAACTACAATTCTTGACAAGTACGATCCCAGCAAGGGCTCTAAGGCCTTTTCTTATTTTTCGGTGATCACAAAAAACTGGTTTATTCACAAAGTAAAGAGGCAACAAAAACAGCTTTGCCGTGAACAAGATATCGAGTCGATTTCTAATCAAACTCATCTCGATCACATGTCGACAGAAAACAAGTATTTGCCGGAGAGGATGGAGAGGGAATTCTGGATGCTTTTATGGAAAGAGATGGAGTCGTGGGATACAGAAACCATGAAAGAGAATGAAAGAAAGGTTTATGAAGCGATAAAGATTTTGTTATCAAATCCAGATGATATAGAAATTTTTAACAAAAAAGCTATTTATTTATACTTGAGGGAAATTACTGGTCTGAATACAAAACAGGTCGTCAACAATCTCAATAAAATGCGCAAGCGATATCGGACCTTTAAAGATAAGTGGAATGGTGGAGAGTTATGAAACTAGATGACTACATTACTGAAGTAATTGATAACATCCGCGAAGATCGAGAAGTTACTAAAGAACTTCTAAACGACGCGATCAATTATATGAGCAATAAGACCGACGCTCACGAGTCAGTTGGTCAAATTGCGGCAAAGTATGTAGAAACGCTCCAGCGTTCAAACGAGCAACTGGTGAAGATCACTGGATTGCTGCACAAACGAGAGCAGGGCACCGAAGGGCTGACCGAAGAAGATAAGAAAGCCGTGTTCGATATGATCAGCGCGGGAGAGGTATAATGACAACAGAAGATCGATATTTACCCGGCACTCTAAACCCCGAGGCTATGAAGATCTCGGCGGATCATTATGAATTTCCAGCTTCTACAGATAATACAGACTTCTTTCCAAGGTTTCACGAATCGATCCTCAAGGGGGCAGCCCCTGACAGTTTTAAAGGCGTTAGTAGATATAAGGGCATGGTGATTTCCCAGCCAACCAAGGAAGTGGTAGGCGGAGGCTGGTTTAAAAAAGGAAAGCCCAGATATAGTTTCAGAGTGAGAATTCCAGAACTACACAGTGCTATACAGGATCCTTGCTCTATTGCTCCCGATGGAGGTACTGGTGCAAACCTTGAAGACTCGCAGAGAAAGCTTGTGTGTATGCACCCGATGGCCATTACCGCAAACGATAATGAGAATGGTGATACTTTGCCGGAACCTAGCTTGGGCGATATAGTCTGGATTGAGTTCGAAAAAGGGCCCTCTGGGGGCCGCATGGGCTCACCAATTTATGTTGGCCGTTTTAGTAAAGGTGCCGGCACAAACGGCCTAAGTGATGCGTGTTCTTCTTTAGCAAACCTTAATTGGGACGGCTCTACGCTTGGTGGAAACGGCTATGCGCCTGCCGGCGGCTACCCCGGGGATCCATCTTCGTGGCCAGTTAGTGAAGGCGCACAGCATATAACAGACGAAGCGGCGGAAGATCTGCACGAAGTGGCCAGAACTTATTACGAAGAACACGGGTTTGATTGGCGTACTAATCCGTCAGAGCTTAACATTATGGGAATGAGAAACACAAACACACAAACAAACAACTCTTTCGATGATAAGATGATATGCATGTATACTGATGACGCCGGCGCTCAATATGTAGACGTGTGGCCCTGCACCACCCGCCCGGGCCGGTCTTCTATGACTGGTGCCGGAGGCTATGGGATTGCGATTTTGATTCCGTCTGCGGCCCAGTATCATTCGGATGATCCGTCATTACATCCCGACAGCAGAAAGATCCCAAGCGCCGGCCAAAAGTCATATGATCTTGGCCGAGGCGGGTCGAACAAAGAAGAAAGAGGCCGGCCAGATCGATCCGATCCGGGTCAGGCATATCGTGATAGCAACAATGATGATGTGTTCAACTATGATCCCAACACAATTGGAGGGTGCATTCAATGTCAGCTTCATGATACATCTCCGGGCAGATCGATGAGCAAAGGGGTTGACGGCTACTCAGAGGGATGCCAAGTTTGGGGCCAATACGAGGATTTTCAGTTTTTCTTGTCTCTATGGAAGAAGCAGATAGCTGTAGGGGTGTCTGATCTTGATTACGTTCTTATCAACGCAGAAGACTTGAGCGAGTTGTGGAGCACAACGACATCTTCAACGGCCACTGACGAGCCACAAGCAGGAGATCCGGTAGAGTAATGAGGAATTAAATGGGACTTTGGAGCAAAGGCCGCGATAAAGGTCGTGAACAAAAAAACATAGACCCCGAAAAGGCAAAAAAGCTAGAAGAGATTAAGTCGGGCGAAGGCTCCTTTACAGAGGAGGGCGCCCAAGCACGTAAGCGAGTTGTAGGCGGCATTGGTTGTGACACAATCATCGAGCCCGTGCCAGAATTCGACCGTGCACCCTGTGAGACGGTGATGCACGGAGAGAACAATCAATGGATTGTTTTAGGCAGAGATCGTCCTGCGAACCGCGCTAGCGGTTATGGTGGAGCCGGCCATACTCACTGCGGAATGGTTGATATTGTTGTTGGTAGGGCATCTAGTAAGAATAACGGTCTTAAGGCCGCCGGCCCAAGTGACGAAGATGTTGTAGGAAACAACTGGTTCAACGACGCAGCTAGAATTTATATTAGTGCTAAGACTGATATTGATAAGAACTTGGGCCTCTCTCGTGGCACCTTGGGGAATAAGAAGGCGCAGTCTGGCATCGCGCTTAAAGCGGATCAGGTCCGCATCGTTGGTCGCGGCGGAATCAAGATTGTAACAGGAAAGGCTCAAAATGTTAAGGTTGGTGCCGGCGGAGAAAAGCTTTCTAATGGGGCCAAGGAAATTACACCATCCCCTATCATTGAGCTTATTGCGGGAAATCAAGACGGCTCTTCAAGACACTTCTCTATCGACAAAGGCTTTTTTACAGTTAACAATGTCCAACCGGCCGTTTTAGGAGAAAATTTGATAGAAGCCATGACCGAACTGATTGATTTAGTAAATCAGCTTCAGGGCGCCGTTACAAATTTTGCAACTCAGCAGACTATTTTTAACGGCGTGGCGGCTGTACATACTCATCCAGTTGTTCTGGCGTATACAACACCTTCTCCCGAGATGGCATCGACGGGTATCAACAATCTAATCAAAATGGCGACAGATGTCCATATACCTCTCTTTTCACAAAAGGTTAACACTATGTTATATGAAATGAACTATTTACAGCCATTCGGAATGAACTATATTAATAGCCGGAGCGTTAGGATCACCTAGGAAAAACCATGGCCGAAACAGATACTGAAACTACAGAAACAGAAGAAACACCTTCTGACGAGACCAGCTATATTGATTATCAGTCAGTGCCCTCGTCCGCCAGCGATTGTGATCTTGTAGAAGAAGAGGTAGTTGAAGAAGAACAGGATTGCCCAACGTGCACTCCAAACCCGAAAGCTCCTCTGATTGACTGGACCAAGACAACGGACACTACTCCATTCTTGAATGAGAGAAAGTGCATGTATTCTATTTGCATCCGCACTGATTATGAGGGCACCGGGGGCAACCAGCTTCAGACACGCTTAGACGAATATGTAGAAGAAGGTGTCATCAAATTATTGGCGTATTATGACAAGGCGTTAGATGAGAATACTGTTGCGGCCATGGTGAGCATCGCCGGCGCCACTGATCACTTCATCCCGCCAAGACCTAAGCTTAAAATGAAGGCTCTCATTGAGATCGACGCCAATGAGTTTGATAAGATGCCTTCCTCGACAGATGTTCCGGAAGACAGTACAGTAGATGAAGAGCAGCAAGACGAAGTAACAATACCAGACATGTCCGCCACGATTAACATCGAAGGTGGCGATGAAAAGTTTAAGAAAATCGTGCATGGCTTCGAGGCGTATGCAAGATATCAGGCAATATATTATAAAATCCAGCGAGGAAAAGTAACCTTTCCCGGCGGCCAAATGGTCAATTTGTTACATGAGGCCAAACATCTTAGAAAAGTTTATCCGGCTATAAAGAGATTCCTTAGAACAAAAGGTTGGGTCCTCCGCGAACGCCGGGGAATGTCCAAGATAGGTCAAAAGCCCGGGCTGAAGTTGGCAAACAAAGTAGAGTTCGGTTTCGATTCAGAATATAAAATTATATCTGTTAAGGTGTATCAACACGGCACTTGCGAGGAATCTCCTGTCGAATATAAGGATATGAAATTATATGCCTTACAGGGCACATATCCTTTCGACCGACCCACCACCATGGCATTGCTTCCAAATTTAGATGCCATGGAGGACGATTTGACTCGTCGGGAAGGTATGATGCCATGGACAGAGTTTGTTCAGACATATATTTATCCGACTCCTACGGTTAACGAAGGTGTCGATCTAACAGCAACGACTACCGCTCTTGTCGCCGCCTCCACTGGTACTGCTACCGATACTGATTTAGAAACATTAACAAAAGCGGCGGTTCAATATAGCGATGAAAACGCCATGGCCGCGAAAACTCCCGGCTCTTGGGAAGATGCCTCGTCAGATGAACACTATCACGGCGGCGGAGCCATGGCGGATCGCGATTGGAACCCATGGGCCGAAGGCGCCACCGATGGTATGACTGCCGAAGAGTACACAACAGCCATGACTGAGTACTACGAGAATACAGTCGATAGCAAAACATTAGATTATGATGAACAAGTAGCAGCATTATGCAATGATGACTTCGCCGGCTGGGGAGATGAATTCGTCGACGGGTTTATGGATGAACTGTTCAGCATCTGGGATGCTATTCAGTACCAGTTCCAGAACTATTTGTGCATGTCTCCTGACGAGCGGGAGCAGTTACTCACGAATCTGCAAGAGATGAACAATCAGGTTGCGGCAGAGGCTTTTGCGGAATACGTCGCTGTTCTAATTGGCTTTAGCGAGATGATTGAATCTATGTTTGAGGGCTTGGACGAACTTAAGGATCTTAAAGACCTCTATCCCGGGGCAATGGACAAGATTAAACTTTGTGGCCTTTTTAATCTGCTTTTGGCATTTGCAGAATGTCTAGTTGCTGGCTTGGACTTCTCAGAGATGTTGGAGCCCATTATTGCTGCTGCCTTATCGAATATGGATCCAAAGAGTTTTGAGAAGCTGTTTGTTGGTCTCCCTCCCGACCGTCAAGCTGCCGTTATGGCCGCAGTCGAGGCAGAGCTTGGTTCCCACGTTATGCCATGGGAGGCTTATGAGATGCAAGGCCAGCCTGACCCGGCCGCACATACGGCATACGGCTCAGAACCTCATTCTGGAACGGTAGTGACATGGGGATCCGGCGGCTTAAATACCGAGAAGGCTGCAGCCAGACAGGATCCTTCTTACATATCACCAAAAGAAATCTCTTTAGCTAGGAAGATGGAAAACATTCTGGGCGATGACCCCGAATCTGGAGACTACTTCAGACTGATTATGGATCTAGACGGGGACTCTACTTGGAGCACTCTCGCGGAGTCTTTCGGCCTGCAAAATGATCTGGAAGACGTATATTATGCAGAATCTGGATTTAGTAAATTATCGGCCGATGGGTGGGACTCCCCCGGCTCGGATTATAATCTCATGGTTGGTCATATTAATGATTTAATTGAACAAGCCAACAGCACCGGCGTCCAGTATGCAACGACTGTCGACCGCAGCAAAACAATCACTTATACTGCGACTTATCAAGATGCCTTAACTGAATACTGTGATGATGCTTTTGCTGATGCTTTTATGGCGACTGATGATGGTGAGATGGGTATGTCTGCCGATGAGTGGAAGGCTGATTGTGCCACGTCATCCGCCGCAATTGCTTATGCAGAAGCCGCAGCAGAAGCCGCAGACGCAGCACAGGCAGGAGAGGCTACATACGGGTCTGAGGGTCCATACGGCACAAGAGGCTCCCTCGGCGCCGCAGCAGGTGCAACGGTAACGACCTTGTTGTCTGTATATGCGCAGCAGTTATTAGAATACTATGTTGAACATGGGCTCTTAGAAGAACTCATGGACGGATTAAACAAGCTCCCCGGCGCCGAAATTGTTGCTAAAATTATTGCGATGTTTGACTGCGTAGTGCCGCCCTTGTTCGACCCCCCATTATTCGACTTTTTGAAAACTCTAGAAATCGACTTTTGTAATAACCAATATGGTATTGTACTTCCGAGATTACAGTCTTTGCCGATTCCGAACTTTAAAGATTTCTTCAAATATCTTTTAGAATATGCAAAACAGATCTTACTTTATATATTGTTCCGATTATTGCTTTATATACTTACTAAGATATTATTTATGCTTTTCGACTCACTATGTAAAGCATTATCAACACTAGGAGAAGCAGCCTCAAATGCTTTGGCCGACGCCGCATGCAATGCTATGTCGAATGCTGGAGGTTTCTTGGGCGATGTTGCAGAGGAGGCTTCCAAGGATGACATGGAATACAATCCTGAAACTGGATTAGAACAGCCAGTTGAGGGTTCTAGTTTCTGTGAGGATCCGCCTAGAGACTTTCTCTCGTGTATCAAGGAGGCCTTCTGTGGGCCACAAGCAACAGATGAGCAAGCAACCGACACAATGAACCAGATGATGAGCACATATGGTGGTATCACTGAAGAGGACGCTGCGCAAATGGCTAATACTGAAGCCGTCAATCAGTTGGTTGCAGACATGTCTTCATGCTTGACTGGCGCCGAGATGACCGACTTATTGCTTGGGCGCCCCAACCCTGTTGCGCAGCAAATGATTCAAGAAGTCGTCGCGACAGAAAATCCCGCCTTCGCGTCTGTATTGGGCAGCACTGGCCAAGTTGGTGATTTGTTTAAGAACATCGGTGATATGATGCCAATGGAGTTCCGGGCCAAACTAAGAGATGAGGTCAGTCCTCAGTCTGGAGAGGAGATGCCCGCCAATCCATCGTTATGTGTAACTAAGTCAGATGTGGATAGGTTTAGGCAACTAAGACAAACAATTTTGACGAACAAGGAACCTGACGACGGTACCGGAACCACTGGTACTACACCGGCACAGGCAGACCAACAGTTCGACGCTATGCGCGGTAGGGCTTTGAATGATTTGGCCGAGGTTGCAGATCTGCTGCAGGGCGGTCCAGAGAGCTTCATTGCCAACAACCTGCCTCCGATCTTAGGAGAGCCAGATGAGAATGGGTGCGTTCCTCCAAACGCTATTCTTCCCCGCGAACCGGAAGAACTAATGGATCTGCTCAGTTCTTCAAACGAAAAGCTATATGATATTGTCGGCCGGGCATTCAATAGAGATATTATGGGCCGTTATGGCTTTCTCAACATGGTCTTGTCAGACACAAACGGAGTTCCGTATACTCGCCACCACCGCAAAGCTCGTCGAAATATCATGTACAGTGACAGCTATGGCGATGCCTTTGAAATTTTTGGAATTGAGCCAACTGCCGGTGATTCCATCGAAGATTCAGACATTCCTTTCTTCTTAAAACCCCTGTTAGCCAGAGAGCGCGGCTATTATCCAGAAATAGTTGGACAATATTTAATCGATCATCTTAATAACGAAGAGCATTTGGGCGATGGTTATGAATCAACCACCACCTACGTGGCTGGTTCGACATCCACCTATGAATCCCCCGTGGGAACAGTTATAAAATCAGGAGATTATCCGAGAGATGACAAAGGTGCCCTAATGGGTACAGAAGAGAATCCGTTTGTTGAAGAAGGATCTAAAGATCCAGATTTGACATTGACATTCAAGGATGCAAACAAGGGGCTAAATTTGCCGATGTTGTCAGACGATATGCAGTTTTCAGAAGGATTCAAACTTGAATATCTCTCTTATATTATTGAAGAAGATGAAGATGGGGTTGCTTCTGCAAATACTGACAATGTGTATCAATTAAATGTAGTAGAGGTTACTAATGAGGCGGCCCTTGCTCCAGCAAACATAGCAGAAGCCCAAGCACTAGCGGATCAAAGCGACCACGCACTGGGAGACCTTGGCACCTATGAGGGTACTGAGGATGAGATCTACTCGTTAACCATATATGGTTCTTTGTCCGAGGAAGCAGAAGAACTGAGATCAGCCTATGATCTTACTCAATTAGATGCATCTCCACAGGTTAATCTATGGAATCAGTACCTTATTGCACAATACCAAAAGCTTGGTTTAGACGACGAGTCGGCCGCTTTGTTCAATACTTACGCAGCCTTCTATGGCTCTGGCGCCGGAAATGTTACGCATGATAACATCATGAATACGCTTTTGGGATATATGGGCAAAAACATTGCCGCAAACACGCCAGCCTTTAAATTCGGCTACGATGCCTCAACAGATGACGACCTCGACATCACAGACAAAGCATACATGTCCCCAGAAGACTATGAGGGTACCCCGAAGTTGTTCGCACAGTGGGTGGTAGAAGATCTTGTGCCATCACTCGGCCCGGATTATGTGCGCGAATCCAACGGCAAGCCTCGCTGGCGAAAAGTTAAGAAATATATCAAAGAAAACCAAATTATGGGTACATCAAACCACTCACGCTTGGAATTTTTGAACCCATCAGAGTTTGGTGGGAGTTGGATGGCACCGCCATTCTATATCGAGCCTCCGGTGTATGAAGGTTGGTTGGGCATTCGAGATGCATTGATCCCCGAAGTAGATGGAAAGGATCCGAAGCGAGTTCCTGTGTGTAATTTCGAAGATATTAAAGATCGCGTAGATGAATTGACAAAGAAAATGCCAGATGATCCTCGCTTATCAGAATGCCCCGATTGTGTTGTAGAGTTACCTTATTCTAGAATTCTCGACCGTGCTGCAGCTTCTGGTATGGAAGGTCCGATTTTAGCCATGATTCGAGTTTACGTCTTGGAAGAAATGCTGAAAGCCATGCCTGTATTTTCTAATTTTAAAGCAGTAATTCCTGAAGTAATGGACTATACGTATGTTGAATACATCATTGCTAAGATGAAAGAAGACTTTGTTGAAAATCTAGGTCGAAAACGTGGGTTCCTGAAGGGTGACGCACTATGGTACACCTTCTTGGAGCAGTGCGTACAGTCATATGCCAGACAAATTCAGCTAGACGGAAGAGAGCCTTCCTATGATGTTCAAGAGGCCATGGATAAGCTGAATGCACTCCAGAAAGACTTTCATTATCCAAGCGAAGAGGATCTCTATACTGCTAAGCGAAAGGCTGGTGAGAATCCATGGGAGAGCTATGGAGTCGACGCAGAAGAACAAGACTCAGAAATTGTCTTTGGCCGAGAAGTTACCAAGACTACAAAATTAGCATGGTACCGACGTTGGGCCCTTCTTCAAGCCGTTAAGGATACTGAGGAATATGCAAACGTGATTCTTCGTTCGTTGATTGAGGAACAGCTGGAATATATGGCTGATAGGTTAGAGACCTCTTTGGACTCCATTGACATGAAGCCGGAGATTACTAATATCTACAAATACTTTATTGGCTCAAGTGGCATGTGTGCTGGTAACATCGAATTTACGCCAGATTTAGAGTCGAGCACCGGAGGAGATGTGTTTAACGTCGCCGCCGATTTAGATGACAACCCTCTTAACCAATATGCTGCATCCGAGTTGGATGTGAAATTTAAGGTTGTAGAAAGCTCTTCAGGTACTTCCACGGTTGATGATCCAATTTCCAGATTTAGCACAGGTGAGTTCATATTAGAAAAATATATAAGAGTTTACGACAAGGAAGATCTGGGAGTTACCGAAATAGATTTACCAGAATCAGTTTCTACGAGAGATGACAAGTTACGCGGTGTTGTCAACATTGACGAGTGGAAAACGTGGTTGGAGTCAATCTCTGACGAATTGGGTGATAGTAAACTATCTGAGTATTTTGGTGATTTGGCGTACATATATGAAACAGATGAAAACGGAGATCCAACTGGGGATCCGACCGGAATCGAAGGCTCTATGGGCGTGGCTTATGGATTAAGGCTCAGTTATGTTCCTCCACAAGATGCGGTTAATGCTCTCAGCGGCTCAGTCCTCCCCGGCCTGCAGGAAAATGCTTCGTGGGCTACGTGGCAATCTGAGGCATTAAAAGAGAAAGCGTTTTTCTTAGCCCCTCCACAATACGATTATACGGATTTAAATGTAACAGACGTTACTTTGTATAATTCCTCTGACGAAGAGATGGAGGCCACTACAGGCACTACGGAGACGCAGGACACTATTTTGGACATTGAAAGTGGAGTCTACCCCGGAACATATACCATTAGGGAGGCCGGTTTTATCATACCTTTGGCATATGCAGAATATGATGCATTAGATCATACGATTTCAGATCATATTAATCAAATCGAAGAAGAAATGGACCTAACATGTCTCGCGAATGATCTTATTGAAACTCCAGAGTTTGAGATGCTGTTCCAGTATGTGTTCCCCCTAAACAGAATTACATCGCTAATGAGCATTTATGTTGGGCGCGCCTTCTTAATGTCAATTGGAGAAAAGGTTTTAGAAATGGATCCAAAGGACATTCTCAACCTCATGTCGGGAGGATTCCCTATACCTGATAACGCCGCCGGCGAATGGCAGGCGTATGCACTAAGAAGGGGGCAAGGCAGATGGGGAGCGACATACGACAAGTGGGATTTCGACTTCTTATTTAGAAGAACAAAGAAAAGGCTAGTAAGAATGTTTAGAACTTACTTTAAATCTAGGGAGTTTTTGTCTAACAAGGATGATGATAATATCGGCGGAGGCAGTCACTCTGATGGCGAGTCTGATCGCAACAAGACTCGTAATCGGCCCAACAAAAATAAGGGCCTAGGTTCTCGCAAGATGCGCCGTAGGCGCCGGGATCGTCCATACGACAAAAATGGAGAGTAGGCGATATTAAATATAAAACTAATTACATGATAGTTATTGTAAGGAGAGACGAAAATGGCCTATGATGCATCGCTACCGCTGAGGCGGGATCCCACATCTGGTTTTGGCGAGTTGAGTACTTTAAAGGCAGCGGTACATCAAGACTTGCTGATTCTATTATTAACCGCGCCCGGCGAAAGGGTTATGGATCCGCTATTTGGTGTCGGATTAAAGAGATATTTATTCCAGCCTTTGACTAGAAGTACGTTGGCCAGTATAGAAGCACGCATAAAAGAACAAGTTTTTCGTTATCTGTCATTTATCACAATTGAGAGTGTAAATTTTCAAAGCGCATTAGATTCCGGACCCGGCGCCACTGTTACTGATATGGATCCAAATCAAGTTAGTATTAATATCACTTATAAATTTGGCCGTGGTGTGTATGGAAATATCACAGTGGGCGCCTAAATTTTATAAAACTATTGCTAATTAAATGGTGGAGAATTAATTAATGGCCAAGAACAAGAGATATACAAGAAGCATTAAATATACCAGTAGAGATTTCTCATCCATCAAGACCGATCTGATAGAGCAAGCAAAAATCTACTATCCAGATACGTATAAGGACTTCAATCAAGCTAGTTTTGGCTCTATGATGCTGGATGCGGTTGCATACGTTGCCGACCAGCTTTCCTTTTACTTAGATTATCAAGCGAATGAGAGCTTTTTAGACACCGCAGTAGAATACAATAATGTAGTTCGGCATGCCCGCAGTCTGGGATATCGGTGGAAAGGTGCACCATCAAGCACAGGTGTCATCGCGCTCTACATAATCGTCCCAGCGGTCGGCTTGGGAATGGGTGTGGACACAGATTATGTTCCGATCCTTAAAGCCGGCGCCCAGTTAAAGTCTGGCGCCACCAATGCTAGTTTCATATTAATGCAAGATGTGGATTTTTCATTAAGTTCTAATGAAGTTGTTGCCGCAAAAAAGGATTCCACCACCGGCTTGCCGTCTCATTGGGCCATTAAGGCTTACGGTAAAGTGATATCGGGAGAACTGATGCGGAAAACGGCCACAATTGGTTCGTTCCAAAGATTCTTGAAAGTACCAGTGGGCTCTATTAATTCCGTTTCAGAGATCCTCCGCGTCACAGACGACGAGGGTCATGAGTATCATCAGGTGGAATATCTATCGCAAGATGTAGTTTATAAAGAGGTGGTGAACCAAGACGCCCGTGCCTCGGGCATTCCATCGGTTATGAAGCCATATTCTGTTCCGAGAAGGTATGTTTTAGAGACAGAGGGCTCAAACCTGTATGTTCAGTTTGGACATGGATCAGATTCCGAAACTTCAGATCCTTCCGTTGTTGAACCGACAAATTTAACCCTCCAGCGATTTGGGAGAGATTATATAACAGACGAGGCCTTTGATCCTACAAACTTGTTATCCACAGATAAGTTCGGAATCAGCCCAGCTAACACAAAGTTGTACATAGTATACAGGATGAATTCAAAGGAAACGGCTAATGCTGCTGTGGGCACCGTCAATAAGACTGGTGACTATGAGATGGTAGTGGCTAACGAGCAGATTTTAAGCCAAACTAAGCTTCGTGAGGTCCGAAAATCCCTAGAGTGTTATAACGAAGAGCCATTTGTTGGAGACATCACACTTCCCGATTCTGCAGAAATTAAGAGAATGGTATATGATAATTTTGCCACGCAAAACAGGGCAGTCACTCAGCAAGACTATATGGCACTAATCTATTCTATGGATCCAAAGTTTGGATTAGTAAAGAGGTGCAATATTTTGAGAGATCCGGATTCTCTCAAGAGAAACTTAAATCTATATGTGGTTTCAGAAGGTCCCGATGGAAAACTAATTGCTGCAAACGATACATTAAAAAAGAACCTTAAAACATGGATAAACCAATATCGAATGATCAATGACACGATTGATATTCTAGACGCAAAAATACTCAATTTTAAAATTAATTTTTCAGTAGTGGCTCACAGGGATTATGATAAACACGATGTTTTAAATCAATGCATTAGTGTCTTAAAAGACAAATTTGCCCAACCGCTGTCCATGGGCGAACCATTTTATATCTCAGATATACAAAAGGTGTTAAACGATGTCCCGGGCATCACCGATGTGAAACAGGTTATTGTGGAGTGCGCATCCGGAGGAACATACTCGACAGCATATATGAACGTCAACCAGCAAAAATCAGCAGATGGTAGATATGTCGCCATTCCAGCAAATTGTGTAGTTGAGATAAAGTTTCCGGACAACGATATTATAGGATCTATTACATAATGGCTATTAAAAGATACTTTGCTATAAAAGACAATACGATTACAAACGCGTATGAGACTAATTTAACTACCCGTGCAACCGGTTCTAACATGGGCGCGGCAGATATTTTAGAAGTATTCTCAATTTTTGGCCAAGCTACCGGCTCAACTGCTGCGGCTTACGAAGCTTCTCGAATCTTAATTCAGTTTCATGCGACCGGCTCTGATATACAGAATAGCCAGAATTCGATCAAAAGAGACCGAACGCTCAGCAAACTCCCCGCTAGTGGAAGTGTAAACTTTTATTTAAGGATGACGAATACAAAACATTCCCTAACTACGCCTAGAGATTTTCGGCTGGTTGTAAGCGCTGTAGAAACTGCGTGGCAAGAGGGATATGGCTTGGATATGGACAATTATACAGATTTGACATATAACCAGCGCGGCTCAAACTGGGCCCGGGCTTCATCTGAAGCTACGTGGACCACTGCTGGTGGAGATTGGGATAACGACGATTCGTCGTCTTTGACTGCATCTTTCACTAATGGAACAGAAGATTTAGAACTTAACATTACGCCGATTGTGGAGAAGTGGATTGCCGGCACCAAAGACAATAATGGTGTGATAATCCGCCTCACTGCAGATTTAGAAGATGCAGAAACTTCATATTATACGAAAAAGTTCTATGGGAGAACTTCAGAATTCTTTTTCCGTCGACCGGTCATTGAGGCTCGCTGGGATTCTGCCACTAAAGACGATAGAGCAAACTTTTACTACAGCAGTTCAAATGCCCCAGCAGCAGATAATCTGAATACACTTTACTTTTATAACTATATCCGTGGTCGTCTTACAAACATCCCCAACGTGGGTACGGGCAGCATCTTGCTTAGCTTGTATTCTGGGTCTTCTGGCAACCCCGGAGGAAGCAAACTAGCACTTTCTAAGGGAGGCGGTGTTGTTACAGCCGCCGATGTCAACGTCACCGGAGGATATGTAAGCACTGGCATTTATTCTGCTAGTGTAGCAATAACTGCCTCTTCTACAAACCGTCTCACAACATTGTATGATATATGGCATTCAGGCTCAGTGCAATATCACACAGGCACACTTGAGCCGCAAAGTTTATATGCGTCAAACTACAATCCAAATCCGACATATGTCACAACGGTCAACAACTTAAAGCCAGTATATCGTAAATCAGAAACAAATAGGTTAAGATTGTATACTAGAACAAAAGATTGGTCTCCAACTATTTATAATAAAGCTAGCAAAACTATTGAAAGGACGATTATTGACAGCGGATCCTACAGAATTACAAGGAATATTGATAGAACAGAGGTTATTCCCTTTGGCACAGGCTCGGATTTACATACCCAGATGTCTTTTGATGTATCTGGAAATTACTTCGATTTAGACTTTTCGATGTTGGAGCCGGGTTATTCATATACTCTAGATTTCAGTTATTACAATGGTTCAATAGATTCGTGGACAATTCAGCCTGAAAAGTTTAAATTTAGAGTTGAGTAGCAATGAGAGGGAATTATGGGCATCAAAGATCTATTTGAGAAACCACAACAAATTCTGACATCGGCCGACGCCGAAAGTACAACAAAAGATAAGGTTGAATCTCTTGATTATCTTGACGCAGTAATGCGCGCCAAGGAAGAGTTTGTTCCTCATATTGATTTTTCTTCCGCTTCAAATTTTGCAATTTATGGTTCTGCAGAAAAATACTACGAAGATGCGGTTACAACCATCTACCGTCAATACCCATATGATGGCACTGCTCGGGAAGTGCAAGAGTTTAATTTAAATTTAAATTATCTCACAAAGCACGTTTTAGAAAGCTTATACCCCCGAACCACCGGATATATTACTTTAGGAAAAAGCGCTACTTACAGCGGCCTGTCTGGTTCATATGGTAGCCCTGCGGCAAACGAATACATTGAGTTTTTCGGCGGCCCGCATACCGCCTCTAACATACAAACCTCGCTGGAAGGAATGGCAAATCGGCCATTACACGAAACGTTTGAATATTCTAATCAACTCTCATCTGATCCATATACTAAAGCCGGCTTTCAAAAAGACAGCAGTAAGAAAGGCACACAATTATCAAACCTAAGATTCAATCCGGCAGATGGAATGACCGTCGAGTTCTGGTTGAAGAAGGACGCTTTTGATTCTACCAAGACCAAAAGGGAGGTAATTTTTGATCTGTGGAATGGGAAAGATGATGATGATATCGCCTATGGCCGTCTTCTTTTAGAGCTTTCCTCATCGGCAACGGATCCGTTCAGGCTGACCATGGTCTCCGGCTCTGGTTCCCCGGTCCAAGCCGGCTATCAGAGCGCCACTCGCATCGCCCGAGATACATCAATCTCCTCCGGAATAACATCAGAAAAGATCACGGGCGGGGATTGGAATCATTATGCAGTATCGATTGCAAATAAAGGCGCTAATAAAACTGCTGTAAAGTTTTATATCAATGGCGATCTGGATACTACAACGCTTTTAACTGGACAGATTAACGAGGTGACAGGCGGATTAAGAGCCCACCTTGGCGCACTAACTCATCCAAATCGACAGCACGGAGGAGCTAAGGGCCACGGGCTTTTGAGTGCTTCTTTAGATGAATTCAGATATTGGAAGGAGGCCCGCTCTTCAGAACAAATCGGCCGTTATTGGTGGACACAGGTTCGGGGCGGCTCAAACAGAGAAGTTTACAATTCAAGTTTGGGCGTATATTATAAATTCAATGAGGGTGTCGTGCAAACCGACGCCACCGATTTAACTGCATATGCTATTGACAAAAAGGTGCTTGACTACTCAGGACGCGTCTCGAACGGTAATTGGGTCGGCTACCCCGGATATCCTGAAGGGGCCCGCTCAACGGATTCTGCACTAAACCGAACCGGCTCAGCAGAATTTAAAGATCCAATCATTTATAACTCGCATCCAAAAGTTAAGGCCTTGCTTGCAGAGCTTAAATCTTCAGGCTCAATCTGGGACGACCAGAACAATGCTTCAATGTTGAACGCGGTCCCCACTTTTATGAGAGAGCAGGACGAGGCCTCTGGTGATGGAACGCTGACAAACGTGCTTCAAATGATGGGTTCTTATTTTGATAAGATTTATCATCTCGTTGACGCGCTGCCAAAAATTAGAGCCACTTCATATTTGACCGCTTCTGCCAAGCCCTATCCTTTCGCCACCCATTTGTTAGAGAGCGTCGGCATGAATGCTCCACAGATGTTTGTTAATGCAAATGTTTTAGAGTCCATTTCAGCCCGCGATGAAGATCGAAAGTATGAAAAAGACATATCGGAGATTAAAAACCTCATATATCAGAACATTTATAACAATCTTGTATATGTGTATAAATCAAAGGGTACCGAGAAATCGATTAGAAACATAATACGGTGTTTCGGCGTGGATGAGGAATTAATACGCCTCAACATGTACGCCAATAACATGACGTATGAACTACAGGACAACGCTAGAACAAAGACTGTAAAGAAGAAATACATCAACTTCAACGATGTAGACAAATTTGATTGCGTAATATATCAGTATCCAGACCCAAATAATTCAAATACGGTCGGATATATAACTGGCTCTGGGCCAACAACCGTAACGGCTAGCTTGGGACATGAGGATGTTTTGGGAATGACGGTCGAGACAGAAGTTCTCTTCCCAATCAAGCTTACTCAAAGAGATTCGGGGTTTTTTACAACGGATTTTGAAGAAGCTTCCTTGTTCGGCTTACATACACCATTAAGCGATGCGTCCCTATTGACGATTTCTAGGCCCAATTACGCGAACTTCCAAGTGACTGCTATTCGACCTCAGCGTGAATCGAAGCATGTATATTTTAAACTGACATCTGAAGACCCCGGAAACGGTTTCAGTGCCCCAATTCCTGAGTTGACATCTAGCTTGTTTACCGAGGTATATGACAATCAAAGATGGAATCTATCAGTAAGAGTTAAGCCTAGCAAGCCGTTGAAAAATCTTGTGTCAGGTAGCCACGCTTTGGCTTCTGATAAATATGAGGTTCACTTTTACGGTGTCAATATGGAAACTGGTTATAAAGAACACTCGTTCCATCTATCGGCCTCCATTGCGGGCCACGAAGCACGCAACTTCTTGCGCGCCTCAAAAAGACTATATGCTGGCGCCCACCGCGATAATTTCGTGGGAGATGTAAAAAATTATACCGATGTTAAGGTTTCATCGATAAGATACTGGGCAACTTTCCTTGAAAATAGTGAACTAGATGCACATGCCTCCGATGCAGAAAACTACGGAGTATCAGATCCGTTTGAGAACCTTACATTATACGACAAGCAGCTTGGCGGAATTCATGTGCCTAGGATTGATACCCTAGCACTGCATTGGACATTCGGAAACGTAACTTCTGCTTCGTCAGACGCGGCTAGCCCAACGTTGTCGGATTCATATTTTTACGCCGATGACGTTTCTTCCGGATCGGTAGAAGCAGTTAGCGCCGCAAGATATGGTTGGCTTAGTAACATTGTTCACAAACAGCACAGCGCTAAGGGCGACTTGTTTCTGCCACCAGAAAGCGGCGACAAAAACCCTGTCGATGTTAATTACATATCCTCTGCACGCCGTCAGTTACCAGAAGTAATTAGTTCGAATGATGCAGTTCAGATACTGACTCAAGATGACGACAAATATACTAGAGAGCATAGAATTGTTGAACACTATTATGCATTAGAAAAGAGCATGTATCAGACAATCTCGGAAGAGATGATAAACATGTTTGCATCTGTCGTTGATTTTAACAACCTTATTGGCGAACCCGTTAACAGATATCGGCAAGAATATAAAGATTTATCAAAGTTACGTCAACTTTTCTTCGAACGCGTTGGAGAAGTTTCAACTTTAGATAGATATATCAATTTTTACAAATGGATTGACAATGCTGTTACTACAGTTATCCAGCAGTTAATCCCGGCCTCGGCTGAGGTTTCAGAAGAACTCCACAATATGGTTGAAAGCCATGTTCTAGAGAGGAACAAGTATTGGACTAAATATCCAACGATTGAATTTAAGCAGGACGATCCAGAGGCCGGTGTTCATGGTGTCCACGAGTTAACTTATAACTGGAAATTTGGTCACGCTCCAGTCGATAATTCTGCACAATCTAACAATGCGCTTTATTGGCGTGAACGCGCCCACCGTGCTTCTGGCTCACTAAGCTCTGGCAATACAAACACTGACCAAGATCGTGAAGATCTTAGGATTAAAATAAACCAGCATCGTGAAGCCAAGGGCAAGATGTTGGCCAACGAGGATAATACAACCTATACCGGCAGAGTATACGCTCTTAAGAGATTTACAAAGCCATATAGGTTTACTGTTGATATTCCAAGAGAGTTGCGTTCGGGTACAAACTTCACTAGAAACAGAAATGTGCAGGTAGCCAAGACAGCGCTAGCTTACGGCGCCCCATTGACCATCTCCTCGTCAACAAATCGCCCGGGCCTCCCGGGCCTCCCCACGGGCGTCATGTTTGTCGACGGCGATACGCTGGGACAATTTAAAGACATCAATGATAATTTGGAGTTAAGGCGAAAGCGCTTCCATGATGGAACGGTGATCTTGGCTAGAGAGCAGGAGTATGATGGCAGGCAGGCAGTGCCCACTTCTACAATCGCCAAGATTCTACCGGGCAACGTAGTAAGTAGTTCGGTGATTTCTGGATATAACAAAGTATTCAGTGGGGTTAACACTCCCGGCTTCGTAACAGGCACGGCGATTACGAACATTCATCATGATTTTTACGGCGAAGATAGGGAGATCCCACTGCAGGGCCCCTTCGTAGCAAAATATGTCGGTGGCCACCAATCTAGACACGTTAGATTGAATCCCGGTACGGATACTTCACATAACCGCCCAGAGGCTTGGAAGCTTTTGATAGGAAAAAGAGACTCCACAGAAGCGTTTAGAAACACTAAAACTTCCGGAGCTTTTGGATTTGTGAGTCCTGACTATCCATATCCAAACATGGGCAAGAACCCATCACCTGCCACTGCTGTTTTCACTGCTGCCGGAAGCCACCCGAAGGCCGGCTCCAAGCTTAGATTAACTGATGGTGTAAATACAGCGACCTTTGAATATTGGGACGACGACATGACGGGGGATCACGATACGGCTCTCACTGCAGCCGAACAGTTGTTGAGCGCTTCACACATTGCAGTAGATATGGCGGGCCAAACCGGCCTCGCTGGGTCCGCCCTGCGAACCGCAAAATTAAACAGTATGGCCAATGCAATTAATGAGTCGACTATTGCAATGAACGCCACTGTGGACGGAAATGATATAACAATTACCAATACACGATATGGGCACTCAACATCCAAGGGCCCCAACATATACGGAATAAAGGGCAACACTGAAATTTCTTCGTCATATGAAACGGTCTACGATTATCGCATGACGAGCGGCCTGCGTATCGATGAGGTTTCTGCTCGCACACTCGCCCCGGGTCATGCCGCCAATGGCTATTCCGCAGGTATTGGATTTGAAGATCAGAGCGACTCCATAGCGGATATTTTTGACACTGGCGCATCCGGGTGGGGTGAATTTACCATGACCGGCTGGTTCTACTTGCATGATGGTAGTGTCGGAGAGGCCAGAACAAATCTTCATAGAACCCTCTTGACTCTCGGACCCTACTCCGTCCTTGGGAACAACTTGGCGATATCGATTATCAACAACAAACTGCATCTTAGGGTGGATCAGGGTACCATCGATGCGCATCGTATGGCATATACAACAAATTCAGCAATCGTCACAGGCTCAGATTGGTATCATATAGGGGTCGCATGGAATCACCATTCCACCCGTAACACCCAGACCACTAAAGAAGTTGAGAACGTACCGCGAATGTATGTGAACGGTACTCTTGTTGAGGGAGATTACAAGGATTACGATGGCTCAGTTTATGTTGGGACCGGCTCCCTGCCAAGCTTTAACACGATAACTAAGTCCGATGGCGCCAATAATCGCACTCTTGTTGGTACTGTTGGTTGCATGATCAGTTCTGCTGCCAAATTCATGTCTGCCTCTCATCTTGCGGGCGATGTAATTGGAGATCTGGCCCTCTGGAATGCTAAATTAACTGCTGCTGAAATAACAGAGGCGTATAGTGGGCAAGGCCACAAACGACTTCTGCCCGGAGCCCAAAATCTCTTTAATCATTCCAAGTATAAGTCCAACTATAGCGACTCCGCTCTTAAAGCATGGTGGGGATTTGGCGATGCGACCAAGCCAAATGCTGATAATGAGCTTTACGATGATGTCACCTCCATTTGTGGCACGCGTGGTGCACCCGGCGCCGCCGATGCTAAAGAGTTCTGCTATAACGGTGTTTATGGCTCCGGCGCCGGCCTCCGCTTAATAGCTTGGGAATACCAAGGAACGAGTTTCGGCGGAGACAATCCCCACCCCGGTACTCATTTTTATCAAGAAACCCAAAACACAACAGATGCCTCTTTGCCCGCCGGCGTCGGCGCTATCGGCGCACTATACGGTAATCGGCCTCTCAAGAAATATGGCGGCGGCGAATGGTACGATGCTGCAGGCCAACCTTTCGCCTCCACCGGCGGCCCAAGTTCCTTCTCCGGCGGCGAAGACCCGGTGATACTAAATTATCACGCACCTAGGGCCACAATGTATCGTGAAGAAGTGGTTAAACGCCCGGTGAATATTCGGAATATTCTGCAAACAACGGCCTCAGTGGACATCGCCCTTTCTGGTACTTTACAACATGGCCCAATCGGCAACTATGGCCGCAATTATGAAGTTGTGCACACTTCGCCCCGATCAGTCAATGATCTCCAGTTTAGGAAAGCATTGGGAGCCGAGGCCGGCCCTGCGTGGAACCCTCCCACCGAAGTCGACGCAATGTACTTCAGAAAGCCCATGCAGCGTCCAGTGACGGGCAGCTTTGACCCGGCCCGGCCACTTAAATCGACATTATCTGATCCGAGATTTTGGGATAATGCAACGAGTCAACGTGACGGGACAGAACTCGGCGTCAATCCACGAAATCTCAATACCCACCAGCGCGACTTTGAGGCTTTGGCCGACCGTCAGAAGAACAAAACAGTTATAGTTACAAAGTTTAGCGCCCCGGGCGGGTTTGAAACCATGACTGCGGGATATATGGATTCGAATCATGGTGAGTACGCAGCTAACAATGTGACAACTTTTAGAAATCGTTATGTTCGCGGCCTAGGCCAACATGTGTTGACATCCGGATCCATGGAGGGCCGCACTTATAGCGGACAATTAACAGCCTCCTCGGGTGTCGACGGCACTGCTCTTCGTCGGCTAGTAGTGGAATCCAAAGAAAATGGGTACGGCATGGACGATGCCTATGTATACCCAGCTGAAGATGGGGTACCCGTACACAGATTCCAACATGCTACCCGCGAGCAACTGGCCGGCACGTATCGCGTTTCAGACATTCACGATGAACCCTTTGGTCTTAGAACCCACTTGGCACGTTACACGGCGAAGTTTGGTCGAGATTCCGCTTTAGTATATGATCCATTAGCAACTGGCACAAGTGGAAGCACGCAAGAGCCGGCCGGTTATCACAAGATCCATAGAAATAGGACTGCTGTTAATGATTTTTATGAACATTACACGACCTATCATGGCCCCAAAAGCACTTACTCCATGCACTTCAACGATGATTCCACCGGTTTAGAAGCCGAGTCCGTGGACGATAAAAAACTGCTATCTATAAATCCCTCGTGGCCTGTAGATATGTCCAAACCATGGTCATTCTCAGCTTGGGTCAAGCAAAGTGCAGCACAATCCGGGGCCCGGGCCCTGTTTTCTTTGGGTGAAAACCAATGTAAATTTTCGATTAGTATCGATGCAGCCGGCCGGTTTAGGGTCCATATGTACAATGATGATCAAACGGGCTCTGAATTCGCAGATTTTTACTGTAGTGCTCCTGTTACATCAGGTGGCTGGGATCATGTGGTCATAACCTACGACCCAACCAAGGCTGAGACTTCACAGTCGGACGTTCCGAAATTCTATGTCAATGGACAGCCGGGTAAATTTGCCAACTCCGATACTTTTCCGTCCGCGCCCTTCGCGCTGACATGCCTCAATGAACGCTCTTATATTGGCGCTCGCTTTGACAATGTTGAGCAGAAAGTGAAAACACTTGTCGATACTGAGATTGCAGAATTGGCGTTTTACGATAGAATTCTAGACTCCGACGAAGTACGACGGCTTTGGGGGTACCCGAATGTACTCGGCGGCACCGGCGGAACAGTAAACCTTTCTGGCTCTATAACCCCAGCTAGTGATAAGCTGAAGGTATGGATTCGCTTCGGTGATCATGCAGATGGGCCAGACAAAGGCGTATCTGGTGGTTCCGCCTATCCAACAGGTCCAACTGGCGCGCCCTATTTTTACGATGTTATGGGGAACGTTAACTACGATCTCGCCGGTACTAAAGCGGATGCGACGGCGGGCACACCATATGCTGATGGCCTAGAGCCGGCCCAGTGGGAAAACGCCGCTCGAAATATCCACACATATTCGAAGTATCAGCATGATAACTTCTATGTGAGACATCAGCTTCCTAGGAATCATTCAAATTACAGTTGGGTTAGAGCAGCCCTTCCCGCTAGCCATGTACCCCAAGGTCTGCCAACAGCATCAAACTTCTATTCAGAACTTATGATTACTGCAAGCGAAATTGGTTCAATTCTGCGAGACGGCGAAAACGCGGCCGGCAACGTCTCCGTGAACGCCCTAGGTCGCCTGTATGGCGTGAACAAAGACAATGTTAACAATGCGGACACCGGCTACGGCGGGGGGATGGATGCAGGCTTCGCCGCAATCCATAAATACAAATCATCATTGATTCTGAATGATATGGTCGGTATGAACTCCAACATCGTCACCAAGGTTGACTGGGATAACAGTCTTGAAGGTTACACAGCCGATGAGGTGGTCGCCGCGACCGTAAAGCACGCTTGGGAGGTTGGCGCCAATGCCGATCAGAATAATAAGTCCGCTTACAGTCCCTATTTCAACGAAGCTGCTATTGGTATTTGGAACAGATTCGGCACCGGATACAAACACCCCGGCCATCGGACAAGCAGTCCCTATGAATTTTTCGGAAAACAAGGCGCCTATGGACTTTCGGCGTTAGCAAACTATGACCCGGGCGCCCACCTGATCGGCCACAAAGCCACAAATGATCACGCCGGCGCGAACGCAAGCCGCCACTTGCAGGCTATGGTACTCAACGGCGTCCTTCTCCATCGACAAGGGCCATATGGGTGGCCCTCATGGAAGCAGATCCGAGGTGCCCAGCATCCTCTGGTGCGTTATGAGCGCAAACATAGTAGAATGTCATATGTTTTGGAAGACGCGCCAGAAAAACACTTGAGTTCTAGTCAGCAGGGCCACATGGTCGTGCGGCCCAAATATGGAAAGCCACACAAGTGGACTCGGGTCACTCCGCTTACTACCAAATACTCTCCCTTGACTATTACTCTTGGTATTTCGACTACGATGCGAAACAGATTCGGGAAAAACAACACTGTAACTCTTCCGGTTGATATATCAACAACCTATGGAAACGCACTAGTTTACTTTAATAGAGACGAAATTAACAAGGAACTTAATCTATCTCGTGCTACAGTTGAGTCTTATGAAGAAGTAAAGAGCATGTACACGCGAGGCGCCCTTGAATCCGATGTTTCTCCTGTGACAGAAATTCAAAAACTCCAATATAGTGAGGTGGTGTTCCCTTCACACCTTAACATGTATATGGGAGATGTCCGGAAAAAGACTGGCTACACAAACAACTTCTGGCAAAGAGGCCATGTGAACAGAATCTCGAATACGGCACGAACGATCCACAATCGTATTGATTACGGGATTTCGTTTCATGACAACCAATATGGCCACCAAAAACTTGCGACCCTAGGTCGCGGGATTGGTATGTCTATCTGGCCACTTGACGACGCATCATCAAGCGCTGGTCCGCTAGATTCAATTCACTGCCCTGACGGAACATGGGCGACCGAGGAAGACCTGAAATACCGGGCCTGTTGGGCCTCTTTTCTCCATCCAGATGCAGCCACTGGGCGCGGAGCAGGAGAGCTACAGAATCGCTGGACATACCTCATAAAGAACGACGATGGTCGCTATCATTATCACAATGGTCGCGGAGACAACAAAGTGAAGACGAACCCTGAAGCCGGCCCACTTTATGCCATGCCACAGTTCTGTGCTGCAACATCGTCGATTGCTTCGCCCACAGCTAATCCCTTGGTTGGCGTTTCAAACGCTAATATTCTAACTGGCTCTGGGCAGGAAATTGCTGGTGTTAAAATCACCCAACAGTCCGGTGATCGTGGCTTATACCAATCAAGCGAATGGCGCCACGGCACTGCCAACGACGGCGGCACCGAGAACGTAAGAAACAAATATATTACGCCCCTTAATAAGAACGCCAACTGGGCTGGTTATGCGCCAATTTTTGGCGGGTTTGCTAAATTTCAAACTGGCGAACTTGCCGGCAAGATCACGTCGGACACAGTGGTTATTACTAGGGAAGATGGGGTTGTGATTTCTCGTGAAACTGTGCCACAAGTACGCGAATTCGTGAGCAGTCCGACCAACCCATGGCATGACTCATATGAAGAGTTCTATAATGATATTAGAGTAAAAGCAAAAGATTACGCAGTACTCCCAGAATTCAGGATGGAAGACCATATTGAGAACTGGATTATGAGTCAAAATTCTGACTTCTTGGCAGAGCAGGATTCGTTGTTTAGGATGATTGGTATGCCATCTGGCTCCAATGGCCACAACGCCGCAAATAGCTCGGAAGAGAACTTCTATAAAATTTATGCAACATCAGATTTCTTAAAACACTTTGATGTCATTAAGACTGACATGTCAGAACATTTTGAGCCTAGCGCACTAACACTTCAGTGTAAGGCCGTACTGAAATTTAACCCATACGATGGGTTTTACCCTGCACAAAGAACGGTGCAGTTGGCGGAAGCTTTCTCGGGCTCTTACGGAAAACATGTACAATACTCTGGCAACGGCATCCTCGCCACTGGACAACCAAAGCTGTGGGACAGCAGCTCTTGGAGTTCGGGCGACTGGGATTATCACACCGCTGAAGTAGCCAATGCAAACGAAAGAATGGCCTTTAGAAACTTTCTTACTCCATTGTTCGCGCCCGGAATCATGTATAACACGATTAAAGCAGGTGTCGCATGCGATTGGCCGATATTCACAGATGCATCAAAACTATACAAGGTTAGATTAGGAAAGTCGAACTATTGGGGCCTAGGCTTTCCGAGTCCACAAGAAGATGGAGAACTTATAGGTCGTTTCGAATCCGTCTACGGTGAACAGGTCTCTCCAGACACAAAGAAAATGTTGTATGGACTGCAAGGCCGCTCTGTGATTAATTATGGACCATATAAAATTCGCGAGCAATACAGGAAGCAAGCAATCGAGCTTTCTATCGTTCCCGCATCGGCTTCGATAGGCGGACTTACTACGGGTACCGGATTCACTGGTATCAAGACAACAGATGCTGGAGGTGCTGGCGGCGCGTCCCGAACATATTATAAGCCCGGATATTACACTACAAAAATCAATGTCAACGAGATTCCCGGCCTCGCAGCATCGTCGATTACAATGGCCTTTGACGACGGCGGTGGTGACTCCGGTGAAGGCGACGACCAAGAAGACGGCGATGGCATCATGACAAGAATCATGCGGCGTATTGACATTACTGCTTCTTTTGGTCCGGGCCCGAACTTGGGACGATGGGATAAGAGAATTCCGTTCGAAGCTCTCGTCAATCCAGAAAACTATCTTAAAGACACAGATCTATATGATTATACTCCGCACCCCTCTGCATCACTAGATGTTACAGCTTCGTGGGATGGCCAAGGAAACGACGTATACTCGCTAATGGCAAACAACTTCTTGGCAGCAATCCCAGAGTTGTACTTGGCCGGCGGAGGGTTTACAACTATTGCTTCAAAACCACAAGATGATTTGTCACTATACGCTCAAGCCGGTAAAACCTACGGAATGCGTCTTAAAATGTATCGATCTCTGAACAGATTTCGAAACTATAAGACAGAGCGGAGCCTTGCTCTTTCATCAGCTAGCTATGAAGTGCCTCAAGATCCAAGAGATGACCACGGCTTACACGAAACTTTCACGATGTACAGTCGCCATTCCGCATTCGGATATCCCGTCTGGGGGAGAACCCACACTATTGTAAATAATCTGGCCCAGACCGCCGCCCTTCGGGCCGCGAGAGGCCTCAAAACCGGCGTGTCACAGGACCCCACCACCACAGCCTATGAGACGGCCATGGCACTCACAGCATCTTATAAGTTCGAGGATGTCAACGGCGACAACGTAAAGGGCAAACTCGGTGCTATTTTCTCACCCATTAATTCATCACACGCTCCCACACCCGGACTGAACAATACCAAGGCCGGCTTCCAGAACGAATATAGTCGCCATGGCACCAAACAACAAAATAGAGTACTCTTCCACACTTCATCTTTTTTGGCTACTCCTGCCGGAGCGCTCGACAGCGTAGAAGGTTACTATTGGTCTTATACTCCGCCATATGCACATGGAGAGGCGTGGGTCGACATGATCTTCGCGCCACAGCAAAGTCGAACGTACACGCTGGCAGAAATTGTCGACAGTCTGGAAACAGTACCATATCGCGTTGATCCCGGCTTCCAGTTCCCCACCGGTGCAAGTGGACAGATGAACCCACGGTTTATTCCCAATGGTTATCATAGTCAATCATTATATTCTGCTGAGAATATTAACGCAAACGCCATGCAACTTGATTCTTGTCTCAACATGTTTAGTCTTGGTAAGGTGAAATCATTTGCATATGGTAACATCGGCCGACGCGGCGGAACAGGCGCTAGAACAACGAAAAGAACAGTGGGAGATTCTCCAGCTTGGATTATCCAGCCAAAGTTTGAAACACCAATGTTGAATTTTAATAGTTTAACAAATGAACAGGGTGGTACGTGTCCTAGACCATTAACAGACGATTTACTGGACCTGCCAGCTTACGGTTCAGGCTCAACCCCTAGAGGAATGTGGCACCAGTTCGGTACTCTCCCAGTGGACGATGAGGGAATTTGGCTCGAAGCAGGGGACATTCCTGCAAAATGGTTGGCAAACAACCCAATTGTGGAACATGATTATCGATACTCCACCCACAGTGCCAGAACATCTGGCTCTGTCGCTGCCTACAAACGAATGAACGCGCAGTATGAAATGGAGTCTTTGGCTGATTTGGTTGGCATGGACACTAGTCCGAAACGGCTTGGCAAGGTGCAAGAAACAGTAACGATTTCAGAGGCCGTCGTAGCTGTACCCTTTATTGAAAAAGACAATCAGCGCAACTTCTTTACTATAGACCCGCACATGGTTGATATCGTAATGGGCGAAGAAAGCTATAGGCTGTCTGATGAATCGGACTCCCCCGGACGTTCTATTGAAAACTTAGTAGAAAAAATGGAGAAATATCTCTTCCCGCCGGTCTTTGATTTTGTACAAAACCGCTCTGTCACTCCTGTGGCCATGTACGTCTTTGAATTTAGCATGGCTTTCGATAAAGATGATTTGGCACACATGTGGCAGAATGTTCTTCCTCCCAAAGCTTCGGGTTTTGAAATGAGCACTGCTACAGTTAACCACAACTTGTTGAAGAATGAACTAATGGGCTATTCTAATAACGAGGCGGCAGTAACACTGCAAAACAAGGTACAGTGGCTAGTGTTTAAGGTCAAGCAACGCGCCCCGACAAACTATTACGATAAGGTCATCAAAAGTTCTCCGGAGCTAGATCGCCTAGATAAGATTGCCAGAAGTAGGCAAGTTTCTCTGGGTGGCCAAGCAGACGCCTCATATAGTTATAACTGGCCTTATGATCATTGTTCTATCGTCGAAATGGCACAGATCGAGGCCTCAGTTGAATATTCGAACATGCCCGAAAATGTTGCAACTGCTCAAAGAATTGACGGCCAAGGTGGCCGCCGTGGAAAACAAGGTCAGTATATTGGTCCATCGCTTCCCGGCCAGACATTCCCCGGATCAATGAATCCTGCTGCAGCAGGTAGTTATGTTGGAACAAGTGTTGCAACTGTAGCTGATTCCGACATCCTTGGTTCCGAAGGTGCTGGCACCGCTCCCAGCACCTTTGTAGCGAAATGGGGGGATGGTCTCGTACAAAAACAAGCCCAAAAACATCCAGACGCCTTAACCAAAGATCTGACCGTGCGAGAATTTGGAGGAAGTCCATTTGTTGGTACCAACGTTGCTGAAAAAGAGGCCTCAAAAGTCTCGCGAGACTTCTCCAGCACTGCAGCAATGCCATCGGCGCTACAAGGCGCCACCGGTGATATGATCCGCGATTTTGCCAAAGGGGGCACCACAGGGCCCATCGTTATGGGAGGTCAAGAAGACGAGTATAGTTTTGGAAAAACCGGCGTCAGCACCACCTCCTTTAACCCTAGCACGTTTGACAATACAATGAGCAGTATGGCATCCACAATCGCAACAGCTGCAACTGCGCAGTCATTTGCGACAACTGCCGGAGCTTCGAGTGTTGCACCCGGCTTCACCCAGACTACTGCAGCTGCCACTAGTTTAGTCCAGCCAGTAACGACCACAACGGTTAGTACAGCATACTCATTCTCGTTTAAGTACTTTTAAAAAGTAGTATAAAGGGCTATATATTTTAGGATAGTATATTGAAATGGCATTTTTTAACAAAAAAGAAGAAGTAATAGACCTGCAATTGACTCAATACGGAAAGAATCTTCTTTCCAAGGGAGAGTTCAAGCCGGTTTCCTATGCTTTTTTTGACGACAATGTTCTTTATGATAGTACATATGCCGGCATAGACTCGGAGACACAAAATGATATCGAGCCAAGAATTCAGGAAAATACACCATCTTTCAAAACACAATATATTTACTATGGCGCCGAAACAGAAATAATGAGAATCGCTGAAGAAATTAGAGGATCCAATGGCGCCGTCCCTGCAATGCAGCCGGTAGCCGACAAACTCTATGCACTATCAGCACCACTCGGCACTGGGGCCCTTCATACAACGAATCTACCGGCATGGCAGGTACGCTTCTTTGGCGCAGAACTATCAGGCTCAGTGCAATATGTTACGGGCGCCCACCCTACCATGAAGATTCCGCAATTAAGATCTAACATCGTATACAAAACAACAGTTTATGACCCCAATAGTACGGCCCCAGAGGATCCGACAGGCAAGTTTCCAGAGGGTCCGCCCATTACGAGTAACGCAGAGTATAATATGGTATCTAGTACATTTTCAGATGGAACATATTTTGTTACAACCGGCGACCAACTGTTGATCGAGATCGATGAGAAAAATACAGATTTTTTCAAAGAAAACTTTGATATTGAGGTCTTTTTGGTTGAAGAGGTCGATGTTAGTGGCTCTTACATGACTCCAAATATTTCCAAGACTGACAAAATGGAGCTACTTAAGCCACTAAACTTTACTATTGAGCCCCCCGTGGTTGTGGATAATCTACTGATCGAGCCATCAGTTCAGAATTCTCGCGACCTCAACCCCGACGATACAGAATACTATTTTAACATTAACGTGGATTCAGAGATACCACCAGAAACTTTGTGCGCCATAATTCAAAGACTTAAGTCGGAAGGCAGGGACTTGGGATATCTCGATTCTTATGATCTGGTCTGTCCGGATATTGCACCAGCCCCATTCGATCTTTATGGCTCCAGCGTCACAACCGAGGATATTGAAGAATGCCAAGACTAACGCCAGATGTAAACTATGATTCAATGTTCGAAGGGATACTGCCAACCCCTAAAATTAGAACAGTGTCTTTGAAGCTTTCGCCTTTGCCTCCTCCGGTAAATAATCCTCATATTGATCATGTGAGGGAAACAATCATATATGAAGGAAGAGATGGAACGCAGCAGCTTAAGTCCCCCGGGTTTTCAATTAGTAAAGATCCGAGAAATCTTCTGATTGAAGTTACCGTAGTTTTAATAGACAAGATTGAAGATAGTGGGATTTCATCTTGGTTTAAAGATGAAGACTTGATGAAATATATGAGATTGCAGTTAATTCACTGCGAAGACGCAACATTTTCAGAAAAACTAACCTCTCAAACACTTAGTCCACTGCCGTCAATGGTTAATAAATACAAAGAGAACAATGGATTGGTCCAGAATGTTGTGATATCTCTAGAAAGCTCAGAAGATCTTGAGGGGTTTTACGACAAAGAAGCCGGCGAAAATGTAGTCAAAGAGGCTTCATATAAGTTTAATTTCGCTATCAATACTACGACGCCAAAACACTTGACTTATTTTGCAAATGTTTATTTAGATACCGATCAATTGATAAATGATTATAGTTTAGATTTGTCTGATAATGGATTAATATCCGCCGTTAGTGATACCACAGTCGAATCAGTATACAAAGATGGTAAGCAAGTATCATCTGCTTCCATGTACTATACAAAGGGTTCTAATATTTTCACTGGACAAGTATATGAAGCTCCCGGCGGAATTGTGGTGCCATCAACGGTTATAAATGACGAACAAATCATCATAGATCTAAATACGATTCTGTCCTCTTTCAGTTCAGATGCACGCTCCTCAACCGCGAATAGTTATAAACAGCAGTTAAACAAAGTTATGAACGACCACTCAGCGCCTAAAATGGGACAAATAAACAGGTTGCTCAAATCTTGGCAATCAAGAGATGGCAGGACGAAGGCCGGCCGCATTTATAAATTATTGAAAAAGAGATATGAGGTATATGAAAAGAAGATTAACGCATCTACGCGCCAGTTAACTAAAAAACAAGTCACCAACCCCACAATTCGTGATGATCGCACAATAGCAGATTTGGCCGACATTGAGATCACACTAGAAGCTCCAGTAGAAGAGACTTTGGCCCTTGAAGACATCCGTTCGGCCAACAATAACATGTCGGCCGAAACTGCTGCAGCCAATTTAGAAAACGCACTATACTTTAGTGAGTTGTCGTTAACAAGGCCTACTGATAGTTCGGTCCGTGGCCTTTTTTTGGTAGATTTCGAAAAAATGGTGTCTAAAAATAGCAAATATTCCGGCTTGCTAAACAACACGAATGCTGAAATTCGGTCTGTTTTACGAGATCGTGTAAGATTAGAAGGTGTTAGAATAACAAGAGAGAGAATAGACGACCAGAACACCTTGAGTCAGTATGATCTGCATATGGTAAGAGATACAGAATCGATTAATCAATTGATAGCTAATGGAGTGATCGACGAAAAAACAAAGGAAATAAAGGGCGCCGCTCTGGAGTCTTCGACAAACAAAAAGAAGGGTGAGCTTATTGGTTCTGTATCACAGGTCCACTTGGACGGCATAACTAATCGCAACATCATGGCTTTCGAGATACGTGATGCTAACATGGTGGGCAAAACTACTGGAAAATACAAATACCGAGTTAGCCTGTTGGCAGTCGATAGGATTGGCATATATCTGGCCGACAAGCTTTATGAGCTTGTTCAGGCCAAGGAGAGTATGAAAGTATATTATAATCTGGCCAACTTACAGTGTAACTATGATCTTAAGAACGAACGTTTTACGGAATTTTTTATTGCGTCTTTATATGAAAAATATAACTTAGCTAATCCGGATTCCTTAATGTTGGAGAATATAGAAGAACTGAATAAGCTTCTGGTTTCTGAGTCCCCCATGGACGCACCTTGGATGCGACCAATTACGAAATATGTTGAGGTACTGAATTTATTTGGGGACATTAACGATGACTCCGGCGCCTCGCTGGCTAAGAAGATGTATCTGAAAGTAGAACCTTCGACAGCCACACCGGACTCGATTTTAGAAGTTATTGGTCAATTGGAAGAGCTAGAAACAAAGGCCTCCGACGCACTGGGGCTGTCACAGACACAACTTGCATCATACAACTCTGCGGGATCCAAAATCACTGCAAACCTAGCTGCCAATATACAAATTGACTATCTTTTCAATAGTGTTCTGGATAACACCACGTTGAGTAATGTCGGCGCCCGTTATTTGGAATATGCTTCGGAGGCAACTCAGGGCCTCCCGGTGATAAGCAAAAACGACTATGTTCGCAGACTCAATCAAGAAAATTCAAGATATTTTAAAAATAATCCGACAAAAACTGCAAACGCCTTAAACGATATGGGCACATACAAATTGTCTTATTTGGCGCCATCATTTATGCAGGTCGGAGGTAAAAAATTAGCATTATTAGAACGAGGAGAATCTTTGTATGACCCAGATCAATTCCAAGAAATGCTGTTCAGTATCTCTCTCTTAAAGACAAATCCAGCAGCGCGCTCTTTGACAATGCCAGTGTTGAACAAGTCGGCAACCAGTCTAGATCAGAGCACCAAAGCTTCGTCAGAAATGTCGTCAATTAACACTCAGGCATTGACTCTTTTGGCTAATTTCGGGATTGCATTTGCCAGCCCTAAGCCATCTAAGTCATCCTTGACGATTACCGCCGATCCTTTGTCTGAAGTAAAAAGCATTCTTGGCGAGAATACTCTTTTGGCAATCAATAACGCCGTCATGAACGATATTAACACGGCCGACGATTTGTCGATGATAACGGATTTAACAAACGTAGAAGTCTCGGTTGCAGATGCCACCTCGATGGCGAGTGCACTAGTGGGTACCTTGACTAATCTGGGAATGCAAAATTATTTTGGGATTAATGCTCAGGGCTTACAAGTGGCAGAAATGAGTGCAGTAGAAAAAGAACAGGTTCAGTTTTCTAAAACTTTAGACTTCTTTGATCTGACGAATCCTAAAAATGGAATCGACGCAGAAATGAAAACGGCTGGGGGGAAAAGCTCCACTTCGAAGATTAGAAAAATTCCAAATCAATTAAAAAGCATATTTTTGACAAAAACTGGCCAAGCTAGCCCAAACAAGAACTGGTTCCAAATGGAACAAGATCCTATCACTAGTCCAGATACGAGAGCAATATTCGAAATTCTGTATTTTAACTTACAACAAGTGGAAGTTCTGACCGGCTTTGAAGTTTCTCCTGAAGGAACTTTGTTGTTGAGGAGTCCGCAATGGGAATTGTTACAAGAATCACACTTTTCTAATGTTGGAAAAATATTTTGTAGAATGAGCAGATACAGAAATGATTTATTGCATGTTGGCCAAACCGACATGATAGATTTACCGGCATATAACGATTATTTCGTTTTAAACATGTCAGACAGATCAACAAAATTTATCAGCCCGGTCACTGATCCCGGCCTTTATACATCCGGTGGAGAATATGAATTGCCTGACGGAACTAATTATATAGGCGATTATCATATCCACAAGGACGGAACTGTTATGACCGGCACTGATCATACAGAAGCCAGTGAGGTACTGGTGCCTATTGGGAGCACGATTTCGACGAAGGCACGCGCATCTCGTCGCGCCTCCTCTTTACTGCAAGCAGATGAGTCGGGATACCAGCGTACTTTGTTACAGCAAATGGTTTCAACTCATTATGAACAAGTTGCAGTCTCAAGCGAGTATTGTTCAACAGCTAAGACGATTACAAGCGCCGGCCAGCGAACAACAAAGAAAGCCAGCAAAAGGGCCACCACGTCGGCATCCACCAGATCTACGAAGGGTTCCAAGAACAAGAGAAGTAGGAGTAAATATTAATGTCTCTAGCTAAGAAGAAAACCTATATTCCCGCTTCCCTTATTGGTACGCCTACAGATCCTTTGCGCAGTGAACTCGGCGCCCACTGGATTCGTTATAAAAAGTCGGAAAAGTTTTCAAAGCATGAGCAGTTGCTATACTTGGCCGACAATACTAATAATGCGGATTTAACAATACCGACAAACATCAAGGACTTTACGTTTTCAGAGGAAACGGATGTAGACTCCGCTCGCTGGACTCAAAAAAAGGTTACTATGAGGATTTATGGAGACCCGAACACTTTTGAGAGCCAAAAGCATTGGCGCGCCTTCGTACTCGGCACAGTTTATAATGAGGAGGCTTACGCACCAATCATCAACACTGGAACAAAGTATACAGACCACGTATTCACATGTGAGGCTCCTTTTACAGAAAAAGAAGCTAGCCTTTTAGGCGGCTCGTCTTTGGTGAAAACATACGATGTGGACTTGGAATACAACTTCTATCAAAGAGAATATGAAAGACTCTCCATACGTAAAGTACCAGAGAGGCTGCTACCTAACTTGTATGTACTATATTCGTTTAAAGAAGAGGAGGAAAACGACGCTGTTGTAACGAACAAGATGTTCCGCAAGCACGTTTCCTTGGGGGGCGCCCTCAACGACAACACGGTAAATCAGTTCACAGACATAGGTTCAGAAAATCCAGATGTATCCAATAGTGACGAATACCTTAAATCGTTTTCTTATGCTATTTTAGATCGCACTGTATCAAAAGAAGGGCTGTCGAGCGTGATTGAGGCATACCAGAATGTTATGTTACCTGCATCTAACCTGAGTATACTTGGCTATAATGTAAAAAGGGAAATGTTCCCCATGTACAGCGACATTACTTTTGCTACTGACAAGACGACACAGTTCACACAAATATTGCTAGACTGCAATGCTAGTTGCACTTTTATGAAAGACATATACGATTCGACAAAGGGCTCTGATTTGACCTTTGTTGATCAGAACTTTACAACACATGTTGAAGTTCCTGTACAGAAGGAAAACGAATTAGGTACAACCACATACGATAGTGTCAGCATGCTTGGCACTTCTGCTGCTAGAATTTGGAACATGAACGATTGGTATGAGCATTTTCAGACAATAGAACCAACTCCGATGGTAAACGGCATTTATCTGGGCCACCAAAATAGAGAAACCCAGCTTGTCACTGAAGCAAATTATGGCTTTTATAAAAAGCTAATGGAAACAATTTTCTCTGGCAAGCTGAGAACCCTTATAAAAAGCCAGCAGCGCCGCTTTGCTGATGTTATAGATGGAGACAGTTCATATTCGGAAGAGGTTTTTTACAAAATTGAAAAGTATGCCGGAAATGCCACGGGTACCCCCATGCAAACTTTTTGGATTCCAAATACCAACGAGGTCGATATTGTTAACTTTATCGACACACAGGTTAAATATAACAAGAAGTACACATATGTAGCCACTGTACACAAGCTAGTTATTGGAGCTTCCTATCGATATAGTAATGTGGCAGTCACAAAGAGAGTAACAGAAGATTGCGTCGAGTTTATTGACGCGACTACTGGAGACACAGTATCACCCAGAGTTGAGGGCGATGTCACCGTGAACAACATTACGGGAACTCGTACTGCTATTGCAATAAACAAGGACGACAGATTTATGGCAGAGGTAGATGTCACTATGACACCGGAAATCTTTTTGGTCGAGGTACCATTCTTTACTTATTCTGCTAGACTTATTGACGATCCGCCCATGCCTCCTGAAATCGACATATTGCCCTATAGAACCGACAGTAGATTCTTGAAATTTTTTATGCAAGGCTCTACGGGAGAACTGGAAGTAATGCCAATTATATTAACTGACAAAGACAGAGTGATGGTCCAAAAAATACGGTCGGCTAAAAATCTAAGTAAAACAGAACCCATTGTTTACAAAGCGGACGATTATCCTTCATACTTTGAAATTTATCGATTAGATGAGCCGCCGCGAAGTTATAAGAGTTTCCGAAACAACCGTCGCGCCGTCGTAAAGACAGATATCTCGGATCAGACAGCGCAGAAAGCCTCATCGGCCGCATATGTAGAGCAAATTCTGCCAAATATAAAATATTATTATATGTTCCGTTCAATAGATCTTCATGGCAAAACAGGTTACCCTTCTCCAGTATATGAAATCGAAATGGTAGAAGACAAGGGAGCCTTTTACCCCATAGTCAAGGTACACACAATTAATCCGCGTCTAGATCTTACAACAATAAAATCTGGACGAAGATTCGTTCAAATCATACCAAATATTGGGCACACACTAATTAATGAAGTAGACTCGGCTTTTGAAGACTATTCATCAGCGAAAGATATCCCGGGCGACGTGGCTTATGGGTTCAAGGAAGACCCAATCTGGGGCAAGAAATTTAAGGTAAGAATCACATCGAAAAAGACAGGCAGAAAAATGGACTTTAACCTTCAGTTTAAAACCAAAAGAGTTAAAACAGATTTTGAAGCAAGTTGATAAGTTGAGTACTATTTATAATTGTTACTATTTATAAAAGGAGAAGAGGATTAACACATGGCATTTTTAGATAATTCGGGAGATATCATTCTCGATGCAGTTTTGACTGATACGGGACGTTTCCGTTTGGCAAAGGGGGACGGAAGTTTTAAAATTACAAAGTTTGCTCTAGGTGATGATGAAATAGACTACGCCTTGTACAACAAAACCCATGCCAGCGGCAGCGCTTATTACGATTTGGAACTGTTACAAACTCCTGTTCTCGAAGCCTTCACCAACAACACCTCACTGCTTAAGTCAAGACTTGTTTCTATTCCAAGAACAAACTTGCTGTATTTGCCGGTAACAAAGATTAACGAGATTTATTCCACCAACAATGCACGTCACACCAGCGGCGCATTTTTGGTTGCAGTTAATAAAGATACCGAGGAGGCTCTCGGTGTCGATTCTTCGGGCAATGCAGTTAGCGGAATCATGTATGGTGAAAATGTGGGAGCCGGTACAACAATTAGGATTGATCAGGGACTGGATACAACAGAAATCTCCCCAGCTTTTACAATTGATGCTGACCTTGTTGAGACGCAGTATATCGTTGAGATTGATAATCGATTCGGATCCATGGTCAACCCAACGAATGGTTCTATTGCCTCGCCTTCTTTTATTGACGATGACAACATTGCAACCTACTTCTTCTCTCTGGGCACAGACATTGGCATTGTCTCAGAGAATACCGAAAGAGATGCAGCCGCCTCTACACAGACAATTCAAGGCCCTCGCGGCACTTATTTAGAAATGCAAATGCAAGCTTCGCTGGATTTGAACACGGGTACTTTCTTGTTTACCGAATTGGGTTCTACCACGACTGTCAATAGCGTGTCGGTTTACTATATTGACACAACTCTTCGAATTACGGGCGCCACCACAGGTTATAGGCTTGATGTCCCGGTTCGATTCGTAAGAAAACAATCATAGGGATATAGGATAAAAATATGGCAACCACATTTAAAACATTTTCTAGCAATGACGTAATTTCAACAAAGACCTTGCTGCACGAAGCGGTACCCGTCACGGGCGCAATCTGTTCCGGAACATATGCAGATGGCAATATTAAGAACTATTCACATGGAATGTTCGAATCAGTTTACGACTACCCGTATCTAAGTTCTTCGGCAAACCATATTTTTGATATTACCATAGGGTATTCTCCCAAGTCTATTCTGTATGCAACTGGTTCGACCAAAGTCATGCAAACAAAGAAAAACAGCATCTACAATCAAATGGCGCAGGTGCTCATGGGATTCGACCATACTGGCTCGGTCCAGTTATTCGACGAAGACGGAGACCTCCTCGCCGGCGGAAATAAACTTAAAGAATGTTTCTTCCTCAACTTCTCTAGATTGCTGGTTAAGGACGAGATCAAAAAAGGCTCGTTTGCAGTAGAATTCGGAGTTGGCTCTAATGCCCCACACTACAATACTGACGATGGAACAAACAATACTTTCCAGAAATTAGTAAAGTTGGCGGACACAAACGCCCAGAATGATTTTAGAGTTAACTCTCCGGCCGGCGAATACGGCGTGCTGTATGCATCTGTGTCAAAGGGTTCGAATGTGCTGTTTGGCGATCCCGCAGACGGCGCCACCACCGTCCGCGCCGGTTTGATTTATTATCAAGCAGGCATTGCAGTTATCACATCTTCTTTGTTCCACAGGGCAACATCGGATGATACGGGGAATCCCACGTTAGACTCTTCCAGAACCGGTACGGGATTGCTACACAGAAGCCTAGGCGCCCCACTCACAGCCTCTATTTATGCTCATAAGGGGTATAACACGACTGATTCACACGGCGGTACACCCGGCGAAACTTTCCAGATGCTATTTACGGGCTCCAACATTACGGCCTCTTGTGACGGCTTACGCGCCCGAATCTTTAATATATCGTTCAACAATACGACAGAACTTAATTCTACGGTATATTTCTGCAGAGCGAACCACAATGAATTCAATTATAGTTCAAATCCGACCTATTTGAGTTCTTCGAAGATCCGCGTGAAGCAGCAGAGCACAGACACTCCGGTATCTTATATTACAACGGTTGGATTATATTCGGCCGATAATGAGCTTATGGCATGTGCAAAGCTGAGCGAACCATTACGTAAAGACCCCACTAACGAGATGACACTGCGAGTCCGCTTGGACTACTAGTGTGTCTGATAGTCGCGAGAAACGCCGTCTCAGCGCAAAATATAAGAAGCTCTTAAACCAGCTTCGATACATATACTCCGATTTGGAATACCACAAAGAAGAGCATGGCTACCGAAAACAAGATTTCCAAGAAGCATTCAATGCGTTCTGCAAAGAGCGAGGATATGACTGTTCCCAGAGATCCTCGATAGAGAAGTTCCAAGAAAAACAAGTAGATGTTTACAAAGCCGAAGTGACTGACAAAGAAAAAGAGAAAATAAAAGAAGAAACCGATGCAGAGATCCAAGAGGAAGAAAGTCCGGACGATCCTGAGCGCGAAATAAAAGCTTTATATAGAAAGATAGCAGTCCAGACCCACCCGGATAAAATATCAGATGCAGAGGCTCTCTCAATAAAAGAAAAGAAAAAGAGACTTTTTATAGAAGCGAAAGAGGCAATGGATAGTAGAAATTTTTTTCGATTATCACAAATTGCAGAAGAGTTAGGCGTAGAACTTCCGCCGCCCTCAAAGCAGCAATTAGTGTGGCTGCGAGAGGAAAAGAAGAGGATTGAGAAAATTATTGCTGGGATTTGTTCTACATACGAATGGGCTGCCATGGCAGAAGAAGGCATTGGACGCCCCAAGGAACAGTTGTTCGAAGAATACGCCACCATCTTGGGGTGCGCCCGAAACGTTTCTGCGAGAATCTAAATAGTGGGCTAATTAATATACGATGTCTGTTTATAAATTCGAGCGCGGCGACATATTTCACAATCAGATAAAGACTTATCCTAAGTTTAGCTTTTTTGTATATAACAACAAAATATACATAAACAACAAGACTAATATAAGTGGTTCGTTTACTGACAGCACGCCCGGCGCAGACGGCGACGGGGGTCGCACTGTAGAAACTGGCCACGTTAGCCTTTACGAAATGAACGTAGATAGAGCGAAGTCCAACACGGGCCGCACCATATTCTATGACGACGTAAGAGATACCGGGATCATATATCCTTTTATCACCAAAGACGGCACCTTAAGTGCATTTAAGACAGTTTCTGCCGGCAGCTTTGCGACTTTTGGGTATGGCACCGTCATGTCATCAAGCTATCCGATGACATCTAGCCTCACCAGAGATTTTTATCAGCAAGGAACTTCACGCAAGCACATCACTGCACTTAAGAATACACTGAATTATTACACGCCCTTGAGTGATCACTATGCGTTCACCTCTTCTCTAGGAGACAAGAGCACTCAGGATCTCTGCATGATTAGTATCCCTTCGATTTTATATGGCTCATCGATAAAGAAAGGTTCGGTATCGCTAAAATTTTATTTGTCGGGCGCCCTCTTAGCAGAACTACAAGATCGTGATCGCAATGGAGAACTAATACAGGTTTCTGGTACAACTTACGCACAAGCACAGGGTTCTGGCTCTGTGGCGGGCGTCATACTGTATAATGAGGGGTTTATTCTTCTTACGGGCAGTTGGCCTCTTGAAGATCCGACTACTGAAAAACGTGACTTTTTAAATGACCCCACAGATCATCGCTCTAGCGCTTGGAAGTACTGGGGCACTTCAATGCCAAGTGATGGTTATTCGGTTCCTGAATCTGGCCAGACATTAGGCTGGGTTTCCTATGGCTTAGATTATCGAGGAACCAACTACGTTCCTGTGCTTACTATGTTGGCTCACGCTCCAAAGGGAGAATTGAATTATTCTAATAATCCAACATTTATTAAACACGGCCAGCGACGAAAAATGACGCCTATAACTGGTTCGCGAGTTTATAGAGAAGTAGACACAATATCTGCCAAAAATACAATGAGTTCTAGCTATGCAGATCCGACCGGAAGTTACCAAAAACAGACTTTTATAACAAAGATTGGTTTATACGACGCAAACAATAATTTAATCGCGGTCGCAAATTTAGCAAATCCAGTGAAAAAGTTAGAAGAATTAGATTATACTTTTAAACTGAAGTTAGATTTTTAGGAGAAAGAATGTCTATAAAAATGCACAAACATGTAAAAACCGCTTGGGTGACCAAATGGTCACAGGTCTCAAAGCCTTGGGGTCACGAAATGATATGGTCTAGTTTTTCGGCCGGCCATGGAAAGATGCTCTCGCTTTTAAAGGACAACAGGACCAGTCTAAAGTACAATCCACAGAAGAATGAATCTTTGATTGTACTTACCGGCAAGGTGTTGGCGAAGTTCGGAGATGAGCACACTTTACAGGATCTGGTAGCTCACCCTTGGCAAGAGATTATATTAGAACCCGGAATGACCCTCAACGTCCAGTCGGGTTGTCCTTACCGTCTCACCGCGATAGAAGATTCTACCATAATTGAGATCGGTAGTCACTTGACAGATGTCCCAATTCGCATCGAAGATGACTATGGGCGCGCCGAATGATAGTCGGATTAGATATCTCTACAAGCATTTCGGGCGTAACTGTACTTGACGAAGAAGGAACAATGATTCATAATGAAGCATGGGACACCAGAAAGTACAAAAACATATTTGAAAAAACCACCTATGTCAAAGAGAAGATTCTCGACCTTTATGATGAATACGGGCCTGACATTTTTGATTCTCGCCGCGATGGTGTTCAGCATATATTTATCGAGCAAAACTTACAATCTTTCCGAAGCGGATTCTCATCAGCAAAAACTTTATCTACTTTATCTAAATTCAACGGGATTGTGTCGTGGCTGTGTTATGACACCTTTGAGATAGAGCCGGAATATATTGCAGCCACAACAGCTAGGAAGCTCAACGGCATCAGAATTCCTAGAGGGACTAAGGCAAAAAAGGTTGTGATGCAGCACGTTATCGATAAGAATCTCATAGAAGTAGAGTTTACTCCAGCCGGCAATCCTCGACCGGAATATTATGATAGGGCAGATTCATTGATTATTGCAAAAGCGGGATACTATTTATTGCAAAAGGAAGCGGAAAATGAGACGTGATCTATTTTATGAAAATTGGCGTAACTTCTTACTGAAAGAAGAGACAACTTTACAGAACTTACCAGACGAAGTTTTGTATTTGATCTTTTCTAAAGAAATTACGGCTATGCTACACGATAGAACGTTGAACGAAGTCGAGTCTTTAGAAACAAAGGCCAAGCGGATAGCTAAGAAATATGGTCTTCCGATAGCGCTGGCAATGGGATTACTTACTGGCACTGTGGGGCATGAAGTTGTCAAGGCTTTTCAAGATGCATCGGCAGACACCTCAGCAGAGATTGTAGACGACACACCCAGCGGCTATTGGAACAACTACGATCTGCCGCCCGGATATGACGACTTGTCAAACAAGGAGGCCATGGATACGGCTTGGAAGCAATATGAGGGCAGAAGCTGGCAACAGGCGCCAGTTGACGGCTCGTATCCGCTCATCCGCAATGGTCAGGTTATGAATGTACCCTTTGCCTATTTGCCAGCTTCTGAAATCAGTGATGATGATGTGTTGCCAATGGCACTCATCACCGCCGGCCAATATAGGGAAGCACTAGTTAACCAGCTTGAATCCGGCAACCCAAAAGAGGTTGTGTACCTAAAGAAAATGCTTTATGGAAACACGGGGAAGTGGGCATCGGGTGAAGGGAACGCAGATTTTAGATTTCACAATGATACAAACCCTCAACTTCCGCCAGAGTGGTCAATTGCGCATGATGTTTATGCGTCTGCTGTTGAGGACCGTGCGAATAACTTGATAGAATATATAAATGAAAATCCAGAGCAACGCCCCGAAATTGCCGAAATGTTAGGCCTTCAAGGTGAAGAACAACTAGAAGATTATTTTAATCACTTATTTTACGGAATTCAAAGATAATTATAAAAAAAGCTTGACTCTCAACACTGCATGTGTTAGATTATAGTTACAGGAGAAATTATGACTAAACATCTTAAAGTGTTTTTGAGCGGATTCATCTTAGGCTTGTGTCTTACTTATGTGTTCGCTTCCGGTGCTTCGGAAGAGATCATCTATATTGATGAAGCAAAGTACAACGACCAGAGTGTAGACAAGTTGGTTGAACTTGAATTGCCGCAGTGATTAATGCACGACAAGATCAAGATCGTCACCCAGATTTTGGGTAGATCGTATACATCTGGCGACGAACGACTGTATTTCTGTCCTTATTGCAAACACCATAAACGCAAACTGTCGGTTAACATCGAACGAGACGTTTACAAGTGTTGGATATGTGATGCCCGTGGAAGGTCAGTTCGTCGCATTGTCCGCCGGTTCGGCAATTTCACACAATTGCAAGAGTGGGATGCGCTGCATGGCCGTACTAATTTAAGTGATTTCGATAATCTGTTTTCGGACGACATACCCGAAAGCGAGATGGTTTTGGATTTGCCAAAGGGTTTTCGAACTCTTGCAACCTCGAATCAGACACTGGTCTCTCTCCCGGCAAAAAGGTACCTAAGAGACCGAGGCTTGACAAAAGCAGATATTCTTAAGTGGAAGATAGGCTATGTTTTAGACGGCCCATATAAGAACCGGGTTATAGTGCCAAGCTTTAATGCAAATGGAGAATTAAATTATTTTGTTGCGCGTTCTTATGTCGGTGATTATAGAAAATATATAAATCCACCGGCTAGCCGCGATATTTGCTTTAATGAACTTTACGTAGACTGGGACAGCGACTTAGCAATCGTAGAGGGTATCTTTGATGCCTTTGTGGCTGGCAATTCAGTACCGATTCTGGGGTCCAGCTTACGAAAGAATTCGAAGCTAATTCGACGCATTGTCGAGAACGATACTCCTGTTTATATCGCGCTAGACGCCGATGCAGAGAAAAAAGCAGCAAAAATAATCCAAACAATGTTACAATGTGATATAGAATTGTATAGAATTGATGTTAGCGGCTACGAAGATGTAGGCTCTATGACTAAAGAAGAGTTTGCCGGCAGAAAAGCCAATGCATCACCAGTCGATAGTGACAGCCAGCTAATGCAAAGCGTAATGTCCATTTAGGACAAGGAGAAAATATGAAACTGGCCCATCTTGCCGATACGCATATTAAGAATTTAAAGTACCATTATGAATATAGAGAAGTATTTGCTCAACTATACGAGCAATTGCGTGCCCAAGAAGTAGACTATATTATCCATTGCGGAGACATTGCTCATACCAAGACGCAAATCTCCCCAGAATTTGTTGAATTATGTTCTGACTTTTTTCGGAACCTCGCTTCTATTGCTCCAACGTATATCATTCTGGGGAACCATGATGGGAACCTGAAGAACAGTAGCCGTCAGGACGCCTTAACGCCCATTGTAGAGGCTTTGGACCTGCAGCACCTACATCTACTCAAAAACTCTGGAGAGACGGTTGTAAGCCCGTTCTTGACGCTTAATGTGCTTAGTGTTTTTGATGAAGATAATTGGGTCAAGCCATCAAACCCCGAAACGGTGAACATCGCTCTGTATCACGGGTCAATTAGTGGGGTTTCTACTGATATTGGCTGGGTTATGGATCATGGCGAGCACGATGTTGGCATCTTTGCCGGCCACGATTACGCCTTTTTGGGTGACATTCATAAGACAAATCAGGTTTTAGATACTGAAGGAAGAGTAAGGTACTGTGGTTCGACAGTTCAGCAGAACCATGGTGAGACGAACGACAAGGGATATCTGCTTTGGGACATTCAAGACAAAGACACCTTTAAGTGTTCGCATCATGTGTTATCGAACCCGAAGCCTTTTGTAACGATTGAACTTACGCCCAAGGGGCGAATGCCCAGAGGGACTAGTGTCCCAGAGGGCGCCCGATTGCGCCTAGTAAGTAACAATAATTTGGCCCTATCCCAGATGAAAAAGGCCATCGATGTCGCAAAGCACAGATTTAAGCCCGAAGCTATTACTTTTCTGAACCGCGCCGCCGGCAAGCGAGGTAATGTCGAGGAGATCACTGATAATCTTAAGATAGAAGACTTGCGTAATTTGGCCATACAAGAAAGGTTAATCAGAGAGTATCTGAAAGATTACGAAATAGATGAGCCTTTGATGGAAAGAGTGATCCGCTTGAACGCTCACTATAATAAGGTTGCTGAGCAGAACGAAGAAGTTGGAAGAAACATCAATTGGAAGCTTCGCAAGGTCGAGTGGGATAATCTGTTTAATTACGGCACCAAAAATAGTGTTAATTTTACTAATCTTAATGGGATTACAGGTATTTTTGGAAAGAACTATTCTGGCAAGAGCAGTATTATTGACTCCCTATTGTACACTGTTTTTAACTCCACCTCGAAGAACGAGAGAAAGAATCTCAATATCATTAACCAAAACAGAGATAGCTGTCGAGGCATGGTAGAGATATCAGTGGGCGAAAAGATTTATACAATTGAAAGGACTAGCGAAAAATATATTAAAAAGCTTAAAGGTGAAACGACGCTAGAAGCAAAAACAGATGTAGATTTTAGTGTATATTGTCCCGCCACAGATGTTCGTGAGAGCCTTAACGGACTAAGCAGGATCGAGACAGACAAAAACATTAGAAAGCATTTTGGAACCATGGAAGACTTCTTGTTGTCTGCAATGGCGAGCCAACATGGCGCCCTGCAGTTTATCAACGAGGGCTCAACAAGGCGAAAAGAGATTTTTGCTAAATTTTTAGATCTAGAAATCTTTGAGAAGAAATTCAAGCTTTCCAAGGAAGACGCGTCAGATACTCGTGGAGCCCTCCGAAGATTTGAGGGCCGTGACTATGATGAAGAGATTTCCGGCGCACTCCAAAACCTTACAGAGAACACGGAGAGATTGGAGCAGCAACAGTATGCTTGTGAGACTCTCAAAGGCCAGTTGGCTAGCCTTGACACGGAGTTAGCTACTACAAACGCCCTGATTGAGTCTATCCCAGCAGAGATTATTGACGTGGTAGATGTTCGACAAAGACTTAATGATGCAAAGAATAAGCAATTTAGTCTTAAATCAAAGAATGTAGAGTTAGTTGAGAAAAGAAGGAAGAACGAGGATCTATATTCTAAGATAAATGAATTTCTAGAAACGTTCAACGTAGAAGAGCTTGAAGCCAAGCAGGCAGAAATTGAAGCATTGTCGCATAGCATTTCTGCACTGGAGTTCGACCGGACAGCTGAGTCGACCGAATTGGAGCGCCATCGCAAGAAAAGCAGTCTTTTAGAGGGCATTCCCTGCGGGACTTCGTTTCCAAAATGTAAGTTCATCAAAGATGCTCATGTAGCCCAATCAAGAATCCCTATTAGTAAAGAGCAAATTCAAGAGATCGATAATCAAATCTTAGCGCTTTCAAAGACTCTAGAAGGATTTGCACCGGCAAAGGTAGAAGAGCATTTGGAGAACTACCGCAAGGTTGTCGAGAAGAAAACTAATGTTTCCAATACGATAGCCGATCTGAACCTTGAAATAGAAAAGAACAAGCTGGCAAAAGAAAAGGTGTATCACTCAATTAAGTCTTTGGCTGAAAAACTAGCTGAGTATGATCAAAATAAAGAGGCTATCGAGAACTTAGAAGAACTTGTTACGACTCGTAATAACTTGAATTCTGAAATCAAAAGTCAAAATATGAAACTTGATGTGTGCGAAGCTACGATTTTAGAACTAGTACGACAAAACGGTTCTCTAGAGCAGAAAGTGGAAACAGTACGACAGAGCAAGCAGGAACACACAGATCTTCAAGAAGAGTATGCAGCATATGATTTGTTCATGCGATGCATGCATTCTAACGGAATTGCCTATGACGTGATCAAAAGGAAGCTTCCGGTTATTAACCAAGAGATAGCCAAGGTTTTGGCCAATATTACAAATTTCGAGATTTACTTCGAAGACAATGGCAAAAAGTTTGAAATTTTCATCAAGCATCCGCGCCACGATCCTCGACCGCTGGAGATGGGCTCTGGTGCCGAAAAGACAATTGCTGCCATGTCAATACGACTGGCCATGTTATCGGTATCTTCGTTGCCAAAGGGAGACTTGTTCGTTCTTGACGAACCCGGCACGGCACTCGATGAAGATAACATGGAGGGATTTATTCGTATTTTGGAACTAATTAAGATGTACTTTAAAAACGTTTTGTTGATTTCTCACTTGGATTCGCTCAAAGACTGTGTGGACACCCAAATCATGATTGAAAAGAAAAACGGGTACGCAAAAGTTAACCAATAAAAAAGGAAACAAAATGATGGCAACAGTAACAGCGAAGCTGGATAGACTAGTCGAGAAAATGATATCTCGCAAATTTATGGTGTGGCTCACGGCCACCGGATTGATGATCGTGGCCGGTCTGGAATCTAGCGACTGGGTAATCATCTCAGGCATTTATATCGGCTCTCAAGCCGTTATTGACGGGATTACAAAAATGAAGGGTGCGTAGTGAAGAAGACAATATTACTGTTTTTGGCCAAACACTGGAAAGAAATCGCATTGATTGTACTTTCTGCAGTGGTGATTGGTAAAATGCAATATGATATGAACGAGATGCAGAAGGCATATGCTGCCGCGAAAGAGAGCTATGAACAACAAATTATTGGCTTGACAGAGATCCATGATCGCGAACTGAAAGAGCGCGAAGAGGCTCTCGCAGATTATGAAAAGCATATCGCCAAGATTGAAAAGGACTATCGAGAAGGCCTGCGCAATGCTGAACGCGATGCTCAAAGAGATGAACACCGGTATGAGCGCGAACACACAGAGGCCCCAGCAGAATTAATCGCAGAAATTGAAGGCCAATTTGGATTTGAATATGTTGAGTAAAGTGTTACCAGTCCTAGTTGGTATTCTGTTTTTAAGCACTCCGGCATATGCACAGGATTCGGAAGATACGGCATCGGAATCCGAAGCGCCCAAATTTACAATACTAGATTATGGCCAACCAGCCCCATTTCGAGGCACTCTATTCGATCCGACTGCGACTGCACAAATTTTGACCTTGAAGCGCCGACTAGGTGTGGAATATCAACTAGAGTTAGATTATAGAATTTCGGAGTTAACAGCTACGCATCAGTTAGAGATGACAAATATGCAGTCTAGATACACGGCCCTCGATGAAGAATATCGTCTCAGAATTGAGGCCAAAGATGGCGAGATCGAGCAATTAAACACTTCCCTGTCCAAGCTGAGTAAAGATAATCGCCATTGGTTTGCCATCGGCGGGTTCGCTATCGGCGTTGGAGTTACGGTTGGGATTGTATCAGCCATCGCGGGAGCCAGCAAGTGAATGTCAAAGAAAGATTGGAACAAACTAGCAGCTTTTGAGAAAGCAATATCAAAAAAATATGGACAGGAGACGATCCAAAATCCCAAGTCGGGATGGGATGAAGAAAAGGAAAAGGAATACATTATACAACAGAAAGAGTTGTACGAAAAGGAAATCGAGAGAAGGAGCGACACAGAGAAAATAGACCATGATGGTATTTTAATTTCTAAAAAACTACTTAATAGGGAATCTCGAAGAGCATGTCCAGTTTGCTATAAAATCTTTTTAAAAGCGATGGATGATGTCTGCTTGACAAAGCATGAATGTTGTTTCGAGTGTTATGTAAAGTGGGTAGAAGGAAGAGAAGAGAGATGGATAAAAGGATGGAGACCAGATGAAGTTCACGAAGAAACAGATTAAAAAAATTATTGAAGAAGAGTTAGCGTCTTTTAGTCACGGCTTCTGGCGTCAAGATTTGAAGGAACTCGATGCTTCTGATATAGAACCACCGGTAGCCTCTACTGGCACCGGCCAAGATGGTGTGGTACTCCGAACCCTAACGCCGGAGCAGAGCGCAGATGTGGAGAACATGGCGGACGCTATTAAAGCAATGGCTCAACAAGACAAAGAGCAAATTGAAGTTATTTTGGCCCAATTGAGTACTGAAGCTCTGAGTTAACTAATTATAAAAGAATACTACTTATTTAAAGGAAGCGAATATTATGGCAACAACTATAGAAATTATCCAAGGAATTCAGCAGGCCGCCGCCAACGCTTATGACGGTGCACTGGACGAGAATGGCGATCTAGTAAAGGTCGGCTTGAAGAGAGAAGAAGGCAACCCGCTTTTGGACAAGAGAGTGATGGATGGATTCAATGTTTCCTTCTATGGCAACAAGTTGTGCCTTTCTTACCACTCGGAGATTCAATTGAAGGAAGTTTATGGCAACAGCTTCGAATCAGACATCGAACAAATGTTGGAAGATGTAGCAAGCTTTTTGCGTAAAGAATATAAGAAGGTGACTGGCGAAAGTTTGTCTTTGAAGGGCTTGGGCGAAGTCGATATTCTTGTACAGAACACCTCTAGAGTAAGGTCTTGGGTGCAGGCGAAAAAGCATTATGAGATTGGCTCGCTTAACGAAGTGGAGTCCGTCCCCGGATCTGACGAAACACCCCAGCAGCGCAAAATAGATCCAGAATTCGAAAAGTTTCTCGCTCTTGGCGGCTTGGGCAAGAAGGCCAAAAACGATAAGCGCTAATTATAAAATGGCGAACAATGGCAAAACTGTCCAAAAATCAACAAATCAAAGAAATATTAAAGTGTGGTAAAGACCCAAGTTATTTTTTAAGAAACTATGCCAAGATATCTCATCCGCTACATGGTCTAATACCATTTAAAACTTATGATTTCCAAGACGACCTTTTATGTGATTTTAACGATTATCGTTTTAATGTTATTCTGAAAGCACGTCAGCTTGGAATATCCACTATCACGGCCGGATACATTGTTTGGCTGATGATGTTTCATCGGGATAAAAATGTTTTAGTCATGGCCACAAAGTTTGGCACAGCCGCCAACCTAGTCAAAAAGGTAAAAGCAATTGTCCAGCATATTCCGCCATGGCTAAAGATTACAGATATCAAAATAGACAACAGAACGTCCTTTGAGCTGTTAAACGGCTCTCAGATTAAAGCCTCTTCGACCTCTTTCGATGCCGGTCGTTCAGAGGCTCTTTCTTTGTTGGTCATTGACGAGGCGGCGCACGTAGAGGGTTTAGAAGAATTGTGGACCGGTTTGTACCCTACGCTGTCGACTGGTGGCCGCTGCATTGCTCTATCAACCCCAAATGGTGTGGGTAACTGGTTTCACCAAACTTATATCGATGCTGACGAAGAGATTAATGATTTCCATCCAACGTGTTTGCGCTGGGATGTTCATCCTGATCGCGACGTAGATTGGTTTGAACGCGAAACGCGTAACATGTCCAGACGCCAGATTGCTCAAGAATTAGAATGTAATTTCAATACTTCTGGAGACAGTGTGATCCATCCAGATGACATATCTATTCTTGTTGAGAACATTCGCGAGCCACAGTATAGAACCGGATTTGACAGGAATTATTGGATCTGGGAAGAGTACATGACCGAGGCCTCCTACCTGTTGGTGGCAGATGTCGCTCGCGGTGACGGCGCAGATAGTTCTGCTTTCCACATTATAAAACTAGAAACGATGGAAATTGTTGCAGAATATAAAGGAAAACCTACAATTGATGCGTATTCTAGGATATTATATGATGCAGGTCTTGAATATGGTCGATGCCTTTTGGTGGTGGAGAACGTTGGAGTTGGATACTCGGTGTTAGAAAAGCTTATAGAACTAGAGTATCCCAATTTATATTATTCTGTCAAGTCTACGCACGAGTTTGTGGAGCAATACCAAGCAGAAGTCATGTCTAACGCAGTCGCCGGTTTTACCACTTCTACAAAAACTAGACCATTAGTTATTGCAAAACTGGAGGAATTCATTAGAAATAAACTAATTAAGATATATTCCGAAAGAACTGTGGAGGAACTTAAAACATTTATTTGGTATAATGGCAAGCCACAGGCTATGAGGGGCTACTCTGATGACCTAACCATGGCATTGGCAATTGCGTGCTGGGTTAGAGATACAGCCCTAACAGTAAACCAGCGAAATGTTGAATATCAGAAGGCCTTTTTGAGTTCGATCCAAACCACTAGTAGAAAAATGAACACTACAATTGCAGGGATGGAAGGACACAAGCGCTCCAAGGGCGACAGAATAACCGAGGAAGAGAAAAAGAGAATGAAAGAATTTATGTGGGTATATAAAGGATAAACATGGCAGATAACGATAAAAATCCAAGAAACAATCAAGCGGATCTGTTTAAGAGACTAACGAGGCTCTTCTCAGGCCCGATTATTAATCATAGAAGCCAGTCTGGTCGTCGTATCCGACGCCAGCATATGGATAAATATGCTGCACAGTTTAAGTCAGCTAGCGGTCAGCAGTTTAAGAAGAGCACATATAACCCCCTTGAACGTATTTCACACGATGCTATCGCTAACCAGCGTAGAGCAGAACGCTATGTAGATTTCGATCAGATGGAGTATATGCCAGAGTTGGCTTCTGCTTTGGATATCTACGCTGACGAAATGACAACCTCGTCCGACTTGTCTCCGATGATTAGGATCAACTGTCCTAATGAGGAGATCAAAGCAGTCTTAAGCACGCTGTATGTAAATATTTTAAATGTCGATTCCAACCTATTCGGCTGGTGCCGCACCATGTCAAAATACGGAGATTTTTTCTTGTATCTAGATCTGGACGAAAGCTTTGGAATTCGGACTGTGTTGCCTTTGCCCCCACAGGAGGTCGAGAGACTAGAAGGTCTAGACGCCACAAATCCAAATTATGTTCAGTACCAGTGGAATTCCGCAGGTATGACATTTGAGAATTGGCAAATTTCACACTTTAGAGTACTCGGCAACGACAAGTATGCTCCTTATGGCACATCTATCCTTGAACCAGCCCGCCGGATCTGGCGCCAGTTGACGCTTATCGAAGATGCCATGATGGCGTATCGAGTTATTCGCTCCCCCGAACGCAGAGTTTTCTATATCGATGTTGGCCAGATCGCCCCACAAGATGTGGAGCAATATATGCAAAAGATTATTACGCAGATGAAGCGCCATCAGGTACTTGACCCCGACACAGGCCGTGTTGATCTTCGCTATAACCCAATGTCCGTTGAAGAAGACTACTACATCCCTGTCCGTGGCCAACAGTCAAACACTCGGATTGAAAATCTCCAAGGTGGCCAGCACGCCACAGCGATTGACGACGTTAAGTACTTGAGAGACAAACTGTTCTCCGCACTAAAGATTCCGCAATCGTACTTAACGATGGGCGAAGGCGCCGAGGAAGATAAGACCACCCTCGCACAAAAGGACATTCGATTTGCGAGAACGATCCAGCGCTTACAGAGAGTCGTAATCAGCGAATTGGAAAAGATTGGGATTGTGCACTTATACACTCTCGGATTCAGAGGTGACGATCTTCTGAGCTTTAAGCTTACTTTGAACAATCCTTCACGCATTGCTGAATTGCAAGAACTTGAACACTGGCGCACGAAATTTGAAGTTGCCGGCGCAGCCACCGAGGGGTTCTTTTCAAGACGCTGGGTGGCACAACACTTATTCTCAATGTCGGAGGAAGAATTCCTACGCAACCAGCGAGAAATTTACTATGATAGAAAATACGATGCATCTCTGCAGGCTGTTGCTGAAAGTGCCGCCGCCGAAGCAGCAGGAATGGCCGGCGGCATGCCACCTGCAGGCGGCGAAGAAGGGGCCCCGCCGCTTGATCCCGGCGCTGAAGGAGAAGAGGGCATGCCAGAGCCCGGCGCCGAGGAAATGCCACCAGATGCCGGTGGAGAGGCCGCACCCGAGCCTGAAACTGGAGATCTCCTTGCGGCTCCACCCGGATCGCGACCTTCACCCAGAATACACGATGGTCCCCATGGCGGCAAGAAATACTATCCCGTTAAGAGTGATAAGAGGGATATGGGCGCCCGCAACAGAAGTTTTAACAGGCTAGCCACCCCAGAATTTGGCACTTATAGAACCACTAATTTAGGCGCCCCAGAGCTTCGATCTTTATCAAAGGGAATTTTTGCTGAAGAAGGGTCTAATTATAGTGATAGCGAAATAATACAAGAGAAGCGCCTGTTTGAGATAAACAATGAGATTAGAACATTGATCGAAAATCTAGAAAAGAATTCGGAGTTGACACAAAATGAAGATGAAACACAATAAGAAACGCAACACAGCTATATTGTATGAGGTCCTGACACAACAGCTTACTAAGGCAGTGATCGATAAAGATAAATCAAAAAAGCAGCGTATCGCCAGTGTGTTACGTTCGTTTTTCAGCACCGGCAAAATTATGAACCGTGAGTTGGAGCTATACAAAGCTTTATACGAGACTAGGGGTCTGGAAGAGGGCCTATGTATTCGGCTGGTTCAAGAAGTGGCCAAAGCTCACGCGGCACTTGATCAGAAAGAGATCTACAAAGAACAGTCAAAACTGATTGATGTGATTAATAAAGAAGTTTCGAAGTCAGCATTTCAGGCGTTTATTCCAAATTATAAATGCCTAGCCAGTATTTCGCAAATGTTTAATCCTTCTGTGACAATCAAGAACAAGGTTTTATTAGAGAAGCAAATTGTAGACTATATGTCAGTGACCAAACTGGAAGACAAGAAAGATCTGGTGCCAATTGACAACATTGTTTATACTAAGTTTGTGGAGAAGTTTAATGACAAATACAGCGATCACTTGTTAGAAGAACAGAAGACGCTTCTTAGTAAATATATTTCTTCTTTTGCCGACAACGGTGTTGAGCTTAAGATCTATTTAAACGAGGAAATCGAAAGACTCAAGGAAGAGATGGCTTCCTGTATTACACTTAAAGAGTTCATCGACGATAGCCACATGCAAGAGAAGGCCAAAAAGGTTGTTGAGTTATTGGACTCCACATCTACCCGGGCCGTCAACACGGCTTTAGTAGAAGACGTGGTGAAGATTCAGTCTTTGGTCAAGGAGATAAGGGACTGATGGGCATTAAAATCAAAATTGGCAAGTCTAAAGTAACTGAGCCGGTTACTAGAAAGTTTGAATTAAAGATTAGAAAGTCGCTGGATGGCAACTTGATGATTTTTGATCATGCCGATATTGATATTGTAATCATGCCTTCCAAGAAAAAGATTCTTACACTTCCAAAAGAGATCATGACTGATGCTGTCTATGGTGCTCAAAATAGATTGATGGCACACCTGAGAAGAAAGGGTGTTATCGATGTAGCTTCTGTACAGGGCGGGAACGTGTATGGCTCAATAGAAGCGATCATTGCTGAAAGCGTTGATGGTTTAGATTCAGTAAAGATGGTTTTGTTAAACATTGATAAATTTATCGATGAAGAGCGCCCCTACTTCGACTTTGTTAAGGGCTACGAAGATGAGGCCTCTGACGTGTACACTGACCCAGATGATCTGCACTCTACCGACCTAGGAGATGTGAGCCATCACGATACGAAGGGATCTATCCGCCCGGGCTGGGTAAGAGATCCATACGGCCTATCCCAACTTTACAAAATCTAGAGGTGATGTTTGAGTATATTAGTGAATTTATTATGGTTTATCCTGTGTTCTTATGGGTTGACCCAGATACTTGTATACGGTTCTCTCTTTAACAGAATAAGACCCCGTAAGGAATGGCTTAAAGGCGCCGGCGAATTATTCCATTGTCCAATGTGCATGGGATTTTGGGTTGGTGCTTTTTTGTTTTGTATTTCTTCGCACACCGAACTATTTACATTTGAGCAGAATTTAGTAAACTTATTTATTTGTGGCTGGGTCTCTTCTGGCACATCATATATAATGAATGTTTTGTTTTGCGACAACGGAATTCAACTAGGAGTTAACAATGGCAAAGACATGGACTAAAAAGTGGCTACTTCAACCTGTTCGACGCTGCTGCAAGGGCTCTTAGCTCACGCGGGTGGCGCCCGCGAAGGTATTAATTATGAAGAAAGTGCTTTTACGAGAATATTATGAACTATGCGAAGGTGGCGTTTGCCAAGATCTCTTAACTGAAGAGGAAAAGAGGTATGTGGCAAACGGAGGCATGATTTTGTCTGGCGTTATGCAGAGATCTGACGCCCAAAATGGAAATGGCAGAATTTATCCTCACAAGACCCTCCAGCGAGAAGTCGAAAATTACAATAAGCTTGTGCGAGAGTCCCGAGCCTTGGGTGAATTAGACCACCCTGAAGATTCCGTCATCAATCTTAAGAACGCTTCACACTTAGTCACTGACATCTGGTGGGACAATAAGGATGTGATGGGCAAAGTAAAAGTATTGAACACTCCGGCCGGTAAGGTTCTGCAAGAACTGGTTAACAGCGGAGTAAAGCTTGGGATATCCTCCAGAGGCCTAGGTTCAGTTTCCGAGTCCACCGGCGGCACAATTGTTGAAGATGATTTTCAGTTGATTTGTTTTGATTTCGTCTCTGAGCCCTCAACCACAGGTGCTTTCATGGTGAAGGAGAACAAAGAGCCAAATATTTTCACCAAGGCCGATAAGATAAATCGAATTTTAAATGATATTTTGAGAGACAAATGAAAAAAGAAGAATTAAAGGCAGCCCTAAAACCGCTAATCAAAGAGTGCATCAAGGAGGTGATGTTTGAAGACGATGTGTTGTCTTCCGTGATTAAGGAAGTCATTAAAGGCACGTCTTCTGCACAAGTGGTAACAGAGGTAAAGACGGAACAAAAGCCTGCACCGGCGCCCGAGAGGTTCGGTGCAGGCCGTCCCGATCCTGCAAAAGCTCTAGCAGAGAGAAAGAGTAAACTTCTTGGAGCAATCGGCTCGGAAGCGTTCAATGGGATTGATATTTTTGAAGGTACCGCCCCACTGAGCAAAGGAGCAGAAAGTTCAGATGGCCCACATATCCCAAGCGTGCTGGGGGACGATCCTGCAGACTCGGGAGTCGATATCACCGGACTGTTCTCTTCTGCTGGCCATACTTGGAAAACAATATCTAGTGGGATGAAGAAGTAAATGGCAGCAGTAAACGTATCGGTAAGGGCCCGTGGTAGAGAACCGGCCGAAAAATTAATTCGACGGTTTATTAGAAAGTGTAAGAAAGAGAAAATTGTTGAGAGATATCGAGAGCGACACGATCACTACGTCAAGCCCTCGGAAAAGAGAAGAATAAAGAGGAGAAAAGCGAAACGTCTTCGTGAATTAGACGAGCTTAAACGCTCAAAAATCAGGAAGCGTTCTAAATACAATAGGTAAATGTTTGTAGATTTGGATTACTTCTAAATCGCAGACTATTTATAAAAAGCAACGTATTGCAATCGTAGGAGTTAGAAAATGTCATATGATCAATCACAGCCATATACAGTAGGGCTGCACAATGTAGGTTCGTATCAGGTCTCGGCAGTACCGTATATAACGGGCTCGGCTACATTGGCTGCGAACAGCGAGCATAAACTTGAATTCCCAAATGTGACCAGATCTGTGACGGTCGTAAATCATAGTTCAGAGACCATCCGCATACACTTTGTCTCTAAAGACGAGGGAAACGTGATGGGCGGGTATCATTACGTCGAACTTGATAGCGACGAGGATTCGTACACATTCAATGTGAAGTGTAATGTAATTTATGTTTCAACACCTTCTGGTAACTCAGGAGCGGCGGAATATAGAGTAATCGCAGAGTTGACCAATATTGCCCGCCACCGCATGTATGCCCTGACCGGTTCAGGAATTTCAGAATAAAGGAGAGTTAAAATGGGTTTTGGAGGAGGCTTTAAGGGCGGCGAAGGAGATCTTGGTAGCGACCTTAAAATTAATGACGGTACCATAAAGATTAAGGAGCAAGCTAGCGCCGAAAGCGATAGTACCGCGTATGGTCAAATTTGGGTAAAATCAAATGCCCCATGTGATTTATATTTCACGGATGATACGGGCCAAGATATTCGAATCACCAACGATGGTAGTCTTGCGGCTGCAGGTTCGGCATCTGCCGTCAAGGCCGACGATATTGAGGACGGAGACGCCGCCGTTACCCTGCAGGCCGAGTCTGGCAATAATGTTACGGTCAATGCCACAGCCGCACAACTACAGTTAAAGACTACAACTTCCGGCGAACTAGATATTACATCAGCCGGCACACTTGATATTAACGCAGTCGCCGTAGATCTCGACGGATCCGGGGCTGTCACTATAGATACCAGCGACACTACAAATGGCGTCAAGATTGGCGCATCAACGTCTGGCATGCCGATCACTCTCGGCCATGGTACTTCCGAAACCACGGTTGGAGACAATCTGGTAGTTACGGGAGATCTTAAACTCACCGGAAACGTTATTAAGGCGTCAGACGGCGGAAGCACTATTACATTAGATACTTCTGACAATGTTACGATTGCTGGTGATTTACAGATTGATGGGAACAACATCAAAGATGCCGGCGGAAACCAAGGAATTACATTTGATGGAAGTGGACACACAACTATCGATGGAAACCTGACAGTAACCGGAAACGTCATTAAGGCTTCAGACGGCGGAAGCACCATTACAATGGACACGTCTGACAACGTTACAGTTGCGGGCACTCTTACCTGCTCGACAAGCCTAACTATCGGATCCGCAGCAATGAGCGAGGCAGATCTTGAACAGCTTGACGGTATCACTGCCGGCACTGCTGCTGCTAGCAAGGCCGTCGTATTAGACGGAAGCAAGAACATCGCTACCATCGGAACAGTTGGCTGTGGAGCTATCACTTCTACTGGCGCCTCATCTATGGGGAGTCTATCTGTTGCCGGCGCCCTCGATTGCGACACCAGCTTCACGCTTGATTCAGTAGCAATTAACGCAACAGAGCTTGGTTACATCGACGGCGTAACTGCTGGAACCGCCACTGCTTCCAAAGCTGTGGTTCTTGATTCCAACAAAGATATTGGCACTATTCGAAACTTGACTATTGATGGGACGCTTTCAGACGGAAACTATACTTTCGATACAAGCGGGAATGTAAGTGGCCTCGGCACAGTCGGCTCAGGGGCTATCACTTCTAGTGGCATAATCAAGACAGATGATACAACTGACGCGACTAGCAAGACTGATGGTTCACTTCAAACTGATGGTGGCTTAAGCGTTGCCAAGGCAATTTATAACGGAACAGCAGCTACGCTAGCCGCAGATTCCGGCGTTGTGACAATGGGCTCCACTACTGCAGCCACTGTTTCAGCCGCCGGCATCTTGAATGTCAACAATACAACAGAAGCAACTTCGGCAACGGATGGTTCACTTCAAACTGATGGCGGACTTTCGGTTGTAAAGAGCGCCGTAATCGGAGACGACTTAGATCTCTTATCTGATGGCGCCATTCTTAACATCGGAAGTACTTCCAAGTTTACTGTAACAGATCAGGGCGCCAACAATTGCGTAATGGCCACTTCGGGTCACAGACTAGCCTTTGGTCATGCTGATGAATATGTTAGCGGCGATGGCACCGATCTTACAATTAACAGTAGTGGAGAAATCAATCTTGACGCAACAACCGTGGATCTGAACGGGGCCCTCGATGTTTCAGGCGCCTCACAGTTTGGCAGCACCATTACGGTCGGAGTCGATGGCACTGGCTATGATGTGAAGTTCTTTGGAGCCACGTCCAGCGCGTACATGCTTTGGGACGAAGACGAAGACGATCTTGTCTTGGCCGGCGCAGCCCGGGCAGTTGTCCCAGATGGACAATTGGTTCTTGGTTCGACGGCAGTTTCTTCTACGGCCGCTGAGTTGAACAAGCTCGACGGTGCAGACAGTAACGTTACGGCAGCCAAGCTCAGTACGCTTTCTGCATTAAGCGATACAGAGATTGGTTACATCGATGGTTCGGGTACATCAGTTGTGGCCTCTAAAGCAGTTGTCGCAGATAGCAACAGAGATGTTGCCACGCTTCGAAATCTTACCATTGATGGAACACTTTCAGATGGAAACTATACTTTTGATACCAGCGGTAACGTCAGTGGCCTAGGGACGGTTGGCTGCGGTGCTATCACTACAACTGGTAACTTTACTGGTTCAGGCGCCCTAACTTCATTTGGTTCAGGCCTACACAGGATTACGGTCGATCAAGATATTCGTTACGCCGATACGGCTGACGCGTCAGTGGTGGTAGAACTATCCGGCGTTAAAATCCCAGCAAACGCAATTATTACGCGAGTCGTCGCAGTAGTAAAGACGATATCAAATCTGGGCTCAGCCGATTCAGGCGCCCACAAAGTAAACATCCAAATGTCCGCTACCAGTGGCACAAGTGCAGATGCAGCGATTTCCACTGGAACAGAACTTCTGGGCGGCGGTGTTTCCAACACAATTAGTAGTGACGGCGCCGCAGAGGATGTTGATATGACTTCGCTTGCTGATGTTTGGATGTGTAACGATATTGTCAAAAACGGAACTTCGGATCAGTATCTCTATATTTGCAACGGCGGCGACGTTGACAATGGAACCACCGACCCGTCTGCTGGCACCTTAACCGTTATTGTTGAATATTATGGTATGGACTAGGAACAAGGGGAGTGTTGAATGAGTTTTGGATGGGCATATGTAGGATGCGAAGACATAGCGGTTACAAGTCTACTTGGACCCTCCGGGTCCATTCTTGTCAGAACGGACACGTTTGTCCTCTCCGGTTCGCAGAATTATAAGCTCCTTCAAGAAGAGCCCGGCGAAGATGGCGAAACTCATAGTCACGCCTTATTATTAACTGGCTCGTTCAAACAGCTAGGCAATGTTCATCGACTCGGATCCACACATATCACTGGAGCCCTAGGAGTCTCTGGCGATGTGACCGTGCAAGGAAACATCCATGCGAACTCATATAATGTCGTTAATACATCGATTACCGAAATAGAAGCTGCCGGTTCAAGTAACCTAGGCGACTCATTCGGGGATCTCCACACTATAACTGGCTCTCTGGTTGTTGCTGGTCTCGGCACCCAGCGCCCCTCGTTGGTTGTAACGGGCTCTACACTGGGTGACAATGTACCGAGCACAGCTCTCCAAACTGCTTTTGTTGGTGTCGCGACAAACAGGCCCCCGACAATGTTGGCAGTCAGCGGCAGTTACTCAGTAAACTATGACAAGCTACCAACTAACTGCTTAGCGGCCACTTTGACGTTAACCAGTTCAATTGTGGGCGTAAACGCAAATTTGGCCGTAGCAGTCACCTTACCTCCAGCTACATCGACTCCCGGCCGGATGGTTATTATCAAAGACGAAGCCGGTACCCAGCCGCGCACCACTAGCAACAAGATATCCGTTTTACCCGGCACTTCCAACGGAGTTGCCGACACTATTGACGATCAATCTGCATACTACATTATGGGCTCTAGAGCAGCCTTATCGCTCTATTCAGACGGCATCAGTAAATGGTTCGTGTTCTAAGCCATGCGTGGAGGGCACGATAGATGGGATACAATGTATTATCAGGTTCAATTACTTCATACGGCTCAATCCAGATCACTGGCTCATTCAAAGCCATGGGTACGGGAGATCAGGGATTCGTCGGAGACGGTTCTTTACTGACGGGTCTGCCCCATACAGAAGTATATTCAATTACAAATGCCAGTACTGATCGTCTCATAACAACGAATGACGGCAGCGGGAATTCATTCAACGCCGAAGATGGTTTGACATATAGTAGTGCTACGCGCACACTGACTGTAAAAGGTCTCGATGACGTACATGATACAACGATAACAGTTGATATTACAGGTTCAAACAAATCTCAACTTCTACACGTAAGATCTAACGCAAACTCAAATATTCTGTTTGTAACGGGTTCTGGCAAAGTTGGTGTCGGCACCGGTACCCCAATCGCAACACTTGATGTAGCCGGAAAGATAGCGATCTCTGCGGAGAGTAATACTCCTGCTCAGCCGGCCGATGGGAAAGGGTTTCTATATAGCAAGTCAGACGGCAAACTGTATTGGCGTTCATATGATGTTACGGAAGTCGATTTGACCAGCGGTACTACACCGACTTTTAAGACGCTTGCTGTGTCGGGACAAGACGATGTAGTGGCCGATAGTACGACCGACACTCTGACTTTGGTTGCAGGAAGCAACATGACAATTACTACAGATGCCGCCGGCGACTCGATTACTTTTACATCCACCGGAGGAGGTGGCGGAGGCGGCTCTGGCATTTTTACAGAAGTAGACGGTTCAAACGCTTATGTTACTAGCAGTTTGAAGCTCGGCGGTACCGGCGCGACTAGCCACCAGTTGGCCGTTGTTGGTAGCACTTTACTCCTCGGCGGCATGGTACATAAGAGAGTAAGCAAGACCGCTGATTATACGATCACTACGGGAGATTACTATATCGGTGTCGATACGACAGGCGGAACGTTTACGCTAACTTTGCCAGTTGCGAACAATACAGCGGAAGGTCAAACGTTTATTGTAAAAGATGAAGGAGGCGCCTCGAATACAAATGCTGTGGTGATCCATACTTCTGGCGATGCTGACAAAATTGATGGCGGTGATTCAGTGGTTTTGGAGTCTCCATACGCCGCTATAGCTATATACAGCGACGGTACATCGCGTTATTATGTGTACTAGTTTTTACAATAGTAGTTCGCTCTTTTAAAAAAAGCCATTTTTTTTTCATTTTTTTTGTTTTTTTATTGTGACTAGCCTTTGGACGACTACTTAGAGGTGCTCGTCTGACCGTAATATCATGGCGCTTGCCGTGGTATATAAACAATCTTTTTTATAAAAGAGCTATTAAATCACATATGGAGGGATTAAAAAATGGCTTATAAATTTCAATTAGGATCCGCTGTTCTCAGTGGTTCCATTACACAGGAAGGTGACATTACTGGTTCATTCGACCTGTCTATCGCCACAGGTGGTACCATCGGCTGTGCAGCCGATAAAGACCTGATGACGCTCACAGACGGCGTTGTCACCGTTGCCGGCGAGGTCTCTATGACCACGCTCGACATTGGTGGCACCAATGTTACGTCCACTGCCACCGAGCTTAACTTGCTCGACGCAATTACTAGAGGTTCTATCCTTTATGGAAACGCTTCCGGCGCCACGGCCCGGTTGGCAAAAGGTAGCGCGAACACGGTACTTTCATCCGATGGTACTGACATTGCGTACAGTACTGTTAGCAACGACATGCTCGCAGGCTCGATTGGCGCAGGCAAACTCGCAGGTGCTATTCCTGACAGCAAGCTGCAAACGATTGCTACTGCAGGCAAAGTGGCACTCACCGCTCTTGAGATCGACGGTGGTACCGACATAAACGGCGCGCTCGCTGATGCAGATTTGATTATTATTGACGACGGTGCTGGCGGAACCAACAAATACTCTGCAATGTCCAGAGTCAAGACCTATGTGGCTGATCTGACGCTCACAACTGCCGCACAAACCAACATTACTTCTGTTGGCAACCTCGCCGGCGGCACTATCGCTAGCGGCTTCGGCGCAATCGATAACGGCACCAGCGGCATCACCTCGTCCGGCGTGCTTAAGCAGTCTGCCGACCTCGCCGCAGCCCCGAGCACTTCTCAGGCCGTCGCAGGTCAAGCAGGCTCAATCACTTTAGGTGTCGGCGCGGATGCTGGTATCGGTGTTCACAATGATCACCTTTACATTGAGAACAATACTGACACGAAGGATATTATCTTCAGAGTCCACGATGGCACTGATTATGATGACATCTTCTCGGTTGGTGGTATGGGCCTCGAAGTGGGCGACACCACGCCATTCATCTTCGGTGCATCTGAAGACTTTGCCTTGTCATGGGACGGCAGCGGCGGCGCATTCGTGATGAAAGCAAACGTCGAAGATCAGCCTTTCGTAATGGACTGGCAATCCGACCAAGGCGATGACGCTGCGGACGCGTGGAGGTGGAGCATCAACAAAACCTCTGGAGTTATGACACTGGCCAGCAAGATTGACGGCGACTTCGACGACGTGCTGGTACAGCACACTCCCAATAATACCTTGGCCGATTCGATCAGCGCCTTCGGAGGCTCTGTTACCGTTGGTAAGGATCTCACCGTGACTGGCAACCTTACTATCAATGGAACAACAACCACTGTCGATACCACAAACATGCTGGTCAAAGATAGTTTGATTGGTTTAAACGAAGGTGCCAGTTCTAACGCAAACGACTGCGGATTCATCATTGAACGTGGTTCAACTGGTAACAACGCTGCATTCATTTGGGACGAGTCTGCTGACAAGTTCACAATGGGCTTAACCACCGATTTGCCGAGCGCCACTGGTGACCTTACCGTCACTGCTGGTACACTTGTTGTAGGTACTTTAGAGGGTGACGTAACTGGTGATTTGACTGGTACCGTCCAGACCGCTGCACAAACCAACATTACAAGTCTTGGTACACTTACTGCACTTACTGTTGATCAAATTGCTATGGACGGCAAGGTCATGACCATGACCGGCAACACCGGTGATACTGCAGTCTTTACTGTAGGTACCAACGGCGACCTGAGTATCGTAACGACTGACACGGCCGCAGCCGCTGCTAACATCGCCATCACCGCAGATGGTACGGCAGAACTTGCTGGCACTACGGTCACCCTGAACTCCGGCGGTGGCGTTACTATTGATGCAGACAACGGAACCATCACCTTTGCGGATGGTGGCGTATCTCTGGGAACGATCACATCGTCTGGATACTCCGGTGCTGCCGCTAGCGCGGCAACTGCGACTGTTGCTACAACAGTGACAGTTTCAGACAACGAGTCTACAGCTGAGAATAACGCAATTCTCTTTGCCGCTGGCGCAGCCGGTTCTGGTAATGTTGGTGTTGAAGCCGATGCCGGCGATCTCCACTACAACCCCAGCACTGGTTTGTTGACGGCACCGGTCTTCTCCGGCGCTGTGCTGGCTAGCCTGAATTTTGTTGCTGTGGCTTCGTTGGGGAACGATTTCGCAAATGCCTACGCTCTGCAAGCCGGTAAGTATAACGTAGTCGATGGCGACCTTGATGCAAATCACTACGTGAAGCTTCCCAGCGGCGCCGCCGTTGGCGACCTAGTTCATGTTAAGCTGGAAGGAGCCGGCGGGTTCAAACTGTTCATTGAGTCTTATGCAGATGCTGTCAAGATTGATGGAGGCGACTCCATTGTTCTCGAATCAGACTATGCTGCGGTCACATTGATTCAGGCTGACACCAACGATTGGCGAGTATTCTAAGATACCCTTGGATTCTTACGAATCTCGACTCTATTTACTGGGGGCCCTCTTCGGGGGGCCTCCTTTTTATTTTGGCGGATTTGTTAACACTCTACTATTTATAAAAGAACCTTAGAAGTGTCTTGGAAGGTATTAAATGTCATATAACTTAATGTCAGGTAGCGTAGAGTTCATCGGTGATACTCTCGGCCAAGTAGAAGATATTGTAAACGTGCACACAGCACAGACTATTAGTGGTGCAAAAACGTTTAACAACATCACCGCATCCGGCGGAAACCCGGTTGGGCTCACTGTCGTGGGCCAACTTTCAATAGATCAGGATATTATCCACGCCGGCGATAACGATACTAAACTCAATTTTCCCGGCGCCAATGAAGTCCGCCTTTATGCGGGAAATCAGAATTTCCTTCAAGTCAAGGACACTACAGGGGTTGATATCAACAAAGCCGCAGATGACACCGGACATTTCACTTGGTGGGCGAAAAGTACTTTTAATTCTAAACAGTTCTATCTAGACGCAGATCTTGGCACGGTTTCCATCGGAGGTGCCACACCACTAGATGATAGTGTTAAGGTTCATATTTCTGGAAGCGCCGGAGCAGCTGAAGATCCAATTCCGGCCCTGTTAGCTGTTGGTGACAGAAAACATCCTGTTCTAGCTGTTTCTGGAAATGTGTACGGTCGCGGCGCGAGCGACTGGAAGATCGAGATGTCGGGCGTGTTAAAGACAAACAGGCCTATTCTGCTCGAAGGCCCAAGTGCCAATCTTGTTTCAGCGGGCCCCATTAGTGCGTCTATTGTACAAGCCAGCCAACTCTCTGGGGCCCTCAATAATCTTGATTCGCAGTCACTATATTACATGAATGCAGGATCCCCCGGAGCAGAAAAGTATCTAGCAGTGAAACTGGATGCCGATGAGGGTCTTACCAAAACTGCTTCTGGTCTTGCGCTAGACATCCACAGCATAGCCACAGTGGGCTCTATTAATACGAGCACATCGGGACAAGATTTTATTGCAATTTCGGATAACGACGATAGCAACTCTATAAAGAAAATGGGCGTTGGTTCTCTTCTCGCCCTCACTATGGATCCTTCAGTAAACAACCTAGGTTCAGGAGGCCAAGTTGCTAAAACAGTCACAACCCGCGTACCTCAGTTTAGGTCGATTGTCGGCGGAACCGGAATTACTGTTGCGACAAACACTAACGACCTTACTATTAATGCTGCAGTTGCCGGCGCCGGCGGTGATCATGGAATGGTTACTTATAACTATACCGGCTCTACCACTGGAGCCGCATGGTTACGTTATGATCCTACTCCGAATGATCCTACATCAATCTGGGCATCTGGCAATCCCGCGAAAAGCCATGTTCCTGAAGCAGTTAACGGAACTTTTCAAGTTGGTGATTCGGGGTTCTTGACGGCTTTTACTGGTTCGGTACACGTCACCGGCGCCGCCGCACTGGGCGACAATACCGTCCTTTTCGACGTGTCAAGCAACACGGTGCCTTCAATATTCTTTGTGAGCGCCTCTTCCAACGCTGGATACGTCGGGATTGGCGGGGATGGTCTCCATGTACCGGCCCACACTCTTTCTGTAAAAGGTAATGTTAATGTCACAAGCTTTGTGTCCGCCTCCGGCTTCTCTGGCGATGGATCGAACCTTGCAAACGTTCCCATCACGCCCGCAGGCCCAGCCAATGCGCTGCAGCTAAACCAATCTGGCAGCATCGGAGGATCCGGCGATCTTCTGTTGAAAAGGACAGAGACTCCAGCCCAGAGCGAGATGAGTCTAATAGGTAATTTGACTTGTACAAGTTTCGTTTCAGCCTCTGGTTTCGCCGGCGATGGTTCAAACATCACAGGCCTACCCGCGTCTGTCGCTGGTCCGCATAACTCAATTCAGGTTAATCGCAGCGGTTCTCTCCATGGCGATCCCATGTTTAAGGCTATAGCTGCAACTGCACCCGGCGGTGGCGACGAGGTTAGATTGTTCCTTACGGGTACCCTTACAGCCACAGAGGTTTCTTCTTCTGGAGGATTCAAAGCTGGTGGTTTCGGCGGGAATAACGCTTCTTATGACTTGTATAATTTGGGCGGGGCCAAGATTGCCGATCTTAGACTTTGGGACGGCGCCGCCCTGACTCTTTATGATTCCGGCAACGCGAGAGCACAACTGGCAATCGGCATGGAGAGCGACGGCCAGCTACAACTAAAAACTCAAGGTGGTCAAACTTACTTCCATGCATCAGAAATGGACACCATAATCAGCGGAAGCGCCATCCGGCTTCAAGGCGCCGTCCATGTGAATTCGAGCATCAAAACTGCCAATTATATCCTTGATGTAGAAGATCGAGTGGTAATCTTTAATTCACCGCATGGCCTCACCGCCTCCTTGCCAAAAATCACAGCGGAAAATGTCGGAGTTGTATATACTATCAAGAATATTAATACGGGCGCCGTTAAGATAACCGGAAGTGGTGATCCGCCTCTTGGTCCACAGAATATTGACGGAAATGAGTACGTAACAATTCCCCAGACATCAGGGATGGGCAAATACAGGACCGTAACGGCTGTTGATACGGGAGCGGACTACGATTGGATCATCATTGGCGAGAACTAAAACATAGTGCAAAAATGTCATTTACAGTTTTTACTTACTATTTAAAAGATGAAGAAATCTAATTTTGTTACTAGGAGTATTTGAATGTCTTCGTTGTTAGAACAGGCTATTATAGACGCTACCGCGCTTAAAGAGGCGGCCTTAAAAAATGCCGAAACGGCTGTGTTGGAAAAGTATGCCCCCGAAGTCAAGAAGGCTGTCGAGTCCCTCTTGGAGCAAGAGGTTGATCCGATGGCAGATCCAATGGCTATGGGTGCACCTCCGGCCGACATGGGAATGGAGACAGATGTTGACGCGCCCTTAGCAGCTACAGATGGAGAAGAGATGTGCCCATGCCCCGATGACGGTGAAGAGCAGGAGATTGAAGTGAACTTTGCAGAACTTGAAAAGATGATTTCTGGAGATCAGGAGCCGGCCGAAGATCAGCAAGATCTGGCTGCTGCAATTCCGGTCCAAGAAGAAATTGAACTCTCCGAAGATGTTCTTGATGCCCTGCTCAGCGAGGTAGGCAACGATTGTACAGCAGAAAACGACGACGGACAGGAACAAGAGGAACTTGAAGAGTCAGACGCGTCAGACGAAAACCTCGAAGAGTCCCTAGAAGACATCATAGAAAAGATGGTTGTCGACATGGCCTCCAGAAAAACTGGTTGGCTAGGCGCAGCCGAAGGCGAAATTGCACACGAAGCTGAGCTTGAGTTAGCTCGTCGCCAATCCACAGAATTTAAAGAAGAGAACGCAGCGCTCAAGAAGGCAGTTGCAGATTTGCAGGAAAAGCTTACTAAGTATGAAGCCACGTTCTCTCAAGTGAAAACCAAATTAGAAGAAACCAATCTTACAAACGCAAGATTATTATACGCGAACCGTATTTTGAACAGCAGCTCCTTGAATGAGCGGCAAAAGAACAAAATTGTTGAAGCTATTTCAAAGGCAGGTTCAGTTAAAGAAGCAAAGGTTATTTATGAGACCCTTCAAGACACAGTGGGTTCTGCGCCGGATCGACGCGGACCACAATCACTGCGTGAGGCAGTCACCAGACCTTCTTCTATAATGTCTCTTCGGGAAAACCGAAACAGGCAAAATTCTGATCCACAAGCTGAGAGAATGCAAATTCTCGCAGGAATTAAAAAATAACATAACATTCAAGGAGAAAATTAATAATGTCTATTTTAACAAAATTAACTGAAGGCATCGTTGATCGTGATCTCTCTAAAGAATCGCACGCACTTCTGACGAAGTGGGAGCGTACTGGTCTTCTTGAAGGTTTGACCGATGACCGTTCGCGGTCGTCGATGGCCCGCTTGCTTGAGAACCAAGCCAAAGAGTTACTTCGTGAGGCATCTGCTATGTCCGCAGGTGACGTTGAAGGTTTTGCCGCTGTGGCATTCCCCATCGTCCGACGCGTATTTGCAGGTCTGATCGCTAACGATTTGGTTTCAGTTCAGCCAATGAGCTTGCCATCCGGTCTCATCTTCTTCTTAGACTTTAAGTTCAGCCCCAACATCTCAGATGCGAACGATCTTTCTACAGATACGCGAATCACCGGTATGTTCGGTCAAACTAACGATAAGTCCATTTATGGTACTGATCAGGTCGGTAGCCAGATTACTGGTGGTGTCGATCTAGTCGGATCTCAAGGTGAAGACCTTAGTGGTCCGCGCACGACGGTAGGTTACGCTTATGGCGCATCCTCCGGTTCGTGTACGCTTCCCAATGGAACGGCAGCTGCTTCGCACATGCGTGCATCTTTCGGTATTTCCACTTCCACGGAAGCTCAGAAGAAGCTGGTTCTTTATGATCCAGACCTTATGGCCCTTTCCGGCTCTAGTACTGCGCGTGGCGTTGCTATTATCTCGGTTGCCAAGGCCAGTCTTACCGGTTCTAATGGTATTTCTGCTGACTTTGACAACTTAGGTGCAATCAGTCTGCATGGTATCTCTAGTGTTACCGGTCTCGGTTCGGGCGCTAAGCTCGTCCGTCGCCTCACCCGTCCAGATCCAGATCAGAAGGATCGTATTCTGTTCACCATTGTTGGTGCTTCTGGTTCTAGCGGTGTTTACGTCAACGGCTCCCCCGCCGCCGGCGTGCAGGTTGCGGCCTCCGGTGCTGTTGTTGCTGGTACAGCAATGACTGCTCGTTTCCCGATCAAGGATAACCTTACGTCGTCTACGGCGCTTGGTTCCGTTGTCGGTGCAACTCCGTGGGGACTTGAGAACGAGGCCTCGATCCCTGAGATCGACATTCAGGTGGACAGTATTGCTGTTACCGCGCAGACCAAGAAGCTCAAGGCTAAGTGGACGCCAGAGTTGGGACAGGATCTTAATGCCTATCACAACCTTGACGCCGAAGTCGAGCTTACCAGCATTCTCTCTGAGCAGATCGCTCTTGAGATTGATCGCGAGATCCTTGCTGACTTGATCCGTGGCGCCAGCGCTGCTACCTACTACTGGTCCCGTTCCCCGGGCATGTTCCTTAACAGGACTTCCGGTCAAGAGGTTGGTGCTAGCTCTGCTGCTCCTGACTTCACGGGTACAGTGTCTGAATGGTATGAGACTCTTGTCGAGACCGTTAATGATGTGTCTGCACAGATCCACCGTAAGACTCTACGGGGTGGAGCAAACTTCTTGGTGACTTCACCAGAGGTTGCAAACATCCTTGAGTTCACCGCTGGGTTCCGCGCTAGCGTGACTGCAGATGATGATCGTGGCACCGTTGGTGCTGTCAAGGTTGGTTCCTTGAGCAAGAAGTGGGATGTCCATGTTGACCCCTACTTCCCACGTAACGTCGTCTTGGTTGGTCGTCGTGGCGGTAGCTTCCTCGAAAGTGGCTACGTTTACGCCCCATACGTCCCGCTGCAGGTCACTCCTACCATCTTTGGCCCCGAAGACTTCGTGCCCCGTAAGGGCGTGATGACTCGTTATGCCAAGAAGATGGTTAGACCAGATATGTATGGTCTAGTCGTGGTTCGTGGCTTGGTTGGTGAGTCTGGTCAGAAGACTAGTTAATAACTCTAGCCAATAGCGATAAAGTAAAGCCCTCTTCCAGAATTCTGGGAGGGGGCTTTCTTTGTAAAAACACCGATCTGCCAAAAAATACCGCCGGCAATTTTTTGAGATTTTTGGTTTTGTGAATTTTCAAACTACTTATATAAACAAACCACATAAGGAGATCCCCCATGGGAAAGAAGAGAAAGATAATTGCATATCCGCAGAAGTATGGACGTAAATACAAGTATTTGGCCCCGTCAGAGCCAGTAGAGGCCCCAGAGCCTGAGCCGGTTGTTGAACAGGCCCCAGAGCCTGCACCCGCACCAGCGCCGAAAGCGCCTGCACCTGCTCGCTCCACAAGGGCAAAGAGAGCAGTTAAGCCTAGGACTTCACGCGCCGCAAAAACAGAAACTACAGAGACAGAGTAAAACCAGCCGGTTTCCTGATTCCCTAACTACTTATGTCTAGGAGGAACTATGCATGGCTGTGCCTACCTTAACCCCTGCTAGTAATACTAGTGCTTCAAGACTGCCAGTAACGGGTAACGTTAGTAGCGTATCCGCAGCTTTGCCTTTTGGTATTTATTCGGCTAACACGGATTTTCTGTCTGGTGCAGCCGAACAAGTAGCTTATACTTATAAAAAGCTGGGCGGTGATATTCTTGACATAGAGCTTAAAGCAGACAACGTATATGCCAACTACGAAGAGGCATGTTTAGAATATTCGTATCTTATCAATACCCATCAGGCAAAGAATGTATTATCTGATATATTGGGGTATACAACAGGCACGTTTGACCACGACGGGAGCCTAAAAACAGGTCCCAGTAATTTAAATCTAAAGTATCCCAGATTTGAGTTTGCATATGCGCGCCGAGTAACAGATGCTATTTCAACAGAGGCCGGCTCGACAGGTGGCGTTCTCACTGAATATTCCGCCAGCTTTACTTTGGAGAATGCGAAGCAGGATTACGATCTGCAGACAATTATCTCATCTTCCGCAACTGACTCCGATTCACCGTTTTATAACGCAGTTGGGAACAACAAGGTTACTATTCGTAGAGTTTATTATGTTTCCCCCCGCGCAATGTGGAGATTTTTTGGCTATTATGGCGGTGTAAGCGTTGTCGGCAACTTTAATACATATGGACAGTTTGCTGATGACTCGACTTTCGAGATTATTCCAACTTGGCAAAACAAGGCGCAGGCTATACAATATGAAGACTCTATTTACACCCGTACATCGCACTATGCATATGAGATTGTCAATAATAAATTGAGACTTTATCCAGTTCCGTCCCAAGATTTCTCCCCGGGAAAAATGTGGGTTACTTTTACGATCAAGAAGGATCCTTGGGAAGAATATTCGGATAGAAAATCTGGTATTGGAGGAGTAAACAACGTTAATACGGCTCCGTTTGATAACATACCATACCAGAATATTAACGCTATTGGAAAACAGTGGATCCGGCGTTATGCGCTAGCCCTCTCAAAAGAGACTTTGGGTCAAGTAAGAGGTAAGTTTAGTACAGTTCCGATTCCGGGCGAAGCGGTAACCTTGAATCATTCGGAACTTTTGTCGCAAGCAAAAGAGGAGCAGGAGAAATTAAGAACGGAACTTAAAGAAGTGTTGGATCAGCTAACTTACAGTGCGCTAATGGAGGATGACGCCAAAATCGCAGAATCCGCCGGCCAGATTAATAGTGCGATTCCAATGAAGATCTTTGTGGGGTAGGTAAATGGCAGATGATAACAACAAATGGAAACAGCCTGCAGCACCACCGCCGCCTTTATTTACTGGAAAGCCCGAAAGGGACTTAGTAAAACAGGTAAATGACGAACTGATTGAGAGAGTCATTGGCCAGACTGTTGTATATTACCCTATTGACATCGAACACACAAATTTCCATGATTTATATGGTGAAGCGTTACGAAAAAGCTTCTTGCCTCCGGTAAGGGTTTACGCTTTGGTTGAGTTTGAGGGCATCAAGACAACATACACGCCCGGTATTGGGATTGATAAAGAAGCCGGGATTATAGTTCACTTTCATAAGCGTAGATTGACCGAGGACCAAAATTTATATGTCCGCGAGGGAGATTTCTTGTTATATGGAGATATTTACTACGAGATTGTGACGTTAACAGAGCCAAAACAGCTTTTTGGACAGATTGATCACCGAATTGAGATTTCGGCAAAGTGCATCAAGGCACGCGAGGGTATTTTTGATGGGAACTAATTTCATAAGTCCGAGAAAAGAGGCTGAAAGGTCGAATGAAGAGAACGAGAAAGAAGTTGTTGAGTTTTATATGGCGGCTTCTACTCTCGAAACTGTTGATAGGGCCTTTTTCGAGTTTCTTGATGAAACACTCGACCCGTTTATCTCCACTGGTACTGATTTTAAGAAAGTACCGGTTATTTGGACCTCAGCAGAGCGTGCCTTCCAGATTAAGAGTGATAAAGATATTAGGGACAAAGATGGCAGAATCAAAATGCCGGTTATAACCATCGAAAGAACATCGATCACTAAAGATTCTAGTCAGCATGGAAAATTGGTCGCCACCTTAGCCCCTTTGGAGACAATGAACGGCGGTAGTTGGGTTGTAGCAAGAAGGATTCAGCATGAAAAAACTGCTCTTTTTGCAGCTAGCAATTCAGCGCGAAAAACATCCGAAAAGGCCCTAAATGGCGCCACGTCGACCCCCATAACTACAGGTAATGGCCAAAAGTGGTTTCCGGGCGAAAACAAGACAATTGTATATGAAACATTGTCTGTGCCCATGCCGGTATATGTAAACATGAATTACACCATAATTCTTAAGGCCCAATATCAGCAGCACATTAATGAAATGCTAATGCCATTTTTGACTAAAACGGGAAATTGGAATATTTTTGAATTAGAGCGCGATGGTCACGTATATGAGGCCTTCTTGCCTAAAGAATTTGGCGCGAATAACAATGTTTCTGATTTGGGAGAAGATGAGAGAATGTACGAGACAAAGTTCGATGTGCGAGTGTTAGCTTATCTTATCGGCCAAGATGCTAACCAAGAGGGCCCCGAAATCGGTATTACAGAAAACATTGTCAAAGTTCGGCTGCCGCGTGAGCAGGTTATTTTTGAGGACCCCCATCCCAGAGCACATAAGGGTCAATTTTATAAAGAGTAAAATGGAGATTGAGGCAAACGGTTACTATTTATTATACGATAAGGCTCGATATGTGTAGAGAGCGTTTTGCTAAATAAAGTTTGTTTTTAAGGAGTTAAATTAATATGTCTGTGAAGAAGTACAAATTCGTATCTCCCGGTATTTTTATCAAAGAGGTAGATCAGTCCTTCCGCCCGGCCGCAAGGCCACGCGTCGGACCGGTCATTATCGGGCGAACCAGAATGGGGCCTGCGATGCGCCCAGTTCGCGTTGATTCATTCGGTGATTTCGTGAACACTTTCGGAAACACCGTTTCTGGATTCCAAGGAGGAGATATCTGGAGGGATGGAAACCTAGGTGGTCCGACCTATGCCGCATATGCTGCCCAAGCATATCTCGCCGCGAAGGTGGGCCCCGTAACCATGATGAGGTTGCTCGGAACAGAGCATGCTAATAGAGAATCGGGCGGAAAAGCCGGCTGGACTACTTCCGCTGGCCATAACGTCTCAGAAGGCAGCAACGGAGGCGCCTATGGGCTCTTCCTGTTTAACTCTGCTTCGGCCGCAGGGATTGGAGCCTCTACGGGCGCCGTTCAGGGCTGTTTGGCTGCTGTTTGGTACCTCAACCAAGGCTCGATCACTCTGAGAGGCACGGATCGAACGGGTGTAACAACTTCCGGTTCGGCAGCACTTTTCAGAACTGCAAACGCGTCTACTCACGAGTTGAGAGCAGAAATCCGAGATTCTAGCGGAAATGCAGTGTTAGACACGTCCTTTAACTTTAGCAGAACTTCCGACCTTTATATTCGCAAGGTGTTTAACACGAATCCTCACAAGACAAACACGGCTTGTACTCCTTCAGCACAAGCTGAAAAGTATTGGCTTGGACAGACTTATGATCAGCAGATTGAGCATCTTATAACCGGATCAGCCAACAATCACAACTTGGCATGTATCATCGGTCTTAAGAAAGGGAGCTATGGTTTCCACAATAAGCAGATGCCTTACCAAAATGGTAAGACTGGCTGGTTTGTTGCACAGGACACCGGCACTGCAGGTAGTTACAATGTTACGAATGCACAAAAGCTCTTCCGTTTGGTTGGCTTAGAGGGCGGAACCTCAGTTCAAGAGAGATTTAAGGTGTCTATTGAAGATGTGAAACCAGCTGTCTCTCCAACTGTTAATGCCTATGGTACATTCTCGGTGGTTCTTAGATCTCTTACTGATACCGACAACAACGTTCTTGTCGTCGAAAGGTTTACTAAGTGTGATCTTAACCCCAACTCAAATAACTATGTTGCCAAGAAGATTGGTGATAAGTGGCTAACTTGGAGTGATTCTGAAAACCGGTACCGAGAGTACGGCGATTATGATAATCGTTCTAAGTACGTCCGTGTAGAGGTGAACGAGTCGGTCAACAACGCCGCAACTGAGCCTGATTTGCTTCCTTTCGGAGTAATCGGCCCACAGCGTCCGATTAGTTACCGTATCATTGCTGGCCACGACAACGATGGCGGCGGAGGCCACCAAACCTCTGTTTCTCCAAGAATAATTTCTGGAGAGACTACTGGTTCGACTGCACAATCTAACGCTTATTACTTGGGAGGATCTGGAATCCCCCGTGCCGTAAGTGGTTCCTCGGCTGGAATTGTAACCTACGGACCCTTTACTGGTTCCGTGTACTTCCCGGCTTTAGCCCAGCGCTCTTCGTCTCTTGACGGTGGTTTGGGTGACCAGACCAACGCGTACTTCGGTGTTACCACCAACAGAAGTGGTTCTATCGTTTACTGCGAAAGTGTACCTGACTTCTTACGCCCGATTGATGAAGGCTTGGGAAGAGATACATGGGATGCCGACAATTCTAGCACGGTACCGTCTTGGACCTTCTCGCTTGACGAGTTGAAATATGATACTACCAAGAAGTGTGCTAACTATGTCTCCGGCTCCCGCGCTGCAGGAACCTCGGTGACAGCAGTTAGCTCGTCATTCCAGACTATTTTGAACCTTGGTTTCGACCGATTCACGACCGTGTTCCACGGTGGTTTCGATGGTGTGGATATCAAGGAAATGGAGCCCTTCGGCTTCCATGTAGCCTCAAACTCTACTGATGAGTTTAAGAACTACGCCTACCACTCTATTAAGAGAGCAATCACTGGTATCAGCGATCCGGAGTTCGTGGAAATGAACCTCCTCGCCGCCCCCGGCGTTAAGGCAACCGGTCTCCAGAACCACATGATGACCACCTGTGAAGATCGTGGAGACGCACTTGCAGTACTCGACCTTGAGGGTGATTACACCCCCAGAACTGAGTCAACTGATAGTGTTGCAAACCGCCGAGGCACCGTAGCGAGTGTTGTTTCAAACCTTAAGGGACGAAACATTGATTCAAGCTATGGATGTGCCTATTACCCATGGGTCCAGATTAAGGATTCTGTCGATGGAGATATTCTTTGGGCTCCGCCCTCTGTTGTCGCCCTCGGCGTAATGGGCTCTTCTGAGAGAGCTTCGGAAGTTTGGTTTGCTCCCGCCGGGTTCAACCGTGGAGGCCTTTCCGAAGGCGCCGCAGGAATCCCAGTTGTCGGCGTCCGCCAGCGACTGACGAAGGCAGACCGAGATAAGCTGTATGAGCAGGCAATTAACCCAATTGCCAAGTTCCCGTCAGAAGGAATTGTGGTCTTCGGTCAGAAGACTCTGCAGGCTCGCGCATCGGCCCTTGACCGGATCAATGTCCGCCGCCTCATGATTCACCTTAAGAAAGAGGTTTCCAGACTCGCTACACAGGTCTTGTTTGACCAGAACGTGGAAGCAACTTGGAACCGCTTCAAGGCCCTTGTCGAGCCGCTGCTAGCCAGCACCAAGGCACGCTTTGGTCTGACGGAATACCGACTCATTCTTGATGAAACCACTACGACCCCGGATCTTATCGATCAGAACATTCTGTACGCCAAGATCTTACTGAAGCCGGCTAGAGCAATTGAGTTCATCGCAATTGATTTCAACATCATGCCAACTGGTGCTTCTTTCGATGACTAAAAAGTTGAGAAAAAACTATAAATTAATTTTAGAGACTATATAATTGTAAAGGAGACATCACAAAATGGGATTTTGGACTCAAAGTAAAAGCTCGCTCGGACGTGATCCGAAAAGAGGCTTTAGATTTACCGTACAGATTACTAACTTAGGAGGTAGCGATCCTGCTGCTGGGGGAGGTATTCTATGGTATGCGAAGACCGCCGATAAGCCCAGTTTCGAGGTTAGTAACACAGAGCATAACTATTTGAACCACAAGTTTAACTTTCCCGGTAGAACGTCGTGGTCTCCTGTAGAAATTAAGTTGGTCGATCCAACTGATCCAGATATGGCCGCGAGTCTTTCTGATATTGTTACTGCAGCCGGATATCATCCGCCCGCAGATGTCAACGATCACACTTCTATGCAGAAGGCTTTGGCCACTGCAGCCCTAGGAGACGTGATTATCACTCAGATTGATTCTGACGGAAACGCTCTTGAAAAGTGGACCCTCTGGAACGCGTGGATCTCCAAAGTAAACTACGGTAGCTTGGATTATAGCTCCGATGACCTCACAGAGATGTCGATGGAAATCGTCTATGACTGGGCAACGCTCGAAACCCCCTCTACAGCAGGAAGCAACTATGCTGGAACGGAAGCCGCAGGCTCCCCGAACAAGCAGAAGTTCTGGGCTTCTGATGGTAGCACGGATGCCAACCCCGAAGATGGCGGTGGCCCCGGATTCGGCACATCATAATAATTAACGACAAAACGGAACGAAAAGAGAGGTGATATTTGTCAAGAAATAATGAAGATCGGTTAACTCCAAAAACAGGAGCTAGCCAAGACGCAGGCACCGAAGTTCCACCACAGACGACAGCGAAGACGGACTCAACAAATGATGGGGCTTCCTTCGCTTTCGTTACTCCTACGGAGTTTGTGGAGCTTCCGTCGAAAGGTGACTACTATCCAGAAGGACACATTTTACATGGCGTCGAAACAGTAGAAATAAGGCATATGACTGCCAAAGACGAAGATATTTTAACATCAAGAACTTTGCTCAGAAAGGGCGTGGCTCTTGATCGAATGCTTAAGAATATTCTAGTCGACAAGAGAATTAATCTAGACGACATGCTCGTTGGAGACAAGAATGCATTGATCGTCGCTGCCCGAAAGAGCGGCTACGGCGAGGAGTATGAAACAAAAGTAACTTGTCCCTCATGTGGAGAAGTTAGCCAACATGTGTTCGATCTTTCTACCTTGGAGGATATACCAGAGGTTCCCGTATGGGATGGTATGCCAAGTGTTACAAGAACGGGCAATAACTTTGACGTAGAACTGCCAAGAAGTGAAGCTGTTGTACAGGTTCGCTTGATGACCGGTAAAGATGAAGCAGTCGCTGCTCGCCAAGCCCGCATGGCCAAGAAAGCCGGCTCAGAGCAAGAATTAACATTAACAGGCCAATTTAAGCGATTTATCGTTTCGGTAAATGGCGACAGCAGTCCCAGAAACATTGCATATTTTGTGGATCACATGCCCGCAGGAGACTCAAGGTTTTTGAGGACTATGTATAAAGCAGTCACACCAAACGTTGATATGGTTATGATGTATGACTGTAACTCTTGCGGATACGCATCAGACATGGAGGTTCCGTTTACAGCGGACTTTTTTTGGCCTCAGTAATGAATATATGGCAGACGTGTATGAGCAATTCTTCTTCCTTAAATACAAGGGCGGATGGAGCTTCACGGAAGCATATAACTTGCCAGTAGGACTTCGAAAATGGTTTGTTGAAAGACTAGTACAGCAGTTAGAGGCCGAGCATAAAGCTATGAAAGACGCTTACAAAAAATAGGTCTCTCTCTCACACCTACCCTCACACCCACTACTAGTATTTCAACAACCATCAAAGCCGGGAGCAAACACTCCCGGCTTTATTTTTTTAAATTACTAATTATAAATGCAAAAGGGGATTTATAGCCTATGTCAAGCTTGAGCGAAGACAAACTTAGCGAAATTGTAATAGATTTCGGACACATGAGAAACCCGGAATTGAAAGAGGGGTTTTTGGAGTCTTTTGGCTTCATGGTCAAGAGTATTCTTAAGAGAATTTTTGGGGGCTCTGCTCCCAATCTATCTGTTCGCGGCCGACCTGTTGAGGTTGACGCTTTCGCCAAAGCCATTAAGTCAGAAACCAATTATTTAGCTATGTTGCGAGATTATGGCCTAGACGATCCCCGCTCTTATAGAAACAAGGCCAAACTAAAAAGTAGTGTAAAAAATTTCGAGCGGAAAACGGGTGTTAAGTGGCCTTTTGAAGTTTAGGGGAACTTAGCTGATGGCAGACGATCCAAAAACCAATGAAAAATTAACCAGAGCGATTGAGCAGCTTACTAAGCAGGTCGAGCGCAATACGGCTGGTTTTAATCGAGAGTTAAAAAAGTCGGGCCAACTCACTGAGAGTCTGGGGGATTCGTTTGAGGAAATCGCCAAGAGCCTCAAGAAGAAAAATGATATTCTAGAAAATACAATACTGTCGTTGACTAGAATAGGCGAAATTACTACTGTGCAGGATCGTCGCGCCGCATATCGAGCCGAAGCCTTGCAGGCAGAATTGGACAGCATTAATAACCTTCTGGCAGCCGAAGAGAGCAAGCTTGAGGTAATGATCCAAGAAGGGACGATCTCAGAAGAGGCCCGCAAGAATTATGAGATTAAACTAGAAGCCCAGCGCGAGTCTGTACGGCTTCTTAAGGGTGAAGTTCAGCAAATGAATGCTGCAGCCAGTGCTGCAGATGATGTTGCTAAAGGTATGCTCGGCATCGCCGGCATTACCGACAAAATGCGCCTAGACGATAAGTTTGCTAATGCTGTCGGTGAAGCTGGAGGCTTAGTTCCGGTTTTGCAAGCCGTTGGGAAGCGCCTCATGGACAACACCACAAAGACCATGCTTCTTTCGTCGGCTTCTTCGCATGTTTCAGACGCAATCATGGGCCTCGCCATGGCAGCAATTAAACAAATGGTGTCTCTTGATAACCTCGAAGCGCAGATGCGCCGGATGACTGGCGGCAACCACGAGTATTCTGAATCTATTAGAGAGGTATATTTGGCGAACCGGATCAACGGTGTTTCTGCTGAAGATGCAGCTAGCTCAGTTAATACGCTCTACACCGAAATGAGCACGTTCACACGATATAATAAGGCGACCCGTTCTGAATTAGCGAACACTGGTGCGCTCCTAGAAAGAATGGGTGTTAGCAATGAAGCGTTTGCAGGCGGCTTAGAGGTATCGACAAAGATGTTGGGCATGACAGCGATTGAATCTCGCGACACTCAGACCGATATTGCCAGATTTGCAACTGAATTGGGCGTTGCTCCCGAAACAATGGCTGCTGGCTTCAAGAACGCCGGCCCAATTATGGCGAAATTCTCAATTAACGCCACTAAGGCCTTTAAGAACGTTGCCAAGGCAGCTAAGGCCACCGGTATCGAAATGGACCGGATCCTCGACTATACACAGCGATTTGACACCTTTGAGGGCGCCGCAGAGCAGGTTGGCTCTCTGAACGCAATGTTGGGTGGCGATTATATCAACGCTATGGACCTGATGGCCACAGAAGACCCTGCAGAGCGAATGAAAATGATTACAGACGCTATTCATGATTCAGGCAAGGCTTTTGAGGAAATGAGCTATTATGAGAAGATCGCAATTGCGGAAGCTTCCGGGTTCCAAGATGTCGGAGAGCTAGCCAAGGCCATGTCTGGCGATATGGACACCCTAAACACGTCTACTGAAGAGCATGCTTTAACAGAAGAACAGTTGGCCGAAAATGCCAAAATTAATCAATCACTTCAGGAAAAGCTCGCAAACACAATGGCTGAACTGGCCCCTGCTATAATGGACGTGATGGATGGCCTTAACAAATTCATGGTTCCGATTATGAAGTTCGTCGCCATTGCTGGCCCGGTGCTGTTCCCAGCACTTTTGATGCTCAAGGGGCTAATGTGGGCAGTTCAGATTAAGACGGCCATGGCCACGGCTGCAACCGAATTCCGAATGATCGCTCAGCTTAAAGCATGGGCCGTTGACAAGCTAGAAACTGCTCAAATTTGGCTTATGATCAAAGCCGATGAAGCCAAAGCGGCTATAGATCGCATTCGGGCCGCCACCACCGGCGCTAGTACGGCTGCAACAGCGGCCAACACCGGAGCCCAGAATCTCAGCACAGCCGCTACCATTAGGGGTCGACTCGCCATAATCGGCCAGAACATTGCCCGGGGTGTAGCGGTCGCGGGTACAGCCGCATGGGCCGTCATTCAGGGAGTTTGGGCTATTGCCACCGGTGCAGGTACTGTTGCAACTCTTGGCGCCACCGTAGCAACGTGGGGATTGAATACTGCACTTATTACAGCGACCGGTGGTCTGATTTTGATTATTCCACTGATTATCGCCATTGCATACGGCTTGAAGAAAATGTGGGAACAGGGCGGCATTGCGAAGGGCATTGTTATCGCACTAGGAATCGCTGCTGGAGCCGCATTGGTTGCTGCTACTGGAGGTCTTATACTTCTGGTCCCACTGGTTATTGGATTATTCTTGGGTCTTAAGAAGGTATGGGATGGGCTTAAGGAAGGTGCGACATGGGCAAAGATTGTGGGCGGAATATTACTTTACATTTTCGCAGCCCCCCTTGTTCCTCTTTTCTTGCTTTGGCAGTTCTGGGACAAGATTAAAGCCGGCTTCATTATTGGTGCGAAAGCGATTTTCAACGCGCTAACATGGCCATTCCAAAAGGCCTATGATCTTGTAACTTCTATTTGGGATGGGATCACTGGATTCTTTACGTCAAAGATTGATACTATCAAAGCTGTGTTTATGTCAATTGCATCGGTGGGCAAAACTATCGCAAACGTCTTTAAGTGGCCGTTCAACGCACTTATTGGAATTATCAACAAGTTTATCGGTTTTATTGAAGGTGTCTTTACTCTTAAGATTAGGGTGCCCAAGATTCTCCCGGGCCCTTCGAAGTTCCAGATTGGTCCTCCGAATATGGGAAGAATACCCAAGTTGGCCAAGGGCACAGAAGCCTTTGCTGGCGGAATGGCCATGGTCGGTGAGAAGGGTCCAGAAATGGTAAACATGCCGGCCGGCACGAGCGTAACGCCCGCTGAGAAGACCAAGAAATTTGTTGAGACGCTAGCACAAGTAGCGAACATGACTGCAAAGATCGCAGGCGCCATGGGGGTGCCCGGCGCTTCAGCGGTCGCGGGTGTAACAGAAAAGGTGACCAAAGCAGTCGGAGGTGGACAGCAAGAAAGTCCCCAGCCGGTTCAAGTAAATATTACTTTGGAACTAGATAAGAGAGTACTAGCAAGACACACAGAAGAGATTATGGTTGCCAAACTGAACCCGGCAAGCGCTTAAAGGAGGCAAGAAAATGGGCTTTTTAGATGAATTAAATGACTTGAACAGAGAGCGTACTTCGCTGTTTGATTCAAAATCAAAAGCAGGTCGAGATGCATCAGACACGTATGCTAACCTAAACCAGCTTTATATTGAATTTTATCATTTGCCTTCAGACAGAAGTGTTACGTTCAAGGCTTATATCACTGAATGGTCAGACAAATTTAGTTCCAACTATAACACCGAAAACGTGTATGGAAGAAACGACCCGATTCATACTTTTGAGGGAACATCGCGTGAAATCTCGCTTGCATGGGAATGCGCATCTTCCACTGCTCACGAAGCACAAGAAAATCTAGCCAGAGTGTCTTTGTTGGCGCAATTTTTGTACCCAGCATTTAAGATGCAGGAGTTTACTTTTGGCCCGGGCGCAGAAACCTTAAAAGTTGGAACAATGGCCAAAGCACCCTTAGTTAAGGTGCGTTTTGCGAACTTGATCTTGGACAGTAAGGGTGCCGCCGTCGACGCGGCAACGGGGATGTCTGATGTTAACGCAAAAACGGGCGGTCTTCTGTGTGCTCTAGATGGCTTAAACATATCAACAGATCTGGAAGAAGGCGTAATTGACGCGACTGGCATTTCAACCCCTAAAACATTAACACTGAGCACAACCCTGAAAGTCATTCACCAGCATACGCTAGGTTGGGATAATAGCAATAAAACATGGCTGGGTGAAGGAAATGCAGTTGCTTTCCCATATAATGCTTGGGGAGCCGGCGCCGCTGAATTGTCGGGCATCGAAGATCGTTACGGCGTAGAAGAACCGGAGGATCCCGCTGCAGCACCATCTGATGAACTGCCAACTATGGACGCCTCGTCGCTGGAGCGGGTATCATGAGTAGATATTTTGGTAGACGAAGAAAAACAACGAAAGAGAAGATGCACAAAGAGCTTCTTGATAAGCGCGGCGTCAAGCATATTAAGCATTATACGACACCCGTCCTCTCTCACCCAACGGTTGAGGAAAGAAGCAAGTACACGCAAGAACTACATGTTTGGTCAGTGGGAGATCGCTATTATAAGCTAGCCCACAAGCATTACGGAGATTCTAAATATTGGTGGGTCATAGCCCACTGGAACCTTAAGCCCACTGAGGGACACTTAAACTTGGGTGATGCAGTTCGAATCCCCGGCCCGATTAATGTGGTATTAAATATCCTTAAGAGGAACGGCGGTGGTTATTAATGTCGCGGGGTTATACAGCGAAAGTACCAGCGAACTGGAGTTCCGACGTACTCGATCTTGTCAATAGTTTTGAGATCGAAGGCGCAACTATCTATTTTGATGATGCGAATAAATTCTCGGCAGAAGACTTAGATATTATCTCTGGAGAGGCCATCGTCAAGAGTTTGTCTTATGACAGAGACTTTTCAGGCGAAGGCGATATGCCCGATGGACTATACGAATATAAGGGCGAATCACAACGCCTAGGATCTGTGTTCAAAGATCTCGCCGGATGTATTGACGGCACTCAGAATTACTGCCTGTCGTATGAAGATTTCGACGATATCGACAAAGATTATCTTTCTGACTGGATCGTCGATAATGTTTCCTCTGGAGATGATGCTTTACCTTTATCAAACGTCAAATCTGGAGATGATATCTTTAAAAACACTTGGGGGAATGACCCCGACTATAAGATGTCCGAAAGATATAGCTGGTCTAAGACGCGCTGTGGAAGTATTACCTCTAGTGGCCGCGCCAGCGCAATGTCATCTAATACTGCCAAACTTCCGATGACATCCGGCGGTGTACAAGGCTCTTCCACCGCCCCCTCTATGCGTGAATATTCGGATCAGCTATTCGCAGATTCTCGATTCCTCTCACAGCGCATGCAATACATTTCGAAGGCCGTTACCGCATATGAAGAATTAGAGGATCTTGACGATGAAGCCGTAGAGGAGGGTATGGACCGCCTCGCGGAGTTGCAGGAGAAGGAAGAAGACGGCGATCTCACCCCCGAAGAAGCGGAAGAACTGGCGCGACTCCAAGGCGCGATGACGCCATCCAACTTGAGCGATAGAGCTGATCAGCAGGCCGCAGTGGCCGCATTGGAAGAAAGTGGAGAGGCCGGCTCATATGCTGCAGCTATGCGAGCTATGGAACAGTGTTTTATGATAAAGGATATTGTGACGATGGCTCAGGCGAACGTTCAAAGGAGTAGGGAAGGAAAAACTCAGTATCGTGTCGCAGACGGGCCGGCAGCACACATGGTACACGGAGAGATGGGCCAAACAGTTTCAAAATTAATGTTCGACCCGGCCTATTCTGCTTATTATTTTATGCCACCGAGCAAGTTGTCGTACTTGACCCCTTCAATAAAACTGTATCAAGTTTTGCATGAGGCAAACGCATCCGGGCCATCGCCCGAGACATCAGACTTGAATCCGCCGGTAGACTTCCAAATACCATTCTTTCAACACATGACCCAGTATTCGATAGATCAGATCATGAACGGAGAAGAGGGTCGCGGCGGCATCATCGGCTTAAAGAGTTTTGATTGGGTCTATCAGGGCTCAAATCCGGCTTCCTCTAGAAGAGATATTAAGGCGACCTTGATATTGGAGTGTCAATCGTTTGGGGAATTGGTTAGGGAAAGGACCGTAACCCTCCAAGGGCCAAACGGCGAGTTTACTCATCATTGGACCTATGCTGATTTGGCAATTCGAAGAAACCGCGACCACAGACAGGCACCCGATGTGATATATCAGCAAACAAAAGTGGTAGTTGGTTGGGGTTTGGACGACGCGTCTGAAGAAATTAACACTCTTGGGTTTACAGAAGACGAGATCCGGGCAGTTAAGAACTCTCAAATGACAATGTTTTTGACATTAATTGATCACGGGTTTGATATCAGAGAGGATGGCACAGTAGAGATGAAAATTGAATATCGGGCCTACATCGAAGGGGCGTTTACTTCACCGGAAGCCAATGTGTTGATTACAGATGATTTGTTAGAAAAACAGGCCGAACGAAAACGCTTGTTAGGTGAGATGCAGGCAGATATTAATGATCCGAACGGAAGATGTAGAACTGCAGATTTGCAGGAGTTAAAAAGAAGGTTTACTAATCAGATACATGAAGAGAAGGAGCAAGCACATCTTTCTCTCTTGAAGGGTCTAGAAGACGAAAATAGCATCTTTATTCGGACTATTGATATTGTAGAAATGATGCAATTTATGCAAAATCCTTTCGCGGGCTCTTCCGGGGCTAACGCTCAAACAGGAGCCAGCGGCAACCCTTCTGTTTCGGGGAACTCATCAGCCGACCAACTTAGGACAGCGGATGGAGTTGTCGCAGATTTGGAGTCTAAATTTAATTTTCCAGATCAAGCAGCCCACGGCAGTGCCGAAAGCCAAAGCACAAATGAGTTGTTGGAAAACGTATATACAGAAGAGGTCGACGGCGAATTTCAGGTACCTTACTTTTTCCTAGGAGATCTAATTCACGTTGCGCTTAAGAATATTTCCAAATCAGACACGGCGGATCCAAAGAAATTTAAAAATATGCGTTTATTGTTAGGGGCCCTCGAAATTAATGATTTTGAAAACTCAGATGTTAAGTATCAGATTAATATAGCGGACGTGCCCATTGCGGTTACATATTTTTTGGAATGGTTCATGAACAGAATTCAAAAAAAGCAAGAAGTTGTTTGGTACCTTATGGACTTCATCAAAGATGTCATCAAAAATATGATTTACAAAGTGCTTAATTCAGATGAGTGCTTCGCCGGCGCCGTAAGGCAAAAAGCCAACTTTCAGAACATCTATCTCGTGGGCAAAGGCAACGGTGGCGTTGATAAGATACAGGAACTAATTGATACGCCCGCAGGCGCCGATACTGGCCTATATAAGCGTTTGTTCGTAGATGATGTGTCTAGCGACCAGTCGCCTATTTTAGAAGTTGACAAGTCGGACGAACAGATCGACGCCGCCGACATGTTTCACTACGTGCTCTTATACGCAGCAGATCCTACCCCGAGAAACCTGAATGGAAATTTCAGCGAAGATGTGGAAAAGGGTGTATATCATTTTCATATTGGTACCAACAAGGGTCTTGTCAAAAGGATCAAGTTTACTAAGACGGATCAGCCCGGCTTGAGAGAGGCGAGATACTTCAGTCAAGGTTATGACGGCTTATCACAATTGAGAGAGCCGTACAAGATAGATATTGAAATGTATGGTAATGCGAGAATCTTCCCGGGGCAGACAATTTACGTAGATCCGCAGGGATTGGGTTTTAATTTAGGCAGCCCTGCCAACGAGGGCTCAATGGCTTGGACGCTGGGTTTGGGCGGTTATCACATGGTTATCAATGTTCAGCACACAATCGCCCGTGGAATATTTGATACTAGGGTTAATGCAGTGTGGGTGCTCCGAGGCGGCATGGGCGGAGAATCAACAGAGGCCGATGGTACCGAAACCCCGGCGCGCAATACATCAGCCTGTCAGGTCTTGAACAATTCGGGACTTCCGGCGAGCGGGTATGACCCAAGTAGCGAGGGAGGAGGGTAGATGAAAGCAACTGACAAAAATATGATGCGCGGCAAAAACGACTTGTCATCGGATCTTATTTACTATTATCGGCTTTTGTACTCTGTTGTTCATAGTGTTGGTTCTCCGTATAAAAAGATTGGCAAAAGCGTCAGAAACTTTGAAAACGGAGAAAGAGTAATGTATGGGCGAGTTGACAGGGAGTATGTTGCCATTTTGCCAAAAGAAGAACTGCTAGTGGCTCCCTCGGGCCAGACAGGCACGCAATTAGTTAGGGTAATGCCCTTCGTAGCAGATGCATTTGAGGATTTTCAAAAGGCATTTCAGTCAGCACTGTACGCCAAAAAGATAAGTGGCAATGACGCTTTTTTGTCGACGCCAATGCCAAAGAAGGGGTACATGTCCCCTACTCAACAATATAAAGAATATCGTCGTGCCATGTTTAAGATATTTATAAAATACTTAGACGCCTTAGACTGCCACAAGAAGATAACAGATTTTGAGAGCTTTCAGATTTACTTTATGGACTTTGTTAGAAACACAACTGCCCGGGCCCCTTTTACCATAGAAGGGTTTCAAAGAAGCCACCTTGCACACCCGCACATGTCTGGACTTGTAATAGACTTAGCAGACACGCTAGATCCGGCAGACGACAAGGCAAAAGTTGAAAAGATTTTTGAAAGCCCCAATTACAGATTTTATGAAAACGCCGCAATGCAGTTTGGGTTTTCTATTGACAAAAACTGTCCTTGGAGACTGGTTGCAGATTTGGGTAGCCCCGTTATGCTCACATACATGGAAAATAGAGGATTTTCTTCAGTTGACAGGGTATTAAGAAAGTGTTATGATAAGGCTTATATGAGCGGGTACAATATATTCAAAACTATGTTAGAAATGTATTATAATAGTTATATCGATCTCAAGAAGCGAGTAGTCTTTCCGAAGCGTAACTCGAAAGGGGACTATATTAGTGCCTCACTAAAGAGGAGCCAAACTAGTCTTGCTGATTTATCTTTTGAATATGGCGAATCATACTTTTTAGAAAAATATATCACCATTAGAAATTTAGAAGAAGGGGGAATGTTTAGTGAGCAGAAAGTGCAGCTTATGCTGAGTCGCTCGTTAGAGATGATCCAAATAAGCGGTACAGAGTCGGCATTAAAGTACATCAATGAACAACTTTCTGATACCACCAATCGCTCTGGCTCGCTTGCACAGCGGAAACACAGAAGAAAAAAGAAAAAAGAAGAAGAAAAAGCCTTGCAATCTCAACCAAAACCGGGTACAATGAAATACTAGGTAGGTGTTCTTTGCTGTTTCAAGCACTAGATAACAAAAATGAATGTATTGGCGTATATGCCAACGGGGAGTTGATCTATGAACTCCCAGAGAATCTGACAAAAACGTGGGGATATTCCTCATTTCTTTCGGAACGAGAAATTGAATATGCTAGCCTATATTGCATGGGCAAGGACATATCAGAAGTGTGTCCCGAAGGATTAAGAGAGGAGTGGGCTTTGTCTTCTGAACGCATGCGCGCTTATCTGAAATCCTTTACAATTGCAAAGATATCCCTAGACGACAATTGTTTTTTCGACCTGATCCCGAAACGTCATTTAATGGAATTGTGCGAAGTTAAGAATAAGATAGCAGAGCATGTTTTCCAGACATATGAGAGGCCAAGGAATTATGAACATCTCTTGGCAGTCACGAAACTTGTGGAAGACATCGCGCAACAGCCGTTGAAAGTAAACTCCGCGAACATAAAACACCTCAGAGCCAGCTTGCAGGCTCGAAATTTTTTAAAGAAAATTCAACGATCATCGTCGTATTGTAAATATGTCGTCGACGGAACTAAAACCGGCAGGTTGACCGTAAGGCCAAACAGCTTTCCTATTTTGACAATGAATAAAGATTTTCGCTCTGTCCTAGAGCCTCAAAATGATTGGTTTGTCGAATTAGATTACAATGCCGCCGAATTGCGAGTATTGTTGGCCTTGCTTGAAAAGGAACAGCCAAAAGGCGATATCCACAAGTGGAACTTGGAAAATGTGTTCAAAGGAATGAATACCAGATCTGGGGCGAAAAAGAGGGCCTTTGCTTGGCTGTATAACCCAAATTCAGAAGATACGCTTATGGATCACTTCTACGAAAGAAACGTGGTTGTGGATAAATTTTGGGACGGCTCTAACGTAAACACCTGTTTTGGCAGAACTATTCCGGCTGACTCCTTTCACGCACTAAACTATATTGTCCAAAGCACCTGTGCGGATATGGTCTTGGAGCAAGCATGCAAAATACATCGATTGCTGGCTCATAAACGCTCCTCAATCGCGTTTGTGGTTCACGACAGTATAGTGCTCGACTTTGCGGACGAAGACCGTCAGACGCTAGCTGAGCTTGTTAGTGAATATTCCACTACAAGGTTAGGTCAGTTCATGGTAAACTTGAACGCAGGAAAAAACTTTGGCAACCTTAAACCATTGAGGACGTAAATGGATAAAATCATCGGCCTAGGCGCCGCCGGCTGCAATGTGGTCAAAGAATTTCAGAAATTCCCACAATATACTGGATATCAGCTTGACGTTGGCCTTAAAGGTCTAAAGAAAAATGGAATATATTCTATAGAACCGCAGGAAACCCCAGAAGCATACGAATCTGGTTGTCCTTCTGTTAAAAATTTTCTGAAAGAGGCGAAGCCTACAGTAAAGTTCGTACTTGCTGGATCTGGCAAAATTGCAGGTGCGACACTTTCAATTTTAGAGCAAATCAAGGATAGAGATATCCACGTTTTGTTTGTGAAGTCTGACGAGCGGCGCCTGAGTGAACACGCACGGCTTACTGAACGTGCAACTTTTGGAATCTTGCAGGAATACGCCAGATCGGGGCTTTTGGGCTCTATTGAACTTGTTAGCAACAAAGCGGTCAGTGGTATTTTGGGGAAAGTTCCGGTTATGGGATATTATCCAGCGATTAACGAACTAATGATCAACACCATGCACATGATTAACGTATTTGACAACTCAACTCCTATTATATCGGACTTTTCCCCGGTTTCAGAGATTAATAGAATTGCAACGTATGGGGTCTGCCCGTTCGAAGAAAAAAATAAAGAAAATTTGTTTTTTCCACTTGACAACGTTCGACAAATGAGGTATTATTTTGCTATAAATCAAAAACAATTAGAAGAAGACACAGAATTAAACTATAAAATTAATGAGTTTTTGGACGACTCACAAGAAGAAGAAATCGACACTTCATACGGAATTTATTCTACAAATTATGAACAAAATTTTGTATACTATAAACTATACACTAACGCAATACAGGAGTACAAATGAAAGCGTATACGGGAACTTTTACCAAGGTGGATGGTAGCAAACGAACAATGAATTTTGTTCGCTTGACAGACTTGCCAGACAGCTTCCTCGCCGCGCAAATTAAGGGGCGAAATCTCTCAGAAACACGAATTCGAGCCAAGGCTAGGATGGTTGCTGAGGGGAAGGAGACTGTATGGGATCTAGAGAAGAACACGTTTCGTATTTTTAACTGGAAAACGACCACCGGTGAGGTTACAGAAATCGAGATCGAAAATAAAAACTTTTTTGAAAATAATACTTGACTTTTATATAAAGCGGTGTTATATTTAATAACAGAGGATCGGAATATTTGCCGATTCTACTATAGCCAAGAGCAAAAAGGAGAAAAGACTAATGGCAATTGATATGAAGGCTATGCGCGCCAAGTTAAGCGCACTCAAGAACGGGGGTCAGAGGAACACTTTCTGGCGCCCACAGGATGGGGATCAGACGATCCGCATTGTTACCCCGGAAGACGGAGATCCCTTTAAGGACTACTTCTTCCACTATAACGTGGGCAACAATAGTGGGTTTTTGTGCCCAAAGAGAAACTACGGAGATGACTGCGCAGTTTGCAACTTTGTTCGTGCCCTTTATGATGAAGGCACGGAGGAATCTGTAAAGATGGCAAAGTCCCTCACAGCCCGTCAGCGTTTCTTCAGTCCCGTCGTTGTACGTGGCGAGGAGAAGGAAGGGGTCCGCATTTGGGGTTATGGCAAGACCGCATATGAGACTCTTCTGAATCTGGTCCTTAACCCAGATTACGGTGATATCACCGATGTTGATGAGGGCACAGATCTTTCCGTTAACTACGGAAAGCCCGCCGGAGCTTCGTTCCCGCAAACGAAGATCCAACCTCGCCGTCGCACTAGTGCACTTGCGGATTCACCAGAGTTCGTGGCTGAGTTACTCAGCAATATTCCTGAGTTTGAAAGTCTCTTTGAAAAGAAGAGCACACAGGATGTTGAAGGACTCCTAGACGCTTTTTTGTCTGACGATGAAGATGTTGAAGAGCGCTCTAGTGAAACTGTTCGCTACACTTCAAAGAGTGAAACCTCAAGTGTTGATGAAGCGTTTGACTCGCTTCTAGCTTAACGACAGCGCCCACAGGGAGGCACAGGGTTATCAGGTGCCTCACCCTTTATAGTAAATAGTATTGTAATTACCAATTTTATGTCAGGGTAGAGCAGTTGGTAGCTCGTCGGGCTCATAACCCGGAGGTCGGTGGTTCAAATCCACCCCCTGCTTCCATTTTTTTAAGGCCGGAGATAACATGTTTAAGAAAATCGCAATTTTGATTATGCTCACCCTCACCGCCAGCAGTACTGCTATGGCTGCCGGGTTTGAAGCCGACACAAAGTTAACACGCGCTGAGGCAGTCAGTGGCTTGCACTTGCACCATCATCATCCACCTCCACCAAAGCCTCGTCCACATCGAGCACCGCCACCGAAATACGTGGCACCAGTGGTTACTGCCGCAGTCGTCTTGGCTGTGGGAGCAATTATCCTTGTGGATTCGCTCAATCACCACCCAACACACGCTCACGTACATTAGGAAATGCTTAGAATGGCGAAAAGAAAGAAGAGTGGCGCCGGCAAGATGTCTATTGCCGATATGCGTTCAATTATCAACAAAAAGGCTGGAATGGAAGTCGCCCACAGCCTAGCCGGTGAGAATCCAACCGAAGTAAAAGATTGGATTCCCACCGGTTCTCGTTGGCTGGATTCAATTATTGCCCGGGGCAAACGAGCCGGGATCCCCGTAGGCAAGGTCACGGAGATCGCAGGTCTCGAAGCTTCTGGCAAGTCTTTCTTGGCTGCACAAGTTGCCGCCAACGCGCAGAAGATGGGCATCGACGTAATCTATTTTGATTCTGAGTCTGCCATCGACCCAATGTTTTTGACACGGGCAGGGTGTGATATTAATGATCTTCTATATGTTCAAGCCTCTTCTGTTGAGTTTGTTCTGGAGACTATCGAAGATTTGCTGGCCAATAATGAGAACAGGATGCTTTTCATCTGGGACTCTCTAGCACTGACGCCGGCTATATCGGACGTTGAAGGCGACTTTAACCCACAATCTTCTATGGCTATGAAGGCGCGCATTCTCGCCAAGGGCATGAGTAAACTAACAGTTCCGATTGCCAACTCGCAGTCGACGTTTTTGGTCCTGAATCAGCTTAAGTCTAATATTACGCGCTCACCATCTGAAGCCCTTGTTACGCCTTATATGACACCGGGCGGCAAGGCTATGATTTACGCCTATTCGCTTCGGATTTGGCTAACTCGCCGGAAGGCAAAAGCCAGCTTTATTACAGACGACAAGGGGTTCCGCATCGGTTCAGAAGTAAAGGTAAAGTTGGAGAAATCACGCTTTGGAACACAGGGCCGTCAGTGCAACTTCAAAATTTTGTGGGGCACGGAAGATGTTGGTGTGCAAGACCGGGAATCATGGTTTGAAGCCATCAAGGGATCAGAACATATCAAGCAGGCCGGCGCATGGTTTACACTAATGTACGCTGACGGCACCGAAGAACGTTTTCAGGCGTCAAAGTGGGCGAAAAAGCTAGAAAATGAGAAGTTCCTTGCTAGGGTAGAAGAGCTTATGGATATCGAAGTTGTGAGAAAATTCGATGCACGCGAAGGCACTGCCGAAGAATTTTACGGGGAAAAAGAAGAAAATTAAAAAAAACACTTGACTACTTATTGCAAAAGTGTTATATTATTAATACAAAAGGAGAAAAAATGAGATTTTCATTAGTAGCACTGCTTGCGCTCCTAACTAGCGGCTGCGCAGCGCATGCCCATCGACCCGTTTCTACGGTATATGTGGCAACCCCGCCTCCCACAACGAAGGTTGTGTATGTGGCGCCATCCCCGACAATCCGATACCACTACGTGTATACAAACAGTACTTGGGTCCGTCGCACAGGCGCACCACCTGCAGGATCGCGGTATCATGCTCATCCAAGGCACAGTCACAGTGTGATTGTTCACCGTTCAACCAGCCCTAGGGCTAGCCATGGACACCAACCTCGTGCAAAGAGCACAACGAAGGTTGTCCGCCGCTCTACACGATAACCAAGAGGTGTATATGCGCCACATCAGCGCTCTTTTCACGGCAGCTATTTTTTCAGGTTGTACTTTCCATGCCGACGCAGACGGCTGGATTTCACCCGGATACCCAGAAGACACCGGTACGACAATTGTCGATACCAGCGGCCATTCTGGCAATCATTCTATGATCGTCGATACATACGCCGAATGCTGGCTTATGCAGAACAACACTAATGGAGAGTATGGTTGGTACTTTGAAGCAGTGGTGGACTACGCCAACCATCACTTGGAGGCAATTGACGAGGTGTGGGTTGATGTCTACGACGGCGGAGGCCTTCTATTTTCTCAACTGATGTACGACGAGGTTGACTACGAAGCTTGGCTCCGACCACCTGCAGCAGCAACTTTCGGATATCAGACCGACGAGTTGGACGGTGTGTTCATGTACGCAAATGTTGAACAAAATGTAAACCTTAAGTGCAACTCTAACATCCCTTATGATGTGTATACTACGGTTTATGATATTTATGGGAATTACGAAACAACTGTAGAATATCTTTAAACTACTGCTTGACTCAGGCCCCTGTATCTGTTATATTATATGATATAGGGGCCTTTGTGTATATAAGGAGAAGACTGTGAATATCGGAATAGACTTTCATGATACAATTTCGTATGCACCCGAGTTTTTTAAAAAACTGATCAGAGATTGGCGCGGAAATGTTTATATTGTAACTGGTACCCCGCCTTCAAAGTCGAACGAACTAATCCGAGATTTAGAAAAATATGGTTTCACTCCAGATGATTTCAAAGGCATTCTTATGGGCTTTGAATACGACAAGAATAAAATGAACTTGTCACACTTCAGGAAGATGGCTAAACACAAACTAAAACTCTTGCAAGAAAACGATATTCGGGTTTATTTCGACGATAATCCTTTTTATGTAGACTATGTTAGAGACCACGGCATAGTCGCTATGCAGCCAATTTTGAATAAAGAGTACCTTGCACGCTTCGAAGAAGCCGACCCCTTTTTTACTTGTAACCTTCAAAAGATGCAATTCGATTATCTAGAGGATCTGGAAAATGATACCATGGTCCGATCAAAACACGAATGAGGCTTGTAGATTGCGAAACTCCAGAAGTAAAACACTTAAAGGTGGGAGACTTAGTAACCTTTGACCCAAAACACTGCGGCCCCGAGTGGGCCGAAAAGATTGCAATTATTCTCGATATTGACATGGATATGTTGACACTTTGGTGCGAATATGATATATTTGATAGACAACCATGGTGGGCCGTAACCATATTAAGCAAGGCAACAAATGAAACGAGTATTGATTATTGACGCACTAAATATGTTTTTTAGAGCGTACATTGTAGACCCAAGTCTTTCCACTAACGGCCAACCCATTGGTGGTCTTAAAGGCTTTCTTAAGATTTTGCAGAAGCAGATCCGCGAGACAAAGCCAGACGAAGTGGTGATTGCTTGGGACGGCCAAGGTGGTTCCCGCAAGCGTAAGTCGGTTAACAAGAATTACAAAGAAGGACGCAAGCCAATACGTTTGAATCGTTCCATTCGGAACATGACCGAGAACGAAGAAATGGAAAACAAGGTGTGGCAACAAACACGCCTATTCGACTATCTAAACGAGATGCCGATCTCTCAGGTGGTCTTGCCAGAGGTGGAGGCTGATGACGTGATTGCCGCTGTAAAGATTCTCGATTATTATCGCGGCTGGCAAAAGGTTATCGTTTCCAGCGATAAAGACTTTCTGCAATTGTGCGATCACGAAACCGTTTTGTTTCGTCCAATTCAGAAGGTGGTGATGAACCGAAATGATGTTGTGGAAGAATATGGAATCCACCCAGAGAATATGGCCCTCGCCCGCGCTATCGTTGGTGACAAGTCGGACAACTTGGCTGGCATTTCTGGCATTGGTTTGAAAACTGTTGCTAAGAGATTTCCATTTTTGGCAAACGAGGAAAATTGTACAATCGATAACTTGATTGAACACTGCGAAAACCACGAAGAATCAAGCTTGAAGGTATACACTTCGATTGTTGAAAATAGAGAACTAATTGAGGAAAACTATAAGCTTATGCAGCTTTATGTTCCATCGATTTCCGTACAGGGAAGACAGAAGGTAAAGTACGCCGTAGAAAACTCCGAAAAGAGCTTTAATCAAACAGAAATTAATGTTATGATGCTACAAGATGGTATGGGAGTCTGGGATTGGACGACCCTATTTACCACCATGAAACGAATCGTAGCAAACTCAAAGGAATAGGGGCGCCCAATGGAAGAAAAGGTGGATTTCGGCCGCTACGGTAAGAGGTTTCAAGAGGGACTGTGCCAGCTGGTTTTGCAAGATAGGCCCTTTGCTGATCGTATCACTGAAGTGCTGGATTTAAACTTTTTGGAACTGGCATATTTGCAGACTTTCGTTAAGAAGATTGTAGAATATCGTGACAAGTATGGTGTTCACCCCGAATACGAAACCATGCTTACGATCTTGCGAACCGAAATAGAAGACGAGCCAGAAGTTGTCCAAAAGCAAGTACGCAGCTTCTTTGCGCGCATTCACAAGTCCGACGTTGAAGGGCCAGAGTATATCAAAGAAATTTCTCTAGATTTTTGCAGGAAGCAGAAATTGAAAGAAGCTATGTTGGAATCTGTGAAGCTTCTGAAGTCATCCTCATATGATGAGATTTCGCAAGTTATCAACGAGGCTCTTAAGCTCGGATCTGACAATAATTTTGGATATGACTATGTTGCTGATTTCGAGGAACGCTTTAAGTTTAAGGCCCGGGATCCGATCTCAACAGGCTGGGCCGAGATCGACGCGATCTGTAAGACCGGTCTCGGCAAGGGCGAACTGGGCGTCGTCATTGCTCCCACGGGTACTGGAAAGTCGATGGTATTGGTACATTTAGGCGCGGAAGCCTTACGACAAGGCAAAACGGTAGTGCAGTATACATTGGAACTTCAGGACACAACCATCGCCACGCGCTATGATAGCTGCTTAACCAACATCCCACTAGATGAACTAGTGGGGTTCAAGGAAGAGATCTTTGAATTGGTTCAAGATATCGAAGGGAAGTTAATTATTAAGGAATACCCGACAAAATCAGCCTCTCTTAAGACGATTAACAACCATCTCGATGGCCTGAAGAAGAGAGATATTGATGTTGATGTGGTAATCGTTGATTATGCAGATCTTTTGCGACCAATTAATTCTCAAAGAGAGAAAAGAATGGAACTGGAGGCTATTTACGAAGGACTACGCGCAATTGCACAAGAGCGCAAATGCGCAGTATGGACGGCCTCGCAGACAAATCGCGGAGGTCTGAACGCAGAGGTGATTACAATGGAGTCAATTTCAGAGGCTTTTAACAAGTGTTTTGTTGCAGACTTTATTTTTTCGGTTTCTCGCACAGTGCAAGACAAGGCCACCAATAGTGGGCGAGTATTCATTGCAAAAAACAGAAATGGCCCTGATGGTTTGATTTATCCTATATACATGGATACTAGCAGAGTCAAGATAAAAGTATTTCCCAGCCAAAACGAAACCATTGAGGGCATCGCTGCCGTATCAGCTAAAGAACAGCAACAGTCTCTAAAGGACAAGTACAAAAAATTTAAAAGGAAAGATTAATACAATGAGAGAGAACACAACAGTTAGAAAATTCCGGCTCTCCGATACTTTTATCGAGCCGTACAAAACAGCAGAGGTGCCGTGGGGCCCTTTAGGTTATGTAACCTTTAAAAGAACCTATTCGCGGCGCCTAGATGAATTTGATTCAAGTGCCACGGGGACTGAAGAGTGGTGGCAGACATGTCGACGTGTCATAGAGGGCATGTTTACAATCCAGAAGCGCCATGTTTATATGCTCGGATTAGAATGGAACGACGCCAAAGCCCAGCGAACGGCAAAAGACGCCTACGATAGACTCTTTAGTCTTAAGTGGACCCCTCCCGGCCGTGGCCTGTGGATGATGGGCACAGATTTCGTTGAAACTCGCACTGGCGCTGGCTTGTTCAACTGCGCATTTCGTTCCACCAAGGAACTCTCGTCAAAGGGTGGATACCTTTTTAAGTGGATTATGGACGCTTTGATGGTAGGCATTGGTGTGGGTTTCGACACGCTCGGCGCCGGTTCAGTTACGATCAAGGAGCCAACATGGACAGACGAGATTTATCACATCGCAGATTCCAGAGAAGGTTGGGTCGAGAGTGTTGGCATACTCCTCAATGGTTACTTTTTCGGAGAAAAGGTACCAGAGTTTGACTATTCGCGAATCCGCCCTCTTGGCGCCAAGATACGCGGCTTTGGAGGCACCTCCTCCGGTCCCGCACCGCTCATCGAACTACACAATAATCTTAAAATTATGTATTCAAACAGAATTGGGAAAACAATCACTTCTGTAGATATCGTGGATACAGAGAATCTTATTGGCCGCTGTGTTGTTGCTGGGAATGTCCGCCGGAGCGCAGCACTAGCGCTTGGCCAATATGATGATCGCGAATATCTTGAAATGAAGAACGACGAAGACGCTCTCTATCACCACCGATGGGGTTCAAACAACTCTTTTGTGGCCGAAGTTGGTATGGACTATACTTGGCATGCCGAACAATCTCAAAAGAATGGTGAGCCGGGATACATCTGGCTTGATCAGGCACGCTCAAAGGGGCGCTTTAAGGATCCGAATCGGTATGACGACAAAAACATTATGGGGTTCAACCCATGCGTAGAGCAACAGCTTGAAGATGCGGAATTGTGCTGTTTGGTAGAAACATATCCAGCAAAGCACGACAGCTATGAAGATTATGTTAAAACGCTAAAGATTGCGTATCTATATGGCAAAACAGTAACCTTGGTGAACACACACTGGCCAGAGACTAACGCAATCATGCTCAAAAACCGGCGCATCGGCCTCTCTCAAAGTGGCGTGATTCAGGCGTTCAACAAGCATGGTCGTCGACAAATGTATAATTGGTGCGACCGGGCCTATGATCACGTACAGGATTTGGATGAGCAGTATTCCGACTGGTTGTGTATCCCCAGATCTGTACGTATGACTTCGATTAAGCCATCAGGAACAGTATCTCTGCTGAACGGATCTACTCCCGGGATACACTTTCCAGAGGACGAATATTATATTCGGAGAATTAGATTTTCGAAAACTTCGGAATTAATTAAAACTTTGGAAGAAAACGGTTATAATGTAGAGGATGACAAGTATTCGCCTAATACTGTAGTCGTAGACTTTCCGGTACATGAGCCGTATTTTCATAAAGGCAAGAGGGATGCTAGCATGTGGGAACAGCTTGAAATAGCTGCACAATATCAGCACTATTGGGCCGACAATTCGGTTTCAGTAACTGTATCGTTTAAGCCCGAAGAGGGCCCGCAAATTAAGTCTGCGTTGGAAATGTATGAAACGCGACTCAAGGCTGTCTCGTTTTTGAAGTATGAAAAGACGGGCTATGTCCAAGCGCCCTACGAGCCAATATCTAAAAAGAAGTATGAAAAGTTAATGGCGAAAATTACCCCATTCCAGCGGGCCGAAACAACCGACGCAGGCGCCGGAACCAAATTCTGTGATGGGGATACTTGTGTGATCAATTAGGAGTATATTTTGCGTCTTACAAAATTAAATCATCTTCTGGATGAGAGGCAGGCAACTGGTAGGTGCCCAACGGGTAAACAGCACTGCTGGGTAGCGAGCGGGGAAGTCCGGTCGACCGCAGGAGGACACGTTGTATTGCATTTGCGTTGCAACAACTGCAACAAGAGAGAAACGACCTTCTTAACCAACGAAGATTATAGAATACAAGAAACTGTTATCAACAATTCAATTAAAGAACACACCCATAGGAGTTGAGATGAGTGATACAACCTTCATACCGTTCAACCGGTATATTTTAGTAAAGAGGCCTCCGCCTCTTGAGTCATCGGATTCAACAGGAATCCTTCTTCCAGACGAATACAAGAAAACACAGAGTCTTTATGAAACTGTGACTGTGGTGCGTACATCGCCAAACTGCGCCTTCAAAGACAGGATCAAGCCGGGATCTCAGATCGTGGTTCTTACAAATTTTTTGGAAGAAATCGAAATAGCTGGCGATATTATCACAGTTGTTCTCGAAAATCATGTTTTTGGCAAGTTGTCTTGCCACCTAGGTGAGCAGCATGGACAGTAACCAACGTGCCTCGCTAGACGACAATCAGATGCTTTTTACGCTTTTGGCTGCGCTTGTCAAGCGTTCTGGCGGCGAGATTCGAATTCCCGAAAACGAAATGGACGGGGTGACGAAGAAGGACATGGTGATGTTGTACTATGATCAAGAACAGAAAGAATTGATTTTGGCTACACATTTCCTCACAAATAGAGAAGAGACAGAGCACTAGGGAGTAAAAATGAGTAATGATTTGCCTTTACCAAAGGCTCGAAATCTATATTTAGCAAAGCAGGTAGACCAAGCATCTATGAATGCGCTGACAAAGGGCATTCTTGAAATTAATGATGACGATGAATATCTCAAAAAGCTATATGCAGTACATGACTTGGAATACAATCCAAAACCTATAAAAATCTATATTGATTCTTATGGTGGGGCAGTGTACCAATGTTTTGGTTTGCTCGGCGTGATCGAGAAGAGCGGAACTCCCGTTCACACTATTGTCACGGGAGCAGCAATGTCTTGCGGATTTATGATTCTCATCAGTGGCCACCATAGGATGGGATATCCGCTATCTACCCCTCTTTATCATCAGGTTTCTTCTGGATTTTGGGGGAAGGTGCAGGACATAGAAGAAAAGCTAGAAGAGACCAAGAGATTGCAGAAAAAGATTGAAGAGATAACAATTTCTAAAACACAGATTTCAAAGAAAAAGTTAACTGATATTCTAAAGAAAAAGACCGATTGGTACATGACCGCAGAGGAGGCTTTGGGTTTAGGCGTTATTGATGAGATTGTCTGATAAGCACGTTTATCATTATGACAAGGTAATTGTTGGCAATTCTTTATCGGCATTATTATGCGGTTATCATACGGCCACACCGGTTCTTTCCTTGAATCCTCGACTGCCTCTGTTCTTTGAGAGATTCGAGCCAAATGTAAACTTGGAATTTTTGGGAATCAAAAACGAATCGCGTCAAATTCAAACCAATGTGGGTGAAGAAACTGTTGGAATAGAGAAAAGTAAAGTTTACCGCCGGCTCATTATGATTATGTCAATGGCCGGCCTGTTACCAATCGGCGCTAAAGCAAAATCGATGCGCCTCATGGAAGAAAAAAAGATAAGAGTAGTTTTGGACCATGCCAGAGCAGCCAACTTCGTTTGCGAGAATATAACAGTATTCGGAGATAATCTGTTAGAGCCAGAAATCCCTCCAGAACAATATATGGTTTTAGATTGGATGAATGTGCGCTCTGGCATGGTTCACCCTTATGACCGCATAAGTTCAGATTCAGACTTTGTTAACTGTATACATTTTTACCCTTCTAAGCGGATTGATGGCAGTCATTTGGACAAGAAAGACTTGGTGTGCGTATCATATCTCACAAGAGAGCAAATGGAGAATTACGAGTACTCAGACACTTATGCAAGATTCGAGATATCTGATCGCATGAAGGCTTTAGGCATTCGTGGAGCCCGCAATGGCAGGGATCCATCCAACCCAGAGAGATACAAATACTATGCGCTAAAGATCGAATCTGACCGACGAGAAGCAATGCGAGTGCCTCGTTCCGTCATCTTTGAACCAAAGGCAACCACGGATTCATACTTGCAGTATTTGACAGAGAACTTGTGAGATTACGCCAAAGACACATCGCTGGCATCATCCCGGTGGCCGGCCGCGAAGATATTTTCGGTTTCGAATGGCCAGACTGTGTAATGCCTTTATCCGAAGATTATACTTGCGTCGAACGAAGTGTGCTTGAGTGCGCTTATGCTGGTTGTAAGACAATTTGGGTAATTTGCAACGACGATGTGGCTCCCGTGTTAAAACACCGCATAGGCGAATATGTAAACGATCCAGTTTGGCAACATAGAAAAGACAAATATCCAAGTGATAGTCGCCGCATTATACCAGTCTTTTATGTCCCGACACATCCAAAAGATGTCAACAAGAGAGATTGTATGGCTTGGAGTATTATCTATGGTGCCCTAACTGCTTTTAAGATTGGTTCATCTCTTAGTAAATGGGTGGCTCCGTATCGATATTACGTGTCTTTTCCATACGGGATATATGATCCTTCTGTTATCCGAGAGCACAGAAATAGTATTAAAAAAGAAGAGGTTTTCGCCCTATCTTACGAGCAAAACACAGCAAAAGAGAATAAGTATTTGGGCTTTACCTTTGGGAAAGAAGAATGGCTAGAGTTTAGGCGGGTCATCCGCTCGGGAACGGGCATGTTCACGTCAGACAACATGGCAGAGGGCAAGTATCCCAGAACATTGTTGCCACTAGCTGAAAGATATTCCGCCAAAAATTTTTCACTTAGTAAAGTTCTGGCAGCCCTACAACCTACAAATTTAGTCGAGATTGATAGTTATAACTCAATAGACAGTTGGCAGGATTACGTCGATTATATGGCGTCCGAAAATATTTTAAAAAAACCACATAACTACTTGACAAGTGGTAAGAAATTGAATACAATATATAAAGAAGATAAGGAGTCTCAATGAAAACAAACCCCAACAGGAAGAAGGGAAGTCTTCCCTTCGTAAACCTTCATGCTCACAGTGTGGCCGGATCGATCTTCGATGCGATTGGGTACCCGCAAGATCATATGGATTTCGCATATGAAAACGGGCTTAACGCCTTGGCACTCACAGATCATGGAAACATGAATGGATTGGCATATCAGGTCTTGCATGGTAAGAAAATGGCAGAAGAAGGAAGGGACTTCAAACCGATTTATGGTGTTGAGGCGTACTTCGTTCCGTCCCTTTCGCAATGGAGAACAGAGTATGAGAAGGTCATGGAGGATAAGAAGAAGGCACGCTCTTCTGCCAAGGGTCTTCAATCCGGCGCAACCGTAGAGGACTCTCATGAGTCGAAGCGAGCAATGAATAACGTTCTAAAGCGCCGCAGTCATTTGGTCCTGTTGGCTCAAAACCAAGAGGGCTTGAATAATATTTTCAAACTTATTTCTGAAAGTTATAAGGCAGAAAACTTTTATCGATATCCGCGTATTGATTACGCGCTTCTGGAGAAATATAGTGATGGCATTATTGCCTCATCTGCATGTCTGGGAGGTATTTATGCCGGAGATTACTGGCGTGCTAGCACCTATGACGAGGAGGGAAATCGCACCGGCGTCGACACTGATGCTGCTTTGGAATCCATGAGGGAAACGACGCAGCGTATGCAGTCGATTTTCGGAGATAGGTGGTACGGAGAACTGCAGTGGAACAACATCAAGGAACAGCATGAGTTGAACAACATGATCATTCAAATGGCTACAGAGTTTGACATGGACTTGATTTCTACGGCAGATAGTCATTATCCAAATCCCGATGCTTGGAAGGATCGTGAACTCTATAATCGCCTAGGCTGGCTTGGCAAGGGGCGCCCATCGTGGGCCGAAGAAGATTCGGATCTACCTGTGGATGTCGATGAGATCGGGTACGAACTATATCCCAAGAATGGTGATCAGATGTGGGATTCGTATAGAAAGTACTCCAAGCACTGCAATGTAGAATACGATGATACTGTGGTTCGCAACTCTATTACAAACAGTTACGCCATTGCAGAGGAACGCATTGAGCGCTTCTTTCCCGATAACACAGTTAGGCTTCCAGACTTTGTTGTTCCGGTTGGAATGACCGCAACTCAAGCATTAGTAAAGTTGTCCATGGATGGCCTTAACGAACTTGGCTTGGCTGAAAATGAAGAGTATCTTGGAAGACTTAAGTCGGAACTAAAGGTCATCGATGATCGAGGCTTCTCAAAGTACTTCTTGACTATGAAGGCGATCTCTGATCGTGCTACTGAGACGATGCTCACCGGGCCCGGTCGAGGCTCCGCTGCTGGCTCATTGGTGGCGTATGCTTTGAAGATTACACAAGTTGATCCGATTAAACACGGCTTGTTGTTCTCTAGATTTCTGCGTTCAGACGCAACGGACTACCCAGATATTGATTACGATGTGGCCGATCCGATGGCCCTTAAGGAGCAGCTAATTGAAGAATGGGGAGAGGATACCGTTGCTCCAATCTCTAACTGGAACACGCTGCAGCTTCGCTCCTTGATCAAAGACATTTCCAAGCTGTATGGTGTCGAATTTACCGAGGTTAATAAGGTGACATCTACAATGATGTCAGAGGCAACACCTGCTGCAAAGCAAAAGCATGGAATCAAGGCCGGCGTATACGCGCCAACTTGGCAAGAAGTTGTCGAGTTCAGTCCTACGTTGCGTGATTTTCTAAACAAGTATCCAGATATCCGCACACACGTTGAAACTTTGGTTGGACAAGTCCGCTCGTGTTCCCGGCATGCCGGTGGTGTAGTGGTAGCCGAAAATCTTGATCGGCATATGCCGCTGATCAACTCGGGAGGAGTTAGGCAGACCCCGTGGTCTGAGGGACAGAATGTCAGGCACCTTGAGCCCATGGGGTTCATTAAATTTGATATTCTGGGTCTGGCTAGTCTTCGGATGATCGACGGAGCTATTCGCCACGTTCTCAAGAGGCACCATAACATAGAACAGCCCACATTCTCAGATGTGAAGGACTTTTATAATAAGCATCTCCATCCTGACACAATTGACTTTGATGATCAGGCAGTATATGAAAATGTTTTTCATGCAGCAAAGTGGGCCGGCGTGTTTCAGTTTACAGAGACTGGCTCACAGAACTTCTGTGTACGTGCACAGCCACGCAGCATTATTGATCTGTCTGCAATCACTTCGATCTTTCGACCGGGCCCACTCTCGGCCGGCGTGGATACTGATTATGTGGACGCAAAAACTTCCCCGCAGTATATTAAGTATGCGCACCCGCTCGTGCAAGAGGTCACCGAGGAAACTTATGGATTTCTGATCTTTCAAGAGCAGATTGCCCTCTTGGCACATAAGCTTGGCAAAGATTTGAGTCTGGATGAGGGCAACAAGTTGCGCAAACTCCTTACCAAGAAGGGCACTGGCAGTGCGGCCCGCGAGAAGAAGCGAATTCACAAGAAGTTTGTAGACGGTTGCACCGAAAAGGGAATGAAGAAGGATGTGGCGCAGAGACTCTGGGAGACATTTGAGTACTTCTCGGGATATGGCTTCAACAAGTCGCATGCAGTTTCATATAGTATTCTATCGTTCCAGTGCGCATGGTTGCTGAACTACTACCCGTCTGAGTGGGTGGCAGCATTTCTTGACAAGGAGCCGGAGTCTCGCAAGGAAAAGGCAATTGGTATTGCCAAGAGTCTTGGCTTTGAGATTGAGCCGCTGAACGTCAACACATCTGGCAGGGTGTGGGAGATTACGGAATCTGGTACAACACTAGTCCAGCCGTTTAACTCGATTAAGGGTCTTGGTGATGCTGCGATTGATCAGATTTTAAACAATAGACCGTTTAATAACATTGAAGAGTTTTTGTTTAACGAAGAGATCTCTTATTCTAAGCTGAACAAGAAGGCTCTGGACGTATTGATCAGAAGTGAGGCCTTGGATACTCTCATGGATGAGCGCTTTACCGGGGCGAAGCACTTCTGGTCTGCGGTGGCTGTGGACCGACCGAAGAATAAGAAGAAGTTTCTAGAGAACGTTGAGCTTTATCGACCAGAGGGAGATTTTACAGAAGAAGAGAAGATCCAGTCTATTGTTGATTTGACAGGATCGTTCCCTATGAGTCGAGTCATCGACGAAGATGTGATGCAAAGGCTTGAGGAAAAGTGTATCCCGCCCATCGCGGAATACGATTCAGACTTGCAAGTAACTTGGTTCATTCCTCGCAAGGTTACAGCTAAGAAAACAAAGAACGGCAAGCTCTATTGGATTCTAGAAGTTATTGATTCAACCAATTCGCTTACCAAGATTCGTTGTTGGGGCGTAAAGCCGGAGCAAGATCGTATTCTTATGAACCGGCCCTATCTTGCTAGGTTGGACCACAATCAACAGTGGGGGTTCAGCACGCGCTCTATTCGATACAATTTTCGACTACTGGGATAAGTTATGCTCTAAATAAAGGTACGATTCTCTAAAAATTTACTATTTATAAATGCGAACCTGCAGGAGTCCCAAATATGTTTTTAACAGAAGACCTTTTGAAGAAGCTGATTTCAGAAATCAGAGATGAATATTTAACACAATTACCATCCACAGCGGATGCACCCATAAGCGATACGGAAGCCTCAATGGATGCTTTCACTGCCGAACTGGAAGAGATTGAGATCGATCCCGGCGAAGGCGTGCACTTTATGGGCAAAGCTATGAATTATGATGAGTTTTTGGCAATTCTTGGAAACTACATAGCAACCAGAGAGCAGCGTCGTCACGGAGGCCAGCCTGATAAGTATCTCCGAAAGGAAATTAAGGCTGCTGTGAGAGACGCCCTTGTTAGAGTCCCCCAGATGATAGCTGATGCTATCGCAGAAGTGCTCGAAGACCGTCTTGAAGATGACAGTTGGGAGTATGGCCCAGAATCTAGACGACCCATGACGCCCGAAGAGAAGGAGGATTGGGGATTATGAAAATTACCAGAACAAGACTTAAGGAGATTCTCGCAGAGGAAATTACTCTTTATGAAAATTTCCGTGGCACTGCTGGTGGCTTACAATCACCGAGTGGGCTTACTCCGGAAGATATCGCCAATGAATTACTCCAGCAAGGAGTTAGCGACGAGGATGCCATAACGCAAGCAATCCTCGATGCCGGCGTCCAAGACGACAGCATACCAGATTTTGAAGATGCCGTTTGGGGAGAACTTGACAAGGCACAGAATTTACCAGAGTCACTAGAAGCTGCAGCCGGCCTGATGTCACAAGCAGGTGTGTATACCAAACACCCCAAGGTACAGCAGCGACTGATGCGCGTGGTTCAGCAAGCGCGAGAGGCCGGATTGACCGACGAGGAAATCTTAGAGTTGACGCAGGGCCTTCTTGGGGCGGATATGATGCAGACTGCTGAAGAGGCACCCGATGAGGTGGGACTCGAAGAAGAACGCTTTATGGGCGGCCAAATCGATATCGAGCCTTTGTCCGACGAAGAGCAAGCTGCATCGACCGAGGCGTATTATGAGTTGTTTAACGTTCTCTTAGGCTCCAATCTTCCCGGCGACAAACCTTCGGAGAAGCTAAAGTATGCGCTCCGCTGGATTGCAAAATTTGAACAGAGTGGAGAGGAGGATAGAGCATATCGAGCCAAGCTTGATGATGCGCCTGCGATGGGCCGCTTCGTTCGTGGACTCAAAGAGGTAGAAGGGCGCAAGGAACAATTAATTGATATTATTACGGAAGTGGTTCGAGATGAAATTTACTAAATCGGACATAAGAGAAATCATCGCGGAAGAAATCGACAATATGCTGGCCGAAAGTCATGACGAAGAAAATGAAGGAGCTATGGCAGTTAACCAGCTGAACCAGATTGGACAAATGTCTGCAGAGTTGGGAGATATGATTTCCGATGCTACAGACTTGGAAGAATGGGCAGAAGCGAAGATAACAAAGGCTCACGATTATCTCAATACGGTATTGAATCATCTCGCCTCCTCACAGGAGCTTCACTCTCAAATCCCCGAAGAGCCAGATCCACTGAAGGCAGATGATGGTGCTGTGGAACCAGATGCGGTTGAACCCCTGCGCTTAAAGACACCTACGCGTCAGAAAATTAATAGACTTAGAAGAAACTTGGCAACTGGGGATTGGTCAAGATGAGGGTCTCCATGTCGCAACTGCAGAAGATTATTAAAGAAGAGCTTGACGAGGCCACCGCTCTGGGTACCTCTTGGGCGGACAAGATGGCTCGGGAGTATGGCGCATCGAGTCGCAAAGAAAAAGAGCGCGGCCGGAAGAGAAAAAAGGGCGACAAAGAAAAAGTCAAGGAAGAAGTCGAGGAACCGACCAGCTTTGCTCCAACAGCGGCAGAAGAGGCTCAAAAGATCAACGATCAAACTGGCTTGACTTATGTTACTGATCAATCGTATTGGGAGAGCATGGGTGTGAAGACGGGTGAAGACTTGGCAAGAACGGTTTTGTTTCAAACATATTCAGATACATACAAAGAATTATACGGGCACCGGCCCAGAGGCATGCCGTGGAAAGAAATGACACCTCAAGAGATTCAAGACGCTCAGGCTGCACTTGACGATGAGTGGATGGAACATCGCCATCATGATGATCAAGCTTGGAAAGACGACGATCCCGAATATATTGCACGCGCCAAAGAAATAGAAGCAGAATACGAAGCAGAGAAAGAAGCAGCCGCCAGCGCCGCCGAAGAAGAGAGAATGAAAACTCCCGAACAAGGCGAAGAGTTTCCCAAACGCGCCGGGATGGGCAAAAGAATGAAGGAGACTAGCACAAGGAGAGGCACAGTGAAGATTACAACAGCAAAGTTAGACGAGATTATCAAAGAAGAGACAGACTCGGCCATTAAAGAATGGGAAAATACCCGAGATTACCGCGAGGGCCTATATTCCGGCTTGGGCGAACCAGAACATGAAATGAGCGACGAGGGCAACAATGTATTTGTAACCTCTGGTGATACGCCACCAGAGAGAGAAGGTTACCTTGAAGCGCGCATTATTGATGCGGTAACACTTTTGAAGCAGGGACACTCTGAAGAGGCGTTAGAAGAATTGATGAACGCCTTGACAACCAAGTTATAATCTGTTATATTATATAAGTGAAATACAAAGTAGGCGACATTGTACTAGTCGAGTCTTTTGCTGGGCCCCAAGTGCGTGTCCGACTAAAGACACGGATCATAAAGCCAAACAATGGCTGGGGTGCAGACGGCTGGGATGCTGTGATAATTTACAAGAAAGATGTAGACGCTCTCATTAGCAGTGGTGTGCCGTATAAGCGCGGCAGCAAACCCACTACTTTTGTATTTGATGAAGACATCATCAAAAAGGTGATAAAAAAAAGACGCACAAAGCGTAAATAAATGTGGACAAACTACGATAAATGTAGTATATTAATAGAATAGCAAGGAGAAAAAATGCTAAATCTAAATGATGACAAGAGGGCCAAGATTGTTGAATTCATTCGGTCACTTAAGGCTCTTGAAGATGCGATGGAACCATATAAGGAACAGCGACGAGAATTGCGCTCTGAGTTTAAGCAACAGGGTTGGCTAAACGTTGATGAGCAGCGTCTGGCTGTAAAGGCTTACCGTCTCATGCGCACTGACGTTAATTTGGACGACCTGTACGATGTCTATGAGACTCTTGTCAAGCCGCCCACTCTGCCTGCAGCGACGAGCGGAGAATAGATGTTACTTGAATACTACAAAGTCAGAGGGGATGCCGTATCTCCAACCCGCGCAAACCCCTCAGATGCAGGCTTAGATATTTATTTTTGCCCAGAAGATTCGATCCTTACTGGGAAGTGGCTTGAGCCCGGGGAATCTGGCCTTTTCCAGACCGGTCTCAAGTTTGGTGTGCCTCATGGATATATGCTAGAAGTAAAGAACCGATCAGGAAACGCTGCCAAGCGGCATCTTCTGGTCGGCGCATGCGTAATTGATTCTGGTTATGATGGTGAGGTGTTTGTTAACCTACACAACGTGGGCCATGACCGGCAGCTTATTGAGAAGAACATGAAGATTGCACAAGTAGTTCTTGTGCCCGTGGTCCATTTCCGGACAGCCGAGGTACAGCAGGATAGCCTGTATGCAGATTATCCTATTACGATCAGCGGCCGAGGAGATGGGGCCTTGGGGAGCACCGGATGAACGATTCAACATTGAAATTGATGTTTTCGAGCAAAAAGGGCACATGGTCGACTCCTCAAAAATTTTTCGACAAACTAAATTGGAGATTTGGGCCTTTTACATTGGATCCCTGCGCAGATTGCGTGAGTGCCAAGTGTGAACTTTATTATACAGAAGCGGATGATGGGCTATCCAAGGACTGGGCGGGACACACAGTATATGTGAATCCGCCATATGGTCGTGGAATTGACAAGTGGATCAAGAAGGGCTTTGAAGAGGGCAAAAAGGATGACACAAGAGTTGTGATGTTGATTCCGGCCCGTACAGATACAAAATATTGGCACGATTATGTGATGAAAGCTGCAAGAGTCTACTTTGTGAAGGGTCGTCTTAAGTTCGGAGACAGCACTAACTGTGCTCCCTTCCCATCAGCAGTGGTAGTTTTTGATGGCTTGGCGAAGAAATATGATTATGGACCCCTTCAGGTGTTTGCAGGGATGAATCGATAGAGGTAAAAGATGACATTAGAAGAAAAAATGATTAACAGCTTGTTGGCTCGATACCAAGCACAGAAGCAAGAAGCGGCAGCAATGATAGAGCTTTACATCAAGAAAGCAGTTGGTGTTGGGGAGCATTCTCAAATTCTCGATGAAATTGATAAGTGGGTTGCTCTTGCTACTGAGGCGGACGATAAGCACGAAACGTTGTTATCGATGATAAACGTGGAAATTGTTGATGAACCGTAAAGACCGAAGAGCCCAGTCAGCCAAATACAGAAAAACAGTAAAGAAGGCCAAGGGCGCCGAGACACCAATCGGTGCCAAGATGTTGCTTTTCGGCCTTATTCCCGAAGAGTGCACTGCCTGCAGCGCGGCATTTGACAAAACAGATCGAGAAATGGTCATGTCGTGGAACGTCGTTGTGCGCGAAGAAGAAGAAAAAGTAAACTTATATTGCCCACCTTGCTGGCAGCAGGCGTTGGACGTTATTAATGGATTTTACGATAGAGTAGAGGAAGAATGAAGCAGGCTCTCTCATATGACGATATCTTATTGGTTCCGCATTATAGCGACATTTCAAGCCGGAAGATGATCGACATCTCAAACTCCCTAGACAAAAGCTTAAAACTAGAACTACCAGTGATTGCTAGCCCAATGGACACGGTGAGTAGTTTTGAAATGGCCACCGCTATCACGAAATTTGGCGGAGCAGCCATTATTCACAGATATATGGATGCCTTGGAACAGGTTAGAATTGTTGGAGATTTAAAAAATCAATTCGGCTCTATCGTTGGTGCCGCAATCGGCACCGGTTCTGATGCGAAACTCCGATCCCAGATGCTAGCCGCCGTTGGCGTGGATATCTTGTGCATCGATGTTGCGCACGGCCATCACGCACTGGTAGAGGAGACAATCAAGGAAATTAGGCAGATCCCGTCTGTTTCCAACATACACATTATGGCTGGAAACGTGGCCACCCCCCAAGGCGTAGCAGATTTACACGCATGGGGGGCCGACTCTATCCGCGTCGGCATTGGCGGCGGCTCGATTTGTTCAACTAGGCTTCAAACGGGCCATGGTATACCAACGTTGCAGTCTATTATGGATTGCGCCGCAGTTGCCGATGACCTCGGTGCGAAGCTAATTGCTGATGGTGGTATCAGAAATTCGGGTGATATAGTAAAGTCCTATGCAGCCGGCGCCGACTTTGTTATGATTGGTTCGTTACTGGCTGGCACCACGGAAGCACCGGGCAAAATCATAACGATGAACGGAAATAAATACAAAGAGTATAGAGGAATGGCGTCAGCCGAAGCACAGATGGATTGGCGTGGCCGAACCGCCTCTTTAGAGGGCGTCTCTACGATGATACCATATAGGGGCTCCGTCGAGCCAATCTTGGAACAAATCGAAAACGGCATACGAAGCGGCTTTTCTTATTCAGGTGCCAGAACGTTCTCAGAATTTCAAAACGCCAGCACCATGATCCGCCAAACTTCAGCCGGCCAGTTGGAGAGTTCAACGCACATCCGAGTGCGATATGGATAATGTTAAAAACGAAAAAAAGATCATTTTTTATGATACAGAGAAAAGACACGCAAACTTAAAAGTGAGGTTGCAGCATGATAGTCTTTCCCAATCTGCTTTCTTCAGGATGATGATCACTGGATATTTAGAAAACAATGCAGGCATTTTAGAATATATGGATGAATACAAGGCAAATAACAATGTTCAGTCGAAGGCTCACCGAAAGGCGTCTAAGAAGAACATAGAGGCTGGCAAGGTATTAGAAAATGCTTTGGGCCTAGGTAACGAAGAAGTAGAGAACATATTTGATTTAATTGAACAGGAGCATCCGGAATTATGAAAACAATAAAAAACAATATCGGAAGAGTAGTTTTACAAAACAAGGACGGGGTAACCAGATATGGCGTAATTACATTTCAGAGAATGCGTGAAGATTGGATGTACTATACCGTTTACTGGATTAGCAGTGTACCGTCTGATTCACCATGGATCTCACAAATTGAGTGGCGATGCGATAAGGTCAAGATCATTGATGAGAAAACTCATCTAGCTGATCTACAGAGTGCCATCAACTTTCGTAATTCGCGCAAATTCAAGGAGGCGATGATGCCATGAAGAAACGACAAAATGCGGCGCCCTGCGGTGCGTGGATGAAGCTGATAGAGTGTGATAAGATATGCCACAAGGAAGACTGCCGATTATGGCAGAATTATCCAGAAGACAGAAACTGCACTAATGTGACGGTTTACGAGCACGGACCATTAACTTTGGCAGAAACAGCAAAAAGGGTTGGGTTGTCACTATCTAGAATTAAACAGATTGAACAAAAGGCCTTGGAGAAGTTGAAGAAAAATAAGAATTTCGATTTTTAGACCACATTAAAGCATTTAAAAAAAGTGGATACTATTTATTAATGTTGATTTTGGTACAAAACCAAAAATGATTTAATTCATCAATTTTTTAAAATATGGGAGATTTGTAAAAGATGAGCAAAAAGACACTTTTAAATGAAACACAGGTTAGGCGCTTCATGAAGTTGGCCAATGTTGGCACACTGTCAGACGGTTTCGTCGACGGACTTGAAGAGGCAGGATATTTTAGACCGGTAGCTGAGCAAGGCGAGGATGAGTTGGGCGAACTGCCCGGCGACGAGGGTCCTGTTGAGGACGAAGTTGCCCTCGATGCGGAAGTTCCGGTTGAAGATGAGTTGGGCGACGATCTTGGAGGCGAAGAGGATCTTGGGCTGGACGATGCAGCCGGCGGAGCCGAGTTACCTCCCGAAGTTGTTGCACAAGTTGAGGACGCCCTTGCTAGCGCTTTAGGCGCAATGGAGCAAGAGCTTGAAGCCGCAATCCCCGAGTTGGACCTTTCGGTTGAGAGGGAAGGCGAAGAGGAATTGGGCGGCGAGGAAGACCTAGGTGGTGACGAAGAGTTGGCAGACCTAGGCGGTGAAGAAGAGTTGGCCCCCGAGGATGACCTTGGTGGCGATGACTTAGGTGGCGACGAAGAGTTGGCCCCCGAAGATGAGCTTGTCGAGCGTATTGCTCGTAAGGTTGCCCTTAGATTGCGTAACGCAGTCAAAAAGTGATTTAATCCCTCCCATATGTGACCTGCTCCAAAGGCCGCTTCTGCGGCCTTTGTTTTTATGTGTGAAAACTTTTCTAAAAACTAGTTATAATATACAGACATTTATAAATAAGCGAGGTGTATATGAATGGAAAAAAGCCACATTTTGAAGAGGAATCTTCGGATAAAAACGAGGCTGAAAACAGCAAGATAATCGTTTTAGCCCAGCGTCCACCCTCAGACAATGCGACCTCTCGCAAGGTCAGGCTTTTCGGAGAAGTGACAGAAGAGAAGTCTGAAGAACTAATTGGCGAAATGTTGTCAATGGCAGATGAAGCCGAAGAGATGGTGCCTAAAAATCCTGAAGATCCAGAATGCAAAGAAACAGAACGAGTGGTTCACGGGATTGACTTTTTAATTTCAACATACGGCGGCAACGCGGATGACATGTTTGGTATTTATGATATGATGAAACACGTTCAGCAGCAGTGCCCTATTTCTACGTATGGAATTGGTAAAGTTATGTCCGCAGGAGTGCTCTTGTTAGCCGCCGGAACGAAGGGAGAACGCAGAATTGGAAAAAATTGTAGAGTGATGTTGCATCATGTGGCCGGAGGCCTTGAGGGTTCTTTACCTTCGATGGAGACAGACCTCGAATCTTTGAAGGTTATGGAAAAAAGATATTTGGAAATTATGGTTGAGGAAACCAAGTTTACAAAAAGATCGCTACAAAAACTGCTAGATAAGAAAGTAAACGTCTATTTAAATGCAGAGGAAGCGATTAAGCAAGGTATCGCGGATAAGTATATTTAAGAGAGAAACAGAACATGGCTAAAATAAGAGGTTTCCATGCGGAACTTATAAAAGAAAGGTATCGTAAAATTTTAGAGAAAAAGGGCTATAAGTTCTTTGACAAGAATTTGCCGTACAATGTCAACATAATAGGCGTTCGAAATTCTGATGGAAAGGCGAACGTGTTTGATGATATGATTTTGGTAATTTATCGTGACAGCTATAAGAGGTGGCTTGTCGAGACCTATCAGATTACAACCGATCCCGGCCTTTATTATTTAAAAAAGCCAATGAATGTTAACGGCACAGCAATCTTGTGCCCAGACCAGTATCGCAGCGCATATCAGATTGACAAGCATCGCGGTAAATATGACGCACTTTGCCAGCGCGGCGCAGAGGTTACTGTTTGGCGCGACACTAACCGGGATTCCAAGCATGATATGATCGACGAAAGTAAGATCACTGGCTGGTTTGGTATCAATATCCACAAGGCCGGCAAAGAATCGACTCGTGTTGATAAATGGTCCGCCGGCTGTCAGGTTTTCAAAAACGATAGTGATTTCAAACAGTTCATGTCGGTAATGCACGAAGCAGCCAAGCGGCTAGGAAATGGATTCACTTATACATTGATCGAAAGTGACGATCTAGAAGAGGATTAAAATGTCAGATTTTGACAAACTAGTAGAAAGTTTTTTAAAGCCACGAAGCACATTAGACTTTGGAACTTTAACATCGTTAGTAGAGGAGGTCCTTGACGAATGGCCATTACGGCAATTAAACGAAGAGGACATACCAGATGGGTCTTCCGGTGGGCGCTTCAGTGTGCACATCCCCATCCCCAAATTAGTCCCCACGGAAGCGTGGGGAGATCCCAGTTCGATGGCTCGCCAAGATATCGACAAGGTTTTCTCGGCAATTCGCCGTCAGGGATCGATTAAGGATCGCATTGCACATGTTAATTCTTTTCTAGATCCCGAACAGGCCCTAAAGAAAGCCCCCGGTGGAAAAGTAAACACCCTGCTTAGCATGATGCAGATCATTGAGTCTTTGCAAGCTACACTAAATGACTTCAACGAATCCTCTGCTGGGTTCGTTTTTGAAGGTTTTATGGCTGCGCTGACACAGGGCCGACAGGAGGCCGGCCGCGTCGGCGGCACCCTGCCAATTGAAGATTTCATTACCAGTGATAACCGAAATGTAAGTTTGAAGCTGCTGAGTCCTAAGACTGCAATTCATGGCAGCTTTACCAACTTAGTTGACTATCTTTTTATTCGTGGAGGATCGGGGGTTGATTCTATTGACTATCTGGTTGCCTACAAAGATAAGGAGGGAGATGATGTTTCACGTCTAGGAATTTGGGAATTTAAAATCAATCGTAAAAACCTCGTACCCATGCTGTCCAATTCAGGTAAGAAGAATGAAGGATTGCTGGGCGATCAGGCCGAAGCCTTGAAGACACACATCGCCAACTGGCAGGACTCTCCAGAGTGGCGCGTCGGCATGGCCAATATTCTGGAACAGACCCCGGGCTATACATGGCAACGAGGCATGTTCAACAAGAACCTTGACTCTGCAGGAGCATTCGACGCCGGCGAGTCAGTTGAGGTTGGCGATGAAGAAGCTGATGACAAGATCAGTCCGTTCGATGCTATGGTCGGACGCGGTGAAACAACTTTAAAAATAAGACAGTTAGCAAACACAGCAGGCTTTGAACATTCTAGAGAAAACGGTCCAGATTTCGATGCATGGTGGGCAAGCATACCCTATGAAGAGAAATTGAATGCAGGTTTCGCGTCAAAGAGCACTAAGATGACCGACGCTGCCCGCGCAAGGTCGGATAAGAAGTATGGCGAGAGGCTACGCCCGGACTTCGATAGGGGGGTCAAGAAGGCAGAGGATACAATGGCTGGTAACGACGAAATGGAGCAGGCGCCAGTTAGCGAATCTTATTTTGGCGAATTTCATGAAAGAGAAAAGCGGCTGATGGCTGAAGAGAACGCTTTGATGGAAAGCAACAAGGATGGCACCGAGGCCGGTTCACAGTGGGGCTTGTCTGGCACTCACATTGTTTCATTATCGTCCGTACTAGAAACAGATTTTTACGGGCAACTCAATTTGTCTAGCAAGAATATCGAAGCAGTTGCTAAGATCTACATTGAAAAGCTCGGCAAAGACATGATTACTTTGTTACAGACAACCAAGGAATTTGCAGAGAACATCGGAGTTTACTTTACAGCAGAAGACCGCACAAGGGGCGCGGAAGCTAGTCGCCAAGCGCAGGACCAAGGTACCGCGATTGTTACGGCCCTCGCACAACGCCCAGAAGAAGACTCGGAATAATTTTAATAAACTTAGTTGCAAGTCATACAATACTAGGTTATAATAAAAGCAGACACTTCAAGTGATTAAAACAATAAAAAATACTTGAAAGTCGACTGATAACGTGTTATATTAAATTAAACTCGGAGGACTGATTGTCAACGTTTAAATATGATTCAAATACTTCTCTTCACCAGAAGATCTTAAGAGGAGTTAATACTCTGGCCGACAATGTGGCCACAACTCTTGGACCCAAGGGACGCAATGTAATCTTGAAAGAAAAAGACAAGGCGCCATTCATCACCAAAGATGGAGTAACAGTGGCCAGATTCGTCCATTTAGAAGACGCTTTTGAAGATGCGGCTGCACAAGTGATCAAGCAAGCCGCAATTGAAACAAACACTCATGCTGGCGATGGCACCACCACCGCTACCGTTCTATCGCGTGATATGCTCATGGAAGCGCAGAAGTATCTCATGGCAGGGTGCAGTCCTGTTGAACTCAAGCGCGGCATGGACAAGGCTTCTAGGGCGGCTATTGAGCATCTTAGGGAGGCAGCAACTCCTGTCAAGACGATCAATGATGTAGAACAGATTGCAACAATCTCCGCAAACAATGACAAGTTCATAGGTAAGCTTATTGCCACCGCCGTTGATAAGGTGGGCAACGATGGCTCGATTACGATTGAGGAGTCTCGAACGATGGAAACTCATGTTGATATCATGGAGGGCTTTCGGTTTGATTCAGGTTATCGCGCCAACGCCTTTGTTACTGATGAGCGCCGAGCCACAATGAACTATAACGATCCTTTGATCTTGGTGACAGACTATAAGATTGAAATGGTAGATGATATCTTACCAACACTTGAATTGGTTGCCAGAGAATCACGCCCGCTTATTATTGTTGCTGATGATATCGAAGGTCAAGCTCTCGCCGCACTCATCATGAATACGATGCGCGGGACCATGAAGGTTTCGGCAATCAAGGCGCCGAGATACGGCCAAGAGCGCCGAGATATACTGGGAGATCTGGCTCTGTCTGTGGGCGCCACAATGATTAGTCGCGCTTCAGGACTGAAACTCCGTGACGTTAAATTAACTCACTTGGGCGCCGCCAAGACTGCTGAAAGTAGCAAGACCCACACCACCATTGTTGGCGGGCATGCCGATTACGCTGGAATTGAAACAAAGATCCAGTCCTTAAAGGCCGAGATGGAAGCAACCGAATCCCTTCCGGTATGCAAGACCATACAGGAGCGAATTACAAGACTCTCAAGCGGCGTCGGCGTTATCTATGTAGGTGCTCCCACACAGGTTGAGATGATCGAGAAGAAGCACAGAATTGAAGATGCGCTGGAAGCTGTCAAATCAGCACAGGTCGATGGCATCGTCACCGGAGGCGGCACTGCTCTCCTTCGCGTTGCCAACGAGATCGCAGGCCAAATTGAGGTAGACAATGACGATCAGCGCCTAGGCGTTGACATTGTGCTGAAGGCGATGACTGCTCCTATTAGGCAAATGGCTCTTAATGCAGGGGTATCTCCAGATTTGATCGTAGAAAAGGTAACGTCTGCCTCGTATACACACGGCTACGACTTCAGAAGTTTGAAGCAGGTTGATATGATGCAGAGTGGGATTATTGATCCCGTGAAAGTGACCACCACTGCGCTGCAAAATGCAGTTTCGGCTACGGGCACGCTCATAACAACAAATTATGCCATTATTCAACGTTGAATCGTTTCAGAAGACTACTTAAAGTGCCATGCCAGATTTTAATGATCCAAATAACAAAGAAATCGAAATAGATCTTGTCCAATTGGGCGCCCAACTCCAGCGTTTAGTTGACGCAGTTGAGGTTGTCAAAGACCGGCAAGAACAGATGGCTGAAGACATAGGAAAGATAAAAGAGGCTGTGTACAATCCCGACCAAGGTCTCTACGCACGTCTAAAATCTTTAGAGGCTTGGAAGGAAACTAGCACGCGCTTAACGTGGATTATTGTTACCACTCTTGCTGGCCTTGCAACCGCCACTTTGTGGAATATGGTTATTAATCAATAAAAAGGCTTGACGCCTTGTTAACAATGTGTTATATTAAATATTAGGAGTATATATGTCAACAAAACAACAAAGAGTCAATGTACAGTACTCGGTAAAACTGGAAGAAGTTCCTAAGTTGGTGTTGGAGTTACTTAGAGAAGTCCATTCTAACTTGGAGCAAGCCATCCCAGCCGATTGGTTTGAGGCAATTCAAACTCAGGCGACAGATTATCAGAATTATTCATATGGAGCATCGAAGATCAACGAACTTAGGCTTTTGTTAGCAGAGGCCGATTACCGCTTGTCTGATTGTCAGGCAATGCTTACGGGATTGGCCCAGCTAGAAGCCTCTGGAGACGCAGCCCAGCCTGAGCTACCAGACATCGAGAATCGAGTTTCGGATCTAGAAGCCGCTACTGCGGTAACGGCTGAATATACGCAGCCGGGCGAGTTGGAAACCCACTCTGGTGATCTCAATGAATAGACCACAGTGGACCACGGGTGATTTAGTATACATTCCCTCGAAGACTAGCTTAGTGAGCCTGACTCAAACTGCTGAAACGGGCATGCAGTCGGTCGAGACGTTTAAAGAGCTAGCGGTACCAGCAACAGTCTTGGTCACGGGCTATTCTACGCGCCACGATATGTACGAGGTGGTTTTTCAGGGTGCAAAGTGGCTTGTGGGGACCAAGGACACCTATCCCGCCCCAGAAATTAACAAGATTAAGGAACAGCATGATGGCAGCACAAATTGTCAAGTTCGTTGAAATAGTACAGAATCATTCGGCAGTGGGGGACAGTTATAATCTGCGTGAAGTGTTCATCAACCCAAACCATATCGTATATATCCGAGATGAGCCGCATATGAAGCAAAGGCTAGCAGAGGGTAAGCTTGAAGGAATTGATCCGAGACAAGAGTTTACTCGGATTCATCTTAATCGAGGCAATTCGGGCCTAGACATCACAGTTGTTGGGGATGTAGCTGCTGTTAATGAGAAGATTCGACCCGGCCAGCAAGAATTGTTGCGAGGGTAGTGTGCTATATCACTATCATATATATGCAAAAGCCAAGTGTCCATACTGCGTAAAGGCAATTAACCTGTTACACGAGATGGGCTACGAGTTTGTATTAACATTAGTTGATAACTCCCCCGAATACTATCACAAGCTTAAACAGAAGTATGAACATCCGACTGTGCCAATGATAGTAGAGCGCTCCGTCGCGGGCGATGAGTGGTTTATTGGCGGTTGGTCGGATCTAGAAAAACATTTTGCGGATTACCTAAATGACGATAGCGATACAGAAGTCTCCCCTAACATACCCGTATGATCGCCCCCGCGTGGGCACTTTGTTATCCGAATATATTCCGACAGGCACAGCTAATATCATAACCCCATTTCTGGGTGGTGGCTCGCTAGAACTTTCGTTGGCCCATAGGGGCTACAGGGTCACTGGATGCACTGATTTTCGATTACTGTATGACTTTTGGAAGTGCGTGCAAACAGATCCTGAAAGGGTCTATGAGATGGCAAAGAACTTTCATCCTTTTGAGGATAGCAAGTTATTTTACGCACTCCAAAAGAAAGTGTATCAGCCGCATGATGAATTTCTCAGATCGGCTATTTTCTGTGTTTTGAATCTGTGCACAATAGAAGGCACTGCCACGTCCGGAGTGTTGGAAAAAAACACGCCTAGATTTAATGATTTGCGACTGATGCAGCTGGCCCAATATGCGTGTGAGAACTTTCAGGTCCGGTTTAGCCATTATGAAGAAACAATTTCTGCCACGGCAGAGCTTGCTAACACATATTTAATAGCTGCTCCTCCGCCACTAATATTGGGTGGGATGCCTGCAGCAGTCACAGTGCCAGAAAAGCCACAAATAGATCATATGAAGTTGTTTGAGTTATTGTCAAGCAGGAACAACTGGCTTCTCTTATATGATTATCACGAAAAGCTTAGTAAACTCTACAAAGATCACAAGATCATTCTATTGAATGACGGCTACCGCGTTGTAACAAATCCACAGAAAGCAACGGGAGCCCTGATTGTTGGATCCTAGAATAATTTATGGTATGCTGTGCTTTGTCGCAGGCCACACAATAGCGTGGTTCCAAATCAATTCTCAGTTTGTATGGGGCTGGTGGAAAGACCGGCCCTTATTGGCAGTTTGCCTCTACTCGATTCCAGCCGGCATTTGTTTCTGGCATGGAGCCAAATTCATTTTTGAAGCTACGGATGAACTCTGGAGCGCTCGCTTCTTGGCGTTCACGGCATCTTATGTAAGTTTTCCGTTATTGACATGGTATATGTTGGGCGAGTCTTTTTTTACGCCAAAGACAATCGTTTGTAGTTTGTTGGCATTGACCATTGTATTACTTCAGGTCTTTTGGCGATAGTTGACAAATTGTACTATTTATAAATGCAGATTTATATCGGAGTTGCATTAGATGAAAAGTATGAAGAAGATCCTCGCTGAGTTTCGCGAGTATACCCAAAAAGTAAACTCTCTTGAGAAAGTAATCGAAGCCAGAAAAGCGAAACAAAAGCAACTGGGCGAAGATCGAGAAATTCTAGATGAAATTAGTTCGCAGTCCGCTGAGAAGATTTATGATTGGATGCGTGACACCGATGGCATGCCTTATGATTTCGAGGAGTTGTTTGACGGCGCCATGCGGGTTTACTTTCCGCTAGCCTCCGATGACCAGATGAAGCTGGCTAAGGTAGTAAAAGAACTGAAATCGGCAAACTGGGGAGTTCCAGAGATCGATATCGGCTATGGTCCACACAAGGCTTTCGAGACAAAAAAGGTAAAGCAAAAACTCCAGCGCCTTGCTGCAGATGGCGGCGGCGAATACGAAATTGAAGTCGATGTTGCTGACTTACGACTGGTGAGAAAGACGCAAAAAGTGATTCCTGCGGGCCCAAGAGCCGGCGAGACAGTTGAAAAGAAAGAAGAAACCACTATGAGCAAGGCAATCGCTCGCTTAGTAAAAGGCGGCCAGCTTGATAAGGGAATGTATGAGTGGTGGCAAGCTAAGCAGGTTTTGTACACTCGCGATGGCCAACACAAGCAGATTGAAAAGGCTTTCAGCGGTGAAGATGGTTCGTCATATTCGGTGGTCGTTTCACGTCATCCGATTGATGTACTCCGCATGTCTGACATCAGTAACATTCGCTCATGTCACTCTGAAGGCAGCGAATACTTCCACTGTGCGATTGCAGAAGCCAAGGGTCACGGCCCTATCGCGTATCTGGTGAAGACGGAGGATCTGGAGAATCACTTGATGGACAAAGCGGACGATAGGAATCCGGTTCAGCAGCTTGGTCATGACCTCACATATTTAGACAGAGATGAATACCGAGAAAAGATCACAACAGAATATGATTTGGATTCCGTTCAGGGCCGCATGTTATACTTGGAAACATGGGCGCACACTACAGAGGGTGCAAGATGGCTAGCTATGTTCGAACGAGATGTGAAAATGGCGTCTAAGCCAGATCAATTTCGTACTCAGAAATATCAGGCTATGACAATAAGGCTGGGCATTTTTGATGGAGGCGAGGCATTACGCGCCTATCACAAGTGGTGGAAATCAGACCGCGCACCCGGTGGGGTTGCAATTCATCTTGGTATGAACCAGCCTCCACCCGGCGTCTCAGAAAAAGATTGGAAAGAAGCATATGACGCGGTTTATAACAAGCCGGAAGAAAAGGATACCGGACTTAAGCCCTTATCGAATTTCGATGATCAAGAACTGTTCCGAGACAGAGACAGGAGAATTCAAGGCATCGGTGCAGCAGCACGAGTGCGCCTTCGCAAGTTTGAAGAGCCTATGCGATTCGGCACCTTTGCTGTGCCCGAGGTTCGTGTGTATGGCGCAAATGTGCCCGGCTTTGTTGATTCTGTCAAGGAATGGGCGGTCGAAGGTCAGCGTGATCAGTTCGTTGGTGACGATGGAGACTTGGCATTTCCCCGCCGAGCAGATTTAACTCGACGCGGGGGCTCTTATGGAGATAATAGGGATGGAGATATCCTCAATAGGTTCTTTCGGAAAATGGCCAGCGCCGACGACGACGATAGCTGGCGGGAACCATACGATCCACATCAAGACGTATACAAAGACGACGACGATGAAGAGAACGAAATGGAACAGCGCTGGGAAGAATATGAGCGAGAAACAGAAGAGCTTAACGAGCATGCAAACAATACTCTTAAGCATTGTTACGCTAGCGGTCATGTTGACGGTGATGAAGAGCCCTATGTCCATGCTGATGGCGGAGTTGAATATGAAATTGATCTAGGCTGGAAGAATTATGTTGAGGAAGATGGCAAGTATTATCCGGCCGACGCGAATGAAAACATTATAGATGGCTTCGAGATCCCAAAGAGTTGGGGTGGAGACTGGGCAATCCGAAACGCTTTTGATGGCGCCCTTACAGATCCGGTGGATTATTACCCAGAGGAAACGGATTGGGAAATTGATTCCGGTGGAGATGGAGTGACTCTTCGCGTTCGCCATCGAATCTCCTGCGATGAATGTACCAATCCGCAGGAATTTGAGTACTTCATTGATATGATGGAGTCTGATATTGACGCCAACTATCGAGAAAATCTAGAGAAGATTCGCCGTAGCTTGGTCGAGGCAGAATATCTTGCCCCTAACGATTGGGATAATTTAGAAGATGACTTTTCCGAAATGGAAGAATCGCTGAAGAACTGGAGTGTCATTGGGGTTGGCGATGAAGATGGAGAGGTGATTTTCTCACTTAATCCTGTTGATAGTCTCCCGGGCAGCAATAAGCTATTCACTGGCATCAAGTGGCCATATCCTTCTGGCTCACACATGTCGAACTTAACCACCTTACAGGGCTTGTTTGGTGGAACAACGGCAACTTTTGGAATCGAAAGGTATGTAAGCCTCAGTCCAAACGCTAACGAAAGAGGGGGATACTCCAGTGGGCAACAGGGACGAGGCGGCATGTTGTTCGCAAAGCGATTCAGGGGCTTGCAGCAAGCAGCCAATGAATATGCAAAACGTCAGCTAGATTTAGATTTTGGTCCAGAATACGAGAGAAAGGCGGATCCTTTAGTTGGCCTAGCCAAGAATATTGAACTGGGCATTACGCTGGGAACAAACGCTGCGAGCTATACTGAGTCAGACGAGACGCTAGAGCTAGCCTTTCACATGAGGGTCAAGGTGTTCTCAGATCACACATCTGATGAGATTGAGGCCGCCTTTAATTTTGTGAAATATATTGATGCCAACATGTCTCTTCTAAAAGAGGTAGTTGTTGCTGCTTTTGACGACGAGATCATAGCATGGCACGAACAGCGTAAGGCTGACGAACGTGCGATGACAGACGGCACAAAAATGAAACAACACGCTCGACAGATTAGGTTGCGATGGGATGAAGCCGCCTACGCGGGCAACCAAACTGCCGAAGCTCTCATTATCTTAGTTGATTGGATAGAACAAAACTTTGAAAAGATGAAGACTGAAGCAGAAAGATGGGTGGCGACAGATACACTTAGAGAACAAGCTGCGTCTCCCCGTGCAGGCATATGGGACCTTGATAAAGATTTGCCTCACGAATGGACCCAGAGAGTCAAACGCCAGATGGTGAACTTAGGCGCTACTTTTAGTCAAAAAGAAGCATACAATCCTAATTATCTAAAAGGCAGTCCCAATCCAGAGATTAGCTCTGATGAGTATGCGGCTAGCCGAGGTATCGATAGCGATGCAGAGATCAATGATGTGCCAGAATTGAAAGAAGAAATTTATAAGAGACTAGATAAAATTGTTATGAAGAAAAAAATAAAGTCACACCTCGAAGAGAAGTTCAGGCTTCGAAAAGATGAGCAGAGGGAAAAAGTAAAGTCTGAGCTGCAGAAAAAGCTCAGACTTCAGAAGGAAAAGCAGAAGCAAGATGTCCGGCAGCTGATCAAGAGTAAACTTACTGAGCTTGACACCGGATACACGCAGCGTACTTATAAAATTACGATGCGAATCGCTATGGCAAAAGAGCACGGCGGCAAGCGCGACGAGACGGAGAACGAGATCCGTGGCGTCCTCGGCGTGGGTACGGTAAAAATTCTTCCGGGTACCACTAGGCAGGACGGCAGCAACTACTACGCCGATGTTTTGGTCAAGTTCTCACTCCTTGGAAAACATTCAGTGACTCAATACATTCGAAGCCAACTACTTCCCTCAATGCGCAGTATCGAGGGCCTTAGTGTGTTGCGGATGGATCGTTATGAGGAAGTAAACCCTCAATCACCGATAGCAGAAACCACTTCAACAAGATTTGCCTATTCCTCCGACGCGCCTGACCGGTCCTCGGTGCGACCAACGCCTACGCCAACAATCGATCAGATCGCCCAAGATTGGATGACAACCGGAGAAGATCGAATGGGGATCAATGTAAGTAATTTGGCAGCACAGGTGAGACAAGAGACGATGATTCCCGTGGAAGAGTTAATGAGATATTTGGGTACGAATTATTATAGCGCGACCATGACAGAGTTCGAGGATGCTAAAGAAAAATTGATTAATTATGGCCCCAAAGAGCCTGTTATGATAGCTGTGGGCCGAAATGGTCGAGTTAAGATAATTTCGGGCGACGACATCGTAATGGCTGCAAAAGACATAGGCTTAGAAGAGTTGCCAGTTGTGTTCAGCCTGCAGTTACAAGTTTAAAGTTTTTTACCTATTCTCCTGAAAAACCGTTTTAAGCTCATAGTTACTTATGGGTAAAGAGGCTTTTGTCTCGATGGTGTGAGGGAGGATCTATTTTTGAAATGGGTAAAATATTTCGTAAGAACAATAGTGTTGTCACTTCTAGCAGTGTTGGTTCTGCCAGTTGCAATACAAAACGACGGCCCGGGCCGCGTAATCGAAAGTGCGAGAGAGAGAACGTTTGAGACGGTAGAACAGACTACACGAGATCTTACAACAGCACAGATAGCAAGCTTGAGTCGATCACAGTTGGTGTCTAGAAGGACCGCTGTAAAAGTGTGGTGCGCAAACCCACTCAGCGATGACGTGCGCGGCAGCGGAACATATGTAAAATACAAGGGACGATACTTGGTCATCACGGCAGCACACGTCGTCTCGCCATCCTTTCTTCCGCCAGAATTGCAAAGCGCAAATGAGATATCTGTAGAGCCATCTTCGGGCCAGACTTTTGGCGCTGAAGTTGTCTATGTGGATAAGGATCAGGATATTGCTATATTGTTACTGCCAAATCGCTTACCGGATATGATTCCCGTGAAGCTTGACTTGGCCAGTCCGTTTGATGTGAAGATCGGAGATCCAATTGTTTATACCGGCTCGCCTTCGCATCATGATAATTTAACTATTTTTGGCAGAGTCGCAGGAAATACCGATGGAGGCGACTTCTTAATGCATTCATACGCATGGCCCGGCGCTTCCGGCGCAGGAGTCTTCGATTCCCGAGGTCGCTTAGTAGGCGTATTATATGGCATAGATATGGGTGTCGGCCCCGGAGGTATTCCAACAATGGTCGAGGATATAGTATACTTTACTCCTATTTGGAGAATCGCTCAAGATTTATTGAACACTAAGTTGGAGGAACAAGGTAAATAGCTAGGAGGTGTGAGACCGTGAAAAATATCATAAAATCAATTTTGTTCGCTATGTTGGCTGGGGTTACGACTACCGGCTGCATGCAGCCCGATTATGCCATAGTAGGCAAGGGCGAAACAGTATACGTAGAAGTACCGGGTGACGAGGTGATCGTCGAGGTAGAAGTGCCGGTGTATATTGAAGTAGAAGTGCCGGGTGAAACTGAGTACGGGGAGATATGGGTTGATCACTTTACTCAGCCTCTCAGTGTTGACGGAGTAGACATACTTTGGGTCATCGATACTTCTGGCTCAATGTATCGGTACGAAGATGAACTAATGGCGGGGATCGAAGCAATGCTCGGAGCCTTGCCGGAATCAGGCTGGCGATTGGCCATGATTTCTAACGACCCCAGCAAAGCATTGATCGAAGCACAATTTCCACTAGTGCCCGGAGATGATATTGACGACGCGACCGACATGTATAATGCAATGGGTCGCGGAGGATTTGAAGAAGGCTTCGACGCAGTGTACGAATACATCGTTAATAATTCTTATGCAGCGACTTGGATGCGAACCGATGCGGCCCTACTAGTCGTGTTTGTATCAGACGAAGAAGAACAGAGCAACCAATATATGATCAATGTCAGTGACTTTACATCATGGTATGGTAGCTTGCGCGGCGGTTCTGCATTTACCTCTAGTATAGTAAATGTTGAGGCTGCAGACTCCGTGTGTCCTGCACCGCCTTCCACTATAAACATTGGACATCGCTATATGGAAGCCACCAATCATTTTGGCGGCATTATTGTGGATATCTGCGCCGAGGACTGGTCACCGGGGGTTACAGACGCTTCCGCGCAAATAGAACCTCATGAGTTTTGGGAGCTTACCCATGTGCCTGCGCACGAAGCCACTATCCGTGTCTTTCATGATGGAGTGCTGAATTGGGATTGGTACTATGAAGCTTCAGACAATACGGTTCAATTTACCGTTGTTCCATCGGGGAACGTGTTAGTTGAGATCGCTTATCATTATGAGCCCGAGGAAGAAGACACGGGAGATACTGGGTAAACCACTAGTTACACAATGTCATGGAATTCTTTGTCCTCACTACTCTCTTTGGAGCCGGCGCACTTTACTGTTTGGCTTTGTTCTTGATGGCCAAGGAGCGTGATCGTCGTGTCGAAACTTTGTTAACGAGTTATGCAAGAGATCTGGACGAGGTATATGCTCGCTATAATCACCCAGTAGTCATTGATAAAAATAACGTCATAAACGTGGATTTTACCGAAGTAGAGCCGTCAGATATAGAGTCCGCTTTAAAATACAAGCTGGTATATGACGAAGTTCTAGGCATCTACTATAAGACGCCGAGATAAAGATTAACCGTTTAGCGTACTATTTATTGCTGTACTTTGGGAGATTATTATGTTACAATGGTTAAGAGTAGATTCCAAAAGAATCCTGAAACTAGAATCTGAAGTTGAGGATCTAAAAAAAGAAGTGGACTATCTCAGGAATCAGAATAAAGCGATGCTGGAGTACATCGAAAATATTAGTAAGTACGAAAAGCAATTGATAAACACAATAGAACAATTAACACAAGAATTATCAGGTAAATTAAATGATGCCGCAGGAGAAAAGTATGTCGGATGAGCCGAAATCAACAGAGGATGAGGTGCCCACCGATCCTGAAGATCTTAAACCAAAGCGCCCCTCCAAACGCGCTCCCGAGGGAATTCGTATGTTTACTGTGTGTAGGCAAAGCGACGAAACCGGAATTTCTGGAGAGGGCGTGGTGATCGAAGGCGTAACTTTCGCCACGGGACACACGGTTATTCACTGGCTAACACCGGCTCCTCGCGGGTCTATCGCTTTCTTTGATGCTTACGATGATTTCATCAAGATACACGTCACTAGTCACCCGTCCAACAATACGATCATCACTTTCGAAGACGGGGAGCAAACTCTGTATGAAGGGAAGGAGTTGTAGATGGCATACGGCTTTCGACATGGCCACCTTGATATTTCCGGTTCAGTGGCTTCCGATGACATATCCTACATGGACGACTCGGATACCCTCATCGACTTTGGCAGTGACAGGATCAAGCTTAAGACGAACAATACTAGCCGACTAGAGGTTGGAAACAATCGAATATCGATTAAAGACCAGCTAGTTGTTGGCTCAGTTGACGTAGGTACATGGGCGCTAACTCCCCCAAGCGAAGATGTTCTTCACGTTCAAGATGGTACGGTCGTTTTTCAACGGAATAGTGCAGATGCTTTTGGCCTGACTCTAGCTTTTAACAAAAGTCGCAATGCCACAGACGGCTCCAACACCATTGTTCAAGACAACGACGCGATTGGATATATTCACTTTATGGGAAATGATGGCGCAGGGTACGAAGAACTAGCCTGCATCCAAGCGTCAGTCGATGGCACCCCCGGCAGCGATGACATGCCCGGTCGCCTTGAATTCAGCACCACACCAGATGGAGACAACGAGGTTGTCGAGAGAATGAGGATTGATTCAACAGGTAAGGTTGGAATTGGTACGACTAACCCGACTAACAAACTTCACGTATACGGTAATTCATCAAACGAATATGTCGCGCTTATTGATAACGACCAATCTGGTCAAGGACATGTCCTAAAGATTTCTTCAGATGGAGTGGGCACTGACACTGATATTTTCTTAGCGGAATCTGGAAACGGCACAGTATTCAAAATCAGAGGTGATGGAAGGGTTGGTATCGGTGTAGCCACCCCCGGCTCGACATTATCTGTAGATGATGAAATAGCCGTTGGCGAAAAACTGATTCACAGAGGAGATCCTGACACATACCTCCAGTTTCCGGGGCAAAATCAAATAAACTTGGTTGCTAATGGACACTCTTTCCTAAAGTATGACGGCAACATTAAAATAAATAACGCAAATCGAGATCGCGACACACAAATCATGGCGGACGATGGCGCAGTTGTATTGCATGTTGACGCTGGAGATAACACAGTTGGTATCGCAACGACTTCCCCGAAGTCTACTTTGTCTGTCGCTGGCTCACTAGCAATAAACGTTACTGGTATAAACTCTAGCAATGATCCCGGCACCACGTATTCAATGGCGGCTACCGACTGTGTATTGCTGATCAACACTCGCGCCGCCAACGAGGGCGGGATTGACAGCGCGATAACAGTAACCTTGCCGGCGGCCGCAAGTTTCCCCGGCAGAGTGGTTACGATCAAGGATGCGGCAGGCAACGCAGACAATAATGCCATCACCATTTCCCGTGCTGGAAGTGACACGATCAATGGAATCGATCAGACTGTTACTTTATCTACGCCATCTAGTTATAAGACACTTATATCGGACGGCGTGGATTCATGGCAGGAAATTGGAAGCTAACAAGGATACTTATAGATATGGAAGACTGGAATGATTTTAAGCGCATGATACGAGAGGTGGCGGAACCTACCCCCTTCAAGAGCGCAGCACAAAAGAGATATAAGAAGCTAAGAAAGAAGAACGATATTTACTCGTCACCGGCTGGACACAAGAATCTGAGCAGTGGAAGTCCGTTTAGCGGAAAAACCCAACGAGCCGGAACTGACAGGCTGCGCTTCGAAGAAGAAGTTGATCCAAGCAGTATCGACTTGTCTAGCTTTGAAATTCAGGATGATTTGGAACGAAACTTGTGGTCTGCGAAAGATGAACTTAAACCACTGATGCGCGAGTATATGCTGAAGATCGCACTAGACTTTATCGAAAGTTTGGATATCCCAGTCAAGGTTACTGATATAAGGCTGACTGGTTCTATCGCAAATTTTAACTGGTCAAAGTATTCTGATGTTGATCTTCACATTATTGTAGACTTTTCAGATTATGGCGACGAGGAAGAACTTGTGCGAGGCTATTTCGATGGCAAGCGCATTGTCTGGAACAACAATCATGATATTAAATTAGCTGGCTATGATGTCGAACTTTACGTTGAAGGCGACGACGATGTGCATATTTCAACCGGCATGTATTCGGTTATTCACAACAAGTGGTTAACGAAGCCAACAAAAGAAGAGAAGGCTATAGAGTATGACTTGATCCGACAGAAGGCTGCTGGCTTAATGGATATGATCGAAGCTGCACAAGAAACCTTGCAGCGCAAAGATTACAAAGCCGCACATTTGTTTTCTGAAAAACTAAAAGAGAAGATTCGCAATATGAGAAAGTGCGGCTTGGAAAAGGCTGGCGCCTACTCCGTTGAGAACTTGTCTTTCAAGGTACTAAGAAGAAACGGATACCTAGGCATGCTATCGGATGTTAAGAATAAGGCGTATGATGGACTGCACACGCACGATCCCCAAGGGGGCATAGTGATTAAGGTGTGAGGTATAGCTATAAAATTGGCGACTTAGTAGAGATTCGGCACCCTTACGGTAGTGAGGAGTGCAGCTATACGATAGGGCTAATTTTAGCTGTCAATAGAATACCTATTGAGTCGCCTCTTAATTCCGAGCGTACAAAATATAAAATTTATTGGTTGACAAGTGCCGGAAAATATGTTAAAAATTGGATAGACGCTGAAAAGATTTCACTGATTGTTGCCGTGGAGGGCAACGAAGCAAGATACGCACAATATAGAGCAAAAGATGAGCGATGAATTTACAGTAGATGATAGACTCCTGACAATACAATTCTTGGGCGTACTACACACATGGCTGCAAGAGACGAAAGCAGAAAAAGAAAGAGAATTGGAACTATTGCAGTTGCAAGAGGGAATAGTAAAGATCATGTTCGCAAGAATTTCAAGGCCGGAGGATTTCCACACCGAAGAAGTCATTGAGGCCGGCGAGAAAGTATTCTCAGAGAACTGGGAAGAAATGCTAGAGCAAGAAATAAAGAAGCTGAATGAATCAGAGCCTCTCCCCGAAACCGAGAGGGACAACATTATTGATTTTTCAGCATGGAAAAAAAAGGATGAGGACTGATGACAATTAGAATAGGCGACTTGGTAGAGCACTGTGAATATCCGGGCTACCGAGGTATAGTGAGAGAGGTTCTCGCAACACGCGGGAATGGCAAGGCTCGTACCATAAAGGTTAGTTGGTTCCCTCCCCTGTCTGATGCATCTCCTAAGCAACGCTGGCAAACAATGCACGTTGAAGGCACAACAAGCGTGTCGGTGTTGGATGTAAGGCAGATTTCAGCCTTGGGCACTTAATGATGGCTGGCATCGTCGGCGCCCTAGTACAACTTAAGAACTGGCAATCGTCAAAAGACGGGAAGTCTCAAAGTGGGATAATCCTCTCAAAGCCTTTGCCTGCATCGCGGTTGTATCATCATGACTTTCTGGATGGTTATCGTCCAGATTGGGATCGATTTGGGTTCATGGAGCCGCACCACCCGGCCAACACTATGGATAACATGGTGCTTGTTTATTGGCCAAGCAATTCAACTGAGCGTTGGCACTTGATGAAAGATTTAGAATTTTTAAGTATGCCGTGATAGTTACTATGTGGGTGACTGTGAGACTATCAAGCCAAAGAAGGGCGATTTAGTAAGGTGGATTTATGATTATGCTTTGTATGCAGCTGACGACAAAGGCAACGCTTGGCCTCACGATCCACAATATGAATACGGCGTGATCATGGAAGTTTCACACTCAGACCCACATGCCATAATAGTTTTTAGTACAACGACTAAGATGTGGCATGTTGCTCATATGGTTGACGACGACATCGAAATCATCAGCGAGTCCAGAAACAAGGTGGTGATTCCCACCGCCGAGGAGATCAAGAAGTATGAAAAGTAAACTTTTCGACGAGATCAGGGGCGAGAATGAGTTAAAAACTTTGCGCCAAAATTTTCCTCTTTGGCAGACAGGTAGGTTGACATGAACGCACAGGCGGGTTATAATAATGGTATGAATTGGGATAGAATCATAGAAGTGGGTGATTTGGTGAAGGTTGTGCCAAGCAGTTATACGCTTAGGGATGAAATACTTACAGGCATCGTGATAAAAAAGATGAAAACCTGCGGGTTTTTTATCGTTTATCATAATGGTATTTATCACCAAAACGTCCACCTTGAAGAAATGGAGAAGTATCCTTAATGTGGGAAGAAGTGTTTTACAAAGTAAAGTATCTAGACAAGAGCACAAACGCTTCTATGCAGGCACTCATAAGTGCACCACCATCAAAAACTATTGAGAGAGTACGCGAAATATTATCAGAAGTATATCCTCGATGGGAAATCGAGAGCATTACGGTGACTCTATATACGCCGATAGACAAGTAAAATCGTTCCCGCGCCTCTACTTAGTGCGTGGGCGATTCAAACATAAAAAAGGGCGTGCTTGTGCGCCCTGTGGTATTTTTTAGTCAATGGCTGGGAGTAGTGTTGACCGACCCTGTGCAGTATGTGCCAACCGATAATGAACTGGAAATGGCCGGTTACGCGCCAACTCAAGAGTTTTATTGGGAAGGGGTCGAAGTTGTCAACGTATATTGGTTTACTGAGGGGATGGCCTCCGAAGAATTTATAGACTTTCTGGAGGTAGTGTCGCCACCTGTTGACCACCTCGATGACCCCGATTTTGCTGAAAAAATGTTCAATTTTTACTGGACAGACGACGATGATTAGGTTATAATATACTATGTAATCTAGGAGAGCTTTGTGAAAATTGTTTTTTTGCATGGACTGGAATCAAGTCCCAACTCGGCAAAGGTAAAATTTCTGCGCGAACAAGGTCACGAGGTGCTGGCACCCCGTCTTGATCGAAACGATTGGGAACAGTCTGTTATGGCGGCTCGTGATGCTATCACTGCTTTCCAACCCGATGTGGTCGTTGGCTCGTCTAGGGGCGGTGCTGTTGCTATGGTCGCAAGAGTCTCACCCATTCCAACAATCCTAATCGCACCTGCATGGAAGAAATACGCGCCTTGGGCCACCATCAGCGGGAGCACAGTGATTCTTCATTCTTCACAAGACTGGATTGTGCCCTTTGCAGACTCGGAAGAACTCGCCCGTACTTTCGGTGCTAAACTTTATGACGTTGGCGAGGACCATCGCATGAACGACCCAGAGGCACTTAGTGCCTTGGCTGTGGGCCTTGATTGGCAGGGACATGGCTGGTTTAGTAAAAATCTTCAAGATAACACTTGACATTTGAATCTATCTGATATATATTATAGGTGAGTGACAAAAGATATGTCTGACCAACTGATAAATCACGCTAGCGGATCGATGCCGCAGCTTACCCTTTTTGAGAGTGCCCAACTAGGACTAATGGCCTTCGTCGGAGGGCTAGCGATGGATGCCCAACTCGATGCCATTATCCCGACTATCCGCGAATCAGAGCGTTTGAAGTTGGATGGCACTGTAACCCAACATGAAGTAGCTTTGCTAGACGCCTTTATTGCACAGGCGCTGCGCGATCTGCCTCCCGTTGCAGAGGATGTATAATGAAAACCGTTATTGTCGTTGACACTGACGATCCAAAGGGGATGGAGAGTACCCGGCGTATTGTGGACAACCTGTTGACCACCTATCATCACCGCAGTATTGAAGCCGGTGATCCATTCTCTGGCAAGATCCAGTTCATCAAGCACTTGCGAGCATATGTAAAGTTCTGTGAGGAAAACTGGCCCGATGACTGGCAAAATCAGATCGGCAACCTTAAGACCTCGAAGGGATACGCGGATACCCTCAAACTTTTCCAACGTGCAGGTAACCTGTGAGTCAGAGCCAGCACTACTATAATCCGCAAGTGGGCGATTTGGTGCGAATCATCGAGGGTACACACGATCCGAGCATGCCCGAAGATCGTATTGGTCTGATCGTGGAGATTCTGCAACAGGAACCGGGAGACGCCCCGCGCAGTCACGATACTTTTATGGTCAAGTTTGGCACCCGTACCTTGAAGTTCCACAAGATGTGGCTTGAAAAAGTCTCTTGACATCTTTTTGACAAAAAACCCCTTGCACCTCGCGCTAGCCTGTGCTATATTATATACATGATTTACGGAGAGTGTCATGTCTGATTTTTATGTGAGCCGAATCGACGTTCGGGCTGGTGATCCTACTGCTGGCGAGCCCGCTGTTGTTGCAGAGGAGGTCGTCCTGACCCTCAAAGCGCCATATCATGCTGCGGAGCGTAGTTACCAAAAGTTCCGCGCTTTGGGCATTGAGAACATTGGGCTGTACGAGTATTCTTTGAACAAAAAGTCTTACGCGGCTAGCCTCAAAGCGCAGAAGCGCAGGAAGTTCAAGAAGATCACGCTGGCTGACGTGGCAAAGGATTTGCAAGAGTTTATGGAGGAAGGCAAGCCCGATGCCGATCAAGAAACACACACTGAAAAGGGGTGATCTTGTTCGGCTTCGCACAGGCTGGCCCGAACATTGGCGTTATGGAATCGTGTTGCGAGTGAACAACCACAACCCTGAATGGCCACACTGTGATATACACTTTTTTCAAACACCAACATCAGAATCAAAACAATCTAACATCAATCAATATCTAACTGGACTGGAGAAGATAAATGAGCAACACATTTGAAATCGGTGAGGCTGTCGTGGTCGATACCCGCAACTATTTGCAACACACAGAAGGCATCGTGATTGACGCATCATCGTCGGTCGATGGGTGCAGCGAGGATATGTATACGGTCGAGGTCGAAAACCACGGTACGCATTTCTTCTATGGGTCTGATCTCCGAGCGGCAGCACCGGATGAACCTGAAGAAGAACCGGAGTGGAGGATTGCACTGTGAAGTTGTCAAGCAAACAGATGCGCTCGCTCCACCAGCTTGTAAAGCACGAGGTGGAAACAATGGGCGCAGCGTGGAACATTGACGAGGAGGAGTACCAGCAGGACATTCGGGAAGTGTTGGGAGTGATCGAGGCTACGCAATCGCAAAGTAAACTTGTAGCTCAGGCTGCTGAGACAAGACGAGCCAGAGTTAGTGCAACGTCTGCACCCGAGCAGGTGTGGCCCAAACCAATAAATGATCCCGCCGACTGGTAGGAGGCAAAAGAATATGCCAATGTGGAAACTAAACGAGAAGGTTGTTTGTCGTGATGGGTTTGAAGCCAGCATCCAAGCAAATGAAGGTGCATACTGTACGCCAAGAGTCACAGATGCAGATAACTATACAGCAGTCGAGATCGGCTTTCCAAGCCAGCGAGAAGAACTGATTATAGAATGGGCCGAAGATCCTCACCGCCCGACCGAGACTGTGTATGGCTGGGTTCCTGTCGATAGGGCCTCGCTTATGATCGCCAAACATGGAGGCATCGTATCTGGTGAGGTTCCACCCGGTGTCATTCGACTGGAGGCCAAAAAGTAAACTTTGGCATTTCTCAAAGTTGTGAGATTAGATTATGGCGCGGTGGTGGAATCGGTATACACAGCAGACTTAAAATCTGCCGCTTTTTAGCTTGCGGGTTCGAGTCCCGCCCGCGCTACCATTTTTCGCTGCCCTGTTCAGCGGCGGGACTTGCGACCCGCCTTGAAGTGCAGACCGTCACTAGGAGCAGAGGCGAAGTCTACGGGCTTCGACCTAACCGCTGCTGCCACGAATCGGTGCTGGGGGTTTCTTTTTATTCGCTTCTAGTTATTATAGTATAGCTTGGAGGCTTTATCATGATTATCATTCCACTTGACAAACTTGAAAAACTACGAATCGAACAAGGCAAGGAGAGGCCAACCGACCGGCCCGCGCTGCAGTTGCCCGTGCCGGAGCATATGCCAGAAGCAATACACAGCGGGTCGGTTGAGCCGACCGAGGACGAAACCGGTGCTGCAATCATAGATTTCACCCTTTGACATTCTCTTGACAACTTGGCTATTGACGCCACACCTCTCGCATGTTATATTATATACATGAAACGAAGAAAGACAAAGGCACCGAAGTCGCGCAACTGGCTTGCGGTACATGCACGAATGGACTTGGCCACTGGTGGCGAGCGCAAAGGCGCTGGACCGCACGGAGGCCGGAAGCAGCGTTATAGCCGCAAGGTAAAGCACAAGGGGCGTACTAATGAAAGTCGGTGATCTGATCATGTCGAAAGACGGATACCATACTGCGCTAGTGGTGAGTATTGTCGGAGCCGCTGCTTTCAACCGCATCAAAGTGCTGGTTGTTGGCAGCGACACGCCCGAAATGTGCGATCCGAGAATGTGGGAGGTTATAAGTGGATAGCCTGCCTCAAACTCCCTTGGTGGCTTTTCTTTACATCTTTGCCTTCATAGGTCTTGGCATATTGATTAGTCAGGCCAGTCATATTTTATACGACATTTGGGAAGATTGGAGGAAGAAGTGAGAAGTATATTGGTAACTATTGGAATCGTGGTAACGATTTTCGTGCTTTCGTTTGCTATTACATTGGCGCTAACAGCATGAAAGTCGGTGATTTGGTGCGCCCAACAGACAGAAACCTTCTATCGGGAAGCCGACGAGTTGGCATTGTTGTGCATGTGGATACCGGATGGGATAACAAACAAGTAAGAGTAAAGTGGGACATCCCCTCGTGGATGGACGATGAGGGTTTGGCGTCTGAATCTCCCGAGAACCTAGAGGTGATCAGTGAAAGTCGGTGACTTGGTTCGACATTGGTTGACAGAACAACTCGGTATTATCCTCGATGTTGGGTTTCACAATATCAGGGTTCAGTGGCTAGATGAGATCGTCTTTGGTGTTGAAGAACTTGATCCTCGCAACGTGGAGGTGGTCAGTGAAGCCCGGTGATCTGGTAAGGCATTCCGAGCCTGTGGACCGGGCTGAGTTTGATGCTGTTGGTGTTGTTGTTGAGATTCAAGAAGATTGGATGAAGAACTGGTCAAAAGTAAAAGTAATGTGGACCGGCCTTCAGGTTCCAGTATGGGAACCAATCCGCTGCGTCAAACTCTTTACATCCTCTTGACAAGATTCTTGTTGACAGCCACAAACCCTTGTGCTATAATACATAGGTAAATCGGAGAACACACCATGAATATCGAACTAACCGAAGATGAGATTATCATGATCCTTGACTGCATTGGAGCACGGATTGAGGATCTTCAAGAAACCTTGGCATGGACACCTGATTGCGGCGAATCTGCCGATCAGCTATCCGCATTGGCCGATCTGGATATGGACTTGCGCGAGCAGTCCAACCGGCGGGACGATGGCTGGAATGACGAAGTGACTGAAACCTTTACGACGAACCTAGTCCAGTCTGCCATCGACGACTGGCAATCAAAAGTAACCTCTAGCTCGAAGGCCGCCAGCAGGCGGCAGGCCCGGTGGCTAGGACTGAACCGAACAACCAACAAAGGGAATGAATAGCATGGCGATTTGCATCGAATGTGAAGAAGAATACAACGACAAGCGGAAAGCCTTGGGCTACCGCACTTGCTTGGACTGTGGAGGTCGAGCAGCAAACAGGACCATCCGGGCCCGAAACGCTGCCAGCTTGCGGGCTATGACCCCGAACCACTACGAAGGCAGCGTGGAGGATATGTTTGACAAGCGCCCCTCTTGAAGCCTTGACATTTACTTGACAAGAAATGCCTTGCCATCTAGTGCAGGGCATGATATATTATATACATGAGCCAAAGGAGAAATCTCATGATGCCTGACTACGATCCAGATTTTCAAGTCTACACCGATATGGAGCAGTGTAACCGCTTTGAAGCCTCGTACTTTGATCACGAGGCCGAGTTGGTTGTTGCAGCATCTACCCTTCTGGAGTCGAAAGGACCGGGCGGCTATGATGCTTCGCATACCGAGTTTTTGTCACAGTTTGGTTCAGGCACACTGGTGCTTCGTCGCACTAGCGAACAGTGCCCCGGCTGGTGGCGTGTTCACAACTTTATCCCGACGAGGTGGTAAATGGAACTTTGGGTCATGACAGGTACATATAACGGCGAACATTTCGCCACAACCCACTTGACCGAAGTCGGAGCATTGAAATCAATGATCTTCGACGTACTCCAGTTTCTTGGCATCGAGGAAGAAGAACATGCGAGAGCAGATCCCGACGCAGCAGAAAAGCCAGACTTGGAGTGGAGCCCGCAAGTGATTGGAGAAATGGAAGTTGATGAACTGCGGTCCCTAATGCGTAAGTACCACCAATACACTTGGGACAACTGCGAAGGGTACTCCATAGAAATATGCCGGTGCCAACTGGAAGCATGATTAGTAAACTTAGCCGACAACCACGGCGCAGCTTTGCGCCCCGACGCAGCAAGGCCCCGAGAATGGGGGATGTGGTGATCCATAAAGTTGATAAGTCTCTCGGTGTGGGTCTGGTTATGGAATGCTGGGGGATCGATTGCTTGGTTCAATGGGCCAAAACAATCGTGGAGCCAGATCCATGCTGGCATCGCCGCGTCAAGCTAGAGGTGATTAGTGAAAGTCGGTGATTTGGTGATTATGCCGGGGTCGGGTATTGTTCCTGAAAGGCCAGCAATCGGCATTATAGTAACGCCCCGTGTCAACAGGGGAAAGACCCGCAGGACTGCCCGAATCGGTGTCATGTGGTCGGATGGCGATGGCGTGGATATGGAACCTTGTCACTGGCTGGAGGTGATTAGTGAAAGTCGGTGATTTAGTGGTTCAAGGCAATCGAGTCTTGATGATAAAGGGCAGTAAGCGCAAGTCGAAAATGATTGGTGTTGTTGTAGCGATCCGTGACATGCCGCCCGCCCGACCGGAAGAAACTGAAGTGTTGAGACAAATGATGGCTATGCTAGGGCGTCAGGTTGATGTGCTTTGGCCTAATGGCCATGTGTCTAAAAACTTTGCCGAGAACGGTTTAGAGGTTGTAACGTCCAAAGAAGAATGGCTGGAGGCTGTTAGTGACGTACAAGAAGGGTGATTTGGTCGAAGTTAGGCGTATTCTGGGTGTGGGCGATGGGTTTCATCCACGGCGACGGGGCATAGTTCTGCAAACGACAGCGGCGATTTCTGACAACGATCCCAAAGGTGTTCTGGTGATGATCAACGACGGAGTTGAGGCTAGCGAGTGGTATGCTTGGCAACTTGAAATGATTAGTGAAAAGTAAACTTTGACATCTGAGTTTCTCCGCCGAGACTACTTACAAGCGACGAGGTGAAAAATGAAAGAAGTTGATGTAAAGCTGAACACCGGGCAGATTGAGATGATCGAAGAAGCCTTGCAGCTATTGCGAGTAACTTATGACGGCAGCACTATCATTGGCAAGATCCGCCTGCGCGATGTGAAGTCGCTAGCAAGGAAGATGCACGAGGCGAAAGAGGACGCAGAAACGCCTTGACACACTCTTGACAACTGAACTCTTGACAGGCTAGCCCGCAGATGGTATATTATAGGCATGATGATTGGTGATCTAGTGCTGGTTCATTGGGGCAACAGCGACTATTCCGGCGCAGAGGGTGTCGATTGGGGTCGTTCCCCCGGCATCGTCATTGGCGAGGTCCGGTACTGGAATGAGGACGCCCGAGCCAGCAACTCGCCCGTGTGTGGCGATGTTGATCTATGGTTTCGTAACGAAAGAATCTCATACAATATCGGACGATGCGAGGTGATCAATGAAAGTGCCTAGCCTAAAGATTGGTGATCTGGTTGTTCGCACCTATGGAGAAGGACAAAGGCCGATGGCGCTCGTCGTTGGCCGGTTCAATGCGTTGATCGTAAAAGTAAAGTGGCTGGGCTCTGACATGATCGAAGATGTGAACAGTCAATATCTGGAGGTAATCAATGAAAGTCGGTGACTTGATAACTCTCACATATGAGGGTGAACCACTTGATGATCGGGCTGTGGGCATTGTTACCTGTATTGATCCCGAAGAACTTGGCGACGACGAAGAAGTTGAAGTATGGTGGATCGGTCATTTCACCGGCCACAGCAATCACTCAACATGGAATCTGGAGGTTATTAGTGATGCAAGTAGGTGACATAGTTCAGGGCGAAGCATGCAGCAACTTGGATGCTGTTGGCATCATTATATCGAAATCAACATCACCACCGTGGGCTGGAGGTCCAGACCGAATCGTGGTGTGCATAACAAAGAGCGCCGCGAACAATCATACAGACAAGTTTCAAGCAGGTAGTCACGCATCAACAAAGGTCAGTTATAATCTTTGGAAGGTCATTAGTCATGCAAGTCGGTGATTTGGTGAGAAACTACATGACGGAACAACTGGGTACTGTTGTTGCTGAGTCGTGTCGCGTTACTGGTGGTAACGATACTGACGAGCCTCATAGTTTTCAAGTGCTGTGGACTACTACGGGCGATTTTGGAGGCGAAGTTGGGTCTAAAGAATGGACAGGCCCGACGTTTGTGGAGATATTGGATGATGATCGGTCTTGACATTTACTTGACAAAGAACCTCTTGACAGCGACCGAGGCATATGGTATATTATAGGCACAATCAAGGAGATCCCTGTGGGTTATAGATCAGAAGTTTTGCTAGCAGTCAGCGCGAAGGCTTACGCGCTGCTTACCACCAAAATCGCCAAAGGCGGGCCATTCGCGGAGTTGTTTAGTGATGAGTGCACATCGGACCAGCGCGATTATGACAACGATGGCAGCAAGATGTTTCTTTGGGGAAGTGTCAAGTGGTACGACAGTTATCCAGAGGTCGCTGCCGTCGAGCAGTTTATGTCAACTCTTGATGAAAACGATATGGAAGAAGAATACAAGTTTGTCCGTGTCGGTGAGGACATGGACGACAACGAAGGACGAGGCTGGGGTTTTGATGACATCTATATCACCCGCTCAATCAACTACTAATCGAGGCTGTCACGCGAGACACCAATAACTATAAGTGAGGGCTCATTGTCTCTAACGAGCCCATGCGTCAGGATAGGCTCACTAACTATGAGCATGGCGCGAACCCGCAAGGGAGTGATAGAGAGACTAGCGAGGGCAACGCGGCGAGAACAGCGCAGCCTGTGGTGTCCGTGATGGGCAACCTCGATTAGTAAACTTTATAGCAACCAAAAACAGGATCATAACATGACCGACGAAACTTATTCACACGTTGACTTGACACCCGAAGAACTCCGATTTTTGCTGATGATGCGCGAACTGGCAACTAACTGGGTTGAACTAGATTTGACTGAACGTGGCCGCGCATGTATTGACATGCTGGTGCTTGAAGGCTTGGCAGAACGCAGGAGTGAACAAGGCGCATGGGTGAACCAATGGCGTCTGACCCCATATGGTCAGATCGAAGCAGATAACCGTACTTGGCCTTCGGCGTTTGCTTGACAAACACTTGACAATGATTCCGTTGACAACTGTACTCACAGATGCTATATTATAGATATGAAGGTCGGAGATTTAGTCAAAAGCTATTCTGATGGTCGTATCGGAATGGTAATGGAAGAAGAAATATATCAAGGGCTTCCCGGTCAGTGGGTCGAATACTTTGATGACCGAAATGATTGGAAATGGTATTCTTATGATGAGCGTTTCGACGTGGAGGTGATCAGTGAAAGTCGGTGATCTGATTGCATGGACTTGGCAACTCAAAGCGGATAGCTGGGAGTCTCACAGGTTCACAGGAGTAGTCTTAGAAGTGGAAGAAATCACCGACTCTATTGACGAGTTTCTGTATACGATCCTCCGCGTGGTGGATAACACAGGCATGGCGACTACTGTTCGTAGCGATACGACGAATCTGGAGGTGGTCAGTGAAAGTCGGTGATTTAGTACAGATTAGAGGCACTAGCATCGTGGATCTTGTTACGCGGGTTGAGACTGTCCCTAACTTTTACAAGACGCTGCCACCTACATTATGGGTGATTCTGAATGGTCAGCCCGTGCCGTACAAAGCTAGCAAGCTAGAGGTCATCAATGCAACCCGGTGATCTTGTCGAAATCACGCGAGCATCGGTCGGCATCCCAGCCGGAACGGTTGCTCTGATCATTGAGAAGTACGAAACAGGCGCGTCATTGGATGACTGGCAGGCGACGATCTTTGTCGTTTGGCCGACTGGCGAAGTTGGCAAGCGTGGAGCGCGACGATACCTTGCGCGGGATCTAGATGTGATCAGCAGACCCTTGAAAAGTAAACTTGTAGCTCCGCTTCAGACAGAGGTTCCGGGCAAAAATGCTTGACATTCTCTTGACACCATTTTCCTTGACAAACGCCCCCCAGCATGATACATTATAGATGTAGCAACGGAGAAGTAATGCTTGAACTTATGACCCCCCTATTTTGGATGTGCGCTTGCTGGGCATGCGGCATCTTTACTGGCCTTGGCCTTGGTGCCGCGATGGGCCGCGAACAGATGGCTCGCGTTATGCGAGAGGAGTGCTAAAATGGCATATTTGACAAAAGACGATATTGTGATCATCAAGAACGGATCTGACACTTTGCAATCGCGGGTGATGGATGTTCGCTTTCGCCGCTACCGTAGTAGCTACAAGGATCGCAAGACCGGCAAGAAGAAAACTCGAATGAAATCAATGCCTTACGCTGTTTGTTCAGTGTTCATTGGCACATCCGTCCCGGCTGGGACCGAGTTTCTGATCCCCGGCTACAAGCTGCGGAACGAGGTCAAGGATGGAGAAAAGCTGTTGCTGCTCCGCGACCAGTACGCCGCCGAGTTTGATGGCGCATGGGTCGAGAAGATTCTGACCGAAAGCAAGGAAAAGCGAGTATGATCGTCGGTGGCTTGTATAAGTTTGAGTGCACTGCTGCGGTGACCGTGAATGGTCGGATGGCTCTTTACTTGGGCGAGGATTTCATCCATCGAGACGATGGCGTAACTGTCGAGAATCACAAGGTTTTGTTGGTTGGCGAGTCAGGCCCCACAATCATTGATCGTGGCCTGTTGAAGCACATGAGTCCAATCGCACGGGAGCAAGAGTAAACTTATGAGATGTTGCAACGATGCCGTCATCGAGAAATGGGCCAATGGTTTGCCCGCGAAGAACCATCGAGGTAGCCTGACCGCTGACGAGGATGGAGCACTGTGGAGTTACGATCTGAAGATCGGCCAACGTACCGGCGATGCCTGTATCGTTGCAGACTTTACCGCGCCCGCTGGCGGGTTTCGGAGTATGACCACAAGCCAGCACATCGGCAAGGCTCGTTTCCATGCGGATCTGGTGATGCACCCGACCGTATGGGCCACCTCGCCTCTGTCCAACAGGTTCTATCAGGCTTGACATTCTCTTGACAAAGAACCTGTTGACATGATGCCTCCTGCATGGTATATTATAGGGGTAAATGAGGCAAAGGAGTAAGCCATGAACGAGAACGTACCGACCCCGACCCCCTTTGAGGCGACCGCACTGGCGTGCGAGAACATGATCACGTCGTTTGGTGTGCTGTCTAGCATGCTCGCAGCGCAAGAAGGTGCTCGCAGTAATGTGGAGGTTCAGACGATGATCTCAACCATGCTTGAAGCCTCGGCTAGCATCTTCGCCGCGATGGGCGCGGCAGCGGAGGCATAGAGTGTACTCAAAATCAAGATATGTAGTACCCGAAGCGGTAGGCATGATCGGAGCATTGGTCAAGCCGAAGATCGCATCGAAGGGTTGTCGCACCGGGATCCATATCGTGATGGAATACCGGGTCAGCAAGTCAGGCGAGCGAGTAAACTTTGCCGGGAACCCCGACGAGTGGCACAACCTAGAAAACTTTGAGATCGTGAGTCGAAAGTGATGCTTGACATTCTCTTGACAAAGATTCTGTTGACATTGAAACAACCACCTGCTATAATGTATATGTAAGGTTGAGAAACACCCGAGACTAGAGAGGTAATCATGGGAAACTACGCTGGAACCGTCCGATGTGGACACTGCTATCAACGAGGCCACAACAAGGCTGGCTGTCCAAAGCGCAAAGAGCGCGTGGAGAAACTTCGGGAGACTGACCCCGGTAACTGGCAGGTTCAGCGTGCTGATCAAGAACGAGAAGCGCGGGTTGCGCGAGCAAAGAAGCCTCGGACCTGCACCTATTGCAAGGCTAACCGGAAAACTGTTTCTTACTATCGTTATGACGATCTGGATGACGCCGAGAAAAACGCACTGGTCCGTGCCAGTGAAGATTCATACGATGACTGGATCGAGAAAGACACGCTCTATGGCACAGGCAGCGAGCGCGGCCTAAGCCACTCAATCCGTGCGTGTAAGTATCGGAAGCGCGACCTTGCCGAAGCTACCGAGAGCACGGCAAAGATGCGTCAGGCGATTCTGGAGCGCATGAAGGCGACCGGGCTGGGCCTAGGCGCAGGTATCGACTTTGCGGAAGATTCCCACGCTGCTAGCAGCTATGGTCAAGGTGGACAGATGGTTGTCACTGGAATCCAGTGGGATCGAATCACCAGCGTCATCGAGAGCAGTATCCACAATCAAGAACTTGTAGACCTGACTAATGTTCGCTATCTCATGAGCCACAACAAGCCATACGATGCGGTCTGCCGCGCCATCCTACCGAACAATGTCACGGGTTCCGACACCCAGCACAGCCGCTACTCTGAATACATCGACCGGGTTGCACATCCGGTCAGTGCCGAGAAGATCGATAGTCAAGTGCCCGATGGTTGGCTTGAAGCAACATCTGATGCCACTCAATCGTTCATCGGTCAGTACCTTGATCGGAACGTCAAGAGTCGGCACCGTAACAACTGATTAGTAAACTTTCACAATGCTCGCCCCGAGAGGGGCGGGCTTGACATTCTCTTGACAAGAAATCTCTTGATCTTTCAGACTGCCTATGGTACTATGTATAGGTAATCGAGAGGAACACACACATGGCCCGAATCACCTACCGCACTCGCCTTCAAGACTTGCTAGCCAAGCCCTACCTGCCTTCGGGCGAACGGCGCTTTGCCCAATCGTTGCTCGACCACTACAATCGCAAGGGCTACATGAGCGCAGGCCGCGCCCGTTGTGTGCGTCAGATGGAGGAGCGTTATGCGACTGCGCCTGTGGTCAATAGTAACCTTGTGGCGGAACTCGATAATCTGCGGAATCGGATCGAGGCTGGCAATCCGGGCTACGAGGCTAGCTGGGATCACAACTTTGTAAAGTCTCTGACCGAGCAGGCGCAAGCTGGCCGCGATCTGTCCGAACGTCAGAAAGAGATTCTTGAAAAACTCAAAGGTCGGTGGAGCGAGGAGGCAACCGCTAGCGCAGCAGCATGGCGCACCGGGTTCACCTCCGAGCAGCGCGAGCGATTCAACGTGATGGTTGACTACTACGCGACAAGTGGATATTATGGGAGCATTGTCGAGGCTAGCAAGAGTAACCCTAGCTTCACCCCGACCGAGAAGCAGTATCGCGCTGTGACCGAAAACAAGTACGCGATGAAGATTCTCGCAGGTTGGGAGGGCGCTCAAAAGTACGCGACTGGCAGCATGGTTGCAGTCCGTAAGGGTGCGCCAATGGCTCTCAGGCTGGCTTGTGGCGGGAACGCGGCACCTAACCCGGTCGTCATCGTAGGAGCCAACACAAGGGCCCCCACCAGTGCTTGCCGAGGCAACAAGATTTACAAGGTGCTGCCGGTTGGCAACGCCCAGACTTTCGAGGTAGAGGAACGCCATCTGAAGCGCGTCCCAGCTTCAATCACCAAGCGGAAGAAAAAGAGGGCTTGACATACTCTTGACAAGAAACCCCTTGATCTTTTCCCCCCCGCATGCTATATTATATATGTAAGGTGAGAGAACGCCTCCCACCCACTTCAACAAAGAGAGAGAGAAAAAATGGCTGTTGACTTCAAAACCTTCCTCGCGTGTGTCCGTCCTGTGATTGATGCTCGCTTCCCTATCCTCGTTCGCGGTCGTCATGGCGTCGGCAAGTCGCAAGTCGTCTATCAAGTGGCTGGCGATCTTGGCCTGCCTGTGGTCGAGCGACGAGCCAGCCAGATGACCGAAGGCGACCTGCTGGGTCTGCCCGACAATCGTGATGTGCTGGTGAATGGCCGCAAGGCTACCACCTTCAACCCGCCGGAGTGGTTCCTGACCGCTTGTACCGAGCCTGTCGTCCTGTTCTTGGATGAGGTTGATCGTGCGACCACGGAGGTCCGTCAGGGTATCTTTGAGTTGTGCGACAGCCGCAAGATTGCGGGTAACTCGCTGCACGAGGGTACGATCATCATCGCAGCCGTCAACGGCGGCGAGCACGGTGCCCAGTATCAGGTGGGCGAAATGGACCCTGCCGAGTTGGACCGCTACACGGTGTTTGATGTTGAGCCTTCCGTCGAGGACTGGCTGACATGGGCAAAGGATAATGTTGATTCTGTCCTGTGGGACTTCATCAACACCAACCGCCCTCACTTGGAGCATGGCGGCGACTTTGAGCCAAACAAGGTCTACCCTTCCCGACGCTCTTGGGACCGTCTGAACCAGACTGTGACCCCGCTGGGCGTGTTTGAGGAAGGTGGCGACCTTGATGTGCTGTTCAACCTCTCTAGCGCGTTCTGCGGCTTTGAGGCTGCGGTAGCGATTCGTGACTTTGTTGCTTCCTATGACCGTCAGGTGACTATCGAGGACATTCTTGACGATGGTAAGATCGACAAGACTACTGATTGGACGATCAACGAGCACTCTGCACTGGTCGAGAAGATGGAAGCATCTGAAACCTTCAAGGCAGAACTGACCGACGATCAGATCGTCAACCTTGCCCGCTGGTTTGTAACCTTGCCGAGTGAGGTAGCCATGAAGCTGTGGACCGTCCTTGGTGATGGTGATGTTCAGAACGTCATCCGCACCCACCAGTCCACCACTCCCGAAGGTGTTGCGATCAGCGATCACCTCGTGACCATCCTTGGGGGCTAAACACCCCCGTAAGGGCCTCAAGGTGGTCGTTCAGGGCTCTCTCTCTCAACAACCATACCCTGACACCACCTTGAGGCTCCTTGCCCTAGAAGGGCAAAGAGTAACCTTTCTGAGAACTGAGAGAGAAAAACGCTTTACACATTCTTGACAACTTTTCCCTTGATCTTTGCTCCCGAGCATGCTATATTATATATGTAAGGTTGAGCTACACCCTCTAGGAGATTTCTATGACCACGCCCGCGAAAACTACTGCCCTTCCAGACGCCATCGACGCGGAGATCAACGCGGAGAACGAGGAAACTCCCGTGTTTGATCTCAACATGCACGCGGCAAGGCTGCTGATGAAGGAACCTTTCTTTGCTGCCCTCTCACGGCGGATCAACAAGAAGGCAACCCGTGCGATCCCGACTGCTGGCGTGACTGTCACTGAAGATGGTCAGTTTGAGTTGCTTTATAACCCCGACTTCATGGGCAAGCTGGAAGATCCTCACAAGCTGGGCGTGCTGAAGCACGAGTTTTACCACTTGATCTTTGAGCATGTGACGGGCAACCGCTTCGCACACTTCCGCGACTTGTCTGGTCCCGAACGTCGCTTGCACAATATCGGTATGGATCTTGCGATCAACAGTCACCTTCGCGGCGAGTTGCCCAAAGAGTGCTGCATGCCCGGTGAAGGCCCATTCGCAGAGTATGAATCTTTCTTGTCTGCCGAGCAGTATATTGCGAAGCTGCGCGAGAAGCAGGAGGAAAATGAAGGCGGCGAGGGTGACGAAGGCGAGGGCGAAGGACAGCCCGGTGATGGCGAGGGATCTGGTCAAGGTCAGGGCGACGGTCAGTTTGACAGCCATGACGGTTGGGGCGAAGCAGGATCGGGCTCCGAGCAGATCGCACAAGAGCGATTGAAGGACACGATCCGCAAGGCTGCCGAGGAAGCTGATCGCTCGCGCTCTTGGGGCACGGTGTCTAGCAGTGTCCGAGAGGAGATCCGTAAGGCTCTCTCGACTCATGTAGACTGGAAAAAGGTTCTTCGATACTTCATCAAGACCAGCCAGCGAGCCAACAAGCGGAGCACGGTGCGCCGACTCAACCGACGTTACCCACGCATCCACGCTGGCAGCAAGGTCAACCGTCAAGCGAAGATCGCGATCAGCATCGATCAGTCTGGTTCTGTTGATGACGCTATGCTCTCCGCTTTCTATGCCGAGCTTGATAAGCTGGCGCAGCTTGCCGAGTTTACTGTGATCCCATTCGATACCGAGGTTGCAGTGGATCATGTATACGTCTGGAAGAAAGGCGAGCGTCGGAAGGCCGAGCGTGTGCGCTACGGTGGCACCGACTTCAACCCGCCAACGAAATACGTCAACGAACTGAACTTTGACGGTCACATCGTGCTGACTGATCTTTGCGCTCCGAAGCCGATTTCTTCCACTTGTCAACGGATGTGGATGACCACTCGCTACTATGCCGAACACCCCTACTTCAAGACCAACGAAATGATCGTTGCGATTGACACGGAACAGTAAAGTGTCGAGAACAGAGATCGAGACGTTTATGACACCGGGCAAGTTATATATGCTTCGCGGTGTCAACAAAAACAAGAAATGGAACAGAATGGTGGTACATAAGGGATACGGCGACAAGGCCCAGCTATTCCTAGGCGAGTATCGTAGCTACCACAACTGTGACTTTTATGGTGATGGCGAGGTATTTCTTTGTGTATCAGTCACCCCGTCCGAAAAGCTGTCAGGCTCTCCGAGCAGCTATACACAGTATTGGACACAGGCATATGCAGACCTGCTAGCACCGAACGGGAAGATCGTCACCCTGCAACTAGCAGGAAACAAGACAAAGTTCCGAGAGGTCAAGAGCAAGAAGCCGAGGACACAAGAGTAAACTTATATGCAAGTTGGAGACTACATCGAGGACAGGTATAGAAATGAATCGGGTGAGATTGTATTGATCACCAGTGGTTTTATTGTCGAGACTAATGATAATGAAATAACATATTTTTGTACCAGTCATTCCGACGAACGCTATGCCATGTCAGGTAAAGTAGTCACACGCAACAAGAGAGCGTGTAGAGTCATATCAGATATTGGTGGTAAAGTGGATCGTAGTGGAGTAGAGTGGGATAAGGTGGATTTACAAAATGAGTAAACAGTCTGCCCGCCTGCAAGTGCCTGTAATAAGTGATAAATATGACACTAAACAGAGGATGTACCTTATATACCCTCCCTGCTCGTGTGTCAATAACGCAAATATCATGCCAACTATTGCAACCGGACATATAATGACCGTAACAAATAGATGTGACAGATGTGACAGGCGTGAGCCCGTAACTCCCTGTTATCACTAAGGAAACCCGACCGTGAGTCACGTTGTAGCATATAGTGTTACACAAAGTAATGCTTGACATTGAGTTGTAAATGTGTTATATTAGGAGTATAGGATGAGTGATGTAGAGTTGTTATACCATTGTAGTGCTAAGTTGTTTACCTACTGGTGGCCCTTGCTGCTAGTGGCAATGGGTTATTGCGTCTACGAGTCGCAAGTATTGACACCAAGATGGAAAAAGGCCAAGATCAAAAAGGACAATGATTTCAGGTAGTTAGTTCAACTATCGCTTAGGGAAGATAAAATGAAACAAGGAAGGATGTACCGGATCAAGAATCTGGACACGAATAAAGTAAACACTTGCATGACTGTGTGTGAGCGTTACGTTTCAAACCAACCTAACTACCAAGAGTTGGCAACACAAAACCCACGTTACCTATCGTATAGAAACAATATGGGTACACGTCATAACGAAAGCTATGAGAATGGTGCACTAGTTGTCTGCGTTGGCAAGGTCATGCGTGAGACTCATCACTACGAACTGCAGCCATTCTATAGGGTGCTCCTACCTAATGGGACAGTGGCCGAGGTGAGCAAGGGCACAAGAGGTAAGTACTTTGAACTGGTCCGACCGTAACACTCACGATACTCACGCGAGAGTAATAATATATAAATGTATTGACTAGGTTACCAGTATGTGTTATAGTAATAGAGTAAGAGTAGTAAACAAACTAAGGAGTGTAGCATGGAATGCAACTGACAAAGTAGGTAGTGTAATATATTGGGTGCCTATTGTAACATTATTGTATGGAATGATACTACTAAATGTGACAAATGTGACAAGGAAACCTCAATGATTACAGACACTTAGGGGTGGTCCCCCTACCCCCCTACTACCCCCGGAGAGTATGTCCCATAGGCAGGAGTGGCACAAATCTTGCCCAGATACATTCACGCTACACACAGAAAAATCGCAGATTTAAAAAATACGCAGATAATTATTTGCAGATATGAAAGAGGCAGACTGGGCTTATACGATGGTTGAGTGGTTGTGGAGCAACGTCCCGGGATTGAGAAGGATGCCAGATGATTCGAAGGCAATTGCGTCACTACTAGCGCTTAACGCGGCCCTATTGGCTGGGTTGGCGTTAATTGCGTATGGGATCTAGTTACAGTGTATGGTCAAGAAGCTGTATACTATAGAACCCGGTCAATTCCGCTGCCCAAAATGCGCGGCGGTAATTCAATGGCAATGTGGATTTGGTCGAGGCGAGAGAGGTTATGCGTATTGTAGCCGGTCAATATATGCTTCCCAGCAATTTAAGAAGGGTAGCCGTAGGTTTTTTTGTACATGGAAAGGAAGGTCAGTTCGTAAAGACAATAATTCGATAGAAATAAGCTATATGGAGTAGTAATGTTAATATGCCAATGGACAAACTGTACGTAAAGATTAAATGTTCCATGTGCAGTGGTACCCGGGTATTCAACCATAATGGTTATCATGACCCGTTAAATCCACTTAAATGGAAAAGTTGCCCGTACTGTGACCATGACGGCTTAATTCTTATCGAGGCTGTAGCTCAGACAATAGTAGAACACATAAATGAAGCCGATGAAGAAACAAAGAAATACATATTGGATAACATTGCCAACAGGGGTGAGGGAAGCTAGCGACGAATTTGGCGGCTTTCCACCGGTGTCAAGTTACTACTTTTATGGAGGCGGAGGGAAGACGGCTTCCTATATTCGTCGAGAGCAAGTAGTTGAACTTCTGGGAGAGGATTCTAATCTTATTGGCCTTCTCAACCCTGCTATGGAACTAACACTGCCTGCCTGCGCGCTAACGGAAGAAGTAGAGCGCGTTCCGGTCTACGATTGGCAAGACGTATTTAAATTACTCACGGATTTAGGACGTGTTGCTACTACAAAAGAAGAGCTATTATGAGCATAGTCTACGTGAAAACAGGAAAAAATTTAGGTAAAAATTTTGGCGGAAATAATTTTCGCGATTTTGAGGGTCTTATTATGAAAAAGCGATTTCAATACACATGTGCTCACTGCATGACCGGTATGGTTGCCGATTTGCCTGCTCGGTGTCCTGAGTGCCATCGGCTTTTATCGGTACCGGTTGAATCTAAAACAAAAAGGATGCCTAAAAAGACCTAATTTCTCTCTATTTAAAAATGTGAGTGGGTCATGTGATATATCGGGTAGTCAGAAAAGTGCGTGGACGTTCCGTCAGGGCGACCTAGTGGGCTTTGCTCCCAGTCGAGTGCGTCACTGGAATTATGATGATGGTTATATGTCATATGGATTGCCAGTGGTGCCCGGACCTAATCGTTCTAAAACCAGCAATAAAGAATGTGTTGGCATCATTATCGAAGTATATGAAAAATATGGATATTATTCTTCTCGGTATTACAAGATCAAGTGGTCAGATACAGCATATTTTTCAAACGAAAAGCATGAAGATTTAATATTAATTTCTCACGGATATCAGCATAAGAAGACAGAAGATTAAATTTGCAAGCTAGTTAGTATATGGACAACTGTATACCATCTGAGCAATATGCGAACTCATATCGAGTGGGCGATCTAGTGCAAAGTACTGTCAAGGGATTAGTAGACTTTGAATATAATTCTTATGGCAAAATTGGTATATTACTTGAATTGATTGCTTCGAAAGGCGCCGCTAAAGTTTGGTGGATCGGGGAATCGGGCTCAAAAACCGTTTTATGCCACACTTTTAAACTATTATCGAGGACAAATTCAGTAAAAAGCTAATTAACGGGTATGAGGCCAATTGGTGGGTGCCCTAGTGTTAGATTAGGGATTGGCGATTTGATCGTTAACCGAAAAACAAAAGAAATGGGAATTTTGCTACAAAAACACAAAGTTTTAGCAAACACTCCTCCAGATCAAGAACCAGACGAAAGGTGGTTCTGGGCTTGGAGAATCAAATGGAGTAAGGCCGGCCAGAAGACCGGAAACAAATGGGTCGATCAGTTGGATAAAACTAGGCCTGAAGAAACTATAATATCTGATATCATGGAAGGAATTGTAGAACACTATAGTGCAGAATAATATGGATCTTATATCGACTCACATTTGCAAAGCCAGCAATTTAGGAGTCTCTGGTAATTTATTTGGCGGCACAATGTTAGGATGGTTGGATGAGGCCGGCGCAGCGTTCGCAGCGCAGTTTTGTGACACACCTCGCATGGTAACAGTCAAAATGTCCGAAACTTTATTCAAGAAGCCGGTCCGTCAGGGGCATTTGATCAAGATTTATGGCAAAATACAGGATGTAGGCACATGTTCAGTAACAGTTTTACTGGAAGCTCGGCGTCATTCAGTGTATAATGGTACTCAGAGAACTGTCTGCACCACTGAAATCACTTTTGTTCGTGTAGACGGCGATGGAGAAGCAATCCCCATCGGTGAAAAAGTAAAGAAGAAAATGAAATTCCCAAAGGAGTAACAATGGGTGATAATAACAACAAAAACATGAATCCAGCGCACTTTGAGGCTTGGATTAGAGAGTTAGCCTCTAGAATGGGCGAACTTGAAGTTAGTAACGCACAAACTGTTGATTTTTTCAACGAAGCGATTAGGCACCTCAACCTAACCAACCCTGAAGTTGAGGATATTGAGGAACTTGAGGTACCCGAAGAAGAGGACCGTCCGTGGATTACTCAAGAAAAAGAAAAATAATGCTTGACTATTGAACTAAAGTAGGTTAATATA